CGAGCTGCATCAGCTTTGTCAGGGTTCTTGCGCAACCACCCTCGCATGTAGGCTGCTGCTGCAGCAGGATTCTTTGCGTACCTGGCTCGCTGATCAGACGCAGTTTTCATGCGACACCGCGGACAACGCTGGTAGCCAGCAAACTCGACTTCAGGTTTCATCACCTTGCATCTAGTGCACCTCTTCATGATGAGGAGCTTGGCACAACTGTAGGTGCTTCGCGAGCAAGGAATAGACACCGTGGCTGACGACCAGCTCATCGACACGTACGTCCCAGAGATCACAGGCCTCGAAGCAGAGGTCCTCGACGCCACAGAAGCCCCGCTGACTGTCACCACCGGCGTCGGTTCGATCACGATCTCCGGGCGGACGGTCACGGTTCCGACGCAGGTGTACACGTACGCTGCGTCAAGCGACACGTACGACGACCTGATCCTGCTCACGAAGAGGCTCGGCGTCGGCGACGGTGTCACGGCGACCTTCTCTGCCACGCTGTCGATCACCGTCCCGCCGATCATCTACAGCACCATCACCATCACCGACGGCCAGTCGCTGATCTCGGACGTCTCGAACGACATGCTGCCCTCGACGCACGTGTCGTTCTCGGAGACCTACAACGGTCTCGGCACGTTCCAGGGCGACGGCACAGGCACCATCGACTACTCGACCGGCATCATGACGGTCACGTTCAACACGCCTCCGCCGGCAGGTGTGAACGTCGACGTGCAGTACCTGAACATCGACCACATCCCGGTCGAGAACGGCGACGTGCCGCCGGCCAGGCTCTACAACACGACCAGGTTGCAGAAGGTGGTCACGGACTCGTCGTCGGTCGTCTCGATCGAGAGGCTGGCCGAGACCGACTGGGATCGCCACCTCTTCTTGACGGGCCGCATCTTCCAGACGCGTGAGGCCAACGAGCTGATCTCGGTCGAGCGGTACGGGCGCCGCAAGCTTGGCAACACGCTCCACGACGATGGCGACCGCGTCAGTGGGTGCGAGCTGTCCGTCATCTCGCCGTCGGTTGACGTTGGCGGCGTGTCCAAGATGGAGCTGAAGGTCACGGCCGGCTTCGTCTACCTGTTCGGCGAAGTGCGGCGAGTCCCTGAGACCACTCTGTACGTAGACGGCGTGGGCGACGAGACGGTCGGCCTGCGTGTGGTCCACAGCTACATCACCGAGGACCAGGACTCCAACCTTCGTGACCCGTCGACAGGTCTTGACGGCTCCGGTGAGCCAGGCGCGTGGCGCGAGAAGGTTGTCGCGCAGTGGCGTGCCAACGACGAGAACGCGGTCCCCGTCTTCTGGCTGAGCAACGGTTCCGTCCTGAACGATCAGCCGGCGACGCAGTTCTCGGACATCAACCGCGTGCTCGCTCGCCGCACCTACGACGAGAGCGGCAACTACAAGGTGCGTGGCTTCCGCGTCTCGTTCAGGCCGCGGTACGACGCCGTGTACACGGACGAGGTTGACGACTACCACCTGACGCTCGACGTGGACGGCGGCAAGGCCTACGTACAAGGCTTCGAGGTCAACAAGCCGACCTCTTCGAGCCAGATCTACCAGAAGGCGTCGGACACCAACTCGATCTCGGACGGCTTCACCTACAAGCCGTCCGCAGGTTCTACGAAAGAGCTGTACAAGCTCGGCAAGCTGCCTGTGGCACGTGTGGCGAGTGTTTCGACACTGGCCCGCACACCACTGATGCGTATTACCCGTGCATCAGCTGGGCAGGATGACGACCTGCCAGCGCAGAGCGCGGAGCAGAACGGTACGGAACAGGGCACGCTCTACGCGGTGATCCCGAACGACTCCGCTCCGCCAAACTCAACCTCTAGAATCCGCCTCTCTACATCGTCAACCTACAACGACACCGACGCCCCATCTTGGGTCGAGGGTACGGATTTCAATGTCAGCGCTACAGGTGACGTTATCACCTGGGTCGGCGGGCACGGGCCAACCGCAGGCGCGACATACTACGGTTACTGGAACTACGATACTAACCCGCTGCTCAGCAAGCACCCGCTGATCAAGGGGTCACGCCTGCTGACCATGGTGACCGGCGAGGCGCACACTGCCGGCACGCTCGGTGTCGCGATCAGCCTGAACCACGGCGACATCGCATCCAGCAAGCTGGTCAAGGTGTACGATGCTGCTGGTAGAGTCTACGCGCGCAACGTCGACTACACCATCGGCTCCGGCCGCAACAACACCGGCAACTACACCAACGGCACGATCACGTTCCTGACTTCTGGCACCGGCCCGTCGTCAGGTACGTTCTACGTCGACTACGGCTGGTGGGATCACACGGTCCCTATCTGGGACAACAAGTGGGTTAACGCGTTCGGTGACAGCGCCGAGGGTGACTACCTGGCGATCGACTCGTACCTGGAGGAGACCAACACAGGCACGCTCACCTTCGCCACCCAGCCGGGCAAGAAGTACCGCATCTGCTACGGCCTGACCGGGGTCTCGGTCCGCAACGCGATCGACTTCCGCTGCAAGGGTATCTACTCAGGCGGCATCAACAGGAAGATTGCCACCAAGACGGATGGTAGCGGCTACCAGGTATCGCCCAACTACACCTACTTCCTGCCCCGCATCGACGTGGTGTCGATCGACAAGAACGGTCGCATCGTCGTCACGTACGGGCAGTCAGCGGCTCAGCCGAGGCCACCGTTCGTGCCCGGAGACGTGCTGCGCCTCTGCCAGGTTTACCACCAGCCGTTCACCAGGTACCCGGTGATCACGGAGGCCACGACCAACCGGAGCACGATGGAGGACGTTCAGAACCTTCGTCGCCGGGTCGAGCTGCTTGAGATCGACGTCGCGACCAGTCACCTCGAAGACTCGGCCACGTCGAGCGCACGCAACTACCTGATCCGCGCCATCTTCACGGACTCGTTCAAGAGCTTCGACCACATGCAGCTGGACTACGACCAGATCTGCAAGTTCCCGCAGCCCGCACTGTGGGCAGCCAACACTGTCTACGTGCCCGGCGACACGGTCAGGAACGCGGCCAACACGCTCTACATGCGCTGCAAGAGGGGCGGCACCAGCGTCGGTGTCGAGCCCTCGTTCAGCACATCCGTCGGCGGCACGATCTACGAGAACGGTGTCGGCACGGTCAAGTGGCGCACCTACGCGGCAGCAACGACCACACCTGCTTTCTCGCAGACGGTCAAGCACGACGTGGCGGTCGACAACCTGGCCGGTTCGCTGCGCATGCCGTGCAGGCTGACGACATCGACCTCGCGCCTGAAGGATTACGTCAACGTCACCTCCTCGACAGCCAAGACGCACAAGCAGCTCGTGACGCTGCCGTACACCGAAATCCACGACTCGACAATCTACCAGCGGTTTGCGAGTGAGGCCACTCGGCTCAACAGCGGAGCTAGCTACGCCGCTGCGATGAGTCTGGATCTGGAGCCGGCGGCAGACATCATCCCGGACACGGAGCGCCAGCCGGATCTTCTGGGCAACCTGCCGGGCGGCACGATCACCAACCTGTCGGCTCAGTACGCTGCGACCAGAGGCGGGGACTCGTTCCCGGAGACGGACGCCTCGACAGACCCGGACGAGAACGACTCACCGGTCCACCCGCTGCCGGACGAGGCGCTGAGCCACATCAACAACTGGTGGAGTCAGTTCCACTCCGGCATCCCGATCGAGCTGCTGGCTCTCAACGCCGAGCTGTCGCCCGGCGTGCAGGCAGACGTCACCGCTGCAGGCAACCAGGAGACCTGGATCGACCAGTCGGGTGACCAGAACACGATGGGCACAGGGTTCACGCCACGTGAGCTGGACCTGGCCATCTCGACCCCGGTGCAGCAGATCGGCAACGTCGTGCTCTCGTCTGCCATGACGCTGTACAGCAGGCAGAGCGAGATCACGGTCAGCGGCAGCGAGTTCCCGGCCCTGACCGACATCTCGTGCAAGATCAACGACCGCCAGGTCCCGCTGACCCTGGTCACCGGTCTCGAAGGTATCGAGCCTGGCACGGTGCGAGCGGTCTCAGACTCGACCGAGGATAGCTACGGCAGCTTCTCGGCCAAGCTCACGCTGCCGGAGAACCTGCCAACGGGCAGGGTGCCGATCGAGTTCACCGCCGCTGGGGAGACGGTCTCGACAACCTTCGTCACCGCTGGCGCGCTGCAAGTCGACCACCCGACCTACTCGTCGGTCTCGATCGTGCCCACCTGGTACGCCTCGGCCACTGCGCCGATCGCTCAGGTGTTCACGGCCGGCAGCGACGACTGGTTCAGCTCCTGCTCGCTGTACTTCTACAGCAAGAACACCGTCTTCGGTGTGCGCGTAGAGGTTCGCGATGTGAGCAACGGGCTCCCAGGCTCGACGGTGCTGGGTAGGGCACGCATCAAGGCGTCCAACGTGGTCACCAGCAACAACGCCACCAAGGCGACCACGGTCCAGTTCGACGACCCGGTCTACTTGAAGAAGGGCCAGGAATACGCACTCGTCGTCTACACCTACGTCCGCAGCTACAAGATTTTCACGGCGACGTACGGCATCAAGGACGTGCAGACCGGCTCGACGGTCACCAAGTCGGCCAACATCGGCCCGCTCTTCCGGTCGACCAACAACCGCACCTGGGAGATGGACCCGTACAGCGTCCTCAAGTTCGACTTCTACCGGGCCAAGTTCACCACCCAGGCGGCCACTGTCGCCTTCAACCCGGTGACCGGTGTCGTTGCCAGCCACCTGATTCTGCTCGTGACGCAGATGGCTCCGCCGTCGACCTCCATCAAGTGGTGGTTCAGCACGGACAACACGAACTTCATCCCGCTCAGGCCAAACATCCAGGCCAAGCTGAGCAGCATCTTCCGCACGATCTATCTGCGAGCCGACATGGTGGGTGGGGTCGTGGACGGCAAGCCCACTTCGCCTGCATTCAACTGGCAGCATTTCGGCCTGCTCGGATACACGTTCACCGGTCAGCGTATCCCGTCGACGCAGGAGTACCCGAACCAGATCGAGGCCAACTACATCAGCGAGAACATCTCGATCGGCAGTGGCATCGAGACCCTGCGCACCGTGGTCGAGGAGTACAGGCCGACCGCGGACACGATCCTGCGCCAGTACTTCTCTGCAGACAACGGGGCGACCTGGGTCGAGTACCCGAACAACACGAGCGCCGTGCCGGAGTACGAGACCAACTTCTCCAGCTACGTCGAGAGCAGTCTGGGTGGCGACATCTACGAGGTCACGCGCACGCAGCTCTTCCACCCGGTTGGGGTGCCAGCTGCGCTGCAGACCTTCACGACTGCCAACTCCGGTGGTGCCTTGACGGGTAACACCACCTACTACATCCAGTACACGTTCAAGAACACGTTCGGTGAGTCGCTGCCTTCGGCTCAGCAGTCGCAGACCACCGCGACAGGCGGCACCGGCACCGCGGCCAAGATCACCTTCGACCTGCCGACCGGCACCAGCTACCCGACCAACACCTCCTACATGTCGGGTGCGCCTGTCTCAGGGTTGACCGGCATCAACGTGTACATGTCGACCACGACTGGGCAGGCCAAGCTGCTCGCGCCCGCCTCGTGGACCTATACCGACCCGTTCGGAGCCAACGCGACGATCACGGTCACGTCGGCCACTCTGGACGCGTCACAGGCTGCCGTGCCGACGCAGGACACGACCGTCCCGTACCAGTTCCGGACCAGAATCCAGCTGGTCGGTCCGTATCAGACGGACCTGATCGAGACCCCGGCCGCGAAGCTGGCAGGCTTCTCCTACGTCAACAGCGGCGGCAGCGTGCCCAACGTCAACCACACCGTGGTCCTGTCCTGGGTGAGCGCCGACGGGGAGACAGCGCCCTCACCGTCGCTTGGTGTCGGCGAGTACGCAGCGCCGCCTTCGGGCTCGACCAACATCATCACCTTGACGCTGCCGGCTTTCCCGCCGCACGCGGTCGGGGCCAAGATCTTCATCAAGCCGGTTTCCGACGGCAGCAACCCGGAGCGCTGGGTGCAGAACGTGCAGGTGGTCCGCGGTGGGGTGGTGACTCAGACCAACATGATCCTGCCGACGGACTCAGGGCCGTTCCAGATCATCTCCATCCCAACCGTGGGCGGCCCATACCCGTTGACGGTGAACACTACGGGACCTCTGACAGCCACGGCGCCGCAGGTCTCGAAGCTTCGTGTCATCGCGCACGATGAGGATGTGCTGTGAGGAAGACGAGAGGCAAGGCCGGCTGCCTGGAGGTGGTCTACACCCCAGAGGAGGAGGCGGCCTACAAGAAGCGCAGGATCAGGGAGGCCATGCTCCCGGCTCTGGCCGACCTCATCCTGGCCATGGACGAAGACCCGGCTCCGGCTTCAGGTGGCGGCAAGCTGAAGGCTGCGGCCCAGGCCGGAGAGTCCCACAAGGACTCCCTGAAGCACAGGGTCAGGGTTCTGAGAGAGCGACTGAAGACATTCGAACCCTGACAAGGGTTTGCAGTTCTCGATAGTCTGTTTGTGTCTGTGTGGTTGCCGGCACTGGTAACCCACTTCAAGTTCTGGAATGTGGAACACGTCATCCGTGGGGATGAGGTTGAGGAGAGGTGGTTGAGATGGCTCGTAGAGCAAAGAAGACGCGCGACGAGAGCGAGCTGAAGATCGGCGTCCAGGGGTTCGTCCGCGCACTCGCGGTGGACGCGCGCACGGGCAAGGTCCTCGCCGAGCGCAAGACCAAGAACATCGTGGTCGACGGCGGCCGCAACGAGATCATCCGACTGATCTCGAACAACGGTGTCACTGCAGGCGGCAAGATCTCGCATCTTGAGCTTGGCACCGGTACCACGAGTGCGAACGTCACGGACACCGCCCTGGCTGGCGCGACCGGCAACCGTGCCACGGTGGCGGGCTCGCTGCTGACCAACGGCACCGTGCAGTACACGTGCTCGTTCGACACTGCGTTCGCGACAGGCGCAGCACTGCAAGAGGTTGGTCTGTTCAACAGCGCCTCGGCGGGCACGATGTTCGCCAGAGCGAAGTTCGGCACGATCAACAAGACCAGCGAGATGACGCTGGCGTTCACGTATCAGCTCAACTTCACGACGGGCTGATGGCTCGCAGCGCCTTCGGGCGCTGCCTGGAGGGTGTGTGCGGAAGGTGAAGTACGAGAACATCCGACTCAACGTCGGATGTGGCATGGACAACCCGGCCGGGTGGGTTGGAATGGATCGAAGGGTGGTCCCCGGTGTCGACATCGTGCACGACATCGAGGATCTCCCATGGCCGCTACGGGACAACAGCTGCATGACTGTGTTGATGAGCCACGTCATGGAGCACCTGGACCCGCGCAAGATGATCGACATCTTCGACGAGATCTGGCGTGTCCTCGTCCCTGGCGGGCAGCTGATGGTGGCAGTTCCGTACGCCGGCAGCACGGGCGCCTATCAGGACCCGACGCACACGAGACCTGGCTTCAACGAGCAGACGTTCGAGTACTTCGACCCGTCGAAGCACTTGTACTCGATCTATCAGCCCAGGCCGTACAAGATTGTGCTGATGGACTACAAGGTCGGTGACTACGTCAACGTCGTCCTGGAGAGCCTGAAGAAGGCAGACGTGGGCAAGGTCACCAAGATCACTGGCAAGAGGGGGGTTCGGGTTGCGGCCTGATGTTGGCGGTGTCGGGGATCAGGTGACTGTAGCGGTCACGTACGTCAAGAGTGAGGCGGCTAAGCCGGCAGATGAGCAGAGGGAAAAGGTAAGTGGCGAAGATCAAGAATCTGACCGTACTGAGGAACCCGCACCCGGAGCAGCATGAGCGCCACAAGATCCTGGTCAGCATCCCGTTCACGGGGCTAGTCCGGTTCGAGTGGCACATGGCTATGCAGAGCATCTTGTACCCAACCAACTGGTTGCACACGACGTTCTGCCCTGCCGGTTTCGAGGTCGGCGTAGCCCGCAATGAGGCAGTGCAGGCAGCTCTGCAAGGGGACTTCGACTGGTTGTTCTTCATCGACCACGACGTCCTGCTGCCGCCGGACATCTACATCAAGCTCAGGAAGTACATGACCGCAGGCGACAAGCCCATCGTCGCAGGCCTCTACTACACGAAGGCCAGCACGCCTGAGCCGCTGATCTACCGCGGCCGTGGCACAGGTCCGTACTACGACTGGAACCCCGGCGACGGGGTGTGGGCCGACGCCACAGGCATGGGCTGCACACTGATCAACATGAGGCTCTTCCGGGCCATGAAGCCGCCCTGGTTCGTCACACCACGCGACTTCTCGATCGACGCTAGCGGCTACTCCCGCGCGACGGGCACCGAGGACATCTACTGGTACGACCGTGTCATCAACGAGGGGGTCATCGAGAAGGCTGGCTTCAAGATCCCCGACCCGAAGCTGCCGGTGTACGTCGACACGTCCATCATGTGTGAGCACGTCGACAACGACGGCCGCAGGTTCCCCTCCTGCATGGAAGGTGCACACCTCGTCAACCACCAAGCCGCTCTGAAGGCGATCGGAAAGCGCCCGAAGAGGATGAAGTCGGCTTGATGTGCCTCTCCTCCTTCTACTCGATGGATCAGGAGTCGAAGAACAGACTCGATACATCACAGACACTATCGTCTCGCAGCCGGACTTGCTCCGACTGCTTGACTCAGTAAGACCCCAACCAGACACTGTTGCTGGTGGCGATCCTGCACGTGGGATCGCCGCCAGCATCAGCCCGGCAGACACGGTCAAGGTGTCTGACCCGAAGACGATCTCGGTCAGCGTACCCAAGACGGACCAGGTCGGCATCCCGGACCCGAAGACCCTCACAGCCTCAAACTCCGGGCGCGACACCCTCTCCCTGCTCGATCTTCGTGGGGCCGGCGTGGGCAGGGTGGATACGGCCAGCGTCTCCGATTCGAGGTCGATCAGACCCTCGATCTGGAAGACGGACACCGGGGCCTTCTCAGACCTCCGAGGCGCTGGTGTCGGGCGCACCGACGGAGTCGCCGCCTCCGAGCAGAAGAGTTTGCAGGTTGGGAACTCTCGTCAAGACACGGCAGCGGTCTCAGACCCTCGTGGCGCAGGTGTCGGCCTCAAGGCCGACACGGTCTCTCTCCTAGACCTCAAAGCGCTCAAGCCGTCCATCGCGAAGACGGACGCCGTGGCGGTCTCCGACCCCCGGGGTGCTGGTATCGGCCTCAAGGCCGACGGCTTGGCGCTCTCAGACCTCCGCAACGTCAATACCGGGGTCTCGAAGACGGACACCGGGTCCTTCTCCGATCTCCGTGGCGCCGGTGTCGGCCGAGTCGACACCGTGTCCGAGTCCGATCTGCGTCAGCTCACAGGCTCCCTGCTCAAGGCGGATACGGCATCGGTCTCCGACTCTCGTGGGGCAGGTGTCGGGCTCAAGGCTGACACGGTGTCCGGTTCTGACTCTAAGAGCCTCAGGGTCAACACCGCGAAGGTGGACACGGCGGCCGCTTCTGACCCTCGTGGCGCAGGCATCGGACTCAAGGCCGACACCGTGTCTGCCGCCGACTCTAAGAGTCTCAGGGTCGACACCTCAAAGGTGGACCTCGTCCCCATTGCCGACCCTCGTGGTGCTGGTGTCGGGCTCAAGGCAGACACGGTGTCCTCCTCGGACCAGAAGCTGGTCGGAGCCAACACGTCGAAGACGGACACCACGGCTGCCGACGATCGGCGTCTCATCAGGGTGTCTGACACCGTCAGGGACGTCGTAGTCTCGATGGACGCCATCACCGCGGGCGTCCTCGTGACCAACATCTTGTCCGCCCTGGACAAGATGAACCTGGCCGTCTCGCTGAGTCTCCTCGACACCGTGGTGGTTGGAGACGCCTGGACGATCGACAGTGGTGTTCCTGTCCAGAGCAGGCTCATCACGGACACGATCGCCAGTGGGGGGTCACTCGGAGTAGGTGCCGGCATCGCGAACACCCTCGCGGCGCTCGACCAGAGGTTCATCAGCTCTCTGGTGCAGGTGATCAACCAGACGATCCTGTCCGACTCAAGACTGGTCCTGCTCGGCTTGTCCAAGTCGGATACCGTTTCGGTCTCCGAGGTGAAGATCCAGGCCCTGACAGACGCACATCAAGACGGGCTCGTGCTGGCCGACGTCAGGCAGATTCTGGGCAGCATCGTCAAGAGCGATGACGTCAAGGTTGGGGACGCGGTGTCCGCCCTCCAAGCCTGGCAGAAGCAGATTACGGACACGGTCAAGGCCTCTCAAACCTTCAGCGCCGGAGTGGGCCTCGCCAACGTACTGAGCGCCGCAGACCTGCGCGCCATCTTGTCGAGCGTCTCCAAGACAGACACGGTCTCTGCCGGCGAGGTCAAGAGCATCAATCCTGGCCTGAGCCACAGCGACATCGCCGCTGCAGGTCAGCAACTCGGAGCCGGCGTAGGGCTGACCAACACCTTCAAGGTGGCCGACGTCGTCGCCAAGGTGCAGGCGTGGGTGATCAGCATCCTTGACAACGTCAAGGTGGACGACGCCACGAAGCAGGCACTCGCGATCGCTCTGAGAGATAGTGTGCTTGTCAGCGAGACCCTCACCACTGCGATGGGTGGCGGCAACTCCGGCTACAGCATCGACACGACCAAGCTCCTAGACACGCTGTCCATTCTGGTCAGCGCGGCGCTCCGGGACACCATCAACGGCGCCGACAAGCTGTACCCTGGCATCGGTGTCGCGAACACTCTCGTCGCTCGCGAAGGGGCCAAGTCAATCGGAACAGGGCTGCAGGATCAGCTCACGCTGCGCAACCCACTGCTGACAGATGTCTCCCAGAGGACGGCCGAGGGGGTCTCCGCCGCGGACGTCAGGGCTCTGCAGCCCAGGTACACGCTCCTGGACAGCGTCACCAGCAGCGAGAGGCTGCGCCAGAGCTTGCAGGCAGCCCTGGCCGACATGGTGTCAATCAACGACCAGAAGGCGTTGAACCTGGCAGTCGCCAAGTTGGCCGACCAGCTTCTTGCCGGGGACAAGAGGTCGGTAGGGGTCGAACCGCGCATCGCTGACTCTGTCAGAGCGTCTGACCGCGTGGCGCAGGCTGTGCTGGCCAACATCTCGGACGGCGTGGTCATCACCAAGGCTGCGCTCGGCCTGGCCCTGGCTGTCGCGGACACTCTGACCTTGTCCGAGCTGCATCGTGCAGCAGCCGGCATCCTGCACGCCGATGCTTCGGTGCTGAGCGACCCCAAGACCCTGAGCATCTTCAGGATCATCACGGACACAGCGCCCGTCATCGACCAAACGGCCGGAGTACGCGGCCTGCAGCTCATGTTGCAAGACATGCTGCTCAGCTCGGACAGGCTGTCGGCCTCTGTCTCAACTTTGATTCAGGCTGCCCTTGGTGTACTCGATGAGGCAACCAACGACGGCATCCCAGGGCCACCAGTCCTCTTCCTAAGGTTTACCGAAGAGGTTCTGAGGACTCACGGATTTACTGGTCAGGCGCTCAGGCTGCAAAAGTTCACCGACGAGGTTTTGCGGACTCACGGTTTCACGAAGCAGTCTCTCAAGAGGTAGAAGTTCGTCAGTCAGACATTGAAGTCGGTGTCCGGGAGGAAGAACGATGATGAGGAAGGCCTCTAAAAAGCCGTGGATCTCGGTGATCATCCCCACAAGGGAGCACCCGGAGATGCTTGCCAAGTGCATGAAGAGCCTGGCTGCGGCCGTCAAGAAGTCGAAGTGTTGGATCGAGATCATCGTCATCGACGGCGACGATGACCCGGAGCCTGTGCAGAAGGTGCTGCGCGCCGCCAACCTGGACGAGGTCAACTACACGGTGGCCGAGGGTTGGTGGAACTTCTCCCGCATCAACAACCACGCAGCCTCACTCACCAGCGGTGAGTACCTGCTGCTCCTCAACGACGACTGCTTCGTCCCGCCGACCTTCTTCGATGACCTTGGGCAGCTGTCCGACGATGAGATCCTGGGCTTCCTGCTGATCTACGAGGACAAGGTTCGCATCCAGCACGCCGGCATCGACATCATCCAGAACTGCCAGCCGGTCAATATGGGGCTGGCCATCCCGTGGCCCAACTACTCTGCGTCGCCGCGCACCCGGGTGACTGGGGTCAGCATGGCCTGCTGTTTGGTGCCACGCAGAGTGTTCGACGCGCTCGGAGGGCTGGATGTTGATTACAACTTCGGCCTGGAGGACGTCGACTTCTCGCTGAGGGCCTGGGAGAACGGGTACCGCGTCACCATGTGCAACGACATCAAGTGCGTGCACGTCGGCAACGTCAGCGGCCACCTCATGACCGCCCTATCGCCAAGAAACAGTCCGCTGTACAATTTCCAGGTGTTCCATAAGAAGTGGCTCCAGTCGGGCCGTCTGAGCACTGTGGTGGGGTTGGTGGGTGATGGCGATCGAACCGAGAACAGGGCTTGAGATCTTCGGCCCGGTAGGAGAGCGCTCGACGGCGCTCTACACCGCCACCCTGGTCACGACCAGCGAGGATGGCGCCGGTGACCAGATCCCTGTGCCAGGTCTCACCAGCCTGGCGCTGACGATCTACGACCTGGAAAGCAACGCCGTCATCAGACCCAGGGGGTCGGTGCTCAACGAGAACGACGGGACGTTCTCGAACGGCGTGCTGACCGTGAAGTTCAGCGCCTCGGACAACATCATCCGCAACGGACGCAAACAGTTCGAAGACCACGTAGCCGTGTTTCACTACACGTTTGGGGCCGGGGAAGAGGGCCACCACGGAGTTGTGATTCGCGTCAAGAACCTGGGGTACGTGTGAAGGTTCTGATCGTCCACAACGAGCGCGGCAACGACTACGACCTGGTTTGGAAAGCACTGCTCGAAGCGGGGCACACTGTCTCTCTGGTCCACGCTGACGAGAAGCTCGCGCTGACTCTGTCCGACACGCAGCCGGACATCGTGTTCAACCTGGCGACAGGTCTCACGGGTACGCACCGACGCGTGTTCGCGCCAGCCTGCTTCGATCTGGCCGGCATCCCGGCCACAGGCTCGGACGCGCTGACGACCGCCATCTGCCATGACAAGATGTCGTGCAAGGAGGTGCTCTCGCTGCTGAACATTCCGACGCCGAGAGCGGTGCTCGTGGACAGCATCGGTGCCCTGCGCTCGAAGCAGCAAATGATCAGCTACCCGGCCTTCGTGAAGCCGAACAACGGCTCCGACTGCCGCGGGATCGCCGAGCGCTCCCTGTGCCGCAACGCCTCTGACACCATGCTGGCCGTGGCCGAGCTTCTCGGCGAAGAGATGGGTCCGGTGATCGTCGAAGACGCTATCGCCGGGAAGGAGGTGTCGGTCGTGATCCTGGGTACCTGGCCCGATCTGACCGTGTTGCCTCCTGTGCAGCTGAGCCTGACACCTGAGGACGGCTTCGAGGTCTACGGCGAAGAGTACCGCGAGCACATCATCGACAACCCGTTCTCCGCTGCGCAGCTTCACCCGAAGGTCAACAACGCGCTCCTCGACTTCGCGCAGAACGCGTACGCGCACCTGGGTTGCCGTGACTGGGCTCGCGTCGACTTCATCGTCGGTGTCGACCAGACGCCGTACCTGATCAACATCGAGACGATCCCAAGGTTGTCTGATGTCGAGCGGGTGGTAGCGGCCGCGAAGCTCGACGGTGTGACGATGCAGGAGCTGATCCAGTTCGTGCTCAACACTGCGATCACAAGGGCTGAGGTGGTGACCGAGAGTGACGTTGAAGATGAGGAGTCGTGATGTCTGGCCTTCGTGACACGGTCAACCGGACCAACCCTACAGCCAACTACCCGACCACGACGTACTTCGGGATCATGAAGTACCCGGCGCTCGTGGACGCAGACCTCAACTCAGGTGCCGGGGGTCCGATCAACACGGAGAGGGTGTCTCTCCAGTGGGGTCCTCTGAGCTTCGGGGTGATCGCGAGCGCCGTGTCTGCCGTCGGGGACTACCCGTGCGAGACGCTGAACGGGACGATCGGCAACACTGCTGTCACCGTGTCCTCTACTTCCGGCACCACCGTCACTCTTTCCGGGTCGATGACGTGGAACCCGACCGGGCTGTTGCTGCTGTTCCAGGACGTCGCAGTGAACGCCAACGACTACACGTGGTACCGGATCGTCGATCAGCCGACCGCCAGCTCGCTCACACTGAATCGTGCTCCGGCCACTATCTCGTCGGGGCCTGTGGCTTTCAAGTTCCTGATCGACTGTGAGAACCTGAACGCTCTGTTCGTGAAGACGGAGTACTCCGTATCCGGAGCGACCTGCGACTTGATCCCGGCCTTCTACGACACCGGTCGCACGCCGGCTGGAACACCAGCTGGTCGTGCCCCGATGCGCTTCCCGTCAGGAATCGTCTCTCCGGCCAACAACGGCGACAACACTGACTCCACTTCTGGCGGCTACCACGGGGATGCCGTCAGCGTGAACTGTGCAGGTGCCACTGGTGCGAAGGTCAGGCTTCACACCGCACCTACGTCTGGAACTGTGTCTCTATGGGCATGCGCAAGCTAGCGGCAGTTGTAGTTCTCCTGAGCGTACTCTTCGCGTCGTACGCCGACGCGCAGACCGGGACGAGCCCTGTCCTGCCGGGCAAGATCGTCGGCAGCCGGATCTACAAGAACGGTGCGTGGATCGCTGACACGCAGATCCTAGACTTCCTCAACAACTCCGACATCCAGCGTCTCGGTGCCAAGGTCACGGTCAAGAGCACCGCGCGAGCGGTGAACGTCAAGGACTCGCTGGCCAACATCTGCAACGCGACGGTCGATGGGCGGTCCACGGTGTCCACTCTCGTCGACACTGGAGGCGCAGCTGCTGGGAAGACGCTGTTCATCCCGTCCGGGTGCAAGATCCTGCTCAGCAACCCTGGAGCCAGTGCCGCCGCGATCAACGTGGCCAACAACACGACCATCGAGTGCGAGGACCAGACGGCAGGCTTCGTGCTCGCACGTCGCTACTGCTCGACCGGTGACACCATCGGTGGCATGTGTGACGGGACAGGTTCCTTCGACTGCCCCAGCGGTGGCGCAGCCGGTGGTGGCACCTGTTCCACCGACGGCGGCCTCGGCACCTCGAACGCTGTCGGCAACGCACCGTTCGCAGGTACCAGCAAGGCATCCTCGTACACCGTCCTGAAGTCCAACTCTGGGGCTGCCATTGCCGTCAAGAACTGCTCGTTCTGGGTGAACCAGATCTCTGGCGACTACACTTGGACCTCCGCTGGCAACGGTAACGGTACCGGGTCAGGCAAGGCGTGGGGCTACTGCGAAGGCGGAACTGCCGACGGCGGCAACTGCGACCAGTACTGCTCTGGCGGCAGCACTCCGGGATTCGCTTGCAACGTGAACGGCGACTGCACAGGCGGTGGCACCTGTATGAACACCGCCAAGTGCAAGACTGCTGCTGTAGCGGGGACGTGTAGCAATCCGCCAACCAGCGATACGACCGGGTACAACGCGATCACGTCAAGCAATCTCACTGACTCGCAGGCACGCGGGCCATCCGGTGCGGGCAAGATCACTGTCATCGACAACTCGTCCGGCGGGGCCTCGTACTTCTCGAACCTGAAGATCTACAACCACCGTCGCGGAGACTTTGCTGTCAGGTTGGGCAAGAACAGCTACGCCGAGAAGGTCACGACGTGGGCCAACGACCTCACGACACCGATCGGGGGCTCGGTGGCTGCCTACGGGGCCAACATCTCCACCAACGGCGTGACGGTGAACACCGGCATCGAGTTGTCCGACAACTCGCTGGTGATCAACTCCGACTCGTACGGGTGGGACCAATCGTACTGGCTGACTGGCTCCGGTACCGGTCAGGGCTTTGCCAGCGTGGCCTTCTCGCGCTCCTTCGCCTTCGGCTACCAGAACGACCCCAACTGGAACGGCACCGTTGGCTTCCAGCTGGACGGTCTCAGCAACGCGGCCTACTTCAACGACATCTACACCCCGATCGGTGCGAAGGCTGGGGTACAGAGCAACCACGCCATCTTCAAGGGTAACAACCACGACAACGTGGCTTCAGGTGCCGGCTTTGCCACCAAGGGGCCGACGTGGATTGCACACGGGCCGCACAACGACGTTGAACTGAACCGTTCCGCTTGGTCAACGCAAGGATTCATCTACAGCTTCGGCGAGATCCGTGGCAAGTGTAGCGGTACCTACGGCACCAACAGGAACGGGCTGTTCTGTCTGAAGCCAGCAGGCACTGTCTCTGGAACCCTTGGGTGCCCTAGTGGCACCTGTAACCCGAACCCGATTTTGCTCAACGCTGGTGGCGGTCACGGGTACTACTCGAACAACTTCCTGCACTCCGATCAGAAGGGTCCGACTGCGAGCGTGCCCGGCGGGCTTGCCGCCTACGTAGGCGTGACCCCTTGGGGGTACTGCGACAACACGTCTACGCTGCCGTACAAGACCTGCTCGACCGGTGACAGTGACGCGACTACCGGTTGCCCGGGGTCGTCCTACGCGTCCGCTGGCTTGGCCTGCGCTGAGATCAGCTGGCCTGACGTCCTGTTCAACAACAACGAGTTTTACGCCGTTCAAGAGGGTGTCGCAGGAGTAGACCTGTCCGGTGCCAACAAGCTGGGGGCTATCAGCAACCTGAACTTCGATGGCAACCTGATCACCGGTTACAACGGCTCACCTTCCACCACCGGGTTCAAGGGGCCGAGCGCAGCCTACCAGCTGCAGAACGCGAACATCGCCAGCCACTTCGACCGCACGCTGGTGAAGCCGATCGACAACTTCGACTTCGCCTCTGGGACCACGCAGAACTCGACTGGCCTGCAGGCGGCCAACGATCAGGGCACCATCATCACCCTTGAGGCTGACGCTCAGATCTCCAAGTACAGCCTCGTTCAGCCGTCCACGACCAACAGTTCCAAGGTCGTGAAGACGCTGACGACCACTCCGGGTGCCACCATCGGCGTGGCCCTGAACGACACGGTGGCACCGATCTCAGGTGCGTGCACTGCCACTCTGGTGACTGGCACCAGTACCTACGCCAACAGTACGACGTACTACTTCGTGTACACGTGGGCCACCGCATCTGGAGAGACTCTGCCGAGCACTGAGTGCTCACGGGCAACAGACGGAACGGCATCGAACGACTACATCAGGGTCGTCGCCAACGGTGGCACAGTGCCTGCCGGTGCGTACGCAATGAAGGTGTACGTCGGTTCTGCGCCGGGCGGCCCGTACTACTACTCGACGCAGGTAGTTGGCCACACTGCCGACACGACCACGCCTCCGAACACGAGCAACGCCACCCCTCCAGTAGTGTCTACCGCGACACAGGTTAGGGTCATGACTTCCGGCCTGACCACCTGCATTGCTGGAGGTACCATCAGCAGGGGTGACATCCTGACCGGTGACACCGCAACTGCTGGCAGGGTGATCACGAACCCAAGCACAGGTACTCTGCCCGTGGTCGGCAGAGCAGCCGCACCCGGCACGTCTGGCAACACGTTCAGGTGCTACATCGGCAGCGCGGGCGGCGCGATCGCCTCCGGTGGCACGGCCACGTCACTTGCTACTGGTGCAGGCACCAACGGGTCGCGAGGTATCACCCTCAACGACAACACCTCGAACCCGTCTAGCCCCAGCTCGGGTTCTACGTTCCTGCACTCAGTCGGCGGGTTCCTGTATGGGATGACTCCCAGCGACAGCACCCCCGGCGGGTTCTTGCCCCCTACGCAGGTCAAGATCCAGACAGCTTCCACACAGACGACTACCAGCAGTACGCCGACCAACGTGACTGCACTGTCTGGGTTTACGATGGCTGCTTCCGGCAAGTACATCGTCAAGGGAAGGCTCATCTACAGCACCGCAACCACCGCTGCTGATCTGATGCTGGCTTTGAACATCAACACCTCGACTACTGGTTACCAGATGAGCGTCACGGTGTTTTGTCAGGATGGTACCGCCTCCTATGAGACCAACGTCCTGACCACCGAGGACACTGCAATCACCAACGACAGTGCTGCAGCCACCAGCTGGTTCTGTACCCTAGACGGCTACATCCTGAACGGGTCGAATGCGTCTGGCACCGTCGATTTGAAGTTCGGATCGGCTAACAACACAGGCATCGTCACGATGCACCAGCACTCGTACATGTCGCTTACGAGGTTCCCGTGAGCCCGTACTGGTTCGTTTTGCTGATGGGGTTCACGGCGTCGCACGGCGTCACCGCGTCTCACGGCGTGAGCACCGGTCAGGAGATCCCGGCAACGGTTTCTGCAACCAGCTGGGCTCCGTACATGGTGGCCTACTGGACTCTCGATGAGAGCGGGGCCAACGCTCGTGCGAACACTGCTGGTACTGGCACCTGCGGCGGTACGCAGTCCAACTGCAACTTGACCGCGTTCGGCAACGCCACCAACAACACCACGAACTTCAGGCAGGGCACTGGCTCGAACACGTTTGATGGTACCGGCGACTACCTCAGATGTACGAACGCGACGTGCTCGGCGCTGGACATCAAAACCTCCGGGAATTTGGGCACCGGGAACATCTCGTTCGGGTGCTGGGCCGCAGAAAACGAAGGTGCGTCCTCTGGAAAAGTTGGTGACATCATCGGCAAGCACGACGGCACCTACGGGTACGTATTGTGGTTGGACTTTGGTACCACGCTTGTCGCGTTCTCCACAGCGAAGTGTCAGGTAGACGGGTACACTACTTGGCTGCCTTCGTACACGACGCTGTTGAACGTGCAGCGAGCGACCAACATGCACCACTACATCTGCACGTTCGACGACTTGAACCACACTCAAGCCATCTACGTAGACGGCACTGTTAACAAAGATCTTGGTAACCCCGGTTACCCTACCTTGACCCCTCTCCTGACGTCGAACACAGCAGACTTCAAGATTGGCAGCGGTGGGGTCAAAGGGGACTTCTACGGGTACGCGGACGAGTGCTTCGTTTACAAGGGCGTCATGTCACAGCGCGACGCGTGTCGCATCTGCTCGTGCGGTGTCGACGGGTCGCTGTGCACGTGCAGCGCTGACAACAACTGGGCCAGCAGAGGAAGATGGGACTCTAACTGCGGTAACTGTGCCCTTCCTACAAGCTGCTTGACTCCTCCGGGAGTTGATTGAGGGGTGGATGATGCGGTGGATGATCACAGTTGGTTTGTTGCTGTTCGGAGTGGCCTCAGCAGGTGCTCAGCAGCAGTACGTCTGCACCAAGGAGAACGGCAAGAAGGTCAGGGTCACGGACTGCCGCATGGCGGGGCCTGCCCCGACAGCGACTCCGGCACCAGTCTCAACCTCTTCCCCGAGCCCGACCCAGGCCTTCGACTGCTCAGGCGGCACGTTCGTCAAGTCGACGCCTACCTCAGTGCAGTGGGTCAATCGAGTGTACCCGTACGAGCAGGTTACGAACCTGTGCGCAACGGTACCTACCGGGCACATGTTTCTGTTCCTGAGCAGCGTCAATCACTCGAACGCGTCGTGCAACGTGATGCACATCACCATGACCTCTCCGTCGGGCAAGAAGTACGAGAGCGAGTCTGTGCAACCTGGCCTGGCGGCAGCAGCCGAGGCTGGCAAGTGGAGCATCGTCGCCACTCTGAAGACCGACGCAGCATGCGCGAAGAACGCCCCGTTCGATTTCTATCTGCAGTGGCAGTGAGGTGGTGAGGAAGATGGCAAAGCAGAAGCACGCATTTGGGTTGCTCCCGGACCCGCCAGACGAGCAGGACTACAAGTTCAAGGTCATCAGGCCGAAGCTGAAGAGGGCCGTTCCGACCCTGCCCAAGAGCGTCGATCTGGGCAACTTGATGTCGCCGATCCGCGACCAGGGCCAGCTCGGTGCCTGCACCGCGTTCGCGGTCGGAGTCGGGCTCGGTGAGTCGATCGGCATCGAGCACCTGCGCGACCCGTTCATCGGACTGTCGCCGCTGTTCCTCTACTACGTGACCCGTGCACGCGCGCGGAACACGAAGGAGGACACCGGAGCCACTCTGCGCGGCACGATGAAGACCATGTCCAAGGTCGGCACCTGCCCGGAGACCATGTGGCCGTACGACATCGAGAAGTTCGCCAAGAGGCCGCCGATCAAGGCCTACAAGGACACGGCGCGGTTCCAGTTCAAGAACTACTACCGTGTGACGGACTTCGAGGACATCAAGATCGCCGTCGCGGCCAAGAACCCGGTTGCGCTCGGCATCATGATCTACTCATCCTTCGAGACGGCCAAGGTGGCCAAGGATGGCCTGGTGCCCATGCCGAACAAGCGGCGTGAGCAGCTGCTCGGCGGTCACGCCGTGCTCATCATGGGCTACGACGACGACAAGAAGCTGGTCAAGGTCCGCAACAGCTGGGGCACCAGCTGGGGCGACAAGGGCTACTTCTACCTACCGTACGACTGGTTCGATCCCGACCAGGATCTGGCCAGCGACATGTGGACTGCGACCTTGTAGAGATAGGTCAAGTGACTGTTAGGGAACTGATCGAGCAGCTGCAGAGGTGCGACCAGGAGGCTGAGGTCTACAACACCTTCTACCTGGGCGACCATGCCGCGATCGGGCGCACTGTCATCGTGCAGGCGTCCGATCGCGTGCTGCTGCTCTTCAAGCCGGAAAGGCAACGATGAAGCACCTGATCGAGGCTCTGACCTCCGGCAAGATCTCGTTCTCTGAGGCGGTCGAGCAGACCGAGGAGAAGGGTTTGAACAAGGACCTCTGGCGCGGCAAGGACGTCGACCCGGCAGCTCGCAAGAACCTGCTGCAGATCGCCGACGACTTGATCAAGACGCTGGAGGTGCACGACCCGACCGTCAAGGACGTGGTGCTGACCGGCTCCATGGCCAACTACAACTGGACCGACAGCTCGGACATCGACCTGCACATCCTGCTCGACTTCAGCAAGATCGACGCGGAAGAGGACCTGCTGGCCGACTACTTCTACGACACGGCCGCGCTCTGGAACGAGCACCACGACGTCAAGATGCACGGTCACCCTGTCGAGGTCTACATCCAGAGCCACACGAGCAAGTTCCCGGACGGTGCCGGCATCTACTCCCTGAAGCGTGGCACCTGGATCAAGACGCCACCGAAGACGGCACTCGACCCGCCTGAGGAGACGGTCAAGCTCAAGGCCGACATGCTGCGCCGTCGCATCAACCGGGCGATCGCAGCCTGCAAGGGTGACAACGTCAAGCAGGCCTACGCGCAGCTGGAGAGCCTGCGTGAACGTATCCGCACCATGCGTCAGACAGCCCTGCAGAGGGGCGGCGAGCGTGCGGCCGAGAACCTGGCCTTCAAGGCGCTCAGGCGCGACGGCACGATCGACAAGCTGATCAACACCAGCCGCACGACCTACGACAAGCTGATGTCGCTCGGCGAGTCTGTCGACCGCTCCCTGCTGCTCGACCTGTTGCCGGCATGACGCGTGGGGACACCGAGGAACCGCTTCGAGATCCTGGTCGAGTTCACTGACGATCGGTCTCGGACGTACTCCGATGTCGAGGAGTACGTCATCGGCTTCAAGTACATCTACATCCGGCTGCCGGACCGCACGCTCTCCTACCCGCGGGACCAGGTGACCGGGCTCGCACGCCGCCCGACAGGTGGCACGTTCTGGAGTCAGATCCGCATGCGCGGGCCTCGCGGCTCCGAGGTTGACTCATGAGAAGCTGGCTCGTTCTGCTCGCACTGCTCTGGGCGACGGCTGCCGATGCGGCCTGCCCGCCGTCCTACACCCGCCTCACTGCAGCCTCGTCGTCCTGCTTCAACGGCGCCTGCGACATGACCAACGCAGCCTGCGACCCGGTCTCAGGGTGCCAGGTGAGGATGGCCAGGGGTGAGACCAGGTCCATCATCGCACCACCGTTGGCCCCTGCGGCCGCGGTCGGCGGCGCAGCTTGCCCCGCGGGTGAGCTGAACAAGCCCTACGACGCGGCCGGCAAGCTGTTCGGACTCTCCGGGCAGCAGGTGGCCAACGGGCAGACCAAGACCTACTGCATCCGTCTCAACAGCGAGGCAGACCAGCTCAAGGTGGCCGCCAGAGGCTCTGCAAGCTGCAGCTCGATCGAGTTGAGGGTCAGGCCTCAGGTTGGCACCTACGACGCCCAGAACACGCCCGCAGACCGCTTCCCGGAGGTGAACTACAGCTCCGTCTACCAGCGCACCATTGCTGAGGGGCTCTACCTGGTCGATGTCACCGGGCGAAGCCCGTCAGCGTCATGTCAGGGCTTCGACGTGTACTGGGGCGCCGGCACCAGGCCTCTCTCACAGCCGGCGGCTGCGTCCGAGTTCTGTGTCGACCCGCCGAAGCCGATCACCATGCTCAGGGTCTGGACCAAGGACCACTCGGCCGAGGGCTGCGGCACGATCAACCTGCGCGTGACCGATATGGGCACGTCTCAGAGCTGGTCGGCTCAGAACCTGGGCACGAGCACGGTCGAGGTGACGGGCACGGACCTGGTTGGCCCGTTCAGGATCGAGCCCCTCGGAGGCCCGACCACGATCGCGGGCTCGCCGTGCAACGGCATGATCCCGTTCGAGGTCTTCTACACCTACGCCGGGGAGCCGGTGCCGACACCGACGCCCGCGGGCGGGGTGTTCTGCCCCGACGGGTACCGCAGGCCGGACAAGCCGTTCACCAGGAACAACGTGACCTACACCGGCGGCGCCTTCGGTGCGGCCGCTCCGACCGAGAAGTTCTGCATCGAGGTCAAGAAGGCGGTCAAGAAGCTCACTCTGGTCGGCGGTCAGTCGGCTGACACGGCGTTCTTCGGCGAGTGGAAGATCACGCCCCCGTCAGGGTCGGGGCTCCAGGCCCAGACCATCCTGGGCTCCACCTACGCCTTCTCGTACGGCACCAACGATGCCGACCAGTACGCGCGCGTGCCTGCCGGCGTCTACCTGCTCGAAGTCCTGGCCACCTCAGGCAAGAACTTCTACTTCGGCTACAACGAGGGGTCGACCGGTCCGATCGCACCGCGGGCCACCCCGGCCCCGACCCTGCCCGTGGCGACCGCTGACCCAGGCGCGAGCACACCCAAGCCACAGGAAGACAAGATCCTCAAGAACAACATCCCGGCCGCGCTGGGTCCGTACATCGGGTCCAACTTCTTCGCCCCCCTGACGTCGACCTTCTACTCCGACAGCAGTCGCATCCTGATGGCGATCTACATCTACAACAAGGACGGGCTGTTCGGTTTCATCGACCACCCAGCAAGCTCGATCAACCCGCCCTACCTCTACAGCAGCGTGAGCCGTCACTACAAAGAGCTGAATGACATGGTGGCAGCCGGCGTCGACGTCGTGCTCCCTGTCTACGAGGGCATCCCGCACGAGGGGAACAGCGGTGCAGAGACGCCGGACGTCGGGCTGGCGGCGATCGTGGCCGCGCTGCAGCAGATGAAGGATGCAGGGCTCAAGACGCCCAAGGTGGGCATGTGGTTCGACTCCAACCTGCTGCATGCGAACAATAACCCGTTCGGCTCTGAGCTGGTTCTGGTGGGGCCTGTTCAGGACCCGCCAGAGATCGGATACCTCGGCCTGGAGTACTTGACGGGCTCGATCCGTGACTTCTACTCACAGATCCCGCCAGCCTTCTGGGCACAGATCGACTACAAGCCGATCGTGGTCCTGCCCTACCCGCCACCGGCGTCGGCCAGGCTAGACTTCCCGCTCAACCTGGACAACTTCTTCGGTCGCTACTTCGCCTCGAAGAAGATCTTCCTGATCGTGAGCGACAGCTGGGGTGGCCAATTCTACGGCGTCAGCGCCCGTATCAGAGAGGACGCGGCGCTGCTCGGACCCAGGATCAACGACAAGATCGTGCAGATCGGCCCTGGGTACAACGACGGCAGGTCCAGGAGAGATCGCCAAGGCGGGCAGACCTACGCCAACGACTGGGACACGGCCATCTCGACCGGCAAGCGCATCATCATGCTGGAGACCTGGAACGACTACGAGAACGCCTCGGACATCAACCACAGCCGAGAGTACGGTTCGACGTACATCGCTCTCACGCAGCAGAAGAACGCGCAGTGGAGAAACGCGAACCTGGCCGACAACGCAACCTTCGTCTCTCAGTACGTGCCGTCTTTCGGGTCTCAGCAGATGGTCCGCGGAGACCGTGTCACGCAGACCGTGACCATGAAGAACACCGGCACTTCGACCTGGTCCGACACCTTCGGCTACAAGCTGGTCAGCGTCAATCCGGTTGGCAACAGTACCTGGGGTTTGACCTCGGCCACGTTGCCTGACGCCGGCTCAGTCTCCCCAGGGGCACAGGTCACGTTCTCAGTTCCGCTCATCGTGCCCCAGACGCTGGGCTCGAACAACTTGCAGTGGCAGATGGCCAAGGGCTCGACCCGGTTTGGCGCAACCACGGACAACGTGTCAATCACAGTCGTTGCACCGACACCGACACCTACCCCGTCACCAACACCGGACCCGAATGCGCCGACTCCAACGCCGTCGGCGACGCCAACCAAGACCCCGAGGCCGACACCAACGCTGCCCGGGACGCCCCGTCCGACAGCTACGTGCCCTCCCGGCTACTCGTACAGGCCACCCCCGTTCGGTGTGCCCGGTCTGTGCGTCAGGGATGTGGCCCAGGTGACACCAAAGCCAACCGCCCGCCCAACACAGACACGCTCCGCCAACTGCAGTGACGGCTTCTGGAGCAAGCAAGGCTCGGCCAGGCAGTTCAACGGGGGCGTCACTGCAGAGCAGGGCAAGACCTACCACTGGTGCTTCGACATCCAGCAGAGCGACTACCGCCCTGGAGGATTCATCGAGTTCCAGAGCGTGAACCTGGGCAACGCGCAGTGCAGCTCGACGTCAGCGGTTCTGATCTCCCCCTCAGGGAAGCGCAGTGAGAGCTGCTGCGGGTCGCAGCCTGGCGGGGGTGGAGTCTCAGAGTCGGGTCGCTGGGAGGTCCAGTTCACGCTGCTCGAAGGGTGCAACCGCTATACGTTCGTCGCACGTTACTGAGCAAGGGGGCGGGCAAGCCTTCACGGTGCCCGCCCCTCCGACACTCAGGCGGCTGCGTTGGATGTGGCCAAGATGGTGTTGACCGTGACCCCGTACTTCTCTGCGAGCTGCTGCGCCGTAGGCACAGTCCTCAGCTTGCGGATCTCCTTGACCGCCACAGGTGGCAAGGTGCGGGCTCCTGAGGTTCGCCCCGCTCTGACGGCGTAGATGGTGCCGACGGAGACGCGCCACTTCTTGGCCAGCGCTGCTGCGGTGACCCGCTTGGCCAGGGGCACGTAGGCCTTCTTGATCTCGGCGCGCTGCTCCTCGTTGAGCTTGCGCATGTGTGCCGGCCGCTGCTCCAGGTGGGCTGGGTTGACGCACAACTTCGAGTGCCCTGGCGTTGTGTGGGCGATCCAGGTGTCCTTGGGGATGGGTCCGCGGAACAACTCCCACGCTACCCGGTGTGCCGTGCCAGGCTTGCCGTCCTTGCGGAGGACCTGCCCGTAGCCCTTGGGGCCGAGGGTGGCTCCCACCCAGTTCCAGCACCCAGTACGACGGTCGATCTTGATCCGGCTGACGAAGCGCTCTTCGTACGAGCGCGCACTCTGTCTGGTCACTTTCATTCCTCCTACGTCTTGAGGCCCTTGCGGATCTTCAACGCCAGCGACAGCTGCGCGTTGACCTCCTTGGTAAAGAGCAGCTCAGCCTCGTCGCGGATTCGACGGTAGGCGTCGTGCTCGTCTTCCCCCTCACGGGGTTCATCCTCTACTTCGACCACAGGCTTGACCGACTCGAATGTCTTCTCACCGACCAAGTGATCCAGGCTGATGATCTGACAGAACCCTACGCGGATTCGCTTCCCTGCCATGTCCACCTCCTCCTGAGTGCGATGGGGTACCATCACGGGCGCTGCTGCTCTTCGAGAAGTTCATGGGGGTGTTGTCAATGGCACATTTCATGTGCTAACGAGTTGCTATCCCTCGTGTTCACCTATTTCTCGCAGTAAAAGAGTGAAACGCAATAGGGGTTAACCACCTTTTCGGGAAATTCTCAGAATGAGTTCAAGTAATCCGTTTTGAGTAAATTCCCGAAAAAGTCGAGTGAAATCAACCAGTTGAGGGTGAAAATGCTGTTGGTAGGGGATCTTCATGGGAGGAAAGCTGTGCTCGACGCCCTGGTCGCGACGCAGCACCAGCTGGTGTTTCTCGGCGACTTCCTCGACGCCTACGAGAAGAGTGCAACGAGAGCAGCGCAGATCGAGTGCATCGACATCGTCCGCGATCTGCATAGCCAGGGTAGGGCTCGGTTCGTCCGCGGAAACCATGACTGGTCGTACGACTCTCGCTGCCAGAGCTGGGCCTCTGGGTACGCCAAGGGCACCTGGGACGATCTGGGACCGAGCCGCCGCTTGTGGCTGCGAGAGAACGACGAGCACGTGATCACGTTGGAGCCTGACATCGTGATCTCGCACGCTGGCATCACCGCCCCCATCTGGGACGGGTTGGGACTCACCCACGAGACTGTTGTCGAAGAGGCTCACGCGGCTGTGGCACCAGGCACACAGGCCACCTGGTTCTTCGCCATCGGCAGGGCTCGCAGGGGCATGCAACGGGTGGGCGGACCTCTCTGGTGCGACTGGGACAACGAGTTCGAGCCCGTCCAAGGCGTCCGTCAGGTGACCGGGCACACCAGGCTCTACTTCGAGGAGCCGATGGCGACCAAGTTCAAGGACTTCTTCGTCGGCGACGTCCTGCGCTGCTCGCCCAACGGGGACTGGAACATCGACTGCCTGGGCGTGAAGCCTGTCGTGCTGGAGTACGACAACGGCGAGCTGCGCCCATACCACTTGACAGTTTCGTAACTCCTGTGCTAAGATCGTGGGCCTGTGACCACTACGGCCAACAACGATGCGCGGGCTCTCATCACCGACGCTGACGGGACGGTGTGGATAGGGGTGAACCCCAGGTTCTTTCTCCTGGATCACCCCAACACCCATCCGCGTGACGCGGAGCTGATCTTCGGCACCGGCGCCACGATTGAGCCCTTGTCAGAAACCGCAGACATGCTGTCTGTCCTTGTGGCAGCAGGTGTCTTCACCTCGAAGGGCAACGCCCGCAAGAACTGGCACGGTACGATCGAGATCCCGGTCGGCACCACCTCGTTCACCGTTGGCAAGAAGAACAAGGTCGACATCGTGGTCCATCGACCGCCGGCCGATCTGCCGGTCTGGGGGGATGCTGATGAGTGAGGAGTGGCCACCGGCAGAGTTGCTCGACATCCTGATCCATCCAAATGACACCTTGCGTCAGCGTGCGGAAGAGGTGTCCTCGTTCGACAGTTCGCTGCGAGACCTTGCCCGCTGCATGCAGAAGACGATCGAGAGGTCTGGGGTGGGCCTGGCAGCGCCGCAGGTCGGTGTATCGCGGCGCCTCATCGTCGTCGAAACCCCGGAACTGTCCCTGGCCCTTGCGAACCCGGTGATACTGGGGCACAGCACGAGGCTGGTTTCGATCCCCGAGGGCTGCCTCTCGTGCCCAGGGGTCGAGGCACGGGTCAAGCGCTGGGACGAGATCGTGGTTTCCGGCTACGACCTGCACGGCACCAAACGCTCCTTCGGACTGACCATGCTGAACGCGATCGTGTTCCAGCACGAGCTGGACCACCTGGACGGCAAGTTGATCGTCGACCAGGAAGCAGTCCATGAGTGACGCGAACGAGGAGGGGATGAACGTGACCGAGTTGACCAAAGAGAAGCGCATCGAGCAGCTGCTGGCCAAGGTACTGATGGGGATGCTGTTCCTCGACAAGCTCAGGGCCTGGAACAACCCGCTGGCGGCCGAGATCCACAAGACCATGTCCGATGCCGTGATGGCCTCGATCTTCGCCGTCGGCAACCTGTCCGGGGTCGACCCGGAGAGGCTCGCAGACGCCTACGACAGGGCGGTCACGGACGTGATGAGCATCACGGACAAGCTGCTCGACGGCACGGGCTCGATCGAGGACCTGCTGCGCTCGGTGGGCAATCAAAATCCATCAATCTGAAGAACCCTGTTGACAAAGGCACCGGTCGCGTGCTAATCTCTCCTACATGGACGAGACGAACAACACGACGGTCGAGGCGCAGGACACCTTCAAGATCCCCGAGGAGAACTTCAGCAAGTTCGAGGCGAAGATCGCCAAGCTGAACCGCCGCGCGATCAAGCTCGGCGTGCCGGTGATCGACTACACGACGGTCGACGTGGTCGAGGACTGGGTTCGCAACACCAAGACCGGCACCACCAACCCGGTCAACCCGGAGCGCGAGTACGGCGAGGACTACGTCCTCTTCCCGCGCCTCTTCAAGGCGACCACGGTCATCGGCCTCACGCCGAAGCTGGCCGGCTGGTCCTTCATCGGCACTCTGGACCACGTGTCCGAGGCCGGTGTCATCCTGCGCGCCGTCCCGGGCGAGGAGCTGCCCAAGGCCTACCGCGAGGCGCAGCCGGTCTGCGACCACTGCCAGGCCGCCCGCCGCCGCAAGGAGACCTTCATCGTCCGCAACGACGAGGGCACCTACAAGCAGGTCGGCCGTCAGTGCGTCGCCGACTTCCTGGGCGGCGTCGACCCCAAGAACGTCGCCCGCGCTCTGGAGTACATCTACGAGGCGCTGCGCACGGCCGGCGAGTGCGAGGACGAGCTGGGCGGCTACGGCTACGCCGACAACCGCCGCTACCTGAAGCGCGTGCTGGCCGTCACGACCGCCGTCATCCGCGAGTACGGCTGGCTGTCGCGCTCCAAGGCGCGCGAGCTGGACTACGCCGGTGCACCCTCGGCCACGGCCGACATCGTCTCCGGCCTGCTCTACAAGAACAAGCTGGACGACGAGGACCGCAAGCTCCTGCGCTCGGTGACCGAGGAGGACGAGGCCTTCGCCGAGCAGACCATCGCCTGGCTGACCGAGCTGCGCGAGACGTCGGACGACCTGAACGACTACCTGTACAACCTGACCACGCTGGCGCAGAGCGCCACGATCAGCTCGAAGTCGTTCGGCCTGGCCTGCTCGATGGTCTCGACCTACCAGCGCCACCTGGGCGACCTGATCCGCCGCGAGAAGTGGGCCGAGGTCAACGCCAAGAGCCGCTACTTCGGCACGGTCGGCAAGCGCGAGGTGTTCACGGTCACGGTCCTGAACGTGATCTTCCGCGAGAGCCAGTTCGGCGTGACCAAGATCCACAAGCTGGTCACCAAGGACGGCAACCTGGCCACCTGGTTCGCCTCTGCCGAGGCTCTGGAGCAGGGCAAGACGTACGAGGTCAAGGCGACCGTGAAGAAGCACGAGGAGTTCCAGGGCGTGCAGCAGACCGTCGTCACCCGCGTGGCGGTGGTCAAGGAGGTGGAGGCGTGAGCGTATTGACAAAGACCGCACTCGCGTGCTAAGATCAGCTCATGGAAAACTACACCGGTGAGCGCTGCGAAGCCTGCGGCGCGGAGGTCTACGAGGACGAGCGCGGTGAGGAGACTTGCCGCTGCAAGAGCGATCAGGATCACATCGACGCAAGAAGGGGGAAGTGATGTACAAGATCGAAGTGAAGAAGCTGCCGGAGCAGCATCACGGCACCGTGATCACGATCAGCGGCTACCACGAGCCCCTGATCCTCCTCGACGAGGAGCGCATCTCGCTGCAGAAGCAGCTCAACGAGCTGTACCCGGAGACCGTGGAGGTGAGCAAGTGAGCTACCCGAAGCTGGTGGCCGAGTTCATCAAGCTGGCCCCGCTCAAGCTGGGTGACGTGTACAACCTGCGGATTGCCATGGCCCCGTACAAGGGTGATCTGGGAGAGGGGGTCAACCTGGGCCGCTACATCGTCACCGGCAACCTAGCCGACTCGCTCGACGTCTACACGTCCAAGGACCAGCACCTGATCGGCTACAGCTGCACACCGAAGTCGGCGACTGCCAAGATCATTCTTCACCATCTTGGCCTTCTGGAGGAGGACTGAAGCATGAAGGAGGAAGTCAAGGAGTGGCTCAAGCAGCGCGTGCGGCCGCGCGCAGGCAGCTTCTGGCAGGCGGCCAAGCCCAGGGTACTCTGGTGCCTGATCGGGCTCACCACAGGCGCTGCCGCGGGCTCGTACCACACGCTGCGGCTCTTCAACGAGCACGGCGGTGAGCTGGGCGCGTACCTCATGTACCAGGGTGCCAGGCTGTCCGGCTACAGCGACCTGCAGGGCTTCTCGTGGCAGATCTTCAACGGCGGCGACGCCGTCATCGAGGACCCGCAGGCCAGATACCTGATCGCCGAGGGTGCGCCGAGCAAGGAGAAGTTCACGCAGCCGCCGGCAGAGCAGCCCAAACCGATCCCGGTTCGCGACACCAAAACGAAGAAGAAGAGGATCTGATGTACGTCATCGAGAACTACAAGAGGAAGAAGGCGTTCAAGGAGGACGTGAAGCGGCTCAAGGAGCTGCGCACCTTGCCCGAGAGGGACAAGGACCAGGACGCCGAGCTGGGCCGCCTCGAAGCACGGCTGCAGGTGTGGACTCCGGGGCCGTTCGGTGTGTCGGAGAACGGTACCGGCACCATCGAGGGGCCGCATTACCCGCAAGCACATAAATGGTATAGTGCTGTTGTTGTGCGAGGCGGGGTAGTAGTCGACGCAAAGTGAGCCGTCGTTGCGTCGTTGATGGTTGCCGCCGCTTGGTGGAAAAGAGGTACCACGCAGCAGGGGCATGTCACTGTCAGACACACAGAAAGCAACTCCGTGTGGACAACCCGCTGCGCGCCAGTGTTTTCCGAGCAGAGCGAGTTGTCCGAGCTGATGGCAGGGTGTACTGCCTTGTAGAGGATTGCCACCGCCTGGCACGTAGAAAACTGGACAGAGGTAAGTCATACAACCTGAAGGTGTGTGAGTGGCACTCCAGAACGGCTGCTCAGCATGAACAGCGCAAGCTTAAAAAACGATTAAACACACGCCGCCGTAGATACGGGGTCAGTGCGGATGACCTGGCACGCATGATGGAAATTCAAGAGGCCAAGTGCCCGATCTGCCTGGAAGTGCTGTCTGAGGCCGACAACGCCACACACGTCGACCACGATCACCGGACTGGGGAGGTGTACGCCTTGCTGTGCAGAACGTGCAACTTGGGTATTGGCCACCTCCAACACGACATCGAGCTGCTTGAGCGGGCGCTGGAGTACGTGCGGCATACCCACCACCAGAGCACAGTCCGTGTCGACTCACACCCGTAGACGCGGGACGCGTTGCGGTTTTAAGAAAAACGTGCAAGAAGGTATGGGCTGCGCTTCATCGCAGCAGAAAGGGAAGTGAAAGACATGACCAAGGAGGAGATCCAAGCCGCTCGCCTGGAGCGGAAGCGACGACAGGCGGAGCGTCGCACCCGGACCGAGCTGTGGAACGACCAGAAGACCCGGCACACCACGGTCCTGGTGGACAACGAGGGCAACAAGCGTACGGTCCCGTCGTTCAGCGTCACGCTCTCGTACAAGGAAGTCCGCGCCAAGGCCTACCGCTCGCTGGCCGAGGGCGACACGGAGACGGCCGTTCTGCTGAACGAGCTGCTCAAGGTGCGCCGTCGCATGGAGAAGGCCGGCCCGCTGCTCAAGGCGGTCCGCCGGCTGGAAGGCGCCCAGGTGCGCTTCGAGGCTGCGGTGGCCAACGCGTGCCGCGTGAAGCTGTCGCCCAAGGTCAAGGGTGAGCTGCGCAAGGAGCGCCGTGAGAAGCGTTCGGAGCGCGATGCCAAGGCTCTGGCGACGCTCAACTCCACGCTCTCCGGGGAGGGTGAGTGAGCCTCCCAGTTGAACCGGTGAGCCAGGTCCAGGTGCAGGTTTCGATCTGCACCTGGGCACACCCCTGAGTTTTTTTCTCAGGCTAGTTGACAAAAGCACGGGTCGCGTGCTAATCTCTTCTCATGACGAACAACATGACGCGTGCAGAGATGACCTCGGTCGACAGCTGGCTCGCCTGCGCCTGGCAGGCCAAGGCCAAGGCGATCGCCGAGAAGACCGGCAAGTCGATCGAGCACGTGCTCAAGGCAGCGAGCAAGTAGGAGGCAGCATGAGCGAACGCGGGTACAACGGCTGGAAGAACTACCAGACCTGGAACGTGGCCCTCTGGATCGGCAACGACGAGGGCCTCTACCGGGTGGCCCTGGAGTCGAAGGGCGACTACGAGGACTTCGCCAAGGAGCTGCGCGAGCTGGGGACGGTCGAGACGCCGGACAAGGTCGCCTACAACGACTCCGGGCTCGACACCGACGCGCTGGACGACATGCTCCGCGAGCTGCGCGGAGACGAGGAGGACGAGCCCGAGTAGCGTGACGGGCTAGTCGGGGTCCGCACCCCGATGAAGCGAAGCGGTTCGCTGCCGCAAAAAAACGGACTCGCCCCTGGATCGGGGCCGTGACGGTGGGCACGTAGCGGGGAGCCTGTGGAGGCACAGGCCGATGAAGCAGGCCCCGCACCCACCAACCTCTTGGTTGCGTTGACAGCAGGTTCTGTGCTAAATTGTGCGGGCCGCAGTGGCCGAGTGGCTTAGGCACAGGTCTTCCAAACCTGACACACGGGTTCGATCCCCGTCTGCGGTTCGCATACAGACAGGCCGCAATATCCTAGTGGTAAGGAGCGACGTTGCCAACGTCGATACGCGGGTCCGATTCCCGCTTGCGGCTCTCTCACCGAGGTACGCATGGACGAAGAGACCAAGATTTATCTGCACAGACCCACTGACCAGTTCATCGTCGGCAACCCGCCCAGGTACCACACGTGCAAGGTGGTCCGCGTCCGGGACGTCCACGAGCTGCTGGTCGACGTGCTCAGCTGGAGGAACGTCGGCCAGGTGCGTCGCAGGGTCGAGCTGTGCGGCAACAAGCTCGAAGGCGTGGAGACCGAGAGCGGCATCTGCGCCAAGTGTCAGAATCGCTTCGAGACCGCGGGCGACGTGTTCGCAGCGTTCGACGCCCCGCTCGACCAGAAGTAGGAGGAGAGCATGAACGTGGAGACGGAGACCATCACACCCGAAGAGGCCGCCCGCAAGCGAGCCTCGGACGCTCTGGCCATTCAGGAGGGCGCCTGCAACCCGCTCGGCATCACCAACAGCCTTCTGCGGCACATGCAGGCTCTGAGCCGGCAGCCGGACTCGAAGGGCACGAGCGAGATCCTGGCCGACCCGGCCTGCCGGTTGATCGTCCACCAGCTGGCCTTCCTGTTCAACGTGGACGAGATCAACGACGGGCTGCTGACCTACTCCGCGCTCACGCAGAAGTGCAGGGAGGCGGCAGCGGCGTGAGCTACCGCGCCTGCGACGTGGTGAACCAGTTCTGCGAGGCCCCGCCGGCACTCGCCTGGTCCTACACGCGAGCGACCTGTTTCGCGTGCGGGCTGCCAGTCTGCAAGGCATGTTCGAGTCGGCGGAAGTACTACTCGTACGGCGTCAAGCGCATCTGTGATCGCTGCCAGGAAGAGCGCTTCGGCGCTGATCACGTGAGGGTCAGGGCGTACCACAAGGCCGGTTACAAGAACGTCACTCTGAGCGACGTCAGGGCAGGAAGGCTTCCATGAGAAAGCTCAAGGGCAAGATCACGATCACGCGCACCAACAGCAACCAGCCGCCGTATGACACGGCCACGATCACGATCAGAGACGAGCTGTCTGCTGTGACCGTGATCGAGGTCAAGATGCTGCCGGCCGACTGGGGCATGGCACTGCTCAACGTGGGTGCGCAGCCGTGCACGTTCACGATCTACGACAACAACGAGCTGATCGGCAAGCAGCAGGAGGTCAAGAGCGAGGTCATCGCGCTCGACCTGCCGAACAACTACACGCACGACAGGGACGTCTTCGACAAGGCCGTCACCAGGGCTCTGAAGATCTACGAGATCGACGGCTGGAAGGCGCGTCGCGAGGACTTCCGCAACATGCACAACCGGGTGGGCGGGGGTGCGAAGTACCGCGTCTCGTTCACCAGGTTCACCGAGAAGGAGGAGCAGGAGTCATGAGCCAGGCCCAGCAGAAGGAGAAGTTCCACACGGTCGTCGTCAAGGAGTTCACGAGCACCTTCCGCGGCCACAAGCGCAGCGCGCCGGGCAAGCCGGGCCGGCGCCGCAAGCAGTTCCACATCACGATCAGCAACTCGCTGCCCGAGAGCGACGATCGCGTGCAGAAGCTGCTCGCAGACCGACAGAGCGCGGCCGATGTGCGCCGCATCAAGGCGGCCAGCCAGCGCCTCGCCCGGGAAGCGAGTCACAAGCTGCACGGCATCTTCGTCGACTCGGTCAGGGAAGTGCTCGGCGTGCAGACGGCGACGCAGTTCGAGCAGTCCAAGAAGCAGCGCCGCGGGCGCTCAGGCTGACCAACTAGGAGGGGGACGTGCCAGAACCCAAGAACAAGAAGCAGGTGCCTTGGGCTCTGGTCCCTGTCCGCAACCTCGACATCGTCGCCGTGATCCAGCGCAAGAAGGGTGCCCACGTCGACAAGCGCAAGAAGCGGGAAAGCAAGTATCCGAAGAGCAAGGTGGAAGACCAGGGTGAGTAAGACAAATGCACGTTGCGCGTGTGGGAGCGGCAAGAAGTACAAGAACTGCTGCCAGGGGCTCAAAGGTGGGAGTTTTGTGCTCACTTTCAACGGAAAGGTGCGAGAGGAGGCTGAGCGGTTTGTATGTGACCCGCTGTCCGACGCGATCGTCGAGGATGCAAAAGTTTTCGACAGGGACTGGTTTGCCAGAAACCCGTCCTCCCACATTTACGTGAGGTTGCCTCTGCACGGGGAACTACCGGGTCACCAGCCAGAGGCCGGCTGGCGCCCTGCGGTACAAGTGCAGCAGGTGAAACCCGGCTACCGAATAAGACGTTGGGTTGATTTGTGGGTGCCGGTAGGGGTGTGGCCCCGAGACGTGTCATTTGTGACGGTCAACGACTTGCTCACCAATGAGGAAGTGGAGGTGCCTATAGTTTGGGAGGCGCCGCGAAGGGGGGTTAGTAGAGAATGAATGACAGCCAGATTCAATACCTCAAGGTGACGATCGAGCAGGACAGCACGGAGGACGAGTTCTACATCGAGATCCGAGGCGAGTACGTCCGGGTCACGGTGAAGGACGACCAGTTCAAGACCAAGAAGCTGCGCAAGCTGCCGCCCGGCTCGTACAGGTGGGAGTGGCGAGGCTTCAACGAGCCCGACATCATCTGGCTCAACCGGGTGATGAAGGAAGAGGTCGCCGACGACATCAATCACCTGCTCGTGGACCGCATCCCGGACATGTACGTCTCCTACGCCGAGCAGGCTTTCCGCAAGCGGTTCCCGAAGGTGGTCCCGGGCAAGCTGAACATCTTCCAGGCCGTCAATAACATGCTGGAGCGGGTGCGCGTCACCAAGAGGTGGAGATCGTACGCAGTGCTCCAGGAGAACGTGTACACCGACAAGCTGGGGGAGTTCATCACGAAGTACTGTCCGGACGATCAGTGGTGCGTCGAGAACAACCAGATCTGGGTCTCGCGAGAGTTCATCTCGCAGTACGTGTTCCTCGGCGAGAAGGGTGCGATGACGCAGATCGTGCGTCGCGACTCGGTCAAGCCGCTGCCACAACCCTAGTTGTGAGCCCTGCGAGGGCCGCGGTAGATTCGTAGTGGGTGGCCGGGAAGCACAGACCTGGAGAGATCCGAGGCAAGAAGCGTCGCCGCGTCATGCGCCGCCTGTGGAAGGCAGCGCGCGGCTTCTGCACCTACTGTCTGGCCAAGCTGAAGAGGTGGGAGGCCACCATCGACCACATGACTCCGCTCTCGCGCGGCGGGACATCGGAGCCGTGGAACCTGACCCTCGCATGCGTCGAGTGCAACCTGGACAAGGGTAGCCTGACCTTCGAGGAGTACATGAGGATGAGGTACGCATGAACAAGAACGCCAAGAAGTGGGTCGAGGCCCTGAAGTCCGGACAGTTCCAGCAGGCAAGAGGTCAGCTCCGAAGAAAGTTGGGCAGGGGAGACTACGCTTACTGCTGCCTTGGTCTGGCCTGTGAGCTGTACCGTCAGGATGTTGGTGGACGTTGGAGAGAGGAGACAGTGTTCGGCAACGCACACAACTCCGCCGGCTTGCCGGCCAAGGTAGCCAAGTGGCTTGGCGCGAACGACGACGCGCTCGTGCACCTGCCAAGGATAGGGAAAGACTTGGCCTGGCTGAACGACCAAGGCATGACCTTCACGGAGATCGCCGCTCTCATCAACAGGTACAAGAGGTCGCTCTTCACGACCGAGGAATCACGCGATTGACAGAGCGCCACGAGCTGTGCTAACAATCCTGGGATGTCGGGGGAATAGCTTAGACGGCAGAGCGCCGGCCTGAAGATCCGGTTGGCCAGGTTCGATTCCTGGTTCTCCCACGTTCAACATTGCGAAGTAGCTCAGCGGTAGCAGCGGCTCCCTGTTAAGGAGACGGTCGCAGGTTCGATCCCTGCCTTCGCAGCTTTGTGGTGAGTATAGCTCAACTGGCGGAGCGTCAGATTGTGGATCTGGAGGATGAGGGTTCGAGCCCCTCTGCTCACCCTGAACGATGACAAGCGTTGAACTGGCATGGCTCGCCGGACTACTTGAAGGTGAAGGGAGTTTTCTTTGCGGGCCGCCGTCACAACCAAATAGGCCCCGGATCGTCCTAGACATGACTGACAGAGACGTTGTCGCTCGTGCTGCCAAACTCATGGCAGTCAAGAACGCAGCGTTTACCCCAAGACGCAGAAATCCGAAGTGGAAACCCTCGTACATTGTGAGTGTTTCCGGGGTAGCAGCGTTCCGCTTGATGACCAAACTGCGCCCCTTGATGGGGGAGCGGCGACAAGGCCAGATAGATGCCGCCTTAGCCTGTTATATAGACCGCTCCAAGAAAATCTCCGCGGCTAGGGTAGAGGAGATTCGAGCGGCGGTGCGGGCTGGGAGAACACAGCTAGCTGTTGCCGCAGCTTTCGGTGTCGCACGGGAGACGGTGAACAAGATTGTGAGACGTCGCCGAAACTACACCAGCCGGTGACCCTCCGATCACCCTCCCTTATAATCTTCCTTGCTTTTCCGCTGATGTACAGGCAAAGAACGGCTTGAGAAGGATTGCCTGTGTCTGAGGAAGAGCTGAAGAAGCGCCTTGAGGCGACTGCCTGCGAGCCAGGTTGCACCGTCTGTGGCAGTGAGGATGTGATCGAGCTGTTGGCTCAGATCCACTCCCACGCCGCCGACGGCCTGCGGCCGGTCTACGTGGTGCTGTTGCGCGAGAGTGACGGCTTGACCCACACCCTGTGTGACCCCGCGGTCAACACGCACAGGCTTCTCTCTCTGATCCAGGAGAGCATGGAAGACGTGAAGGTGCCCAAGGGGGTACTCACGCACTGAAGCCGGCGGTTGAGGTGGTTGTGGCGGGGTGGCGGTGCCAAACGATGCTCGCGGTTATCCAGAGCAGCTGAGTGCGGATTGGCCTGAGGACCTTCCTCTAGGCCTTCAATACGAAGAGGGCTACGCTGACGAGGCGTACACCTGCTACGTCGAGAACAACACGACGACAGGTGTGGCTCGCTTCACGCCCGAGGTGCGTCTACGCGTGGCCGTGCTCGGAGATGCGATCTGGTGCATGCAGCTGCCGGCCAAGAACCGGGACGGCACCAAGAACTGGGTCGCCATCAAGCTGAAGCGCGAGGCCAAGAACTGGTTGCACGGCCGTGCCAAGTCGCTGCCGACGTTCTCCTTCGACGAGGTCTGCGAGGCGGTCGGGCTCGACCCTGCCGCCACGCACGAGGCCATCGAGCGCATGCTGCGAACACGTAGGTTCGACATCAGAGAGCTGATCTTCTGGACCAAGTAGCCTCTGGTTGCGTTACGAAAGCGTTCCGTGCGACGTTGTAGGGTATGGGGTATTTGAAGTTCTTCAAGGTGTACAGCAGTCAGCGATTGTGGGCGATGGTCTTCGACCAGGAGGGCTACGCACGAGTCCTGCAAGCTGAGCACGAAACTGGCATCGCACTGCTTCAGCGGTTGCGACGCTAACCCACAACCGGAGAACCGGGCCGCTTGTCGGTCGGCCTGGTTCTGTGCTAACTGCCGGTCTTCTCATCGGCTCTATCGTTTAATGGCTAGGACGCCCGCTTGTCAGGCGGAGGGTGAGAGTTCGATTCTCTCTAGAGCCGCTACTTCACCAGCTACGAAGCGCTGCAGTGTCTGCAAGGAGCAGAAACTGCTTAGCGAGTTCAGCTCGCGCCCGGACCGGCCATCAACCGTGTACCGGTGCAAGCCCTGCCAGAGGGTTTACGCGGCTGCGCACTACCAGCTGAATCGGGCCAAGTACACCGCCAAGAGAAACGCTCAGCGGCTCCGTCTGCGCACTCTTGTCCGTCACCACAAAGATAAACCGTGTGCAGACTGCGGCATCAAGTATCCGCACTACGTCATGGACTTCGACCATGTTGACCCAGCAACCAAGCTGTTCGACATCGGGGTGGCAAAGTCGAAGATGAATGAAAGCGTAGTGCTGGCTGAGATCGCCAAGTGCGACGTGGTGTGCGCCAACTGTCACCGCGAGCGGACGTACGGTGCTGGCAGACGTCGCACCAGCAAGCCGATAGGGTAACGATGCAAGAAGAAGAGTTCGACTCCGTCGCCGAGTTCCGCATCATGCACCGCAAGGGCAAGGAGGCTCTCGACAGCCTGCTTGAGCACCTTGGTGATCCGGACTGGATCGTCTTCTGCGGCATCAGTGTCCCTGGCAGGTTCCTGCAGCCTGATGGCACCTACCAGCGGCAGGGTGAGCTGCACATCGGCTTCTCCATCTGCCACCTGTGTGCGCCGGACAAGGTGCCCATGATGCCGACCACCTGGCACGACGTGCAGGTCGAGACCACGATCTCACAGTTCCTCTGCGAGACGCACAAAGCCGGTTGACATAGGCACGTGTCATGTGCTAAAGTCTGCACATGGCAAACACCTTCTACCAAGTCGCACCGCGCTACACCCCGGGCTCGCCGGCTCAGGTCGACGAGCAGACGGCCCGCCGCGTCGCTGCCGAGGAGTCGAGCAGCTTCACCCACTACCTGGAAGGGGTGTACGGCGAGGAGGCCAAGGTCGAGGCCGAGGCCCTGGGCCTGGGTGGTATCGTCGAGCACGTCACCCAGCACGCGGGCCACGCCGTGGTCGACGACCTGATCACAGGCAAGCGCTACCGCCGGCTGTATCAAGTCGGCACCCAGCGCTGCGACTTCTGCGGCACCGATCAGCGTGCCTTCAAGACGCAGCGTGCCAAGAACAAGCGCGGCGTCGAGCTGCACAACCTGCGCGACGGCAGCCCCTGCCCTGGTGGTGTCGTCGCCAGACAGTCCGAGATCCAGCTGTAGAGCAGAGGAGACAAGCATGAACGGATTCAAGGTCAGCCCCAACAGCGGATGGAACCCGGCCCCGTACACCGGCCCGTACCGCAACTTCGCCTCGGTCGACGAGCAGCTCACCGGCCGCTGCAGCCAGCGCCGCAAGGTGGGCAACAACACGTACCTCGAACGTCGCGGCCAGGACGCGATCGCGGTCAAGCTGCACCGGACCGACGTGGTCACCTTCTACCGTGACGGCCGCGTCCAGCTCAACACGGGCGGCTGGCAGACGGTCACGACCAAGGACCGGTTCAACACCTTCTCGCCGATTCGCGTCTACGCCGACAAGGGCGTCTGGTACGCGTCCGACGGCGAACGCACCGTGGTCTACGAGGACGGCCTGACGACCGACGTCACGGGCCATCTGCCCGAGGGTGGACCCTCGCCCGACGAGCTGCGCAAGCTCCGCAAGTGCGTGGTCAAGTTCACCAAGACCTTCGTCGAGAAGTTCAAGCGTGGCGAGATCGAGAAGCCCGGACCCGGCGACTGCTGGTTCTGCAGCATGTTCGACCGTGCCGGCGACATGCGCACCGTCAACGACCACCTGTTGCACCACATCGGCTACGCCTCGGACGAGTACGGCCAGACCGAGACCTACTACGTGCCGTCGCTGCTCTACAACGCGTGCGTCGAGGGCAAGGGCACGACCCTGTCCAGGGCGGCCGAGAGCACGGTCTACAACTGGCTCAACGATCTGCCGATCGAGGGCTGGGCTCTGGACCACTCGCTCCGCTGCATCGAGCGTACGCTGAAGAACTACCTGCTGAAGAGGGTCGGTCTACCGACGCGGTGAGCCCTGTTGACAAATCCACAGGTCGCGTGCTAAAGTATCTCGTATTGGAGGTGAGTATGAACGAGCCGACCGAAGAGGAGATTGCTGAGTACGAGGATCATCTGTGGCATGATGATCGTGGACTCAATCCGGACTGCCGGCACTGCAACCCGGCACTGAATCGGAGTCAGGAAGCGCTGCAGGCGGCGCTGCAGGCTTGGGACCGCGCCTGCAAGGAGGGCTGAGAACATGGGATACGCAAGCGTACTGGACTTCCGCATCCAGGCCGGCGACGACGCGGCCCTGGAATACCACCTGCAGCACAACCATTTCCCGCCGGTCCACCCGGTCTTCATCCCGGTGGCCAAGGAGGCGATCGAGAAGGCTCGCTTCGAGGAGTGGGACGACCAGCTCGTGCTGCCCAACGAGCGCGTGTTGAGCGTGGCCGACATCATCCGGCAGCTGCACCTGGACGCGTTCCTCGACGACCTGAGCGAGGGCTGCTGACTCGTGATCACGCTCGACGTCTCCAGGCTCGACACCAAGCAGACCGAGATCGCGCGCACGCTGCTCTGCGACGACCGCCTGATCAGGTTGGGCACCGACCCGGGTGGCGTGCCTGTCGTCTTGAAGCCGCTCGACGACGTGGACTCGCAGATCGTGATCGACGTCGACGACCGTCCCCCTGTCGACCTGCTGTACCCTCACAAGCGGGGTGTGTGCGTCTACCTCAAGCTCCAGGTTCACGACCCGGCCTGGTACGAGGGCAAGCAGCAGACCGACCTGCTCCTGCTCAGCATGCCGATGCTGCTGGGCGGCTCGAAGATCTACGTGATGGCGCCTGACGAGGATGGTCTGCACACGTTCGCACGCACGATCCTGAGTCGCCCGGACTACGCAGACAGACAGAAGGACCTGGGCTGCTCGTTCATCGGGGCCATGACCTGCCAGGCCAGGGCCGACGCGCTGACGCTGCTCGTCAACCAGGTCAAGGGCATGGCCTACGTCGTGGCCAAGCCAGGCCACGCGACCGCCGACCAGGCGACCGTGCCGTACGACGAGTACATCAAGGTCTCGCGCCGTAGCCGGGTGTGCGCCTCGCTGAACGGCCAGGGTCCGTTCTGCTTGAAGGACGGCGAGCTGTTCAGCAACGCCTGCGCCGTGCTGCGCCAGGACCACCCTGCGCTGCACATCAACTCGCTGAGCCCGCAGCACCGCCGGCAGTGGTTCGTGGCCGCCACCAAGGACATGCCGGACGCAGCCACCGAGCTTCTCGCGAACCCGAAGCTGTGCGAGGAGCTGGCCGTGGCCGGCTGGTCGTACCTGCACAGCGCCTTGTTCGAGCGCCGCTTCGCCAACGTGTACGCGCCCGCGGTGCACACGTTCCTCACCACCGGCAAGCGTGACGACTGCGAGGGCATCTTGCTTGGCAGCTAGGGGTGTCAGAAACCCTCCCGGCGCGCGTCTTCTAGACATGGAAAGCAGAGAGATGACCAACGCCGAGCTGATGGACCTGAAGCACGCGATCGAGGCCGAGTGCGCCCGGTTGGGGGTGACCCCGAAGCAGTACCTGGCGTTCATCGAGAAGCTTCGTCAGGAGGAGGAAGGCAAGTGATGACCACCCAGCAGCAGATCGCAGCCGTCGACCGTGAGCGCGCCCGGGTGCGTACCCGTGCCGCCGAGATCGCCCGTGCTCGCGGCCTGTCGGCCGAGCGCGTGGCCGCGTCAGCCCTGAAGGCGCTGCGCCACGACGACCCCCGGTGCTGCTGGGAGTGCGGCGAGCCCCTGACCGGGGAGAAGCTCGGCGAGGCCCACGCCGCGTGCGAGGCGCGGTACGACGACTACCGCGAGCGCCGGCAGCAGGCCCTGCTGGCCGACGAGCCCTGGCCGCTGGTCGACCTGATCCGCGGCACGCTGTAGGGCGCCGGTCAGCTCTCCGGCAGAGCCCTGACGCAGGCCTCTCGCACGACCTCCTCCTCGTTGGGGAAGGTGCCGTTCGAGGTCTCCAGGTCGACCCAGCGCTCCCCGTCGGTACGGGTGTGAAGCCCGGTCACCGTGGCCTCCTCGCGGCAGCGCGAGTCGAGCGGCCGCCAGACCAGCCTGTCGCCGACGCTCAGAGGCCCTGTCAGCGCGTATCGGCCGGCGTGCTGGGCGTGGCAGAGGATGTGGTGCATGATGCGCTCCACGACGCCCGCAGCGTCTCCGGGGATGTCCCCGACCAGCCCGATCTCGAAGCAGAGCGTGGCGCAGGCCCAGGAGAACCCCTTCCGCTCCAGGTTGTCGACCAGAGCGATCTCCAGGTTGGCACGCATCTTGTCGGACTGCTTCAAGTAGAAGGTGTGAGCCTTCTTGAACTCGTCGGCCTGCTCGAACCCGCCGGACAGGAACCGCGTCGCCTCGTCCAGCTCCCCCAGCAGCTCCAGCCATTCCGCCAGCGTCTGCCACGTCTTCACCTTCATCCGTTCCGACCTCCGTTTCCACCTGTTGAGAGCCCAGCCGGGGACTCCAACCCCGCTCCCCCGCTTACAAGGCGGGCGCGTCGAGCCTCTACGCTTGCCGGGCGCGTGATGTGAGTGCGTATCCGGTGGCAGTTGGAGCAGACCACGTCGCACTTGGCGATCTCAGCCTTGATGCGTTCGACGGCGGCCAACGTGTGCACTTTAGTGGACGATGCCCCTATCGTCAGGACTTTCACTGCACCCTCGCGGTGGTCGAAATCCATGACGCACACAGGGAAACACTGCTGGCAGTCTGCGCATGGCTTACTTTTTGCTTGTTCGATGACCTCTCTGACCAGCGCGCGGCATCGTCGCTGGTGCTCCCTCGCTCGCCGCTTGTACCTGTCAGCGTTCTTGGAGTAGTGCTCCCGGGTGTAATCCCGGACACAGAATTTACACCAGGCGTTGCGGGTGTTGTTCAGCTTGTCCTTGAAGTGGAACGACTCCACCCGTCGAGGCTGCTTGCAGCGGGTACACTCCATGCTCTTGGTAATACCACTGTGTGCTTTCTAATCACAGAGAGCCACACCGGGGACTTGAACCCCGCATCGCCTCCTTACCAAAGAGGTGCCCCGCCATCTGGGCCTGTGCGGCAGAGAGCCCGAGGTCGGAGTCGAACCGACGACCTCCGCGTTACGAATGCGGCGCTCTGGCCAGCTGAGCTACCCGGGCAAGGAGGTCACCATGGCACAAACCGACCGTGAAGATCAACCAGATGGGTCTCCACGTTCGAAGTGTGACGCACTGTGTCAAACCTGTCAGCGCAGTGCGTCATAACTCTCTATTTACAGGATTGTCAGTAGGCGTAGTCCTTCTCTCCCAACGGTCTGAGACCCTCTTGACAGGGGGTGTATAAAGCTCGCACCCTGTTTGGGTTGTGTGATTTTAAAGATTGACGGTCAGTGAGAGTGAGAAAGAGCAGTTCAACAGATCGAGATGAGAGAGCGCAACAGCGAGATCAACAGAGCGAAGAAGAGAAGAGATCAACAGAGAGAAAGAGAGAAGAGAAGAACAAGAACGGGTTGTTGATCACCAGCTCGTTGAAAAGGCCAGAGCTGCGTCCACCTCACGGAGAACCAGGCAGAAGAAGGAGACCTACTTCAAGAAGGTCGAGATCGAGAAAAAGACAAAGGGTTGTAGATTTCCCTTGAAGTCGATTTCCAGATCGAGTAGACGACCCTCCCTCTCTGAAAAACCCAAACGAGTTGGAGGTCTGGTGCTGCAGTTCGAATACGGTGACGTCTACACGAGGTTCACCGGAGAAGCTGAAGATCTCCAGGCCGTACGGAAGATCCTGACTCTCAAAGAGACCAAGAACCAACCAGAAACCTATCTGTTCGAAGACAACCAGTTCCTCACCGGACTCCTACCCTCTCTCTGCAGAAAACTCTCCTCATCGAAGAAACCCATTCCCTACGAGATTGTCGGACAAGAACCTCCTCCTGACCCAGATACCCTCTCTGTAGATCCAAAAATTCTCAGAGGTGTAGAACTCTACGAAGATCAACAAGCCATTGTCTGGAAAGCTCTGTACAACAGAAGAGGATTGATCTGTTCACCAACAGCATCAGGCAAAACGATCATCTCTGCTTCCATCGCGAAGATCCTCGAAGTCAATCAAGGACTCTCTACCCTCATGGTAGTGCCTGGCCAGGCATCCATGGATCAAGCTGCAGAACGCTGGAATGAGTACGGACTCGCACCTGTAGGAAGACTCGGAGACTCACACAGAGAACTCGACAAGTTCCACCTTGTAGCCGTTGTCAACTCTCTTCATGAAGGTCTGAAAAGAAAAGACAAGAGACTGATCAAGTGGTTGGATGAAGTAGGTGTCCTTCTACTGATGGAGACCCATCATCTCCCCTCACGCATGTGGTCGACAGTGGGATATTCTATCTCGGTGCCGTACCGGATCGGACTCTCAGCAACACCATTCTCGACGCAACAAGGCCCAACGACCCCTGACGATTACAGACTCCTAGGAATCACCGGAGACATCTTCGCCTACGTCGACGATGCCACCTTGATGAACCGCGGTCGCACTGCGACCCCACGTGTCCACTTCCTCTCTGCCGGCTCTGAATGGCTCGGCCCTGAGAACAACTGGCACGTGGTTCGAAAGGTTGGGATCAACGAGAACACCACCCGGAACGACATGATCTCAGAGCTGTCCGCCAAGCTCGCCCTGGCCGGCAAGAAGGTACTTGTCCTGGTCAACGAGGTGACGCACGGCAAGCAGCTGGCGAGATCGGTTTCGAAGAGGATGGGCAAGGCCCTCCTCTACAAGGGTCAGTCGAAGCTCTTGAGCTACGCCAACGGCGTGGAGCAGCACACGCAGCACGTGTCCATCACCAACCTGGTGAAGATGCTCCGCGAGATCGAGTTCTACACGGTCATCGGCTCCCCAGCCATCAAGGAGGACGCCGACCTGCCTGAGTGCAACGTGCTCATCATGGCAGGCGGAGGGAAATCCTTCAGGGGCATCATCCAGAAGGCTGGCAGGGTGCTGAGACCGAAGCCGGGTCAGAACAAGGTCGACATCATCGACTTCGAGGACCGGGACTCGTTCGTTCTCCGTGCGCAGTCGAAGCATCGACGGAAGCTCTACAGCGAGAAGTACGCTGGCGCGAAGGGCTTCACGATCCAGGACTACAACAGCGTAAATGGGGTTCTGACAGCAGTCCTCTCGGAGACGTAACCGAGCGGGATGGGGTGTGGTGGACAGTGCAGACAAAGACCTATGGGTACGATGAGGCTTTCCAGGCGAAGGTGGTGGCTCTGGTTCTCCGCGAGCCGACCTTCTTGCCGCAGTACAACCAGGACGTGCTGCCGGCCTACTTCGACGACCCCCACTGTGCCGAGCTGATCTCGGTCGCCAAGGAGTACTACGAGGAGAGGAGCCAGGTCCCGATCTGGGATACGATGAAGATCGAGCTGCTGGACCGCCTGAACAGCAGCGCCAGCTACACGCCGGGCTTCAAGAACGCCTGCATGACGCTGCTGTACGACGTCTACCAGGTCAACATGGACCGGATCTCGCAGGTGGCGGACAAGGTGGTCGAGTTCGCCCGTGCGCGGCAGATGGAGGCCCTGATCTACCAGCTGACCGACATGCTGAACTCGAACCAGCCTGTCGACGAACAGTGGGAGCTGATCGACAAGGCCAGGGTCAACTCGGATGCGGCCGGCGAGGAGCTGGACATCGGCACCAACCTGGTCAACCTGTCGCAGCTGGTCGAGGCCGACGGCCTCTACAACCCGCAGCTGAAGATCAAGACGCTGATCCCGTCGCTGGACGAGATCACTGCGGGCGGCCTGGGCCGCAAGGAGTGCGGTCTGATCCTCGCTCCGACCGGCGCCGGCAAGTCGACGTTCCTCGTCAACATGGGCGCTGCGGCCGCGCTGCAGGGCTTCTCGGTGATCCACTTCTCGGTCAACGAGCTGGAGAACATCGACCTCGCAGTCCGCTACGGCGCTCGCATCACCGGCCTGCCCGTGACCGAGATCACGAGCGGCCGTGCCAAGCCGTTCTTCGCCCAGGCGCTGCGCAACGCGACCCGTGAGCGTGGCCTGAGCCTGGTTTCACAGTACGTGCAGAACGGGACCTCGGTCTCCTCTCTGCGCAGCTTCATCTCCCGTCGCCGCTACAAGCAGGGCGTGGCGCCTGACATGATCATCATCGACAACGCGGACGGCCTGACCTCGTCCAAGAGGGCCACCGACCAGTACTCCGAGCTGGGCCAGGTGTACACCGAGCTGAAGGGGTTGGCGCACGACTTCGGCGTTGCCATCTGGGCCGACTCGCAGACCAACAGGTCCGGCGTCGGTGCGGAGCAGGTCACGCTCGGCATGATCGGCGACTCGTACCGCAAGGCGTGCAAGGCCGATCTGATCTTGACGCTGTCGCAGACCAAGGAGGAGGACGAGAAGAACCTCTGCCGTCTCGTGATGGTCAAGGCCCGCCGCACGGAGCGCGGCAAGACCTCGATCCGCTGCTCGATCGACCGCCAGCGCATGACGCTGCAGGAGGTGGTCGGCGAGCCCAAGACCGAGACCGTGCTGGCGCTCGCGAGCTAGCAGTAGTTGACACACCTTGGGGTCTGGTGCTAAGTCCGCGTGAAGCGGAGCGACAAGCAAGAATGGAGGCAGGCATGGGATTGCTACCAGGCCCCAAGGTCGAGGTCAGCGAATGGCACTCCTGACGCTGGACGAGATGCGCGAGCATCTCAAGAAGCACAAGATGGAAGGCGACAAGTGCGGCAAGTGCGGCTGCACGATCTCGACCACGGTCACCGGCCGGCAGCGTGTCTCGGACGGCTGGCGCTGCGACAACTGCTACTTCGACGAGCTGGGTGAGTTCGTCGAGCAGAACCCGATCGGCGGGCACCTGCGCAGATGAGCCTCTTCGGCAAGTACTGGGTGCACTGCTCCATCTGCGCCAAGGGTGTGCAGGTGGAGGCAGGCGGCAAGCCGATGTGGCGTAGAGAGCCTGGTCTGGCGTGCAGCTTGGAGTGTGCCCACGAACTAGAGCGGCGCGAGTCGCGCGCCGTCATGGGCGAGGACACACCCTCCTACGGCACCGACTCGTGGCGCGCGTGGCGTGCTAGGGGTCAAGACTAAATTCGTAGAAACCCAAACCGTTTGCAGAAAGCGGTTGACAGAAAATTCCGAACAGTGCTAGGCGTGGAGGTCCGGGAAGCGGACTTGTCTGGCGACCGGTCCGTGGTGAGAGAGTGAACCCGGAGTGTCCAAGGCTGGTTCTCCCGGTCTACTCTCTCACCTTCCCGTCCCTCAGATCTCTCGCCCGGCACACCACCGCTCACGCGGTACGAGGGTCGATGCCTGCGGTAGACTACTATCCGGTGCGTGCTCTAGGGCTCGACACCAAGGACGGCAAGCTCACCTCCAGGGGTGGCAACTTCGCCGTCAACTGCCCGAAGTGCGTGAGTCGCGGCGAGCCGAAGCCGGACACCAAGCACAGGTTGCACATCTGTGTCGACCCTGGTGCCAAGGGGTTCGGCTCGTACCACTGCTTCCGTTGCGGCTGGAAGGGCAAGGTCAAGAAGTCGACCGACCTCGACGTGTCGCTGCTGGCCGGCAGACGGCTGCGGCAGCGCAACGAGATGGACGCTCTGATGGCGTCCGAGAGGAAGGTCGAGGCGCAGGAGAAGGCGCGAGCCAGCGTCTCTCTGCCCGAGGACTTCGTCAGGCTGCACCCTGGGCTGCACGCCTACGACTACATGATCAAGCGCGGTGTGACACCGGAGGACATCGAGTACTACCAGCTCGGTGTCGCCGGTGGCCGCATCGTGTTCCCCGACTACGACGAGCACGGCAAGCTCTGCTACTGGGTCTCCAGGTCGTACGACAACAGCAACCCGAAGTACCTGAACGCGACGACCACGGTCCGCGACGAGCAGATCTACAACTACGGCCGCTTCGTGCGCGAGGGGTTCCGTGTCGGCACTCTGGTCGAGGGTCCGATCTCCAGCATCGTCGCCGGCCGTGACGCCTTCGCCGCGTACGGGACGGCTATCACGCCGCACCAGATCGAGCGCATCTTCGCTCTCAAGCTGAAGAGGCTCTACCTGTCGCTGGACCCGGACGCGCGCAAGAAGGCTGTCGAGTACGCCAAGGTCCTTGTGCGCGGTGTCGAAGAGCTGTACCTGGTGCCGGTCCCGAAGCTAGAAGACCCAGCCAGTATGGGGAGAGAGGCCTACGCCGAGTTCCGCGCAGAGAACTCTCTGCGGTACACGTCGTCGACCAAGGACGTTGTCGCGAAGTATTTGCTTGCAGCTTGAACGGAGGTAGTGGTGCAGGAGAGGAATGAGATCGACGTCGTCGTCGACCAGGCGGTCCCGACCAAGGAGACGGAGCTGGTCTTGCACGACGAGCAGACGCGGACGCCGATGGTGAAGATCACGGTCGGCGAGCAGTTCTGCCTCAAGGGTGTCTGGTTCGAGGTTAGCGAGGTGGCCGAGGGTCAGCTGACCATGCAGGCGCGAGGCTACACCGGGCGCAAGCTCAAGGAGCTGGCGCAGCGGGTCAAGGATCAGCGGTCCGGGAAGGACAAGCGGAGAGGCTGATGTCCCTCGCCGAACGCTGGGCCGACTGGTGCGAGGAGATGGCACTCGGTCGGGTCGCACCCGAGCTGTGGCCGTCGATCATGGCGGTCTACAACAACCCGCTCAGGCACTACCACACGGGCGAGCACATCAAGGACGTGATCGGGCGACTCGACGAGCTGTACCGAGCCGGCTACACGCTCAATGTCTGGCCCAACGTCTACATGGCGGCCGTGTTCCACGACTTCGTGTACGACCCGCGCTCCAAGCAGAACGAGGAGGACAGTGCGCTGGTCTGCTACTCGATCACCGGCTCCGTGATCAGCCGCAACCTGGTGCTGGCCACCAAGCACACTGGGCTCGGCGAGTCCCGCGCAGCTGCCGCTCTGCTTGACGCTGACCTGGCCGGTCTCGGAGCCGACTTCGACACCTTCTGGGAGGTAGGGCTGCAGATCAGGCGGGAGTACGCCTTCGTGCCGCTCGAAGCCTTCGTGCGCGGCCGCACCGCGTTCTACGAGTCGATGCTGAAGAGGCCGATCTTCTCGACCGACTACTTCCGAGAGAAGTTCGAGGACCGGGCCAAGGACAACATGCGCCAGGCCATCGACTGGATGCGCATGGGAAGGATGATCGACGCGTGAGACGCAGAACCTTCCTCAAGGCCTTCATCGGCGTCCTCGCCGCAGCGGCCGCGCCCAAGCTGCTCAAGGAGCCTGCTGCAGAAGGCAAGCTGCTAAGCCAGCCGGTCTACCTGCACCAGGAGTTCCCCGGCCAGAGCTACCGCGACGCCGGCTACGTCTACGCCCCGTACATCCCGCTCTACACGACGCCAACCGTGATGGTCGACGACTTCATTGAGAGCCGCGGGTTGGCCACACACTACGGCAAGAAGGCCATCAACCAGGACTTCTACGCGACGAGGGCGCTCTGAGTGGAGTTCGAGGAGTACAAGGAGAAGCTGGTCGGTCGCAGGTTCACCGACGAGCAGATCGAGGCCGCCTGGCGCTCCAGAGACCGCTGCGACCTGTGCCCCAAGTTCCTCAACGATCCGTGCACCGGCTTCGTCATGACCAGGGACAACGGTGCCGCCGAACCCAAGCTGCTCGTGATCGGAGAGGCTCCTGGGGGTGAGGAGGCGCAGCAAGGGACCTGCTTCGTCGGCCCGGCCGCCAGGCATGGCAAGAACCTGATGGAGAAGGCCGGCGTGCCGATGGACCAGGTTAGGTTCACCAATGCCGTGCGCTGTTTTCCTCATGACGACAACGGGTCTCCGGAGCCGCCGGACGAGCGCGACGCCATGGCCTGCATGCCGTACCTCTTCGACTACATCGACGAGGTGAGGCCCAAGGTCCTGTTCACCTTCGGCAAGGTGCCGACGCAGCTCATCCTCGGCCAGTCGGTGGCCATCACCAAGATCGCCGGCAACATCTTCCGCACCAAGATCCGCGGCCGCGAGTACTACGTGGTGCCCTCGATCCACCCCTCTGCCGACCTCCGCAGCGGCGGCAAGCACGCCGGCAACATCATGGCCGCAGCGGCGCGAGCCTGGGGCCTGGTGGACGAGAAGGAGGTGCCGGTCACCACCTACTGCCACAACGACACGTTCGAGGCCGCCGAGTACCTTCGAGGCCTGCTGCAGCAGTACAAGGACGGCAAGATCGACCGCGTCGCCTTCGACATCGAGTTCGACACGCTGCTGTCCGAGGACAGGGACGAGGCCGACAGGCTCGGCACGCTCGACCTCTTCGACCCCGAGAAGCACCTCGTGGCCGTCTCGTTCGCGACCTCGAAGGAGGAGGGCCACTGCATCCCGCTCGACAGCGCCGAGTCGCAGACCGACTGGCGCTCTCTGCTGCCGCTGATCGGTGAAGTGGTCACGACGATCCCGGTCGTGGTGCACGGCTTCCTCAAGGCCGAGGGGCCGTGGGTGCGCGAGAAGATCGGCGTCATCCCCAAGCTCAAGTACGACACGATGCTCATGTCGTACACGCTCTACATGCGGTCCACGACGCACGGCCTGAAGCGGCGCGCAGCGGAGGAGCTAGGCTGGCCGGACTGGAGCGTCGAGGGTGACGCCTGGTTCAACAGTCAGCCGCCTGCCAAGCGCACGTACCGCAACCTGCCGATGAAGTACCTGGGCAAGTACTCGGCCATCGACCCCGCGGCCACGTGGGGCCTGATGGAGATCTACGAGCCCATGATCACCGAGGCAGGCGACGGCATCCGTGTCGTGCCCGGGACGAAGCCCGGAGAGGGCGGCCTGTGGCCGACGTACTACCGACGCCACAACACCACCTTGACGATGTTCGAGATCGAGTACCGCGGCAACCTGGTGGACCTGGACGCGCTGGCCAGTCACAGGGAGACGTACCCGGAGATCACCAAGGGTGCGCTCGAAGAGATGCGCAGCTTCGACATCGTCAAGCAGTACGAAGCGCGCACTGGCGAGCCGTACAACCCGAACTCGTCGCAGCAGGTGGCCGACGTGGTCTACGGCATGTTCGGTGCGCCGGTGACGGCCATGAACCCGGAGATCAGGCGGACAGACAAGGACTTCACGTACCACTACCCGGGCGAGCTGAAGGCTGGGCAGACGGAGCTGGACGAGTTCGGCCTCAACTTCGAGAAGCGCAGCTACTGGGTGGGCGCTCTGAGCGGCGAGGTTGGCGGTGAGCGGGTCGAGATCGTGGAGACCAAGCCGACGATCAAGTTCAAGAACCCGCTGATCTACGACCACAAGAAGCCGGTGCCGTTTACCCGAGGCACACCGTGCACGGACGACGACCAGATGGTGCGTGCGCTGCGCGAGTCGTTCTGCGTGAAGTGTGGCGGCCGCAAGGTGCTCAAGGAGAACGAGGACGACCCGGGCAGACCGTGCGACGGCTGCGACGCAACAGGCAAGAAGGCCGAGCGTGCCGAGCTGTTCCGCTTCCTGACGGCGCACAGGCTGTACAAGAAGGCCGGCAAGGCGCTCAACGACTACTTCAACACCGTGGCCGAGAAGCTGCTGCCTGGGACCAACAAGCTGACGTGCAACTACATCGTGCACGCGACGCAGACCGCACGCATGTCGACCAAGAACATGAACGTGCACAGCTGGCCGTACCACAGCGACGTGCGCCGGTTGCTGGTCTCGAAGTGGAAGTCCGAGGGCGGGCTGATCGCCTCGCTCGACGAGTCGCAGATTGAGATGCGCGTGCTTGCCTCGCTGACCGGGGACGAGAACTTCATCCGCGCCTACCTGCTCTGCAGCAACAAGGAGTGTGGCAAGCTCGGCACCAAGAGCGACGGCTCCAAGTGCAAGGAGTGCGGCTCGAAGCTGGGCATCGACCTGCACCAGAGCATCGCGGCCGTGATCTACGGCAAGGCCGAGAAGGACGTGCTCAAGGAGGAGCGAGCCTACGCCAAGGCAGTCGCCTTCGGTCTGGTCTACGGGCGCGGTGCCGACAGCATCGCCGACGACACCGGCATGTCTCTGGAGGAGGCCCGCCGCGTGATCGCGACCTTCTACGAGAGGTACCCGACCGTCAAGCAGTGGGTCGAGCGGCAGCACGCCCTCTTCGACGAGGAGGAGTACGTCTACTCGGCCATGGGCACCAAGATCTTCTACAAGAACGCCGGTGCCAGGGCTCAGGAGCTGATCCACAAGGACGGCTGCACTCGCTGCCAGGCCCACGACAAGACCATGTGGCAGCACCGCCGCTCCTGCCCGACCTGCAAGAAGAGGGACTACTCACTCAAGTGTGAGGAGCAGTGGGAGCTGCGTCAGCAGGGTTGCCCTGTGCTGCGGGACTTCCGCCGCAAGGTGTCCGAGGGTCACCGCACGGCGCAGAACTACCCGGTGCAGAGCCCGGCTGCCGAGGTCGTGCTTGACGCTCTGATCGGTGTGCACCGCGAGATGAAGGACCGCGGTCTCCGGTCACACCCGTGGCAGACGACGCACGACTCGATCGTCTTCGACATCCATCCGGAGGAGCTGTTCGAGGCCGTCACGCTGGCCAAGAGCTTCATGGAGGACAGGGCGCAGACGGCCAACAACGACTGGCTGGAGGTGCCGCTGATCGTGGACGTCAACCTTGGCACCAGGTGGGACGGCGACCTGTCGGTCAAGAGCTTCGACCCGGACAAGAGGACGCTGCACGTCGAGGGCGCCACCGAGTACTACGAGGAGACCGTGGCACAGCTTCAGATGAGCTACTCGGTGCGAGAGGAGATCGTCAAGCGCGGAAAATCCAAGCCGCCGGAGGAGATCATCTCGCGCAAGGGGTTCGAGGGTGGAGCGATCCTGTCCGGCCGTCTGGACACGGTCGAGGCCATCCTGGAGTTGTCGTGAGGCCTCGAAGCCTCACACAAACCGCTTGACAGGACTCGTAGACCTGTGTTAAACAGTGGCCGTGGGTGAGGACTTTATCATGGAGCCGTCAGCGGCCTGATGACCTACGCCTCCCACAAACCGCTTGACAAGAGTTGCGAAACAGTGCTAAGAGTGTGGTGCGGCCAGACCAGGTTTGTCGTCTAGCGACCTGCGAATGGCAGCCGCACAACAGGGTTGGACCATCAGTTGGTTGCCTGAGTGGCCGAATTGCTCTAGCCCAACCCGCGGAGAAGGAAGAATGAAAGAAACGAAGCCGAAGAACCAGACGAAGACACCTCAGAGTCAGAGCAGAGGGCCGGTCACGCCGCCGCGTTCACCCAAGGCCAAGATCCCACCCAAGCCCAAGCCCCCAAAAGAGGAGACCCAGGCCCAGCGGCAGAGGCGGCTCCTGATCGAGGCGACCGACAAGGCGATCGCTGAGGCTCGTAAGGGTCTCAATGGTTGTGCCGCGGAGGTCCTAGCCAGGATGTTGCGGGAGGACCGCGAGCTGTTCGACGCGTTCCACGACAAGCTCGTGCGTGCGTGCCGGGACTGGATCACCGATCGGCAGGTCGACATCCGGAAAGAGATCGAGGAGGAGATGCGGCTCCGAGCAGCCGAGGGGCGCTCGCTCAGTGGTGTCCCCTCCGCGAACCCTCCGACCCGGGGCCAGAAGGACTACGAGGAGTCGCCGCCACTCAGAGGGGTTGACTCCGAGCCCCCTCGAATCCGTACCTGGTACGAGTACCCGCTGCCGATCAAGGACTACCCGATCCTCGGCGAGTCGACACCGGAGCAGCGCGCTGCAGCGCAGCGCTACTACCGCAGGATGGGCAAGGCGTACTTCATCCGGGCCGACTTCCTCGGCGCGGTGGAGGATGGTGTCCAGGCCGGCAAGAAGCTGACCAACGAGTTCATCCAGGAGTGCGCCGTGCAGGTCGGGCTCTCGCAGGACGACGCGCAGAAACCCGAACCCAAGATCTAGAAACCGTTTCGGAAGTGCCTAAGGGGCCTGAGGTACTGAGCTTGAGCGTGGTGGCCGATGATGCCGTGCCTGTAGTGGCCACGTATTGAACGCCACCCAGCTCAACTAGACAACGAAGCCCAAAGAGCACATTACAAATACGTCAAGATAAATGTGGCCAGATCCTGGTTGTCGGTATGCGACTTAGTGTCAGGTGCCACATCGAAGTCAGCGGCCAGGGCATCAACGCCTTCTGAGGCCAACTATGGTGCGCCGCTGCGATTTCAAAACAAGAAGGAGTAGAGCAGATGAACGAAGACGAAGAACTTTTCGAAGACGACGAGAGCGACAGCAGCAAGAAGTGGGTGTGGACGGACTGGCACGACAACACGCCGAGGGATTTGTGGGACCTCGTCGAGCACTATCGTACCCGAGTCGGCCTGCACCGCGCCGAGAAGCGGTTGACTCTGCAGATCAAGGCTCTGTGCCGCTACCGCTGCAAGGGTGACAAGAAGGCCGCCGCGCCGGTGTTCACGCAGATGGAAAAGGACTTCAACAACGGCGTCCTCAACGATCTGGAGGCGTACGCACTGTTCACCGGACTCGAAGCAGTCCGTGAGGGCCGGAAGGCTTCGGAGCGCTCCCTGATCAACGAGGCCAAGAAGCTGCCGATCGCGACCTGGCCAGCGTCCGTGCCGGGGCTGAACCTTCTCTCGCTGGCACAGCTCGTGGCCGAGATCGCCCCGCTGGCACACAAGGTGCGCGACGGTGAGATGGCCCGCGGCCGTCAGGAGGCCTGCGTGTGGAAGCGGCTCGGTGTCGGACTGATCCAGCTGGAGGGTGAAGACCCTCAGAGGCAGCGCAAGGCGATCAACAAGGGCCTCGCGGAGCTGATGGGGTACAACCCGAGCCGGCGATCGGTTCTCTACGTCATCGGGGACAACCTGATCAAGACGGGTGGTAACAAGAAGGCCGCCAAGCCGAGCGTCTACTACCAGCTGTACCTGACCCGCAAGGCGTACGAGCAGGAGAAGCACCCGGACTTGAAGCCGAAGCACATCCACGTGCGCGCGAAGCGGTACGTGGAGAAGAAGCTCGTGCGTCACCTGCTTGCTGAGTGGAACAAGGCTGTGTGCAAGGAGAACGCAGCGGCCGCCTGAACTACGACTAGAGGTGCGACCAAGCTGTGTGTGCCTGTAACGGCCAGCAACGCACTGTCGACCTCTTAAACCTTTCAAAGCTGGGTCAGCCTTCGCTAGCCGTTTAGCGGCCTTTGAAGCTCAACCCAGCACAACTTGAAGTTGCGGTCTTCGGAGCGTAGCCGTTAGCGGCCAATTCACGGGTACCGCAACCAAGATCGAAGTGCGGCCAAGCTGATGCAGTCGTAAGCTACCAGTAGTATGCAGCCGCAACAACTTGGTGTGACCATTATGATAAAGCCTGATGAGGCCAAAACTAGGGTGTCACACCAATACTTAGAGACAGGGTCCGATTCAGCGAACCTTAGTGGTCAATTCTACCGAACCCTGAAGGCGGCCGACGCGAGCCAGTCTGCAGAGACTAAATGCATCCTGCCGCCAGAACCTTGAAATAGTGTGGCCGACGGCTCGTAGTCGCCAGCGACCTTACCCCGGTAGCCACACTTAACTAAAGCATAACCATGGCCAAAGTCTTACCGCCTGAAAGAGGCCAGACGGTCTCCGCCATGGTGTTGAACTTTGACCGGCCAGCGCACCTGAACCTGTAGAGGTCTTCAAGAATCAGCCGGTCAACACTTTACTCAGGCCGATGCCGAACCGCCTGCAGTGGCCAAGCGCCCCGAGCCTGGGCACCTTAGTCAGAACCTTGAAATAGTGCGGCCAGCACTACTATGTCTGTAGAGACCTGTCGGCTTGTGCCGCACTTTATCTTGACCGGCCTCGACCACTGTGCCTGAAGTGGCCCTGGTCTACCTGCCGGTCAACACTCTACCTGGGCCGTGGAGGAGTCGCCTGCAGTGGCCAATCCGATCAAGCCCGGGTACCCTTCGGAGATCATGATCAACCGAGTTCGTGCTGTCTGCTACAACGAAATGCAGGACGACTGGCGTCGCCACCTGGCTGACCCTCACACCCACCTGGTGTCCGTGATCGACACCAAGGGTACGGTGATCCTGCCCCTGGACGCACCCAGGACGATCACGCTCCGCTTCGACGACATCGCCGCCGGTGAGCGGAAGTCGTTCGACTGGGAGCGCGCCATGACCGCGGACCAGGCAGCCATGCTGGTCGACTTCCTGGACGAGGTCCACGAGAAGCCCAGGGCCTGCGAGGTGGTCATCAACTGTACGGCCGGCGTCTCCCGCTCCGGTGCGATTGCCACGTTCTGCTTGGAGAGGTACAAACCGTTCGGGCTCAGGTTCAGGGAAGAGAACCCGAACATCAAGCCCAACCAGTACGTGCTGCGGCTGCTGAAGGAGCAGGCGGCAAGGAAGGATGCGCGAGATGAGCGACCCTCAGTCCATCAGCTGGCGCCCGGCCGTCTACACCGAGGCTGACAGGGCGCTCGATCAGTGCCGTGAGTGGCTTGCGGAGATCTCGATCGAGGGCCACCTGCTGCACGATCTGGCTTTCAGGCTGGAGCCGGACGACAACTGCCTCTTCCTGCAGGTCACGTTCGCGGCCAACGACATCGACACCGGCCGCTTCAAGGTGCAGCAAGGCCGCAAGTGGCGCGTGTCCTACTACTGCTGCAAGTCCGAGTTCGTCCGCACGGCCTACAAGGCGTTCGAGGCTGCTGTGCTGCACGAGATGCAGGAGAACTTCAAGTACCGCGGCCGCAGCATCTACGGGCCGCACATCGACCCGGACGCGTTGTGGGAGGCCTCTGCTATCCTGGATAGCCGGGCCTGACCCGTGGTGCGCGCGGGGTAGCTGCCTGGGTGTAGCGGGCGACTTCAAATCGCTGTCACTGGGAGTTCGATTCTCCCCCCGCGCTTTTGCCGGTCGACAACACAAACCTCTTGACTGTTTCATCAGAACGGTGCTAGGACCCCACGCAACATGGAGCAGACGATGATCAACTGCTGAGTACGGGCACCACCGCGGCAGCCAGTGGCTGGAAGGTTCTCGACATCAACCTTTACCTACTGGGGGTCCATCATGGACAAGCTGCCGCTCAATGTTTGGCAGGCGAACTTCAAAGACAAGCAGCACTACCTCGACTTCCGAGCCCGGTGGTCGAAGCTGTGCAGCCCCACACCGTATCCCGGTCGGCCTGAGCTGACGCCGACCCACTACCTCGTATACGCAGCTCTTCGCGGCCGTGACTGGCGACGAGGTTTCACGCCGATCACCAACCCGCACAAGCTGGCCAACGGTGGCCGCGACGACCAAGGCTGGGTCCACGCGCTGCGAGCGCTGCACTCGACCTGGTCGGAGAACTGGATCATCTCGGTGTTCGATGGGCTGGTGACGAGTGAGATGCTGGCCAGGGTCAGAGCCATGGTCCCGACCTGGGACTGGCGCAACGGCCCGTACCCCAGCAAGCTCGAAGACGCCTACGTCAACGTCCCCGAAGCCCCGTGAAGATCCCGTACATCTACGTCTTCGTGAGAGCTGACATCCCGGTCATCGGGCAGCTTGTCCAAGTCGGGCATGCTTGCTACCAGGCCGGGGCTCAGTTTGGTCAAGAGGAAGTTCCGCACCTGATCCTGATTGGGGTGCCGGACGAGGAGAGTCTCCTGGGAGAGGCGAGGCGGGTCCAGAGACGTGGTATCCGCATCGAGGTCTTCCACGAGACCGGGGTGGTGTACGCCGGGAGAACTGACCCGGTCAGCGGCTACACCGCGGCTTGCACAGAGCCGCTGCGGGGGGACGTGAGACGGTGGTTCAAGCGCTACGAGTTGTACTCGCTCTAGCGGTCCTGTCGGGCTGCTCCTCTTTCATGACGGAGTATCCGACCCAGGACGCCTACCGTGCGTCGCTGGAGGTGCGGTATGCCTCCGGAGTTCTCCCTCCGGAGGCATACTCGAATCGAGCTGAACGGAATCGAGTCGTCGATGAGTTGGTTTGGACCATTGACAACGACTTCCAGAACTATGTAGAGAGCCTCTACGCATCTGGCGCACTGTTCGACACGATAACTGACTTGGTGATTCTTGGAGCCGCGTCAGCCTCTACTGTGGCTGGCGGGGAGGGAGCCAAGACGATCCTGTCTGCTGTCGCTGCGGGTGTGACGGGTGCGAGATCAACTATCAACAAGAACTTCTTTGCAGAACAATCCAAAGTCGCACTGATCAGCAAAATGAAAGAGATGCGAGCACGCACACTACTTCGAATCGAAGAGGGGAAGCGAACGCCGATCTCTGTCTACCCGATGTCGCAGGCCATGGTCGATCTGCAGGCGTACTACTTCGCCGGCAACATCCTATCGGCCTTGCAGGACATCACCCGGGAAGCTGGTGAAGGTCTCACGCAGCAGCAGGAAGCTCTGCGTCTGATCCGCCGGCAGGCAGACGACGCGCAGTAAAAAAAGCCAATTTTTAGCTAGACATACACGAAGCCAACTCATAGTCAGTTTGTGGTTGTGGTGGAGGAGAGGGTTTCCGTGGTTGAAGTGACTGAAAGGGTTGTTGATGAAGAGGTTCGAAGAGCTGGAGTTGCTTCGAGGCGCTGTCGCTGCAGTTGAGAAGTTCTTTCCCGAGTGCCCGTTCCTGTCCGAGGAGGAGAAGGCCAGAATCCTCCGCATCCCGATCGACATGGCCGCCGGTGACGCCGACAACCTCGAAGAGGATCGGTCGCGCCACATGCGGCTGGAGGTCGAGATCTCCTGGCTGGACGCTACCCTGACCTACCTGGTCGAGGAGGCAAACCAGCAGGCGGAGAAGCTCCGCGGCGACATCATCGTCCGGAACACGCAGGGCAGGGACAAGGCCCCGGCAGAGCACATCCTCAAGGGTGTGATCGCAGCCGACACGGACTACGCAGCATGGCGCGAAGAGGCCGCCAAGCGCGAGAGGCTCAGGAAGTTCGTCAGCGGGCTCGCGTTCGCGATGGGCCGCCGCAACGACATCCTGAAGGACTTGTCCCGCGAGCAGAACGCCCGCGTCGGGCAGTAAACCAAGAGAAGTCAAGAGAGGAATTTGAAAATGGCAGGAAGTTACAGAGGTTTGGATTTCGGCAAGCTGAAGACCGAGGCCGCGAGGATCGACGAGCGGGCTGCGAACCGTGAGAACGGCAGCAACCGCAAGGTGTTCCCCAAGGAGGCCTTCTACAACCTCGATCAGGGTGAGCACGACATCCGCATCCTGCCCCCGGGCTACGAGGACGTCGAGTACATCCCGGGCGGCAAGATCGCGATGCTGGTCTTCGACCACAACAACGTCCCTGGCGACGTGGTCAACCCGAAGACCGGCCGCAAGGACAAGTACCGCTGCCCGCGCGCGACGTACCCGGAGCTGGGCATCCCGTGCCCGATCTGCGCCGCGCTCTCCGAGATGTGGGAGTGGTTCAAGGCTGCCGGCCTGACCGACGCCGAGCAGAAGAGCAAGAAGAGCAACTACTACATGCGCCGCAAGGCGTACGTGAACGCGATCGTGCGCGGCGACAAGACGCTGCGCGACCTGGAGTACCAGGGCCAGGTTCTGCGCGCCCCCAAGGTGCGCATCATCGGCATGCCGGTGGCTGCGATCTACGAGCCGCTCGTGCAGGCCATGGTGCAGACCGACGACGACACCGGTGACTACATCATCGGCGACATCACCAACCCGGTGCGCGGTCGCGACATCCGGATCACGGTCAAGGGCACCGGTCTCGACACCGAGTACAAGCACCTGATCCGTGACCGCAGCGAGCTGCACAAGGACGAGCGCGTGGCCGAGGCGCTGATGGCCGACGGCTACAAGATCTCGGACATCTTCTCCGTGCCGACCGACGCTCAGTTGTCCCGCATGCGTGTCGTGGCCGACCGGCTGCGCACCAACGTGATCGGCTCCCCGGTCGAGCCGATGGCCATCATGGACGACGGCAGCAAGGTGCCGCCGGGAGAGGCCGAGCCGACCGAGCTGTTCACCTCGTCACGCCCGAGCTGCTACGGCAACCACGTCCCGAAGCACCGCAAGTGCCTCATCTGCCCGGTCGAGCAGAACTGCCTCTCCGAGGACGAGACGCAGGCCAAGGACATCGCCGAGCGCAAGAAGTTCCACGGCATCACCGCCTGAGGGCAACGTGCTCGTCATCGTAGACGGCAACCACCTGCTACACCGTGTCTGCCGGGTGGACAGCCTCACGGCTCTCCAGGCCCCGGAGCACGGTGGCAAGTGGGGAGGGGTGTTCGGCTTCGTGCGTTCGCTGCAGTACGCGCTGCGCAACGCCGATGCCGACCGCTGCGTCGTCGTCTGGGATAGCGGGCTCTCCGAGCGCCGGCTGAATCTCTACCCGGAGTACAAGTCCCATCGTCGCGGCAAGCCGCAGACGCAGAAGGACATCGACTACAAGCTCAACTTCAACTTGCAGCAGGTCTACGTGAAGGAGGTTCTCCCTCTGCTGGGGATCTCCATGCTCTCCCTGAAAGGTAGGGAGGGTGACGACCTGATCTGGTCTGCAAGAGAGGTGGGGCGACGGGTAGGGCTTCAGCCGGCCGTGGTGATCTCGGAGGACAAGGACTTCTACTTGATCGTCGACGAGACCACGATTCTCTACCGACCGATCAGGAAGATCTACGTCAACCGGGAGAACTTCGAAGAGGTGACCGGCATCCCGTATGGCAGGGCGACGTTGTACAAGTCCTTGCTCGGTGACAGCGGCGACTACATCAAGGGTGTGCCTGGTGTGGGTCCGGAGACCGTCAAGGAGGTCGTGCTCAACTGCCCGGACACGGACTGGGACTCAGTCGAAGCCTTCTGCAGGAAGCACAAGAGTTCCCGGGTCAAGAAGATCGCCGAGAGCATGGACATCGTGAAGAGGAACTACGACCTGGTCACACTGGGTTTGGAGACCTTCACCGAAGAAGAACAGCAGACAATCGAAGACGTCATCACAGTAAAGAGGCCGGTCGACTTCAACGAAGCTCTGAAGCTCTTCATGCAGATGGAGTTCAAGAGCATCACCAAGACGTTCACGGAATGGATGGTGCCCTTCGTGTCGATCGGAGCCCGCTGGGGAAGAACAAGGGTGGCTTGATGAGGGGTAGCAAGAAAACGGCGCCGGCCGACTCCGCCAGGTTGGATGCGCTGCGGTCGGTCGTCACGGATCTCAACAAGATGTTCAAGGAAGAGGTCGCGACCGTGGCCTCCGAGGGTGGTGGGCTTCTCGGCGACGTCAAGAAGTTCGTCTCGACCGGTGTGTACCAGCTGGACCTGGCGCTCCGCGGCGGCATCCCGCTCGGCCGCGTGGTCGAGGTCTTCGGCTGGCCGTCGGCCGGCAAGACGACGCTCTCGATGCAGATCGCGGCCCAGTTCCAGAAGGCTGGCGGCGTGGTCGTGCTCTTCGACTCCGAGTTCGCATGGGAAGAGGAGCGCGTCCGCAAGATGGGCGTCGACCCGGCAGCCATGCTCGTGATGAAGAACGGCAACGTCATCGAGGACGTGTTCGAGCAGTCCGAGGCGATCATCAAGAAGCTCAGGTCGGTCGAGGGCATGGAGGACGTGCCGATCCTGATCATCTGGGACAGCTACGCCATGTCGGACACGCGCATCGCTCAGGCCGAGGATGCCAAGGACGAGATCGCGACCGCCAAGCCCAAGGCGCTGCGCAAGGGGCTGCGCCGCTTGACCAAGATCATGAACAACATGGACGTGACCTTCCTGGCCGTGAACCAGATGGTCAACGGCCCCAGTGGGCCGAGCACTCCAGGGCCGGCGTTGCAGTTCGCGGCCTCGATGCGGATCAAGGTCGCCAAGCTGCTGACCCTGAAGTCGGACACGGTCGGCCCGATCGGCATCCAGGTGGGCGCCTTCGTCGAGAAGAACAAGGTCTCCGGAGCCATGCCCAAGGCCTTCGACGTCAAGTTCCCGATCTTCTACGAGGGCGGCGTCGACGAGGACGCGGCCATGCTGGAGTACCTGGGTGCGCTGAGCATCCCTCAGGTCAAGAAGGCCGGGGCCTGGTACACCCTGAACGCTCCGTCAGGGGTGATCAAGACCCAGGCTCGCGAGGCGCGAGGCAAGCTGGACCAGGACCCGAAGGCCAGGGAGTGGCTGAGGACGATCGTCAAGGCCAACTTCCTCAGGAACCCGGCCGAAGCCGTCACGGAGGGGTAGATGAAGCCGGCCCTCGTGCAGAGCATCCCGACTGACTACTCGGCGGAGCGTCTCACCGAGAAGCACACCCCGGAAGGTGTGAAGACCTTCGCGGTCTTGAAGGACTCCGTGTTCGGAGTCTTGGAGGGGCGGATCTTGAAGCAGGGTGACTGGGTGCTGACCGACCGCGAGGGGCGCAAGCACACGGTGACGGACAAGTACTTCAGAAAGCACTACGAGCCGATCGACCCAGAGGCCAAGGGTGAGATCGAGCAGTTCGGCGAGGAGGAGTAGGTGAAGTTCCGCAGGCTAGTCGCCGACGAAAACTCGGAGCGTTGGGATCGGCAGAGGTGGCAGGAGATCTCTCTCACGATCCACATGATGCGCACTGACTGCGACATGTCGTCTGAAGAGATCCTGCGCGAACTTCAGAAGTACAGGGATTGCTTCCCTGAAGACATGCAGGACGAGCCGCTGCCGTCCACCATGCGTGTTCTGCAACACTTGATGTGGGGTATTCACATCGGCGTTGTGGAGCCCAAGGACGACCGCGTGCAGGTGGAGGAGTAGGTGGAGCTGATTGCAGGAGAGGTCTACACGGCGGTCGACAAGATGCTCTCGCAGCACGGGCTCGCCGATGCTTGGTACTACGACAAGTACGACGGCAGGCTCAACAAGCGACTGTTGCGTGCGAGCCTGAAGAGCAAGACCAGCTCGCGGTACTTCGAGGTGCGCGTGCACACGAACGCGGGCAAGACGAACGACGAGTTGATGGTCAATCAGCAGGACGTGGACACGTTGCTGAGGATGAGGAAGGAGGTGGAGTAGGATGCCACAGTTCAGGAAGAAGCCGGTTGTGATCAGCGCGGAGCGCTTCCACAACGGACACATCCCGGATGGGATGAAGCTGATCGGAGAGGACCCTGAGCTGCCGACCGCGGTGCACACCGAGGACGGCATGAAGACGCTCACCCCTGGCGTGGACGGCTGGATCGTCACGCTGGAGGGCGGCTTCCACGTGACCCCAGGCGACTGGGTGGTCACGGGTATCAAGGGCGAGAAGTACAGCTGCAAGGATGACATCTTCCGTAACAGCCACGACGCGGTCGATGCTGAGGGTGAGGCTGCGTTCGCAGCCTGAAGGACGGGTGGTCGCATTCTGCGGGTGACCGCGTCGAAGGTGCACGACACACACTTGGGTCACCGGGCCGGCTTGGAGCCGGCCCGCCACCCTTGAAACAAGCAAGGAGGTACGATGAAGTTCAATGCAGTTGGTGATCGCATTCTGGTGCAGCCGCTCCCTCAGGCAGAGGTCAGCCCGGGTGGGATCTTCATCCCGGACTCAGCCCAGCAGCCGCAGATGTACGGCAAGGTGATCTCTGCCGGCGCGGGCAAGCTGAACAAGGACGGCTCGCGCGAGGAGCCGCTCGTCAAAGAGGGCGACGTCGTCCTGTACCCGCTCTACACGGGGCAGGACATCATCATCGACGGCGTCCCGTACATCGTCTTCCGCGAGAACCACATCATCGGCGTCGTGGAGTGATCACCAAGATCAAGCTCACGAACTTCCAGTCTCACAAGGACACTGAGCTGGAACTTCACCCTGGTCTGAACGTCATCTACGGCGAGTCGGACCAAGGTAAGACGGCCATCCTGCGTGCGCTCACGTGGGTGATGACCAACAGGCCCCTGTCGAACAGGTTCCTCATGCGCGGTGCCAAGGAGTGCCGCGTCGAGATCACCACCGACAAGGGCACTGTCGTTCGTGAGCGGCGACGTGGCTTCAACGGCTACATCGTCAATGGGGAAACCTTCAAGGAGATCGGCTCGTCCGTGCCGCCGCAGGTGGCCGAGGTGCTCAATCTCGGCGAGATCAACCTGCAGCCGCAGCTGTCCCCGTTCTTCTTGATCACGCAGAGCCCAGGTCAGATCGCGCGCTACATCTCGGAGCTGCTCGGCTACGACGTGATCGACCTGGCGCAGTCCGAGTGCAAGAGCAGGCTCACCGCTGCAACGTCGCTGGTCAACGAGACCAGCGCTTCCATGCAGCAGGTCAACGAGCAGCTGGACAAGCTGTCTGTAGTTGACGAGCTGCAGGAGTTGCTGGCCCAGGCCGATGAAGCCGACGAGCGCCGAGCCGGGCTGGTCGAGCAGAAGGCCAGGCTGGAGTTCAACCTCAACGAGGCCGCTGAGCAGAGCGTGGCCATCGAGAGCTACAGGCGTACGTTGGACGGCGTCGAGCAGGTCAACGATCAGCTCACCGCCTTCGTCGGCGACGCCGAGGCTCTGGTACGCGAGCATCACCGTCTCGGTGAGATCCTGGTCAACACGCTGGGTCCGAAGGTGGTGATCCAGAAGCACGCCGGGCTCAGAGAGACGGCCAAGCTCATCGACAAGCTAGAGACTGTCTGCGATGTCGCGACGGCGCTCAACGCTGAGTTCCTGAGCTTGGAGAGAGGGGTCGCAGCTGTCAACGGCGCGGCCAGGAGCGTTCAAGTACGAGCCGAGACTGCGGCGGCCTACGAGGACGAGTTGACCAAGGCCAGGGAGCAGTACGCAGAGCAGCTGTTCGAGCAGGGCTACTGCCCGTACTGCAACACCGAGCTGGACCACACCATGGCCACCCACATCAGCGAGGCGATCTGATGCGCAAGCTGATCCTGGTAGGCGACGTGCACGCGCGCTCGACGAGCCCGCTCCGCAGGAAGGACGACTTCCAGAAGACGCACCGGCAGAAGCTGGCCCAGGTGCTCGCGCTGGGCAACAAGTACGAGGCCCCTCTTCTGCTGACAGGGGACGTGTTCGACGCCAAGAGTCTCACGCTGGCGACGCTGATCGACTACCTGATGATCTTCGCCTCGTACAAGCACGGCATCTACGCCGCACCCGGCAACCACGACCTGTACGGCACGTCGCTCGCTTCGGTCGAGCGCTCGCCGATCGGTGTGCTGACCGCGGCCGGCGTGGTGAAGCTGCTTGGGCACATCCCGACCCAGATCTACGACGACGTGCTGGCCTGCGGGCACAGCTACATGCACGACGGCAAGCCGGCCCCGGTGCCAGGCTTCCACAACGTCCTCGTCACGCACGAGATGATCCTCGAAGACAAGCTATGGATGGAGCAGGAGGCCTTCACCTACGTCGGTGACTACCTGCTGAAGAACCGAGGCTGGGACCTCACTCTCTGCGGCCACTACCACTACGAGTTCGCCCGCCGCGTGGGTGACGCCTGGATCGTGAACCCGGGCGCGCTGGTGCGCGTCAAGGCGTCCAAGGGTGACATGGCGCTCAAGCCTGGTGTCGGTCTGTACGACATCGAGGAGCGCACGTACGAGAAGATCTTCATCGAGGCCGCACCGGTCGAGGAGGTCTTCACCGCGGCGCTGATCCAGAACCCGAAGATCGACAACGCGGAGATCACCAAGTTCGTCGAGGAGATCTCGGTCAACGAGGAGGCCATCCTGCACGGTGACCTTTCCGAGGTGGCCATGCTCGTGCTGAGAGACGCGAAGCCGGCGCAGGACGTGGCCGACACGGTGCGCGACCTGCTGGCCCTGGCCGAGGAGAGGAAGAGGAATGCTGTCGCTCGATGAAATGAAGAGCATGCTCAACGTGCTGAAGGACAAGCGCGACCGCGCTCTGCGCGACCTGGCCGTAGCAGAGAACCAGCTGGCTCTGTCGCAGAAGGCTCTCAAGGAGGAGTTCGGCGTCGAGACCGTCGAGGACGGTCAGGCCATGCTGACCGTGCTGCAGAACAAGATCGAGGGCGTGCAGACGCAGTGGGACAGCCTGATGGAGCAGATCCAGCAGAAGGTGACCCTTGCCGAGTCCTGACAACTCCCAGCTCCGACGCCGGGTCGAGCGCCTGGCAGCGAAGAGGGACATGCTACAGGCTCGCAGAGATGAGCTTGAGGGTGTGCTGGTCACGTCCAAGCTGGACCAGATCAGGTACGGCGAGGCGCAGCAGCTGATCATCAAGATCGGCCAGCTGTACCGGAAGCGGTCGGTCGAGAGTGTTCAGGAGAACGTCACCAAGGCTCTGCAGCTCGTGTTCGAGAGGCCCTACGAGTTCATCCTCAGGCAGGAGGTGAGACGCGGTCAGATCGAGGACGAGATGCTGGTCAAGGTGGGCTCGGCCGAAATGGACCCGGTCACCGAGATGGGCGGCGGCATCACGGACGTGATCTCCATCGTGTTGAGGCCGATCCTCTGGTCGAAGATGAAATCGAGGACCTCTCCGGTCATGGTTCTCGACGAGCCTGCACGACTTGTAAACTCCGACCTTTCTGTGCGAAACTTGTCACAGCTGCTGTGGCAGCTTGCTAAGGGTCTGTCCTTGCAGTTCATCGTGGTGACGAACAAGCCAGGACTCGCGCACAGTGTGGATCGCCTGTTCGAGGTCGTGAAGCGCAACGAAGTGAGCGAGGTCAATGGCACAGCTGGATGAAACCTTCGGGGAGGGAGCCAGGGAGAAGCTTCAGGCGTTGTTCGCTGAGCACGAGGTGCCCGACGAGGCACAGGCGGCTCTCGTCAACATCGCGCTCACCACGAAGCCTCCCAAGAAGGACTTCTTCCAGGCGGTGACCGAAGTGCAGAAAGCACACAAGATCGACAACGTGTTCTACTTGCAGTTCGCGGACTTCGTGTCTGCGTTGGGAAAGAAAGGAACGAAGAAGGTGAGCACCGAAAAGAAGGCACGTGCACGCAAGGCAGCAGACGAACTGGCCGAGATGGAGCGCAAGGCAGACGAACTGGCCGAGACGGCGCCGAGGTACTCGGTCACTCTTGGCCCTGAAGGGATCGTGGTCGCGATCCCTTGGGACGAGGTCCGCAAGCACCTGCAACGCTTCGGCGGCGGCGTCGGTGAGGGTGTCGGCTCGAAGGAGCCGGAGCCGCTGGTAGCCCTTTCCGAGCCCGAGAAGCCTGCCCTGACCCTGGTCGAGCCAGCCAGGTTGTCGACCGTGTCCGATGTGCCGTGGGACACCACGCCCACCAAGGCCGCTGCCGAGGCCGAGGCCCCGCTGCCACAGGCCAAGCCGGAGATGCTGGCCAGCCTGCCGACGCCGACCGGCAACCGTGAGCCGATGTCCCGGGCCGAGCTGGTCTCCTGGTACATCTCGGCCATCTGCGGCGGTGCCCGCTACGGTGGCGAGCCCACGCTCTGGGACAAGATCCTCTTCAACTCGGCCGGTGCCCGTCGCCGCATCACCGACATCGCCCAGCGCTCCGGGGCGACGGTCGAGCAGACCCTGAAGTTCCTCCGCACCCAGTACGACCCCTCGATCGTCAACGTGACGGTCGACGACGAGTACGCCAAGGTGGAGCTTGGGGTAGACATCCAGGTCTAGGTGTCACTGCAACGCCAGCTCAGACGTAAGCGGAAGCCCTGGACCGACCGGGAGGTAGAGGAGCTGCGAAAGCTCCTCCCTCTCGGCCTCCAGGAGGCCTCCAGCAGGCTCGGACGCCCGTACCCTGGGGTAGCCCTCAAGGCGTCCAGGATGCCTCTGGAGGAGCGCCACGGAGGGGCCAAGAAGAAGCCCAAGCGTGGCACGGCTCCGAACAAGGCCCTGGTCGCCAAGCTGCTCAAGTCTGCCGGCCGAGGGGCCACGCTCAAGCAGGCCTGCCGCGAGCACAAGGTGCCGCCGGCCAAGGCCCTCAAGGCTCTCCACTTCTACGAGCCCGCCGTCCTGGCCGGGCTGCTCGTGAAGGAGAAGGGGCTCGCCTACCTGCTGTGCGGCGGGTGCGGGACCTACTTCTACACCTACTCCAAGTCGACCACCTGCTCCTCAGCCTGCAAGTCCCGCCAGCAGAGGGACGCGGACTACTTCGACGGCCAGCGCCTGACCGCAGTCGGCCTGGTCGAGGGTGTGTGCCAGCTGTGCCTCAAGCACGTGAAGCGCGGGCTCTCGGCGCACCACATCATCGGCAAGGGCAACGACCCGAAGAACGCGCTGATGGTGGCCCTCTGCGTCGGCTGCCACGACCTGGTCACGCAGCTCAGCATGCGTAACTTCGTCGACGATGCTGAAGGCTGGGAGCGCTTGATCTCGATGGTGATGGTGCGCAAGTTGGTGCGCATCCCGACCTTCAAGAAGGTCGCAACCATCAAAGCCTCGGTGGGGCTGCGGGAGCTGTCTTTCAGCCAGTACTGCGCCGAGGATGGTATTGACCCACAGGATCTTGATATGGTGGTCGGGTAACAACCTCGCACAGTGGTGCGGAGAGGTGGGAGATGAGGGTCGAGGAAGTCAAGGACGCCAAGGGCAACGTGTACGGGTACAAGTGCCCCGAGTGCAAGCAGATCCACCCGTACGAGTCGATTGCTGAGGAGTGCCTCGCGACACACGCGAAGGTTCTTCTGGATTGAGGAAGGCACGCTGCGGTGGAGCTAGAAGCTGCCAGCCGCGCAACATTCAACGGTACTGAGGCCTTCGCCTCGTACCAGCGGTGGGCCGAGTCCGGCGCGACGCAGGATCTTGAAGATGCAATCCTGAAGGCGATCCCCGTCTTCGGGAAGATCTTTTGGTACAAGGTGGGCTGCGACGTTGGCTTCGTGACCGCTTCGGACTACTTGTCCAGCGTGTCCTACAAGCTGCTCGTCGTGATGCAGGGCAAGTCGCTACCCCTAGACTGTGAGCTGTCCTACGTGAGCTACCTGTACAAGGTGGTTCGCGGCAGCATCCTGGCCGAGTACGGCAAGGCGCGCTCACACTCGCAGAGGGTCTTCTCCTCGTGGACCTCGTGCGCCATGCCGCCGCAGGGGCGCCTGGTCAGCGTGGCCGACGTGGACGCCAAGCTGTTCATCGAGGCGCTGCCCAGGATGATCGCCGTGAACGTGGCGCCCAGGATTCGCTTCAGTGGCGTGAAGCGCAGAGCGTGCCTCGTGATCCTGGAGAGGTACGCCACTGGCAAGCTGCTCTCGAAGCGCATGATCGAGAAGTACTTCAACCTGCCCAAGGCTGAGGTTGAGTTCTTGATGGAGTACGTCGCAGTGGCCGTGCGCCGGTACCTGTACGACATCAGGGACGACCTTCGTGAGGTGGGCGGCGCAGCCATTCACTGGAGGGAGCTGTACGAGTGGGTCAACCCGCCGACAGCTGTGTACCGCTCCGGGTATTTCGATGAACGAACGCCTTCAGTTGCTTGACCTTGACGTCGCGCAGTACGTCGACGCCCTCATGGTGCTCCTGGTCAGGCAGTACGAGGCGACGCACCTGCCCGACCTGCTGAGCGTCTTCGGACCGGAGAAGCTGGCCAAGTTCCTGACGCTCTTCGCTGGCACCACTATTCAGGTGCCGTCAACACAGATACTATACAAGCTTGCGCGTGATGCAGACATCTACACGACCATGAAGCGTGGTGGAGAGGTTGCGGCGCTCGCACGCCGCTACGACATGACTCAGTCAGAGGTCGTGCAGGTGCGGGCGCGGGTAGCAAGAGTGGTGGACGAGGTGGTTGATGGCGGAGGAAAAGCCGAACAGCAAGGATGATGTCCTTGGTCTGAACAAGACGATTCCGGTCTTGGACCTGGAGCCGTTGGAAGAAGTGTACTCTCTCGACATTGCGCGAGAGAACCTGCTCGCCCTGTCGCGAGCGGCCGCGCTTGGGGGAGAAGAGTCGGAGGCCGTGGCCGAGACGGCCGATCTGGTCACCAAGGCCTTCCAGACCGACCTCAAGACGGTCCAGATCGCCTACGGGCGCGCGATCGCCAACCGCAGGACCATCCTGCTGGGGCTCATCGACTCGATCGAGAAGAAGCTCAACACCAAGCGTGTCCTGACCAACGACGAGCTGCTCCGCTACCAGATGAACGCGTGGCGCATGGTCATGGACATCACCAAGACCATCGAGGACACGGTGCAGAACCCGCCGATCGGTGTCGGTGGTGAGCGCTCCGCTGCCCGCGGCCCGCAGACCGAGAAGAGCGTGCAGGACCTCAAGCGTGAGCGCGCAGCGCGCGACGTCATGCGTGAGCTGCTGGAGCACGTCGACAAGGAGCTGAAGGGGCGACTCGACGTCGTCGCAGAGAGGCCTGAGAAGGAGCCGGCAGAGTGACTCCTGATGAGGTGAGGAAGAAGCTCGCCGCCTCTCTCGAAGAAGAGATCGACCTGCAGATCGAGAAGGAGAAGCAGCGCCTGTTCAGCAGTCGCGACGGGGTCGACTCAGCCCTGAAGGCTCTCATCAAGTCGAGCGGCCGCGCTGACCTGCTGTACTACTTCAAGGACCTGCCGGAGGAGTGCAAGGACCAGGTCTACGACATCCTGCGTGCCCGCCTGCAGAACCCGACCGCTCCGCGTGGCGAGTTCGAGAAGGTGATCTGGGAGCCGGACTACGAGGAGCAGCCGATCTCGATCGAAGAGTTCCTGCAGTCCAAGTATCACATCGGGAAGTGGTACTACGAGAACATCTTCCCAAAGTGGAAGGAAGAGATCACGCAGGTGATCAACAAGGGCTGCATCGAGTGGGTGCTCGGCGGCTCGATCGGTTGCGGGAAGTGTGTTGAGGCCTCCACTCTGATCAACACCGACGAAGGCTTTGCAACGATCAGAGACGTGTACTGGGGCAACACACTCGGACCAGACACCTGCTCCGCAGTCCAGGCAGAGTCAGGTGTCAGAGAAATTCAGCAGGTCCACGACGAAGGTGTCACCGAGACCCGCCGACTGAGGACGAAGCACGGCCACGTACTCGAAGGCAGACCGAACCACCGCGTTAGGGTTCTCGGTCCAGACTTGTCCTTGTCATGGAAGACGCTCGGTGAGATCGAACCTGGTGACTGTGTTCTTGAGCAGCCTGCAACCGTGTTCGGGAAAACCGATCTGCCATCTGAAGTGGCCGAGTTGCTGGGCTGGTTCATTGCTGAGGGTGTGCGTGAGGAGGGGAGCCCGAAGGCGGCCGTCAACACGGCGCGACTACACCTGCATGACGATGAGATTGACTATGTAGAGCAGCTGGCCAGGAGAGCTGCAGAGTTCTTGCAGGCTGACGTCTCAGTTAGCCGCGAGTACAGATATGTCTCTGTAACTGGTGGCCGTGTGCGCGATGTCTTCCCTTCCGGAACCAGCAAGGTGAAAACTGTCCCGGACAGCATCCTCACAGGTACGAGGGAGACGATCTGCGCCTTCTTGCGAGGGTTCTTCAGCGGTGATGGGCACTCCGGACCGGTGGAGTGCTCGGCTGTCACTGTGTCACAGTGTCTGGCAGAGCAGGTCCGAGTGCTGCTCACCTCACTGGGTATGTACTGCTCGCTAACAACGAGTACAGCCTCGTACCGGCTGGCCGGTGAGCGCATCGTCACAGGCGACAAGTACCTGATTCGAATCCTCGGACCAGATTCCTTGAAGCAGTTCGCTGAGGAGATCGGATTCGCTCAGGAGAGCAAGCAGCAAGCTCTGATTGAGTTCGCAACACGGTGGTCACCTAACTCGGATCACTCGTTCGCGTTCAAGCTCTCGGCTGAGCAGCTGGGTGTGCTGCGGGAGCTGCAGCCAAGGTACAAGCCGAATGAGCTGCCAGATGGCGTCAACAAGCGCACCTCGCCGCGTGGACTTCTACACCGGCTGGCGAAGCAAGGGTGCACAGTTCGACTGCTTCGGCAGGTTGAGGCCGCCGGAGGCTTCCTGCCTGGGCCGCTTCACCGGGTCGCGACTGGGCAGCTCCTGTTCGACACGGTGGAGAGCGTCGAGGTGAGCGAGGGTCACTGCTACGACCTGACGGTCTCTGGTGACCCGTCCTACATCAGTGGCGGGTTCGTGAGTCACAACACCACGGCCGCCATGCTGATCACTCTGTACAAGGTGTACGTGGTCTCGTGCATGAAGGACCCGTGCGGCTTCTACACGGCCACCTCGATCGTCTTCGGCTTCTTCTCGATCACCAAGGATCTGTCGAAGGACGTCGAAGCCAACATGCTGCGCACGCGCCTCATGGAGTCCGAGTACTTCAGGCGCGCGGTCGGCATGACCGAGGAGGTCGATGACCCGCGGCGTCCGAACGCGATGATCTTCAAGTTCCCGAAGAACATCAAGCTCGTCTTCGGCTCCCGCGCACTGCACGCTCTCGGACAGGACGTGTTCGGCGGCATCATGGACGAGGTGGCCTTCGACACTTCGTCCGGTGGCCGTCAGGTGATCGAGCTGTACAACTCGATCAAGTCCCGTATCAAGTCGCGATACATGACCCACGCCGGCCGCGTCCCCGGCATCCTGTGCATCTCGTCGTCGGCTGACAAGGAAGGCGACTTCATCGACAAGCACATGAAGGACGCCCAGTTCAAGGACAAGACGCACATCTCGTCCTTCGCGCTGTACCAGATGAAGCCGTACAGCGGCCCGACCTTCCGCGTCCTGGTCGGTGATCAGAGCCAGAAAAGCAAGCTGCTCGACAGAGTCGACGTCGACATGGAGCAAGGCTCGATCGAAGTGGTCCCGGTCGACGAGGCGCCCGAGGGGTTCCGCGTCGAGAACGTGCCTGTGCACTACTGGGACGACTACGAGCTGGACATCGAGAAGGCGCTCAAGGACATCTCCGGCATCCCGCTCTTCTCGGCCTCGCCGTTCTTCCCCAACAGGCAGAAGATCTTCCAGCTGATCGACGAGAACAGGAAGCACCCGTTCTCTGTCGACGAGCCGATCCTGACGACCGCTGACGACGACTACACGCTGGAGTCTCTGTTCGACCGGGAGGCGCTCTTCGTCAAGCCGGACCCGTACGAGAACCGCTTCCAGATGCGGATCAACCCGGGCACGCCGCGCTTCTTCCACGTCGACTTGGCCAAGAGTCAGGACTCGGCGGGCCTGGCCTGTGTCCACCTGTTCGGCTCGAAGAAGGTGCTCCGCATCGGCCAGGATGGCCGGCCTGGTGAGACCTACCTGCCGTACGTCTACGTCGACTTCATGGTCCGTCTCAGGCCGCCGGCAGAGAAGGGCGAGGAGATCGACTTCTCGAAGATCGTCTCCTTCATCTTCTACCTGCAGCAGCTGGGCTGCCCGATCGGCGAGGTGACCTTCGACCGGTACCAGTCGAGCCACTCGATCCAGCTCTTCAAGAAGCAGCACATCGAGTCGCGTGAGATCAGCATGGACATCACGCCCGCGCCGTACCTGACGCTGCAGTCAGCGTTCAACGCCGGCTGCATCTCGTACTACCGGTACCCGACGTTCCTGACCGAGGCGACCAGGCTGCAGAAGGACCCCAAGACCGGCAAGGGCGACCACCCGATCGGAGGGTCGAAGGACGTGCTCGACGCCGTGACCGGCGCCCACTACGCCTGCTTGATGTCGAAGTCGACCGAGATGCAGATGGCTGCGCCCCACCTCATCGTGCGCGGCATCACACCCCCGAGGCCGACGGCCCCGGAGGTCAAGAACTGGGCGGCCAAGGACTACAAGGACTTCGACTCCATGGTCGACATCTTCGATGACAGCCTCCGCTGAGCTGCGATACCATGACCAAGCGTCAGGCGATCAGGGCTACGGCCAAGCGGATGGGTATCCAGGACGCTGTCCTGGAGAAGCATGTCAATGAGTTCTTCAAGTACGTGGCGGAGGCTCTGGTCCTTGGTGAAGAGGTTTGGATCTCTCCGATCGGCAAACTGGTCGTCAAGGAACTGAAAAATACCAAGCGTCGAAGGTTGTGGCTGGAACCGTGCGCCTCAATGAAGTCGACGCTGAAGCGAAACCCGATCGAGGTTCCTGACTGGTACCGGAGTCTGGGAGTGGTGGTGGAGGAGGAACATGGCACAGCAGAATAGGGGCAGGTTCAGAGACCTCGTAGCCCGACTCTTCACGCGCGACGAGATCATCGAACCGGTCCGCATGGACGGTGAGCCGTCCCTGAGTCCGATCTCCTCGTACTACCGGACGCGGATGGAGCTGAGTTCCAACCGCATCAAGAGGTACAAGGACTACCGCGACATGGGCGAGGACACGCTCATCAGCGGTGCGCTCGACATGTACGCCGACGAGGCCGCACAGTTCGACCGCCAGGAGGGGAGGACCGTCTGGGTCGTCTCCAACAACAAGGAGGTCGAGAAGGCCATCCACACCATGCTTGACGCGACCGAGATGGAGGAGCAGATCCCCGGTCTCGCGCGCTACCTGGCTCAGCACGGTGACAACCCGGTCCGTCCTCTGGCAGACAAGAACAAGGGCATCGTGGCCATGGAGTTCTTGGAGGCCGAGGACTTCGAGCGCCAGGTCGACAAGTACGGGCGCTTGACCGGTTTCAGGATTCTCCCTCTCGGCGACCGCAGCTTCGACCCCTGGGACATCGTCCACTTCAGGATCATGAACCGCACGCAGACCGTGCGGCAGGGTGGCAGCATCTACGGCACGTCCGTGCTGGAGAACGCTCGCAAGACGTGGAGGCAGCTCTGCCTTGCCAAGGGGACCACGATCTGGACCACGGCAGGGCCGAAGAGCATCGAGGACGTCCGGGCCGGCGACGATGTGTTCTGCCACGACCCTGACACCGGCGAGACGGCTCAGACACGCATCGTGGCTGCCAAGGCGATGGGTCGGCAGAAGCTCGTCCGGGTGCAGACCGAGCACCGGGAGCTGTTCGTCACCCCGGATCACGGCCTGCTCGCGAAGACGCGTGGTGGTGAGTTCGTCTACAAGAAGGCCGAAGACTTGGTCCAGAGCGAGGGGCAGGCGGGCAAGCTTTTCCGCGATGCGGATCAGCTGGTGCTGCCCAGCTTGGATGGCGGCGTCGACCACCACGTCATCAAGCTGAACCCGAAGGACTACTATGTCCACCTGAAGGAGCCAGCGCAGTACGACTCGGACGGCGTCGTGGGTCGGCTGTCGGACTTGGGGCTCAGCACGAGCCTGAAGAACGCACACGGGTTCCTCGCCGCAAAGCGTGGCATCCGACTCGATGACTTCTGCAAGCTGCGCCGGGCGTTCTTCGGTGGTCAGCACCCGGACATGGTGGTGACCTGCGGCAAGAGCACGCGGCCGACGGTGGCGAGCTTCGGTCCGGCCAACGACCGGCCGTTCTTCGTCGCTGGCAGTGACTTCGTGCGTCTCCTAGGTTTCATGCTCGGCGACGGCTGGGTCAACGAGGGTGGGCGGATCGGCTTCGCGCTCGGCGTCGACGAGAAGCAGAACGAGGCCTACCGGCAGCTCTTCGAGGAGATGTTTCACGTCGAGATGGCGACGGTGCCTTCGAAGCCGGGGCAGGGTGGGCAGCACTACGTCGGCTCGATCGACATCGAGAAGATCTTCAACGCGGCCGGGTTCGTGACTGGGTTCGCGAACAAGGTCGTCCCGGAGTGGGCCTACAACCTGTCGCCGTGGCTCAAGGTGCACCTGATCCGGGGCATCATGGACGCCGACGGGTGTGAGGGCGACGGTCGCCTCACCGTCGCCAACGAGCAGCTCGCGCGTGGCGTGCACACGCTCTGCCAGCAGGCTGGCCTGCGGGTGAGCCGGAAGATCAGCACGCAGGATCGTGAGGACCGTCAGCGCTCGTACCGGTTCTGGGTGGAGAAGATCCCGCTCATGGATCGGTGGATGCCAGAGGCCGTGGTGTACGAGCGTGTCACGCACGTCGACCCGGCTGGTGAGGGCGAGACGTACGATCTTCAGGTCGACGACGACCTGCACAACTTCGTCGCCAACGGCGTGGTGTCGCACAACACGCTGCTCGAAGACCAGCTCGTCATCTACCGTCTGGAGGTTGGCGGCAGGCACCGCGTCTTCTACATCGACGTCGGCACCGCTTCGCACGAGCAGGCGCTGGCCATCACCAGGAAGTACGAGCGGCAGTTCGGCAGGAAGCAGTACTTCAACCCGCAGTGTCTGACTGCCGACACCAAGGTCTTCACGCTCGACGGCCGTCAGTTGCGAATGGATGAGATGGCGGCTGAGGTTGCGGCTGGCAAGCAGCAGTGGGTGTACAGCTACGACATCAACAAGAAGAAGGTTGTCCCGGGTAGAGTGTTGTGGGCAGGCAAGACCGGCGCAGCGGTGCGTGTGTGCCGTGTCCAGCTCGACAACGACACGTCCGTCATGTGCACGTTGGACCACCGGTTCCTGGTGAAGCGTGACGATGGCAAGCGTCACGAGTACGTCGAGGCGTCGAAATTGCAGCCTGGCGATTCGATCACGCCGGTCAACTTCAAGCTGTCTGACAAGGGTCAAGGTGACCTACTGTCCGGTTACAGAATGGTGTGGCAGGACAGGTTCGACAACTACCAGTATGTGCACCGTGCTGTAGCCCACGCGGCGATTGGCACCCCGAGGAGAGCCGACGGCACGTTCCAGCCGGACTACCTGGTACACCACCAGGACTTCAACAAGCTCAACAACGCGCCTGAGAATCTGGAGTGGAAGACTCACCAGGACCACGTTGACCACCATGAGAAGCACTCGAAGAACCTGGAGCTGGGCCGCATCAGGCTGCAGGAGATTCTCAGCGGTGAGGAGCGTGAGGAGTACCTCTCCAGGCGTGAGAGGGCGAGACAGGAGGCTATCGCAGCGAACCCGGAGCTGCGTTCAAGACTGGCGGAGGCGTCGGCGGCAACGCTGAGAGCGTGGAACAAGTCGGACAGGGCCAAGGTCGAGCGGAAGAAGTCGATGACAGCACGCTGGCAGGTCAAGCCGGCTGAGATCACTGACTCACTGGTTCGGGGCAAGGTGAACTCGGTCTTCGCGGAGTTGAAGCGCAGGAACCTTCCGATCACCGAGGAGGCGTGGAACTCAGTTGCTCGTCAAGGGCAGATCTCGTGGGTGAAGGCGAAGACCAGGTACCCAGAGATGTTCAACTTCAACCACAAGGTCGTCTCCGTGACGGTCGGTGGCAAGGAGGACGTCTTCGACATCGTCGTCGAGCAGTACCACAACTTCGCTGTGGCTCTCGAAAACGAGAGCGGCGTGTTCGTGCACAACAGCGGCGAGTGGACCTCGCGCTTCACACCGCTGCAGCTCACGTCCGAGATCTTCTGGCCGATCCGCGGCGAGTCGGCATCCCGGATCGAGTACCTGGGCACCGACCCCAACGTGCAGGGAATCGCCGACCTGGACTACTTCCGCAACAAACTGTTCGCCAGCTTGAAGATCCCCAAGGCGTACATCGGCGGCGACGAATACTCGTCTGCCCGCTACGGCCTGGCGCAGATCGACATCGCCTTCGCACGCTCCGTGCAGCGCCTGCAGCGCGCCCTGATCAACGGCATCACGCGCATGGGTCAGATCCACCTCGCCTTCCTGGGCAAGGACCCGACCCAGGCCGAGAACCAGTTCCAGATCATGATGAGCCCGCCGTCGACGCTGGACCAGGAGCAGCGCATGGAGGCGCTGGACCTGTCACTCACGCTGTCGATGAAGATGAAGCAGATCGGCGAGGCGCTCGGCCTCGATGACCAGGCTCTGAACGCGTACATCCAGAAGACCATGCTCGGTCTGACGCCGTACGACCTGAGCCGCATCACGGCGCAGATGCCAGGCGCGCAGCAGGATCAGGGGTTCAACCCACAGGTCATGGACCACCTGATCAGGACCGTCAACGGAGACCCGGAGGCGGCCGGCTACCGCCCTCGTGGCGAGCGTGGCGACGACATCTTCCCCAAGCTGGGTGACCAGGGGATTCTGGCCGAGTCGCTGGTGGGCTCCTACAGGTCGGAGGCTGACAAGCTCGGCTTCGAGGAGTTCTTCGGCGAGACCACCGAGGAAGAGGTCATGAGGCTGCGCTCCAAGATGCGGGTGTCTGACAAGGCTCCGAAGGGCTGATTGTGGGCTCCATCAAGAACCTCATCGACTACGTGAACACCGTCGACGAGATGGTGGAGGACGCCAAGATGTACCTGGACGCCTACGAGAAGGCCCTGCCGTTCACAGGGGACCGCCGTGAGGTTGTTGTCGACTGGAGCGATCAGGCGTACTACAACGCCGACATGAGCGTGAAGGTAGGCGGAGCCAACACAACGGTGCAGGAGGTCGAGTGGGACGCCTGGGCCAGGCGGGAGATCGAGAACGCCGAGCTGAAGTACAAAGCGATCCTGAATCGCAACATGGAAGAGGTCAGGGAGGAGGCTCGCAACAAGATTGCCGACAAGCTCGCCGCTGACGCGGCCAGGGTCAGGATCGGCAGACTCGACAGGGGCACTCTGATGGGTATCTCTACCGGTCCGACCCCAGAGCTGGTGACCAAGAAGGCTGGCAAGTCTACATACTACCAACCGCGCCGTCCCAGCCAACCCAACCTCAACCTGCCAGAGCGTGAGGTCATCACCCCGTCCAGGAGGCGCTCGGAACCGCCACCGCCGACCCGTGACCTGGACCCGAAGCGGGAGATCTCGCTCGAAGATGATTGACCAGCGCACCTTGGAGGAGCGTCTCGACTACCTGCGCGAGATGCTTGACATCGACGAGTCGAAGCACGTCGCGACTCATCGCGGTGTCCCTCACAGACAGGACTATCTCGACCTTCACTACGATCGGTACCCGCACAAGCAGACCGACAAGGAAGAGAAGCGCACACGAGCGGCTGTGCTCGCTGCGGCCGGCATCGCCTCGCTGATCGGCATCTCGAAGCAGAAGATGCTGCAGCAGTTCTACATGGCCGAGAAGTACCTCAAGCTCTCCAAGACGGCCAAGACACCGTTCGAGAGGCAGAAGGCTCTCAGGCAGTTCGAGTCCATGATCCAGCTGATCAAGGCCGGGCTCAGGCAGTCGTACACCAAGAGCTACCGGCTGGGCGTGTCGTCGAGCGGTGTGGGCGGCCAGTTCCGCACCCGGGGCTTCATGTCGCCCGAGGAGGCGCGCTGGGTCGAATCGGCTTTCAAGCACGAGATGCGCTACCTGAACCAGCTGGTCAACGACGTGAAGGCGGGCAAGTCTGTGCCCACGCTGGCCAACAGGATCGGGCTCTACGCCAAGGCGCTGGCGGCGGCTTACAACTCAGGCCAGGTCATGGCCACGAACCGGGACACGCTGATCCACTGGAGGCTCAGCCAGGACCCGGAGGTGCAGCACTGCGACGACTGCCTGTATCTGGCAGGGCTCAGCCCGTTCGTTCGTGATACGCTGCCCACGGTGCCCAAGGCGGGCATCTGCAGGTGTTCGAGCAACTGCCGCTGCGAGCTGGAGTACGAGGTCGTCAAGCAGGACGTGGCCAGTCAGGTGCGCGCCGGCAACATGAGCAAGACGTACGTGGTCCGGAAGATCCGAGACCGCCAGAGAGGCCGGTATGCTTGAAGAGCACGATGACGACATCCCAGTCCTGTCCCTCGAAGACCCGGAGATCGAGGAGAACGACGGGGAAGCAGTCGAGAACGCGGTCAAGGGCTCGATCCGCTACGCCTTCATCGGCTCCGGACAGGGTGGCTCGCGGCTGGCGGCCGAGGCGTACAAGATCGGCTACCGCAAGACGATCTGCATCAACACGGCCCCGCAGGACCTGTCGGCGATCCAGATCCCCGAGGAGCAGAAGCTCTGCCTCGACATCGGTCCAGGGGGCGCCGGCAAGGACCCGGCCCGCGGCGAGGAGGCGACGACCAAGCATCAGCAGGCGATCTACAACCTGATGAAGCAGGTCTTCGGCAAGCAGATCGACCACATCATGATCTGCGCCGGTGCCGGCGGCGGTTCGGGCGGAGGCTCGGTGCTGCCGCTGATCATGATCGCCAAGCGCTACCTCCAGTTCCTCGGCCATGTAGAGGATCTTGACAAGCGCGTCGGTGTGGTGCTAACGCTCCCTACCAACAGTGAGGTCGTCGCAGTCCGGGTGGCGTGGAACGCCTACCAGGTGGCCTCCAAGGTGTCGGACTTGGCCGAGGCGGGCTCCATCGCGCCGCTGGTCGTGGTCGACAACGACAAGGTCCTGGAGCTGAGACGCGGCATCCCGATGGTCAAGATGTGGCCAACGGTGAATTTCGATGTGATGAACCTGTTCCACATCTTCAACTTGCTGTCGTTGAAGCACTCATCGTACACGTCCTTCGACCCGTCCGACTACGCGTCGGTGGTCAAGGCAGGCGGTCACACGATCATGGGTGTGACGTCGGTCAAACCGGAGCAAGCACAGAACGAAACAGAGATCATGCGGGTGGTGAAGTCGTCGCTCGACCGCACGTTGCTGGCAGATGGGTTCGACCTGTCGACGGCGACGCACGTGGCGGCGATCGTCATGGCCGGCCGGCAGACGCTGGAAGAGGTCCCTGGACTGGCCGAGGTGATCGAGTACGTGTTCAGCATGCTGGGCACGCTGACCAGCGCGCAGCTGGTGCATCGCGGAGTGTACGAGGACTCACGGCCAGGGCTCAGGATTTACACGATCGTCTCCGGACTGCAGCGTCCGCTCACCAGGTATCGTAGACTCGAAACGCTCTCGCGTGAGAGGTACCCTTTCACAGAGCGTTGAGGTAGACTGCACAGCGACGTGGCTCAGCTGGCCTAGAGCGCCTGGCTCATAACCAGGAGGTCGTCGGTTCGAATCCGACCGTCGCAACTCGGTGCGGGGTGGAGCAGTTGGAAGCTTGCCGGGCTCATAATCCGGAGGTCGCAGGTTCGAGTCCTGCCCCCGCTTCTCTTCGACTCCCGTCGTCCCGTCCCCGCGGGGCGGCGCCGAGCAGACCAGCCAATCGGGGGCCAGGCAATTGTGCCTGGCTCCTGTTGGCCCTGCAGATGCCCTGATGAGCGCACTACGCATGGTAGAGGTAGCCACCTCCCGCTTTCGCGAGGTGACCGCTGTCACAGCCGTTGGGAGCAACGTGCGCGTGACGGTCGACTACCGCATGAACAACAAGTTCCTGCCCGCCTTCCTGGAACAGCTTGACCGCGCGCTGCACGCCACCTACAACGCGGCGCTCATCGTCGAACCCTTGAGCGATGACCAATTCGCAGCGGACCCGAACTTCGAACGCACACCTGGAACTGGACCGATCGTGCCGACAACGTGGGACTGGATGAACAAGAAGGGAGAGAAGAATGGCAAGCGTTGAAGCGAAGAAGTGTGATCAGTGTGGAACGGTGGAGCACGGCGAGCAGCTGGGCAGCTGGGTAGGGCTGGCCAAGCCGAACGGCGTCATGCTGATCGGCCCCATCTACGAGGTGGCGGCCACGGTCAAGCGCCTGTACGGCGACTTCTCCGGGATCGAGGACATCGACCCGAGACAGCGCAGCGTCAAGGAGCTGTGCAGCCAGGGCTGCCTGCACGAGATGGTCTCGGCCCACTTGCAGAAGGGTGAGATGCAGGGTCAGAGCTACGGCCGGCGCCGCTCGATCGGCGTCACCGTGGACGACCTGACTGGTACGGTGGGAGTGGCGTGAACGACCCAGCCTACACGCTGACCTGGGAGGAGTACCTGGCCGACATCGGGGAGCTGTGCGAGATCATCCGCTCAGCTCAGCTCTCCGTGTCAGCTGTGTACGGCATCCAGCCGCACGGCGTCATCCCAGCCTTCATCATCGCACAGCAGTTGCGCGTCGAGTACACGCCGCTCGCTCTGCCGGTGAGGATGAACGGCGGGACCATGCTCTGCGTCGACGGCTTCTCCAACCGTGGCGAGGATCTGGTCGCGTACCAGCGCGACTCCAAGACAGCTGCCGTGTACGTCAGGGACCGCCCGGACATCATCTTGCAGCCTCACTACTACGCGAAGGCCATCGAGGGCCTGATCCGCTTCCCTTACGAGCAGTCGCGCTCCCTCACAGGCCGCTAGGATTCGCTGACTAGGAAGCCGACCCGATTCAAGCTAGCTTCAGTGCGTATGGGTTGGTTTACAAGGAAGACGGAGATCCAGAAGAGGGACCTCCGGGCTGACAAGTTGGCGAAGGCCATCAAGAAGATCGGCGGCTTCGAAGTAGTCGAGTGGAAGGCCACTGACCACGAAGAGCGCCCTGGTGGCTCAGACCGCACGGTGCGTGTCTCGACGATCAAGCTCGTCGAACGCTGACGCACGAGTGGATGTGGGGAGGGTGAGATGGATGGTGCGTTCCCGAGGTGCCTGAAGTGCAAGCACGGCACGATGCTGCCGCTGAGTGATTTCCATCACGGCGGAGCGTCGATGCAATACAAGGCCTGGGCCTGTCACAACGACGAGTGCCGGGCCATGGTGAAGATCGACAAGGGCTGGGTCAGCTACGAGCGTGGCTCGCCGCACCCGCGGCCAGAGAAGTCGTTCAACACCGCCCAGTACGACCGGTAGCGGCCCTCTCGGCCTGCACCTTGTCGTAGGCCGCCTCGGCCTGCTCCTGGGTCGTGACCACGCCCTCACGGGCCTGCGTCGCGATCAGGGTGGCCACCATGAGCCGGCGCCTCTTCACCGGGTCCGTGAGGATCGCCCGGGTGTCGACGCGCCGGCTCACAGTTGCTGATCCGTGCTGAACGTGATGGGCGCCGGCAGACTCCCTTCTCTCCAGCTGGCCCAGGATCGCTGCAGCTCGTCGAACATCCGATCCGCTAGCGGGCCGGTGAATCTCTGTGTGCTGCCGTCCCGCCACGTGATAGTGGTTGAGGCTGAAGCCCCGGCACAGTTGCTCAGAGTGCGGACGTCCTCCCAGTTGATGGAAAGCTTTGCCTGTTTCATGGGTTGCTCCTTGGCTCACAGCCACTGGTGCTTGAGGGCGTAGCCGTCACCGAAGAGTGCGGCCGACAGCTCGTAGACCGTGTGCATCCCCATGTCCATGCCGCAGCCGTGGACGACGACGCCCTCCTCGCCCTCCCGGGTGGACCAGCCGAGAGCCTTCGCGACTAGGTGGTCGAGCTGGTAGACCCTGATCCCATGCTCCTCCTGGACCAGCTTCAGAACCGAGATGCGGCGGAGCATTCCGCTCCGTGCACGGTGACGCAGCACGAGGTGCAGCGTGTCACCTGGTACCAGGAAGTCGGCCTTCAGGCGGTCGCGGTACTCCTGCTGTTCGGCTTCGCTCTTTCTCATGAGCGAATCTTAGCACGCGACCAACGAATTTGTCAAGCGAGTGAGATCTCGATCTTCACTTCGACAGGGTCATCGGTGTGCTTCAGCTCAGCGTAGTCCGGGCTGTCAGCCGGCAGCTCGATGGCACCGCGGGCGGACACGAAGACACCATGGCGGCGGACGGGTATTCCGGCATGCAGGTAGAGCCCGTTGAACAGTCTGTCCCGGGCAACGTACATCGTGATCGTCATTCAGGGTGTTCCGCCGCAGTGGGCCGGCGGAACTGCTCTAGCATTGCGGCCGCTTTCCCCCAGGCGTTGCGAGCACCCTCACGGAAGTCGTAGTGGGCCTCCGCGTACGGGCACTTCACGACGCCGTAGACGGCATCCAGGGTGCGCTCGACGAGGTCTACGACGTCCTCCCTCGCCAGCTTCTCGCTGACGGCCTGCTCTAGGCGCTTGACCTTGTTCTGTGCGCGAACCAGCTTGCGAGCGAGGCTGCCGCGGTGCGCGTCGTTGGACCAGATGACATCTCGAAGATGAAAGCAGTGCTCGATGAGCTGCTCCTTGGTCATCTTGCGGATCGGGTCGTCTGGGCTGCGGGGTGCCAGAGGCTTCGGGTGCCACCTGGACTCCGCTGGTTCAGCTCCGAGCTTCGTCATCATGCATCCCTCCGTCAAGCTAAGCAGTACTGGAGGGGGGACTTGAACCCCCACGGGTTGTTAGCCCACAGCGCTCTCGACGCTGCGCGTGCTGCCAGTTTCGCCACTCCAGTAAACAAGGCCGATGGTAAGGGCTCGGCCAACACCCACTTGGTGAAGAACCTCGGATAACGGCCCGAGTGCCGAAGAGAGGGCAGCGGGAGTCGAACCCGCCTGACAGGTTTTGCAGACCTGCGCCTTACCGCTCGGCCATGACCTCTTCAAGAGTACCAGGGGTGGGATTCGAACCCACACTGTCACGGTTCTGAACCGTGTGCCTCCTGCCGTTGGGCTACCCTGGCAGCTTTTCTACGTCTACGGTACTGGCGATTAGCCTCTGCACCACACGTCAACGAGGTGAACCCCTTGTTGTTGCCGTAGGTTGGAGTTTGTGAGTGGCAGTTCGGGCAGAGAAATTCTAGGTTGTCCAACCTGCAGTCCTTGAAATCCCCGTTTTTGTGCTCTACGTGCAGCCGTAGAGCGTTGCCAAGCCAGTGCCCGGGGTTGCCACAGCTGGCGCACTCGTACCTGGTGCCGGCTTCGATCAGGGCTCTCCGCAGTCTCAGGGCGTTTTCTCGATAAGGCTTGCTCCGAAGAACGAGAACCTCCTCGTGTGGCTTCTTGCTAGCCGAGGGCAGGCCGGCGTTCCACACAGTTCTACTGAAGTGCGTGGTGTCCAGGTTGTACTGCTTGATCCTCAGCGAGATCAGGTTCGCTCCGCCGCCAGTCAGACGCATGTTGAGTGCCCGCATCACGTCTCTGATGCAGCTGCTGCTCGCTACTATCGGGGCTAGTACCCCCTTGGTGTACTTCAGGTGTGCTGGCATGTGATAGTGGGTCCGGTGGGAGTCGAACCCACAACTTCTCGGTTAAGGGCCGAGTACTCTAGCCAGTTGAGTTACGGACCCAGAGTGCGCTCGGCAGGATTCGAACCTGCGTCGCTCCGGGTAAAGGCCGGCTGCCTGGGCCAGACTAGGCTACGAGCGCGTATAGCTTACACAGAAGAAGGGCGTTGGTGCCGGGCTTCTTCTGTTTGGGCTTCAGCTTCTGCTGGATCGCGCTCATAGCCGTCTGTCTTAGCCTACCTCTTGGCCCTGTGTCAAGGGCTCTTTCTCACGGTTGTCGAAGGTAGTTCTGGATCTCGGTCGTCAGGGCCGGCGGGTCGTTGGTGTAGAACACGAGCTTCTGCAGCGCGTCCGAACCGTGCACGGTGACCAGGAGGCCAGCTGGCACAGGCTTGGTCTTCACCCTGCGCGCGGTCGACTTGGAGGGGATGATCAGACCGACGCTGACCCGCTTCACGAGCGGGTTCTTGCCGGCCCACCTGATGACCGGCACTGCGTCGTCAATCACAGTCGTATGCCCTTTGTAGTTGAACTTCTTCCCTTTCAGCACCCTCCTCGGCGTGCTCATGCTTGAGCCCTCTCGCGCGCCCGCTTCTCGCGCATGTGGGTGCGCATCGCCTCACGTTTCGCTTCGCCGCGCCGAGCGTGTGTCGCCGCGTACGTGCACACCGGCCCGCAGAACTTCTGCCGCCTGTACCTCACGAACACCGCCTCACAGTGTGGGCACTTCCGATACGGGAACGGCTGTTCCCGAAGGAGCCTCACAAACTCCGCGACAAGCATCTGCTCGACGGTTCGTGTCTCCCAGATCTCTACGAGCATCTCCCGGGAGGTGTGGAGGTAGGTTAGGACTGACGCACCAGGCACCGGCAGTCTCACCCCCTCCCACTGCAGGAGGCAGCCCAGGTGGAAGTTCACTTTCGGTAGAAGGGTTCTGAGCAGATTGGCGGGGTTTACAGCTGGCTCCGCGACAAGAACAACGGAGACCGGCGCAGAATCACGCAGGTTGTGCACCTTGAACTTGGCCGCCTCTTCGACCTGCTCCTTCAGGCGCGCGTGGGCGGACTCTGACAGCATGTCTACGTCATCGTACTCGGCTGACGCCAGCGCTGCGAACAGCGCTTTCACAGCCCCATGGTTCTTGAATGCCAACCTGTTGCCGCTCACTTGGCGTACCTCGACTTGAAGTTGTTGATGTAGAGCAGAGCGCCCAGCTCGGCGACCTGGTCGGCGAAGTCCCTGGACAGGTGGTCGCTCACGTCCTGGTGGGCGAACTCGTGCAGGAGGAGCTTGAGCACCTCGACCACGTTGTCCTCACGAAACCAGTGGTGGCTGAGCCGACCCACGTTGAAGGTGAGCGGGCTGCCAGGGCCGTAGGTGGCGGCGTAGGGCCAGGTGATGTCGCTCGTGAACTGCACCACGAGGTTCTTGAACCCCAGCGTGTCCTTGCAGATGATCTGCGAGAAGAGGGCGACCCACTTCATGCCCTCGGTCCACTTCTCGCGCGGGATGAGCTTCTGCTCGTCGCCGGTCTCGGAGTAGGGCTTCGGGCTCGGCGTCACCTGGCCGGCAGGCAGGGTTGCTGCGAACCGCTTCGTGTTGGCGTGCTCCTCGCGTGACTGTGAGCCTCCGTAGATCAGCTTGTAGCCCTCGCTGACGGCGATGTTGTTCGCCTCCGGGTCTGAGGGGTCGAACATGACCCGCTTCTCACCCCAGCGGAGGTCCTGCACCCTCTTGAAGGCCTCCTCCTCGACACGCTCGTCACCGGCAGCTTCACGCACCCAGGCCGAGGTCGCATCCTCAACAGAGAGACGGTGGTGAGACGCGTTCAGCGCGTGCGTGCGCAGAGCCCGCAGATAGCTCGGCGGCACGTTGTCGCGCTCGATGGTCAGCGGGACGCGCTGCAGCACGTTGTAGTGCCACTTGTCGCCTGACTCGACGATCGGGATGCCCATCTCGTAGATCAGGGCTGTCTCGCCAGAAGCGGGCTCGTACAGCTCGACGACGGTCTTGCGCTGCGTGCGCCGCAGCTCCCCATCCTCGCCGCTGAACTCGGTCTGCAGCGTGGCATCGAGCGAGGTGACGGCGGCCCGCCGCGGGATCTCGATGCCGTTCAGCGTGACCGTGACACCGGCGGGTGGGATGATAGTGCGGAACGCGTCCATCATCTCTGTCATCTCCGCCTTGGTCGCGCGGAGCCTCGCGGTGAACGTGGTGCCTCGAATCGTGCCCGCGGTGCGACTCAGGTGTCGACCGTGGTCGTCGAAGATGAGGGCGCCGGTCGTGCTCGCGATCTTCGCATGGTCGCAGAGCGCAAGTACAAACTTCTCGCCGATGTTGAAGCGACCGCGCAGGGTGGCGTCGGGCTTCTTCTGACTGGGCGCGAACAGCGTGTACGCGTCACGCAGGTCCTGGAAGCCTACCTCCGAATTGTCCCGGACCTCCATCTCGACCCGGCCGCGGAACACGGACTCGGTGAGGGCAACCGAGACCCGATCGGACCCGGCATCGACCGCGTTCTGATACAGCTCGAAGAACACGAAAGCCTTGCCCCTGCGTGCGACTTGCTGCGCCAGACCTTTCCGATCCACCTCGAACCATTCCATGCGTCGTACCTCCAGTCTCAGATTAGACCACAACCATCAATCTTTGTCAACCGGGTTGACTTTCCCAACCCGATGTGAGAGAACCGTAGCTCGGAGGAATGCACCGCATGGCGAAGGACGACTACACACAGCTGCAGAAGGACTTTCGAAGCGCACGACGCGTGAGCACACCGCTCATGTTGGTGCGCACGGTCGACGGACGAGAGACGGCACGCAACCTGACGGCAGCCGCAGCCGACGGGCACCCGGTCATCTGGTGGGACACGGCGACCGGTCTGTCATCGCTCAACAAGCAGGTCGGCGTCAAGGCCCTGCTCGAAGCGCTGACCCCGACCGATCAGGACGGTGGCGAGCCGATGACGCCGGAGTCGATCACCTCGCCCGTCGACGCGCTGGCCGTGGCCAACAGGCTGCCCAGGACGTCGATCCTGATCATGCACAACGCGCACCTGTTCCTGATCCCCGGCCAGGCGGCCTACCCGCTGATGGTGCAGAGCATCTGGAACCTGCGCGACACCTTCAAGACCAACAAGCGGCTGCTCGTCCTTCTTACGCCGAACACGTCCCTGCCGCCGGAGCTGGTGCAGGACTTCCTCATCTTCGAGGAGGAGCTGCCCAACCGCGAGCGCTTGCAGAAGGTGGTCGTCGACATCCACAAGTCGGCCAACGTCGAGGTCCCGAAGCAGGAGGTCGTCAACAAGGCGGTCGACGCGCTCCGCGGCCTGGCCTACAACCCGGCCGAGCAGATCACGGCCATGTCGCTCTACATGGACGAGAACAAGCAGGTCGTCTTCAACGTCCAGGAGCTGTGGCGGCGCAAGCGGGAGCTGATCAACCAGACCAAGGGTTTGTCGGTCGACGCGCCCAAGGCGACCTTCAAGGACATCGGCGGCCAGGCCCAGATCCAGCTCTTCGGCACGCGGATCTTCAACGGTCCCTCGGCCCCGAACTGCGTGGTGCGCATCGACGAGATCGAGAAGATGCTGGCCGGCGCAGCGGGTCCGGTCTCCGACACGTCCGGCGTCAGCCAGGATGCGCTGGGCGTCGTGCTGCGCGAGATGGAGGACAACGGGTGGCCCGGCATCCTGCTCGTCGGCTCGCCCGGTACGGGTAAGACGCTCTTCTCGACCGCGCTCGGCACCACGTTCGAGAAGCTCTCGATCGCGCTCGACCTGGGTGCGATGAAGGGCAAGTACGTCGGCGAGTCGGAGGCTGCGATCCGCAACGCGATGAGCGTCATGCGCAGCGTGTCCGACAACCAGCTGCTGATCATCGGCACCTGCAACAAGCTGGAGGTGCTGCCGCCGGAGCTGCGCCGCCGCTTCAAGCTGGGCATCTGGTTCATCGACCTGCCCTCGGCCGAGGAGCGGGACCTGATCTGGCAGATCAACCTCAAGCGCTTCAACCTGGACCTGAGCCAGACGCGGCCCGACGACAAGGTCTACACCGGAGCCGACATCCGCAACATCTGCGAGATCGCCTGGCGGCTGTCGACCGACGTGATCGAGGCCTCCAAGTTCATCGTGCCCGTGGCCATCTCGGACCCGGCCTCGATCCAGCGGCTGCGAGTCCAGGCGCACAACAAGTACCTGTCGGCGGCCTACCCTGGGCCGTACATCATCCCGGCCGGGCAGGCTCCGGAGGAGCTGGCAGCCGAGGAGGGGAAGCGGGAGATCTCGCTCGACCTCACCGGCGGCAAGAAGTACGGGAACTGAGGGGGAGCAGGGGGAGGGCGCCGCAGAGGCTCGACCCTCCCCCCGCATGGGTGGGGTGAGCCAAACCCTACTCATGTCCGTCAGAGTTGTCAATACGAGGTCGCTGGTGCTAACCGGCCAGCGGACAGGAGGACGAGGATGCCGTGTTACGTGGTGAGCGAGGCGTCGGTCGACATCAAGGCGGCCAACTTCTCGCTTCTGGAGAAGGGGCTGGCCAACGACAAGGACTTCATCCTGCACGGTGTGTATGGGGGTGTCCTGCACGCGTCGTGGAAAGGGCAACGGTTCACTCTGGCCAACGGACAGGTCACAGTGGAGCACCGGGACCAGCGGATGGCCGAAAAGCTGGCCGGCGAGATCGGCAACGCCGTCAATCGAGCCTACTCCAAGCAGGTTGTGAAGCACGCTTCGCAGAAGATGGGCTGGGCTGTGGAGCAGACGGGTGACCTGGAGTTCAACGTCACCAAGCGGTCGGCCTGAGGGAGGGGACATGTCACAGGACAAGATGACGGTGCGCATCGAGGAGGATGGCACCATCACGACGGTGGTCAACGGGCAGATCTCGACCATGAATCACGACTCTGCCGACAAGTGGCTCAAGATGGTTGAGAAGCTGGCCGGCGGCCACGTGCGCCGCACCAAGGACAAGAAGGCGGAGCACAAGCATGCCCACACGCACCACGACCACGAGCATGAACAAGCCAAGGCCTGAGCCCACACCAACACCGGTGTGGGAGATCATCAGCGCCACGTCCAAGGGTAAGTTCGTGATCGTCGAGGCCCGCATTGCCGGCAACCAGGTTGCGAGGTCTGGGTGCGCCTGGGTCGACTACCAGCTCAAGTTCGAGACCAAGGGAGGGCTGCCCTCGTGTGTGGGCGGCACGTACAAGATCTCCAACGTCGCCGCCGGTGACGCGTTCGCGACCAGGCTGCCGGACAACTTCCTGCGAGCCTGTGGCAGTGCCGCGCTCGCGGCCAGGAAGAGGTGAACCGTGAAGCTCTTGTTCTGCAAGGCGTGCGTGGACGTGAGGAAGCTCTCCACGCGCACGATCACGGTCTGTGACTGCGGTGCGTCCAAGGGCAAGTACCTGGAGGATGGGCTGAACGCTACGGTCGAAGGGGACCGCGCCCTCGTGCTGGGGTTCGACAACAACTCTCTTCGAGCTGCCATCATGCAGGACGGCAGACTGCCGAAGGAGTACGGGGCCGAAGGGGAGCCCGGCGTCAGGTTCGAAGCCTTCATCATCCCCAACTCAGCAAGGTCCGTGAAACGGGCTTGACACACTCAGCGGTCGAGTGCTAAAGGGCCGCACCAGTAGCAGAGAAAGGAGTAGAGAATGGCGATCGAAGAAGGGGGCCGGAAGGTCATCGAGACGACCGTGTGTCTGGACGTGCAGATCAGCATGCTCGGCTTGGAGCGACGGGTCGAGTCCGAGGACGTGACCGCCAAGGACGCGGACAAGAAGCGTTTGCGTGTCACCAAGTTGATCATCGAATCCGACACCATCAAGTCGATGCAGAAGCTGCGCAGCCGACTCGCGGCCGATCTCAAGGAGATCAAGGTGCCCACCAAGATGTACCGGCACGGCATCTACTTGATCCCGCAGATCTACGTGGTCAACGTCGAGAACCTGCTGAAGCTGGCCAAGAAGGAGATGAAGGAGCTGGCCACGCAGCTGGTGTCCGAGTACGACGACCTGAAGGCGGCCGCCAAGGAGAGTCTGGGTCAGCTGTACGACGAGAAGGATTACCCGTCCCCTGAAGCGTTGCCGGCGCTGTTCGACGTCCAGTGGGATTACTTGGCGTTCGACACGCCAGCCGTTCTGAAGAACCTGGACTACGAGCTGTTCCAGAGTCAGCGGGAGAGAGCTGAGCGTCGCTGGGACGAGGCCGCGGAGCAGATCCGTCGTGCTCTGCGTGAGGGGTTCGGCGGTCTGGTGACCGAGTTCGTGGACAAGATGATCCCCGGAGACGACGGCACCTTCCGCAAGCTGAAGCAGCCCTTCATCGACAAGTTCCACGAGTTCCTGCGCTTCTTCGAGGGCCGCAACGTGACCTCGGACGAGGAGCTGGACGAGCTGGTCAAGAAGGCCAAGGACCTGCTCGAAGGACGCACGGCGCAGGAGCTGCGCGGCGACGAGGAGATGCGCGAGAAGATCCTGGAGAGCTTCAAGACGCTGCGCGAGAGCAGCGACAAGCTGGTCCAGGAGTACGTGCGCGAGGTCAGTCTGGAGGAAGATGCGGCGTGAGAGACACGCCTACATTGTTGGTGGCCGAGCAGGACTTCAAGCGGCTGGTGCTCGCGGGCCGTGTGTACAGCATCGCCCGCGGGCAGTGGCGCAAGATCGACGATCTGGGGCCGCCCCCTGTCGCGGTCGTGCGCCCCGGGCTGCTTGGTGAGGACTTCGCCTCCGAGGTCACGGCCGCTGATCTGTGCGAGCTGAGCGGTGCCCAGACCGACTACATGGACACCTTCCTGCTGGTGCTGCGTGGGGCTGTCATGGACGAGGTGCCGTTCCACACCGAGAGCGGCGTCACGATGCCTGAGGTCTACAAGGAGTGCTTGCAGTTCTTCGTCAGACACGCGCCGAGGCCGATCGTGCGCCGCATGATGATTGCACCCGTCATCGACCGGGCGATCAACGACATCACCATGGCCGTGGATGCCTGGAAGACGAACCGCCCGGACTTCACCATGCTCTGGGAGGGCATGATGGAAGTGTCACGACGGTCTGACAGCCTGCGGGCCGGCGGGCGCCGCTACGTACCGAAGAGGCAGCTGGACCAGGAGACCTTGAAGGCGTTGACCCAGACCACACCGGTGCGAGAGGTCTCGCTGTCAGAGGACGATTGAAGTGGAGATCGTGGACGACATGACGCTCGACTTCATGGCCCACGTGACGGCCCAGGTGAGGCTGGACGGGACCTTCATCACGGTTGCGCAGTCTGAGCCTGGCTACTCGACGGCCGACAAGGCGTACAAGGCTTTGCTGATCGAGGCTGGTCTTGCGGATGGAATGGTGCTGCTTCCGTCGGATGAGGATCGTGACTTCGCTGCCAGGACCATGGCCTGGGCCAGAGAGGTGTTCGTCGCCCGCAGCTCGTTCCAGGAGAAGCAGCGAGAGGCAGCCCTGCAGGGCGTCAACAAGGTCAATTACAGAATCCTGGCCTCGCTCTACGTGGCGTACGACAAGACCGCGAACCGCAAGAAGCCGTTCGGCGCCCCGGGCGACATCATCTCGTGCAGGGCGCTGCTCAAGGGGCTCCGAGCGCAGCCGCTGGGGTCCACGCTCTTGAAGGGGCTCGACGCCACGTTCGAGAACATGGACAACGGGTCGACGCTCGTGGTCGAGATGCCGGCCAACCTCCAGCAGGACGCTGCGGACGAGCTGGTGCTCAACGATGAGTACCAGGGGACCTTCTACGTGGTCTCTGCCAGGGACCTGAGCGGGGTCTGGTACTGCCGCGGGACGGCCGTCGAGCTGGTGCACATCACTGCCGATGCAGCGATGCGGGTGATCGGGCAGCGAATCCCCATCCCGAGAGTGCAGCGGGCGATGCCGACCAAGGCGATCGCAAGCGGGGTGGCACCGGAGCCGAAGAAGGTCAGGGACATTAGCTTGACGGAGGACGATTGAGAGTCATCGAAGGCGTTGGACCTGATGCCCAGGTTGTCGCGAACGAGAGGGGTGCCAAGGCCAGCAAGCCCGCGGCCCGCATGGACCTGCTGCCGCACCGGGCGCTGCTGGAGATCGGCAAGCTCGGCCTGTTCGGGGCAGACAAGTATGGGGTCGACAACTGGCGCGGCTTCGACGTGAACGACCACCTGAACCACGCCGACGTCCACCTGCACGCCCACCTGGCCGGCGACCGGCAGGAGGGTCCGATCGGGCACCTGTCGAGGCTCGCACTCAGGGCGCTGTTCGCCCTGGAGACGGCCATCGACGATGAACGCAAGAAGCAAGAAACAGCAAGTTGACAAAGCACCGGACAGCGTGCTAACAAAGGAGGCTCCTATGAAGACGATCGTTTCCACCCTGCTCGTGCTCTGGCTTGTGGCCGGAGTGGTGAGCACTGCTTCGGCCCACCCGCAGGGCAAGCCCCATCCCGAGCCGCATCCAGCGCCTCAGGAACCGTGGGGCAAGTAGCCCACTCAGGCCACGCTCGTCTATCGGCTAGGACACCTGATTCTCGATCAGGGAAGCGGAGTTCGACTCTCCGGCGTGGTACTCGTGCCGGGGGTCAGGGGTGCATGCTGGAGCGCACATCGGTCTCCAAAACCGAAGGACTCGGTTCGACTCCGAGCTGACCTGTTGAACTCCAAATCAGGTTGACGACTTGTAACCCGGCAGCCCTTCGTGATGTAGTGTCGAGCTGTGAAGACTAAGGTTTGCACTAAGTGCGGTGCCAGGAAGCAGCTCGACCAATTTCACGTCAAGGATAAGCAGAGGGGGACGAGGCGAGCACGCTGTAAGCCTTGCTGGTCGATCTACAGGCGGCAGCACTACCTGGAGAACCAGAGCAAGTACATCAAGATGTCACGGGCTCGTGTTGTAGAGCATCGCCGCCGTCTTCGATTTCTGATTCTTGAGGCCAAGGCGAAGCCGTGTGCAGACTGCGACCTCTCATACCCGCCATGGGTGATGCAGTTTGATCATGTGCGGGGCAGGAAGCTCTTTCACCTGGGCGCCTACCGTGAAGACTACGTCTCGGTGCCCACACTCCTGAACGAGATCAAGAAGTGCGACGTGGTGTGCGCGAACTGCCACGCTGATCGAACGTACAAGCGAAACCCGTACGACATCCCAGACAGCCCGTTCGTCTAGAGGCCGAGGACGCCGGACTTTCAATCCGGGGACGCGGGTTCGAATCCCGTACGGGCTATTGACAAGGTCACCTCTCATGTGCTAAAACCAGATCATCGCGGAGCAACACCGCTCAAGAACGTAGAGAGAAGGAGAGAGAACATGGCGAACGAAGAGAAGAAGAAGGCGAGCAAGAAGGTCCTCAAGGCGACGGCGACCCGCCTCATCGAGAAGGCGTTCCGCCTCGGCTGCCTCAAGACCCGCTACGAGAAGGCCTACAACGACACCCGCAAGGCGGGCCTCGCGGCCCTGGCCGAGCTTGGCCAGCTGCCCGCGAAGCCGGGCGACTGCCTCACCTTCGACGGCGGCGACCTGAAGCGCTTCGGCTCGAACGAGGTCACGGTCCAGACGGGCCTGATCCTGCAGAAGGTGCTCACCGACAAGACGGTCTCCGTCGACAAGCTCCTCAGCTGCGTGAAGAGCTTCGACGTCGAGAAGCTGAAGGAGACCTTCTCGCCCGACGTCGTCACCGAGACCGTGGTCCCGGGCGACCTCCGCTTCACCGCCAACGGCGACGTGAAGAAGCTCGTGGCCAGCAAGGCTGACGGGCTCGACACCATCCTGTTCGACCTGATCAAGGTCGAGGAGGAGAAGGAGGAGCACGCGGCGTGAGCGAGCGCGTCTACGTCCCCGTCCATCGCGGCGACAGTTTCTGGGCCATCGAGGAGCGATTGGACGGGGTCGTGACGCACGTCTGTGCAGCGGCCCTGTCCAGGATTCAGGCCCACGCACTGGCGGAGCAGTTCACGCGCGCCGTGTCACTGGCCCGACGGGAGGCTCGACCTGCCGTCCCCAGCCCTCCGAAGGAGAAAGTCTATGAGACGAAGCCTCAACGCCTTGGCCGTTCTGCTGCTGGTGTCGTGTACCGCGGTGCCGGCGTCAGCCGGCGGTAACCAGCTCGCCAACAGCTGGGCCGCCATCAACTACGCCACTGCCGGTGCGATCGCTCTGGGAGCCCTGCAGGGTGGCCCTGTGGGCGTCCCTGTGGCCCCCGGCTGGGGAGGTGGGGTGGTAGGCCCTGCCGTCCCGGTGGCCCCCGTGTGGGGCTTCCCTGCGCTGCGGCCGGGGGTGGTCGTGGTGCCCGGCCCTGGCGGCTGGGAGGCCCGGCAGGCTGTGCGCGGATGCGTGCCGGCCAGGTGGAACCCGTACATCGAACCTGGTGCGCCAGGGGCAGTGATCTGTGGCGGACAGTTCGCACGCTGACCAGAGCTGGCGCTACTACCCCCGAAGGGGGGACAACCACGAGGTGCGGTCGATCTACGATGATGACGACCGACGGCTCGTGGCGAAGCGCCGTGCGAACCGCAGACTGGGCTCCACGGTGGCGTCTCCGGTCCGAGCGTTCTACGACCCGGACCGACGGCGCGCGATGCCGAGGCCGAGCTGGGGCAAGAAAGGGTACGTCGACCCGGCAACGGGCGGTGAGCCCGAGATCCCGCTCGGCCTCGACTTCAAGTACAAGGACCTTCTGATCGCCATGTTGATGGAGATCGTGAACGTCATCCGAGGCCACGGGCACGACGTCACAGCCAAGGAGTACGAGCGGGCGCTCAACTTCGTCGCCGCCAGGGACCGCAAGTTGCCCGAGAACTGGCTCTCGTTCGACGACGCCTGCTGGGTCTGCGGTATCGACCCGAGCGCTGCCGCCCGCGCTATCTTTGAGGATCAGCCAGGATGCTCACGCTTGCACTTGTTTTCAGTGTACTACTGACCGTGGGCGACACCACCACGCTCCGCGACCAGTTCGGGCGCCCTGCCGGCTCCTTGAACAGTCGCGGGCAGCTCGGCAAGCAGTTCGTCACCGACTGCAACGGCATCACGCTCGGCTACACGGAGCCCTCTGGCACCTACGACAGCGTAGGCCGCAAGGTGGCCCCGTTCCCGGACGCCGGGATTCTCCTGAGAAATTCGAAGTGTCCCGGCGCGAAGGAGGTGTACAAATGAGTAGACGTGTGCTAACACTGACAGCCGTGGTCGTGCGGAGAGGTGTCGGTATACGTGAGACGAAGCAAGCTACCTCTGAAGGAGGTGTTGTCTAAGGGCCAGCTGCTGATCAGCGCAGACAAGATCGAGGTCATGGTCGACGATCCGGACGGTGTGATCCGAGACTTCGGCCTGGAGCTGGAAGGGCTCGTGATCTCCGACAAGGGTTCGTGGCACGTGTTGTACGCCAGCGGCGGCAGCATGCTCCAGGAGCTGGAGTTGAAGGTCAAGACGCTGCGCAGGATCGAGGATGGTCTGGGAGCGCTCGAAGACAGGTACGGGGTGCCAGGGAGCTTCGGCCAGTACGCGGTGAGGGTTGCCGACGTGCTGGGCATCAAGAGCTTCAGGGCACAGGGGTTGGCTCACCTGACCCCGCGTGAGGCGGTGCACGTGATTGATCACCGTCCTGCCACGCTGCACAGGGTGGGGGAGTCTGAACGCCCCCGGGGAGCGGCGACGGCATGAAGGCAGGAAAGGGGGCTGGCAAGAAAGGTAACGAGTTGACGATCAAGAAGAAGAGAACGCGAGAAGAAGTACTCGCGAGCTTTACCAAGAAGTACAAGGTCGAGGCCAAGACCGGCTGCTGGGTCTGGCAAGGGGCCGTAGCCAACAGATCCCGAGGGACAGGTATCCGCGGCAACATGCTGGGTGAGACCGGCATCGAGGCTGCGCACCGAGTCTCGTGGAAGCTATTCAGGCCGGACGAGCCGATCGAGGGCCTCTACGTCGGGCAATCGTGCCACAACGCTCTCTGCGTGAATCCGAAACACTTGTTCAGCCAGAAGGGTCGACCTGTTCTGGCCGGCGAACATCACCCTCTGTCCAGGCTGAACGACTACACGGTGATGGAGCTGAGGCACCTGCGAGAGCGCAACCGAAACCGGAACACGCTGCAGAGGCTCGCCGACAGGTACAACGTGTCCAGGGAGGCGGTCCGCAGGATCGTGCACGGCATGTCATTGGGCGGGATGAAGATCCCCCAGGACATCGTCGAGCAGATCAAGAAGGACTACCAGCCCAAGATCGACATCGTCGAGTTCGTTGGCCTGCCTGAGAACGAGATCGCACGCAGCACGCTCGAAGGGGCAGCCTCCGGTCGCACCTGGCGACACGTAGGCGAGCCGCCAGTGGACATCGGGTCTCTGTGATCGACCGGGTAGAAGTGGTCAGAGTGCTCCTCGCGCGTGGCGGTGTCGTCACGCGCGGGGATGTGGAGGCTCTGGTGGAGCGCCTGGACGAGCTGCAGGAGGAGCTGCAGCAGGTGCGACAGGACGCCGAAGCGGTGGTCACAGCGGCCGAGGCCTACGCAGACGCGTGCCTGGCCAGCTCCTCGATCGAGGCTTTCGAGGCGCTTCCGACGGTTCTTGAGGGTTGGCGGAAATTGTACCCTCCGACGAATTGACATTTTCTCACAGCAGGTATAGCTAGGGCACCTAGAAGGCAGGAAGGATTTTGGATTGACGGTATGCTGGTGATCTCCGGTGGGCAGTCGGGTGCCGACATCGGCGGAGTGGTCGGAGCGTTCTCAGCCGGCCACTCCTGCCTCTTCATCGCTTTCCGCGGCTTCAAGCCGCAGGGCCGCGACTCCCTGCCGAGCGTGATCCCGTACAAGGACGCCGTCATGCCCGAGTGGGCAGTGTCCTACCCCCAGATGCTCTTGGCCCGTACGCAGCACAACGTCGAGCTGGCAGATGCGACCGTGGTCTTCATCAACACGATGCACCTGAAGGACTCGATCGGCTCGCGGCGTACCATGGAGTACGCGCAGAAGATGCAGCGTCCTCGACTCCTGCTCACCCTGTTCGGGCAGTCTGATGTCGAGCCGACGGCGAGCGTGTTGTCCGAGTGGGTTCAACGTGTGAAGCCAGAAATCCTGAACATTGCAGGAAGCAGAACTTGCGACGAGGACTTGGTGAGTCGCATAACCGAGAAAGGGTTGAAGCAATGCTTGACGGTGTGAAGACGTTCGTAGACCAGTTGAGAGATCGGAGAGACTACCTCCTGAAAGAGCTGAAGGACACCGAGGAGACGCTGGCCTCGGCCGAGCAGGTGCTGGGCATCACGCCTACGCCGGTGCAGGCTGTGAAGCCTGTGGCGCTGGCGGAGCCGCCGGCCAACTCGCGTGTGGTTCTCGGCGCGGAGCGGTTCCGTGAGCGTGTGCTGAGCGTCATGTCGACCAAGCACACGTGGATGACGAAGAAGGCGATCCACGAGCTGATGGAGCGCACGTCGTCGTCCTACCTCAAGGGTGCGCGTAACCGTTACGCCAAGGTGGCCGACGCGATCGACGTGCTCACGAAGCGCGGGGCAGTGCTGCGCAATGGGATCTTCTACGGTCTGGAGTCGTACCACGCATTCGACTCGACGCAGAACATCGAGGCCTTGCGCCGGTGGAACCACGAGAGCTTGCGAAAGAAGAAGGCGGCATCGCTGAGAGCGTGGGACAGCCGCAGGGGGAGCAACAACCATGGGGAAGGAGTGGTAGCAGGATGATGGGTTCAAACGAGATCGACTTCAGGATCTTCTACGAGAAGATCAAGGAGGATCGCGTCAAGCTCGTAGACAGCATCGAGGCTGATCTGCAGCGTGTGCGCGAGGTGGACGAGCTGCTGGAGCGCATCGCGCGTCACCACGGCTTCGAGCACAACGGCAACGGGCACGTGCCGACGCCGGAAGTGCAGGCACCGCAGAAGGCGGCCAAGATCGCCACGATCAAGGCCAAGGACGGTACCGAAGAGCGCAAGTACATCGTCATCGACGGCAAGAAGAAGCTCACGCCGAGGACGATCCGTATTCGCGACGGGTACTCGATCGACAAGGACACCGGCTACGTGAGGCACACCGCCCTGCGTGCTGGCATCGACGCTCTGCGCCGACTGGGTGCGGGCTCGACGCTGGACGAGATCTGCAAGGAGATCGCCAGGGTCGGCGGCGAAGTGGACCGGAACAAGCTGCGCACCTCGTTGCGCCGCAACGGCAACCAGGGCGTGGCCGCGGTCTACGCCGAGAAGACGGACAACCCGGGCATCGCCCGCTACTTCCTGTGGGAGTGGCGTCCGGGGACGAAGCAGGGCAAGGCCGCGATCCAGATCCTCCGTCTGCAGAAGGTCGGCGACAAGCTGGTCCCGCCCAAGTACGACAAGAACGGTCTGCCTCTGGTGAAGGCGAAGCCGGTCACCGAGGAGACGAAGGCCGCTGCGGAGCCGGTGGTCGAAGAGCGTCCCCCGGTCAAGGTCGAGGAGCGCGCAAAGGCCCCTTCCGGCAACGAGCCTCCCCATCTCGACCCGTCGTGGGACGACGCGCGGATCTGGAACGCCATGTCCTCGCCGCAGCGCAACTACATGGTGAACTCGGCCAGCAACGGCCAGCCCCGCATCCGTCCGCTCAAGTTCGCACTGGAGCCTGAGTGGGCGGCCAAGGTCCACCGCGGGGAGATCACGGCAGACGAATGATGCGCGTCAAGGCAGCAGCAGCTGCCCCTGCACGCTACATGGAGGGTGGGCGTCCGAGGGTGATCCTCGGACGTCTGTCCGACACCAAGCTGGGGCTCCTGTACAACCTGCTCAACACCAAGCTCTCGCGGACCGTGCATGTAGACCAGCGAGACGTGACGAGCATGGTCGACGAGCTGCGCGCGTGGCGTGAGGTCTACGGCGACCTGCGCGGTCTGAAGGCGGCCAAGGCCGAGATGGTCAAGGCTGCAGCCGAGGCCGACTACGAAGAGGCCGGCGCTCTGATGACCCGGATCGCCGAGGTGAGCGACAGCATCAAACAGCTGGAGCAGGGGCTCGAAGACCTGTACAGAAGCACGCAGCAAGTAGGGAAGTGACCCCAGCCTTGGGATGAAAGGATGATGATGAACGTGTTGGAGTACGCAATCTCGTTCGTGTTGCTGAACGCGCTTTGGGTGGTTCCGCTCGGAGTCGCGCTCATCGTGTCCATGAGATCGCTGCACCAGATCGGCCCCACCGAGGTCGGCCTGGTGAACAAGCTGTTCAGCTTCAAGAAGCTGGACTCCGGCTCGCCGATCGCCTTCAACGGTGAGGCCGGCTACCAGGCCGAGCTGCTGACGCCTGGTCTGCGCTGGAAGACCTGGCCTATCTACCGCGTCGAGAAGCACCCTTGGGTGCAGGTGCCGCCGGAGCAGATCGGCCTCGTGGTGGCCCAGGTTGGTGATCCGATCCCGGTCGGAGCCAAGTCCGGAGTCTACAAGGAGGTGTTCGGCAACTTCGCCGATCTCAACGCCTTCATCCAAAACGGTGGGCAGAAGGGTGTGCAGCGCCCCGTGCTTCCGCCGGGCACCATCGCGCCGATCCACCCGATCGGATTCCTGGTATTGACCATGGAACACATGTTCGGTCTCCCTGTGGCCGACGACTGGCAGGGTGTGGATCACGCTCAGTTCCTGAGGTCGATCGGCCTCAACCCGAGCGACCTGCGAGTGACGCGCATCGAGCCGCAACACGACGAGCAGTCGGGCAAGGTGGTCGACGTCATCGGCATCGTGACCACGGGCGAGGGTGGACCGCTGCCTTCGACCGACATCGCCGGTCGGCTCGGCGGCTTCGACGACATCGAGCAGGCCATCAACAAGGGCATGGACCAGGGTCAGCTGGTCGACATGGTGCTCGGCAACAAGAACACGCTGCACAACAACTACCAGGACTTCCAGAAGTTCCTGGACAACGGCGGCTGCATCGGTCTGCAGCACGACCCTCTGATGTACGGTGCCTACAACCTGAACCCGTTCCTGGTCGACGTCGAGATCATGCGCATGACGACCATCGACCAGGGCCAGGTGGGCGTGGTCAAGGCGTACGTCGGTCTCCCGACGCAGGACGTCTCTGGCGAGGCCTTCAAGTTCGGCGTGCTCGTCTCCCCTGGCCGTCGTGGCATCTGGGCCGAGCCGCTGCGCACGGGCAAGTACCCGATCAACCCGCGCTGCTACCAGATCGAGAAGGTGCCCACGTCGATCCTCACGCTCAACTGGGCCGAGGCCCGCAGCCGGGCGCACGACCTCGACGGCCACCTGTCGCAGATCGAGGCCAAGTCGAAGGAGGGCTTCGTCTTCAGGCTCGACCTGCAGGTGCAGATCCACGTCGCCGACAAGAACGCCCCGCGCGTGATCTCGGCCGTGGCCACGATGCAGAACCTGGTCAACGAAGTGCTGCAGGCGGCCGTGGGCAACCACTTCCGCGACAAGCTGCAGTCGATGGAGGCCGTGCAGTTCATCGAGCGCCGTGGCGAGGTGCAGCAGGAGGCCTACGAGCTGATCAGGGGCAAGCTGGACGACTACCACGTCGAGACGCCGGGTGTGTACATCCAGGACGTCGTGCTGCCCGAGGAGCTGGTCAAGGTCCTCAAGGAGCGCGAGATCGCCAACCAGTCGATCCAGACCTTCGAGATGAAGCGGCAGGCCGAGGACAAGCGCACGCAGACCGAGCGCGCCCGCGGTCTGGCCGAGAAGCAGGCCGCACTGGCAGCCTCCGAGGTCGACATCAAGATCAAGGAGAACAACGCGAGCGCCCGCAAGGCCGAGGCGCTGGGCGAGGCCTCCTACGTCAAGGAGGTCGGCGAGGCGCAGGCGGCCCCGATCCGTGCCGAGGCACTGGCCCGTGCCGAGGGCATCAGGGCAGAGGGCCTGGCTCGCGCAGAGGGCTACCAGAAGCAGGTGGCCGCTCTGGGGCAGGGGCCGACGGCGCTCATCAACGCGGTCTCCGAGCTGTCGGACATCAAGACCCGCTTCGTGCCCGAGATCCTGATCAACGGGGGCGGCGGCAGCACGGCGGACGGCCTGTTCGCCGTTCTCATGCGCTACCTGAGCCTGCCTGGCTCGACGGCGGCCGACATCGAGACCACGGCAGCCAGTGCCCAGGTGGACGACACCACCAAGGCCAACAACACGCTGCTCTCCTGACACAAACGTCTTGAAGGTTTGGTAGGATCGTGCGATAGGGCTCGCACACCTGAGGGGGATGAGTTGGAACGCACGGAGCTGTACCAGTACCTTCAAGAGAATCAGATGCTGATCGAGTCCCTGTCCAACAGTGGCCGGGGGATCTGCAAGCGCATCACCAAGCTCAAGAGTCAGCACCTGGAGCATCCGGCTGACCAGGGAGTACTCAGCTCCCTGGTCAGCGCGGTGTCCGAGTTCCGGGCCGAGATGCGACAACAGGAGAGGAGGGCCGGCAAGTGACCCAGAAGGCCGATAAGGCGATCGAAGCGGTCATGGCCGGCGAAGAGGCGTCCGATGTGGTAGACGCGCTGGGAGAGGGCGCCTTCTCGGCGGCGATGCCGTTGGAGAGGAGGAGCACCTTCGCAAGATCAGGGAAGGCAGCGGGCACCAGGTACAAGTCGGCCAAGAGGCTGGCACCTGTGCCGGTCAAGCCTCCCTCGTAAGGTAGAGGTGGATGGCAGAACGAAAGAAGTTGACGCTGAGGGAAGAGCGGGCACAGCAGAAGAAGATGATGGCGAAGTACGTGGACAACGTCTTCGCCCACCTGCGCAGGAACCCGGGTCGACCGGTGCCCATGCGCAAGCTCGCCGAGACGCAGGAAATGAAGCCGTGGCTCCCGCCGGGTTTCCCGGAGGAGATCACGAAGAAGTGGGGCCTGAACTCAGGGAAGCTTGCTGACCTGAGCTGAGGTCCCTTTCGCGTTGTGGTGTGGTGGGGTGGAGGTGGTTGAGAGTGAAAGGATTGGTCCACGCGGAAGAGGGGATCGACTCCTCTCCGATTGTCTGGACGTCTGCAAGGTTGCTCGCTCTGGGTGTACTTCACCAGGCGGCACACGATTTCTGGAAGGACGACGACCCAGAAGCTGAGGCTGAGAGCGCACGCGAGTGGTTCTACCAAGGTGATGTCGGCGAGCTGCCGTACTACCGGGTGTGCCAGGAGCTGCGCATCGACCCGGACTGGTTCCTCGACAGAGTCGAGAGAGACCGTCGCGCCTTCAAGGGTATCCACAGACCGTCAAGCGCGAACGCACCGATGCGGATCTCGCTGAACGACTGACCCTGTTGACAAGCCTGTCATGCGTGTGCTAAACCACCCGCATGGCAGACAACCCAAACCAAGCACGAGGAGTCGTCAGAGTGTCGGCCCTCGTGCTTGGCCTACTCGCGATCGTCGCGATGTACCAAGGCCTGCACGCCTTCATGAGCGTGGACAACTATGAGGGCGGCCGCTGGTACGCAGTCATGGCCCTCGGCTGGGCCATCTACCTGCTGGGCCTCCGAGCGCTGGCGACCGTGCTCGGCTTCATCATGTACGGGGAACGCTGACTTGTACCTGCTGCTCTTGATGGTGGTGCCCCTGGTGGTGGGTGCTGTCGCGATGTTTACCTCGCGCGGCCGAGTCACCTGGAAAGAGTTCCTGGCCATGGAGGCGCTCTGCCTCTTCCTGCTCGGCGCTGGTGTTTTCATCGCCCGGTGGACGGCCACCTACGACGTCGAGGTCTGGAGCGGCCGCATCGTCAGCAAGAAGAAGGACTGGGTCTCCTGCGAACACAGCTACAGCTGCAACTGCAGGACAACCGGCAGCGGCAAGAAGAAGAGCACGACCTGCGACACCTGCTACGAGCACAGCAACGACTGGGACTGGTTGCTCTTCACCTCGAACGGTGAGCGGGTCGAGATCGAGCGCATCGACAGGCGCGGGTCTCAAACACCGCCGCGGTGGGAGGCTGCCAAGGTTGGCGACGCGACTGCGATCACGCACGCGTTCGACAACTACATCAAGGCCAACCCGGACTCCGTGCTCCGCTTGTCGGGCACCATGGAGGCCTACTCTCTGCCCGAGTACCCGAACACGGTCTACGACTACTACTACGTGAACCGAGTGGTCGGTGACGCACCTGTACCCAACAGGCAGATGTGGGAGTGGCAGGTCGCAGAGCTGAACGCAGACCTGGGCCGCGCCAAGCAGGTGAACGTGGTCTTCGTCTTCACCAAGCAGGACCCAGGCTTCACCGAGGCCCTGCGAGAGAAGTGGATCGGCGGCAAGAAGAACGACCTGATCATCATCTTCGGCACCAAGGACGGGACCTTCCTCGACTGGGTCAACATCATCTCCTGGACCGATTCGGAGATGCTCAAGGTGCAGCTGCGCGATGAGCTGTTGGCCATCAAGGACCTGGGCTACCGAGGCCCGATCCTCGACACCGTCAAGCGCATGGTCAAGGAGCAGTTCGTCAGGAAGCCGATGGCCGACTTCAAGTACTTGATGGCCGGCCTGCAGCCTGGGCCAGGAGCGATCGGCGCGCTGTTCTTCCTGTCGATCGCACTCTCGTGTGGGCTCGTGTTCTGGTTCCACAAGGAAGACGTTTTCGGGGACGAGGATGTCCCTGCAGCATGGAGGAGGAGAGTATGAAGGCAGTAGCAGCAGTCGCAGCGTTGTTCGGAGTGGTCATCGTCTTCGCCCTGGGTGTGGTGCTGGCAGGCGTCGGCTACCGCAACGGCGCCGTGCGCTTCGAGAACGCGATCGAAGCGTCGTACACCAACAACCAGAACGTGTACGACAACGGGTGGAAGGAAGTGAAGGAGAAGGCGCAGGTGCCGACTCTGGCCGAGAGCCAGCTGGAGAAGCTCTACAAGTCGGCCTTGCAGGGCCGCTACGGCGACAAGGGGTCGCAGGCCGTGGTCCAGTTCATCCAGGAGCAGAACCCGCATCTGGAGCCCGCCCTGTACGTGCAGATCCAGCAGTCGGTCGAAGCCTTCAGGCGCAGCTTCACGTCGCACCAGACGACGCTGATCTCGCAGAAGCAGGCCTACAAGAACTACCTCGACGCCTCGATCAGCGGCATCGTGTTCAACGGTTTCTTCGGCTTTCCGCACATCGACCTGACCAAGTTCGACATCATCACGTCCGACCAGACGCAGCAGGACTTCGAGACCAAGAAGTCACAACCGATCGACCTGATCAGCGACAGGCCATTGCAACCGGAGAAGTAAGCAGTGACGGCTGCTGCACGTGTAAGCTGACGTGCGACAGCATGGGTCGGTGCAGGAATCACGGCCACTGGTCGTCGGTGACGGCGACAGAAGCGAGTGGGTACGGAGGCGACAACGGCGCCAGAGTTCCGTCGAAAGGTTCCATGCCAGCCGGGGTGTCCGGGTTCGATCCCTGGGGATACCGCACCAAGTCGGAGGAAGAGCCGACCAGCCGTTCACGACCGTGAAACCCATACCGGTTGACAAGAAACGCGGATCTGGGCATAGTCGGTGATCAACGCGAGAGTGGCGAAATTGGCAGCACGCGCATGGGGATGAGCAAGGAACAAGCACGAGTCTACCACCGCTCCTACTACTACAAGCGGCGACAGAAGCTCTACGATTTCCTCGGTGGAAAGTGCGTGGTGTGCGGTGCAACAGAAGACCTTGAGTTTGATCACATTGACCCTGCACAGAAGTCGTTCGACATCAAGGATAACCTCACGCTCAGTGAGGCTGTGAAGCAAGAGTTGGAGAAGTGCCAGTTGTTGTGCCGCGCGCACCACACCGAGAAAACCATCCGGGCGCAGATCAAGGTCAGCTTCGAGCATGGCACGTCGTACGGGTGGCGCAGGGCGCGTTGTAGTTGTGTAGCGTGCTCGGAGGCCCGCTGGCACTACTACGACAGGCGCAACGCGGCTCGACGTCGCGTGAGAGACAAGCCAAACAAGACCAAGAGACAGGCTGGGGTGACGGGAACTGGCATACCTCACTGATTCAAAACCAGTGGCACTGTGGGTTCGAGTCCCACCCCCAGTATACACCGATAGCTCAGATGGTAGAGCGCACGACTGATAATCGTGATACGGGAGTTCGATCCTCTCTCGGTGTACTCAGGCCCACGTAGCACAACTGGATAATGCACCGGACTACGAATCCGGTTATTGGGGGTTCAAGTCCCTCCGTGGGTACTTCTCAGGGGTCGTTAGCTCAGTGGAGCAGAGCACCACGTTCCGAGCGTGGGGGTCGCAGGTTCGAGTCCTGCACGGCCTACTGAAGCCTGTGCGCCAGTAGCTCAGCGGACTCAGAGCGGCGGTTTTCTACACCGAGGGTCGGGGGTTCGATTCCCTCCTGGCGTGTTGAAGTAGCAGCAGAAGAAGGAAGGGGAATGCATGAAGAGAAGGATGCGAAAGGCTCTCTTGACGAAGCTCGCCGACTTGTTGGACGACTTCTTCCACACCATCAAGCACCTGATTGCCGTGCTGGAGCTGCAGGGTTGGTCGCTGGACAACCTGGCCTTCGGCATGGGCGGCGCGCTGCTGCAGCAGATCGACCGGGACACGTGTTCCTTCGCCATGAAGGGTTCCTGGGTTCGAGTCGACGGTGTGGAGCGCGAGATCTACAAACAGCCTGTGACCGATTCGAAGAAGAACTCGCTGCGCGGGCGGCTGGCTCTCATCAAGGATGTCAAAGGACTCTTGACAACAGTAGCTGGTCCGTGCGAAGACGACATCCTCGTCGACACGTATCTCAACGGCGAGGTGCTCCAGACCTGGGACTACGAACAGGTCAGGGAGCGAGTCCGAGCAGCGATCTGACCATGAACGACTTCACACACCAGATGCCAAGCCCCGCCAAGGGTGCGGTTGCGCGACCACGACCGTGGCCGCGACCGTGCCCGTGTCGGTAAGCATCTGGGTGTAAGTCAGTGGCAGACGGCGCCGTTCGGATCGGCGAGGCCGGGAGTTCGAGTCTCCCCACCCAGACTCAACCTCCACCCTCCGCTGAGCCTGAGACTGCTCTAGACCGCCGTCGAAGGCGGTGGCGCGAGTGGTACCACCGCAACAAGCACGATCAGTTCAAGAAGGAGTACTTCAGGAGGACGACGAGGAGAGCGAAAGCCAGGGCTTGGCTGGATAACTACAAGAGGGGGCTGTCTTGTGCTGAGTGCGGGTTTTCGAACCCAGTAGCACTGGACTTTCACCACACAGATCCGGCGGGCAAGGATTTCAGCTTGGCTGACGCTCTCAACGTCTCTCTTTCTATCAAGAGGCTGCAAAAGGAAATTCAGAAGTGCGTCGTCTTGTGTGCGAACTGTCACCGGATAGAGCATGCAAGACTGATCGGGATGTAGCGTAGTCTGGCCAACGCGCCTGTTTTGGGAACAGGAGACTCGCAGGTTCGAATCCTGTCATCCCGACTCTTTCTCATAGTGACCGCCAGGACAACAATGACCCTTCACGAGCGCCTCGGACAGTTCGACCAGAAGCAGGTGGTGCGCTTCGAGTGCACCTTCGAGGTCTACGCTGTCTGCAACATGCTGACCAACACCATGCGGGTCAACATGGCCATGGCGGCCGAGCTGGTGCCCGAGCTGACCCGCTTGCAGCAGTCAACGCAGACCTTGGCCAGCAGGTTTGCGATCCTGCCGGCCCACATCGACAAGCTGAAGGACGGGGCCATCGTCGAGCTGAGCATCCGCGAGATCATGGCCATGCTGGAGATCGTGTACTTCTTCCGCACCAGGGGGTTCGGGGCGCTCGTCTCATCGTTCTACGACTTCGTCGACGCCGGCATTCTGCCTCGTGACGCAGAGCTGAACGTGCAACACTTGGAGCGCATGCTGCGCTCGACCGAGATGTCGATCAGCATGCTGGGCGAGGACGTCTACCGGTGCCTGTCGCAGTCGAAGGAGAAGCCGACGGTACCGATCGAGATGGCAGAGGGTTCTGCGTTGAAGCAGGGGGAGCTGGGTAATTGACGTGGACGAAACCGAGTACCAAGGGCTCGTCGAGAAGTTCACAGAGCTGATTCACGGGTCCGAGGACGCCATGGGGGCCTTCGCGGCCCACCTGGCCCGGAACCAGCTCACCGCGGCCGCGCTGTACGCGCTGCTCTACAACCACGGCATCCGCTTCGACACCAACGCCATCAGCTCCTGGCGCAGGCAGAAGGTGAAGCGGTGAGAGAGGCCGTCGGAGACCTCTGGACGCACCCGGCTCGCATCAAGGTGGTGACGACCAACTGGACGCTCAAGAGCGACGGCTCGCTCGTCATGGGTGCCGGCGTCGCCAAGCAGGCGGCAGAGCGTTACCCAGACCTGCCGTACGAGCTTGGTGAGTTCATCGCCGGCTGCATCAAGCATGGTCGTGGGCCGTTGCCGGTCTTCGTCGCCCGCTACAACTTGATCTCTCTGCCGACCAAGGTCGACTGGCGGGCTCCGTCGGAGCTGGGCTTCGTCGAGGAGATGCTCGACAAGCTCGCCAACGATCTGTTCGGCACCTACCCGGTCAGCCAGGACGTGGTCATGCCGAGGCCAGGTTGCGGGCTCGGCGGGTTGCGCTGGGAGGACGTCAAGCCGATCTGCGAGAGGCACCTTGTGAGCGATCATTACATCGTGATCGACAAGGTGTGCTGACACGGGGGCTGGTGGTGGATCTGGGACTGGTGTTGTTGGGTGGGTCGATCGCGCTGAACGCCTACCTCGTCATGAGGCTGCAGGTGGTCACCAAGGAACGGGACCTGCTTGAGATGGAGAAGCGTCACCGCCTCAAGGCGGCGAGTCACCTCAAGCTGGTGAGAGCAGGAAGGTTGGTACGAACTGATGGACGAAACGCGGGTCCAAGATCTGCTTGACGAGGTCGAGCGCGAGCGCAACGTCAAGATACTGTTTGCCGTCGAGTCCGGTTCCAGGGCCTGGGGTCTCGACTCGCCTAAGAGCGACTGCGACGTGCGCTTCGTATTCACCTACCCGCGCGACCGGTACCTGACGATCCAGCCGCCGAACGACGTCATCGTCCACAAGAACGGCGAGATCGAGCTGGACAGCTGGGAGCTGCGCAAGGCGCTCGGCCTGCTGACCAAGGGCAACCCGACCTGCATGGAGTGGGTCTTCGCGCAGGTGGTCTACCGCGAGCTGGACTGGTCGCACTGGCCTGGGCTCAAGGTGCTGCGCGACCTGGCGCACCACTACTTCAACCCGATCGCGACCTACTACCACTACCTGCACATCGCGTCCAACAACTACAAGGACTACATCCGAGGCCGGGGCGAAGTGCCGGTCAAGAAGCTGACGCACGTGTTCCGCGGGCTCTTCAGCGCGATCTGGGTGCTGCAGAACACGACTCTGCCGAAGGTCATGTACACCGGCGAACTCACGGACCCGATGCCGGCGCACAACTTCAACACGCTGATGGTTGCCGCCCTGCCGCGCGTGCGCGAGTACCTCACGGAGCAGGAGTGCGACGAGCTGGTTCAGATCCCTGCCATGAAGAGGGAAGGTGTCGACACGATGCAGGAGCCGGCCTGGCTGGAGCCGTACCTGGACACCGAGCTGCGTGTGCTCAAGGATGCTGCCAGCTCGGTGCCCAAGCCGCTGCACCAGGACTTCAAGATGCTGGACGAGTTCTTCCGGGCTTCGCTACGCTGAAACACAAGGAGATGAACGATGAACGAGGATGTGACGCTGAAGGAGCTGCGTGAGCAGCTGTCCGCCGACCTGAAGGCGGGCAAGATCGTAACCTGCGCCTGCTGCGAGCAGAAGTGCAAGGTGTACAAGCGTACCATCACGAGGACGATGGCGATCGCCCTCCTGCTCTTCACCAGGTACACGAGACCGGGCGAGCCGTTCCACCTGCCGACCCTTCTGTCTGACCCTCCGGGCGATCTGCCGGCCACGCTGCGCGCCGGCTTCCACGGCGGTGACCCGGTCAAGCTCAAGCACTGGGGCATGATCGAGTCCGCATCCAAGGAGAAGAGGCCGGACGGCAGCAAGCGCAACGGCTGGTACGTCGTCACCCCGTTCGGGCGCAGCTTCGCCCGTGGCGAGGTTTTCGCCAAGAAGCACGTGCGCACCTACAACGAGCGCGTGCTGCGCATGGAGGAGCCGTTGATCAAGATCTCGACCGCTCTGGGCGAGGGGTTCGACTTCAACGAGCTGATGAGTGCGTGACCGGACGCATGTACCCGGCTGAGTTGCAGAGTCTGCATGATCGAGTCCTGCACGGGCTCGCGACCAAGTCGCTGAAGTACTCGAAGCAGGGGTTCACGTTGCGCAGCGGGAAGACGAGCCACGTGCTCATCGACGCCTCGCGCACGATCAAGTCAGGGGAGCACTTCGAGGACATCGGGTACCTTTGCGAGCGCTTCCTGCACTCGCTCACCGACCACTGGCCTGTGGCCGTCGGCGGGCCGGCAACGGGATGCGACCCGCTGTGTGCAGCTCTCTTGGCGACTACCAGCGTGCGCCTGGATTGGTTCTCGGTACGCAAGGAGCCCAAGAACCGTGGCCTCGACTACGGCTGCCTCAGCGGTGCCTACCCAACCAGTGGTGAGTCGGTTGTCCTGTTCGAGGACGTGCTGACCACCGGCGGCTCGCTGCTGCATGCGATCGAGCAGTGCCGGCCTAAGATGGACATCCTGGGCGTGTTCGTGCTCGTTGACCGGGAGGAGGGTGGCAGGGAGGCGATCCAGGCTGCGCTGCCGGACGCGCTGTTTCACGCCGAGTTCACTCTGGACGAGATCGAGGCCTACAAGCGCGCCCAGGCCGGCGGCCGGATGCCCTGGGACGATGAGTGAGCTGGACCAGCTCGTCGTCCTGCTGAACAGCGCCGGGTATGAGAGGTACAACCCGCTCAACCTGGACGGCGGGGGCAAGATCGGCGAGATGCAGGTGCTCCTGGCTCAGGCCAGGAAGGAGATCGCGACCGCCTTCAGGTTTCCCAAGTCCTACCTGAACACCGCAGAGCCCAAGAGCTTGAACGGCAGAGTGTACCCGAAAGAGTTGTGGGAGAAGGTGTTGACAAAAGCATGAGTCGTGTGCTAATCTCTTCTCATGATGATGAACGCACAGCGCAAGGCGAAGAGCAGCAGCAAGCGGAACGAGACGGTCGTCGATCTCCGTGAGTTCATCGCGGCCGGCATTCAGGGTGTGCTCCTGAGCCGCCGCTTCATCCCCGCCTCCGAGGCCCGCCAGACCGGCGACGAGTCGACGCTGGAGACCGCCCGCGGCCTCAGCACCCGCTTCCAGACCTCGATCACCGACCGCGCCCGCGAGGGTGCCGACAAGGTCCTCGCCTTCATGGGCGAGCAGCAGTTCAAGATGGCGTCGGCGCGCAGCGAGTTCTCGCGCTCGCTGTCGGCCGAGTTCTCGAACGCGCGTCAGAACGGTGTGCGCGGCGACAAGGCCGGCATCGTCGTGTGGGCCATCAAGGTCTACATGGACGCCCAGAAGGCCGCCAAGGGGGCTCCTGCGGTCGAGAGCCGCAACGTGGTCTGCGAGGCGACCCGCATCGTCAACCTCTTCGCCAAGGCGACGGAGGCCGGCCTGCAGCACCCGAAGATCCGCCTTCAGGTCGAGAGCTTGGGCAAGGTGGTCTTCTCGCTCGCCGGCCCGCGCTCCAGCGCCCCGGGCTCGATCAACATCACCGACGGCCGCCCCTACGGCCAGAACACCTACTACGGCCGCATCACCAAGGACGGCCAGATGGTCCCCAGCAAGGCGTGCACGGACGAGGTCCGCGACCTGATCGTCTCGCTGGCCACCGACCCTGCTGGTGTCGCCAAGGTGCACGGGCACCGGACCGGGTATTGCTGCTTCTGCGGCAGACTGTTAACGGACGACAGAAACGGGTTCTCGGTCGATATGGGTTACGGTCCGATTTGTAGTGAGAAGTGGGGGCTGCCGTGGGGTGTCAGCGTGTCGGAGGAGGCAAGTGCGTAGTCGCAGGGTGCGGGGAGCCCACCCGTAGTCGTGGGCTGTGCCAGCTGCACTACAACCGCTGGATCAAGTACGGCAAGACTGGGGTCGGGCCAAGCACTAGGTTACACCAGCGCGCCCGCGGCAGGGTGTGCTCTGTACCGCAGTGCGACCGCCCGGTGAGGTGCAAAGGGCTCTGCAGCGTCCACTACGGCCACGGGATTCGGAGTAGCACCTGTGCACGCTGCGGTGGCAGGAAGACCGCAGCTGCTGCCCTCTGCGCGGGTTGCTTCGAGAAGACCTTCGAGCCGCCTGCCGCTGAGAAGCGGTGCACAGGGTGTAATGCAGTGCAGCCTGTCGAGGCGTTCGGCTGGCGCAGTGATGGTTCCGGCAGGTCCAAGCTGAGATCCAAGTGCCGCACCTGTGAGCGAGCCCGCGCGCGTACCTACATGGCTGCTCTGCGGCTCGACCCAGACAGGTGGCGCAGGGTGAAGGCGCGAGAGAAAGCTGCCAGGGACCTAGTGGCTCAACGAGACCCCGAGCGGTGGCTTTTCCGCTCGTTACGGGTCTCAGCTAAAGCACTCGGCATTGACCCTGAGCTGGTGTTTGAGCGTTTGCAACGCACAGGTCACCGGTGTGAGGTTTGCGGGTTGCAGGGTGCCCCATCACCAGGTCGTCGCCTCCACATCGACCACTGTCATACGACAGGTAGGTTTCGCGGACTGCTGTGCTCCCCGTGTAACCGGGCGCTGGGTCTAGTCGAAGACGACACAGACCGAGTCTTGAAGCTTGCCAAATATCTCAAGGGTGCTTGACAAGAGCCTCACTCGCGTGCTAAAGGTAGGGACTGGCAGCGGCGCAGCCGCAGAAGGGGATGAAAGAATGGTTCGGTACCGGGTACACGTCAGCATGATCGGCGACCTCCTCCGATTCAGCGACACGGCGGAGATCGTCAGCCCGCTTCAGGGCAACGTGGTCCGCAAGCTCCGCCGCATCGACGGCGAGACGGTCGAGCTGGACGCGCTCGCCGGCCCGGTGCTCCAGCTCCAGGCGCTCACGCCGGTCGAGTACCAGCCGTGGGTCTTCGACCGCGGCAGCCTCCTGATCGAGGTCCCGACCGACGTGGTCCCGGACGGCAAGGGCAAGCTCTGCACCGAGTCCGACGTGCTCCGCACGCCGGACGGGCGCGAGTTCGAGATCTGCGCAGCCTTCGAGGCCTGCGTCGACGCGGCGGTGCGCTGATGGGCTGGACGCACACCGAGGGTGCCACGCGCGCCGACGTCATCAACTACCTGACCAGGGATGGCATCTTCGGCGAGGGTGCGAAGTGCCTCAAGAAGGCGACCCGGGGCAACGTGCTCTGGGCGGTGATCGAGGTCAAGCCCGACGACCGGTTCATCCTCTGCGCCCTGCTGAGCTGCGAGAAGGGCTTCGGCTGGGGTTACAAGGACATGACCGAGAGCATGCACCCGTACTACTACAGCTGCCCGGTCAGCTTCCTGGAGATGGTCCCGGTGGCTTGCCAGCCGTGGCGCGACGGGGTGCTGGCCGCAGCGGCCAAGGCGAGGCGCAAGTTCAAGGTGGGAGTGTGGTACACTCTCCCTGGCCGCCGGCCGAACAAGGTGCGCATCGAGTCGGTGAGCCCGTTGCGTGGCAGGGGTGAGGACGGGCTGCTGTATCGAGTGTCGTCCAAGTTCCTGGGCGAAGAGATCCCGGTGGAGGTCTGACATGCGTGTGCAGGTGTACTGGAACTTCAACCGCAAGGTCTGGTCCGTGCGTGATGCGCGGACCCGTCGGGTGATCGGGCACGCGAGCGAGCTGCTGCTCAGCCGGTGCACGATGAAGGTCTCCGAGGCCGGCCGGCAGCGCGTGCTGCGCGAGAAGCGCAAGAACGTCCACGCCTACATCGAGGGCTTCCTGGAGACCCTGCGGCCGACCGCAACCTGGGAGCCGATCGGGTACAACCCGTACAAGGGTGAGACGTTCACGCTGCGCGAGTCCGGCTGCCCGATCGTGGCCAGTGCGCTGGCCAAGTTCGACCCGGACGGAAAGGCGTTCGTTCACGGCAGAGGCTGGTAGGTTCGCGGGGCCGTCTCCTTTGGAAGACCCGTCGTGCTTCGGTGGCCCCGTGGGCATCACCTTGCCGACCACAACGGGCTACGGCTTGGTGGTTCATGCATAAGGGCCTGTCCTGATTGAAGGGCAGGAAAACCACTACCCCTACGAGGAAGGAGAGAGGAATGAGTGAGTTGAGTTTCAAGAGCGACCCGACCGAGGACATCAGACGGGCGCAGGTGGCCGAGCTGAACGGCAGCGTCCAGGAGGACACCGTCGAGCAGGCGCGCGAGAAGCTGGCAGCCCAGTACGGCCAGCTGTGGAACACGGAGCAGCTGCAGCAGGACTTCAGCGTCACGGGCTTCATGGCCCCGTACGTCACGGTGCGCCGCAAGCGCGACGGGGCGACCGGCACGCTGCAGTTCACGCACAACCCGCGCTTCTACTTCCGCTGGCAGCCGGACGTGCCCGAGGAGCTGAAGGACGTGATCGACGAGCTGCCCGACACGACGCTCCGCGCCTACGCGATCGGCCCCAAGGACGGCTGAGGGTGAAGAGGGTTCTCAAGTACGCCATCACCCCGGGCAGGGTCTTCCCGCTCACGGTCCCGTACAAGAACTTCAAGGTGCTCTGCGTTCAGGAGCAGCACGGCAGACCGCAGCTCTGGGCACTGGTCGATGAGGAGAAGGACTTCGACCCCAACGCCGAGTATCAGCACGACTTCTTCATCTTCGACACCGGCTCCCCGATCTTCGACCCGGAGTTCGAGGAGATCGGCGAGTACGTGGGCACCTTCCAGCTCAAGGGCGGCGACCAGGTCTTCCACGTCTTCGAAGCTCTGAAGTGGACACCAGGTAGCTGAAATCTCTTGCACGGCTGCTCGGTGCCGTGCTAATGCTTGACCTTCTCAGGCAGCGTTTCACCGGGCCAGGGCCTGGTATCCGAAAGGGTACCAGGCCTGAGGCTCTGAGGATCAACGACATGACCAGCTTTGAAAGGAGGATAGCCATGAAGCGAATGTAAAGGAGGCTATTCATGTCCACGAAGAATCTGGCGCGGACCATCATCGAAGGTGGCCGCACGACTCGCTCGAAGGACGCGCGCAGGCAGTGCACGCGGTTCGCCCGTCAGCAGGCTCGGATGTACATCACCAGAGGCCTGAAGGACCCGGACCACTTCGACGACTTCAACGAGTTCGACTACCGCGAGTGGGATGTCCACGAGCAGCGCGACAAGCTGCCGCCGGTCTACCGCTGGCTCGACAAGCACTCCGGGCAGCCCTGGGACCTGGTTTGGTCCAAGCTCAAGGGCAAGTTCGACAACCGCAACGTCGCTCAGCGGCACGTGATCTACGACCACATGCTGCACGAGGTGACCGGCAACGGCGTGACCCGGGAGGTCATGTACCGCTACTGGTACCGCCGCGAGGGGTTCAACCCGGAGGAGATGCACGTCGACAAGGACGGCATCCTGCGCGGGCACACCCGCTACGGGCGCTACTACTACAACCGGCGGAAGGCGATCAAGCCGCGGTACACCGGGCAGCAGGTCTCGGCCTGGGCCGGCGACAACAAGGTCATCGTCCGCGGACCCGGCGTCTACTTCTGGGTCGAGCCCGTAGAGTCCAGCCTGAGCGCTGTGGCCGCAGCCGAGTACCGGCGTCGCACCGGCTTCGAGCCGCCCAGCTACGCCTACCGGCAGACCACCAAGCTGACCAAGAAGGATGCCGAGATCTTCGAGCACCTGATGCAGCTGCCGGACTACCTGAACTACAAGAAGATGCTGCTCTACCCGACTCCGCACAAGCGCGTAGTGTACGCAGGGTGAGACGAGAGGGAGGGATGACGATGGTGAGAGGTGGAGGGCGCGGGGGCGCCATCAAGCGCGTGATGATCGAGGAGAAGCCGAGTCCGACTCCGACTCCGACACACAGGCAGGACTCCGTGGCCCAGCTGCCGACCATGACGGTCTGCGTCGGGTGCCAGACGCTCACAAAGCGCATCGAGCACCTGGAGCGCCGGGTGGCCGACCTGATCGAGGCGCTCTGCGGAGGGTCGAGCCGTGCCCCGCATACCAGGGGGATGCTCATCTCCGAGGGTGCACCGATAGTCCCGATCAGCAAGGAGACGCTGGACAACCTACGGCATCATCTGCCGTTACGCGGGTACTCCGTCAGAAGGTAGAATTACACGACTGGAGGTCGTGATGGACCGTGTGGACGAAGTGCTGGGACAGGTGCTGATCGGTGTCGATCCGGCGCAGGCGATCGACGAGAGCAAGCTGGAGCCGGTCTACGAGCCGGACAAGATCCGCGGCCTGCTCGCCGTGCACGGCTACCGCCAGGTGGTCGAAGGCAACCAGGTCTCGCGCGACCAGCTCGAAGGCCGTGAGCGGTACAAGCACGAGGACGGGACCATGGTCTACCTCGACATGAACCCGTTCAACAACGAGGGTCGCGGCCGCTGGACCTTCCACCACGCTGCCGGCGTGCACGAGGGGTACTCGCACAAGCACCTGGCCCACGTCCTTGGCAGCTGGGCTCTGCGCTCCTGAAAATTCTTCAAACAGGATCTTCAAGGGTGTCGGCAACAAATTCCTCTCACACCACGTAGAAATTGCTTGCATCCCCGTCTGGCTCGTGCGATTGACATCTCCACTCGAATGGTTGTCACCGCGCTGACACCCATTGTTTGGATTGTCGCATTTCTGGCGAAGGCGGGGATGTATGCGGGTGCGGAACGATCTCGACCGACTCATCGACCTGGCAGCTGACCTGCCAGGCCGCCTGACCAGCGGTTTGCAGCCCGAGCGGCTCCGGCCTCTCAGCGGCGCGACCGCGGCAACGTCCTAGTCCGACTCTGCTGCCGGGCCGGTGGACTCACCTTGGGGGTTGAGCTGCCGGAGTTGGCGGCGCTACCTGTCAAGCGCAAGATTGGAGGGGGGATGAACGTCGAGAAGGTGGCCTACGCGATCCGCAAGCTGCGCCGCATCCGCGAGACCCTGCAGCCGGAGCAGTTCGACATCGGCGACTGGACCAGGGAGAACTGGACCAAGGATGGCAGCTGCGGCTTCACTGCGTGCGCGATCGGTTGGCTGCTGCACGAGGACTCGGAGACGCAGGCGTACATGGGTGTGACGCTCGTGCCCACCCTAGACCGCCGCGCAACATCCCTTGCTGTCATCAAGGATGATGGCCCGCCCGAAGCGGACGCCTTGTGTCAGTACCACATCGTCGCCTCGATGTTCGACATCCAGACCGAGCAAGCGCTGCACCTGTTCTCCCCCATGGGGTACTGGGATCTTGACCCGCACAAGCCCACGCTGACCGACGTGCTCGACAGGTTCACCGTGTTCTTCTACATGAACGGTGGCACGTCCGAGATGCTGCTCGACGCCGATCAACAGGTGCAGCAGATCGTGGAGCGCGCCCTCTGCGACTTCGAGGTCTACGAAGAGGAGCCAGTCAGTGAGTGAGAAGGCGCTGCCGACGACCGAGGTGTCGGAGGACTTCATCCGGTACATGCGCAACCGGATGCTGGTCAGCTACTACAAGTACGGCCCTCTGGCCGAGGCGTACCCGCACAGGGTCAACGCGCTCGAAACGCTGCAGGACAGGCTCAAGAAGTACGAGGCCACCGGCAACACCGAGTGGCTGGTCGATGCGGCCAACATGGCGATGATCGAGTTCATGCGCCCTGCACACCCGCAGGCACACTTCCGCCCGACGGACTCGAACGAGTCGCCTGGCAGGGTGACCAAGGTGGGCCGCACCAGCAAGAGCAACAAGGAGATCCGCGAGGAGGCTCGGCACGCAGCTGCCGACCGCTTCCACGCGCTGGTCGAGAAGACGGGGCCACTGCCGAGCAGCGTGTTGTGCGCCAGCGAGCCGTGGCCTACGAAGACCAACAAGAAAGGAGGTGAGAAAGGAATGACGAAGGCAGAGATGGTCCGCGTCGCGAACGAGATCGTGACGTCGGCAGTGCTCGCGGTCGACAAGGAAGCCGACCGCAAGGTTCTGAAGCCGCAGTGGCGGAAGGATCTCAAGACCAAGATCGTCTGCGCGCTGGAGACGGCGGCAGCGGAAGGTCTCCCCAAGCGCGGCCGCAAGGCTGGGCTGAAGGTGGCGGCCTGATCCGAACCGAAGCTTTGGAGGCCTGGTTGACGCCCACAGCCAGGCCTTCCAACTTCGCTCCCGCATGACCCTCTGGGAGTTCATCTGCGAGGTGAACAGCATCATCTCGCTGTCCGCCATCGAGCTAGACAGGATCACCGCGGCCATCGACATGATGGTCGTGCGGATGGAGATAAAGGCGCGACCCCAGAAGCTGCAGGCCGACTGGTCTCTGGACGAGGGTTCCGGGTTCATGCCCTACGCCCAGGAGGGGTCCTACTCCGAGGCGGACAAGCTCGCGGCCCAGAAGCTGGCCGTCAAGGTCTTGAGAGAGGCCGCAGCCAACGGGTTGATCGTCCCATCACCTGTTGCGACCGCTGAATACCTAGAGGAGGAGATGGCCCTTGGCCCGTGACCCGACGAAGTACATCTTCGATGGCGTTCGATTCCCGTCCGTGACCGAGGTGCTCTCGCTGTCCGGCTGGTCCGACTACAGCGACGTCAACTCCGAGGTGCTTGACCGAGCAGCTGTCCGCGGCAGTGAGGTGCACGACCTGAGCGAGCAGTTCGACCTGCAGATGCTCGACCCGGACACCCTGCCCCTGCACCGCAGAGGGTACATGAACGGGTACCGGCGGTTCCACCAGGACTACGACTGCCGGCCGCTGCTCAGAGAGCGGGTGGTCAAGAGCTTCAAGTACCGTGTCGCAGGCCAGATGGACATCTACGCCTTCCTCAACGGCAAGCTGGCTGTGATTGACGTGAAGACGGCGCGCGAGGAGTCGAGGTCCTGGGGCCTGCAGCTGGCCGGCTACGCGATCTGCTTGATGGAGGAGGACTTCCACAAGATGCTGCTCAAGCAGAACGGGCAGATCAAGCCGGAGAGGTACGGGCTCAGGCTGGGGCACGAGGGTACCTACGAGCTGGACCGCTGGCCCAACGACAAGGACTACACCCTGTTCCTGGCCGCCACCACGACCGTAAACGCGCAGATCGACGCCGGATTGGTCACTGTCGGTTGACAAACACACCGGGAGTCGTGTTAAGGTGGCCGCTGTGCAACGACAGTCACAACGAAGGTATTGCTGGCCAGTAGCTTAGCCCGGTTAAAGCAGCGGTCTCTGAAATCGCGATGCGCAGGTTCGAATCCTGCCTGGCCTACTCCTTCTCAACTTGCAGGCCAGTAGCTCAACGGCTAGAGCGACGGACTTTGACTCCGTGGGTGTGGGTTCGATTCCTACCTGGCCTGCGCCTCAAGCCCACGTGGCCGAAAGGATCAGGCACGCCCCTCCTAAGGGCGTCGATGCAGGTTCGAGTCCTGCCGTGGGTATTCGATGTCAGAGGGGTGGTTTGTGGAGTGGTTGGGGTACACGCTGCTGGTGACGGCAGCCTTGCTGGTGCTTTTCTCGTTCAGAAGGTAAGGAAGTCGGTTTGGGGTTCGTCAACCCCAGCGGAGGAGGAGAACTCATGAAGGGGATTCTGTTCGGAGCGCTCGCGCTCAGCATGCTGATCGGTGGTGGCAAGGCGTACGCCTACGACTCGGACCGTGCGTTCCAGGAGCCTGGCAACGCGCTGGTGGCACCGTTCGATGCCAGGGAAGGGCGCACCACGTTCCTCCTGGCCAGCAACGTCGGCGACAAGAAGCTGACCACGCACTGGGCCTTCTGGAGTGACAGCTGCTCGCACCTGGCCGACGTCTCGATCTGCTTGACGCAGGACGACACCGTGGTCGTGGACCCGGCGTCGGTCTCGGCCGTCAACGAGGCCAACGATCAGGTCGGCCCCAAGGTCAACCTGTCCGGCAAGGCCGGCTTCGTGACGATCACAGCCTACGAGGCGAACGAGAACTGCGACAACCCGGGTCGTTCGGGTGAGGTCCTGGTCGACGACACGCTGCTCGGCTCGTACACGATCGCCGACCTGTCGACGACTGCATCGTTCGGTGCGAGCCCGCTCGTGCTCGGCCTCGACGAGAGCGGCACGTACACCGACCTGCCGAACAAGGTGGTCACCGAGATCAACGCCGAGACGTTCGCCCCTGGCGATCTGGCTGCGGCCACGGTCTACGCCATCTCGCTCGAAGAGCGTGGCGGTGAGTCGCAGGGCTTCGCCGGTGAGGTCGGACCGATCAAGGGCCAGGTTGTGGCGGCGTCAAGCTACTTCGACAACCTGGAGATCCGCACCTCGCTGCCGGATCTGACCTTCGGCTGCGCGGCCGAGCTGGACCTGCTCCAGTACCTGTCGCCGCTGGAGGGTGCGACGGCCGGCGTCCTGCGCCTGAGCGACCTGCGCATCGTCGACGGTGGCAGCGAGACCGAGATCGGCGGCACGACCGCGGTCTACGGCATCGTGGCCGAGGCGGTCGGACCGTTCGGCGTCGTGCTGCAGCCGACCTACAAGTACACCAGCCTGGAGTAAGCAGGGGGTGGCGTAGAGAGGCTCCGGCTTCTCGGAAAGAGACCAACCTTCGGGTTGGTTTTTTTCTATCCAGGCTGTTGACAGATCCACAGGTCGTGTGCTAATCTTCTTCACATGGACGCAAACTACTCGAACGAGATGCAGAGCGGACTGTGGGCCGAGACCAGCCCGGACGAGTGCCCCTGCCGGGGCGGTGGCTGGATGCACGACGACTACGACTGCACCTGGAAGTGCCCGCTTCACGGACACGACCTCGGTGCCGGCACGCCGCCGCACCCGGAGGACGAGGAGCCCCGCCACTTCGACCACGATCAGCACCTGCTTCTTGCCCGTCGCGCGGCGTACCGCACCTTCCGCGAGCGCACCGGGCTCGGCCTGGCCTTCCACAAGCTGGTCTTCGCCGAGTGCGGTGAGAAGGCCTCGCCCAAGGAGCAGGTGGCCGCCGCCAAGCTCGTCTCCGAGTGCATCCTCATGGAGCGCGCCGAGACCCAGGCCTGGCGCGAAGGTTTCTCCTGCGACCTGGAGCGCCGCCTGGAGGACGAGGCGGCCCGCGAGCGCCGCGACCGTCGCTGATCGAGTAGAGCAGTCCAACAACCAAGAAGGAGAGAAGAGATGAAGCCGCACCTGACGATCAAGCTGACCGACCTGCTCAAGAACGCGCGCGAGCTGGACAACGCTCGCCAGATCCTCCAGGCGCAGGAGGCGCACCAGCTGCGGGACTACGCCGTCGAGCGCACCCGCCGCGTGCGCCAGAACGTGAAGCGCCGGCTGGCGACCGCGATCAAGCACGGCGACCAGGCCGCCGTCAGCACGCTCTCCAACCTCGCGGAGCGCCTGTGAGCGACAACGAGAAGGTCTACGAGCTGTTCCACGGCGACGGGGGCCACGGCGGCCCCTACACGCTGGAGGAGGCGATCGAGGCCGGCAAGAGGTTGGCCGTGGGCAGGGTGCAGCGAGGTGCCCCGTCGGCCTACGAGCGGGTGTTTCGAGGCACTACGGCGAAGGAGCCGACGAAGATCATCCAGGCCAATCGCTGCATGCACTGCGCCGAGATCCACGTCTGCGTGAGTTGAACGAGTGGGTGTAGTTTAGAGGTCTAGAACGGCCCGAACGGGAGCTGCTGATGGCCACAGCTAACAGCCCTGGGACTGATCACCCTGGGTCAACTGGGCTCCCCGGTGGACGACGCAGGTTCGAATCCTGCCACCCGCAACCAACAATCAACTTGGAGGCGTCACCACGTTGCGCTACTACGTGGGCACGATGCAGAAACCTGAATACCTGATCATCGGATCAGGGCTCACAGGTGCGACGATCGCCCGCTTGCTGCATGACGCCGGCAAGCGGGTTCTCGTGCTTGAGAGCCGAAGCCACCCGGGCGGCAACGTCTGGGACGACATCTACGAGGACACCGGGATCTGGTACCACCTGTACGGGCCTCACTACTTCCGCACCGACTCGGAGCGCGTGTGGGCCTTCGTCAACCGCTTCTGCAACTGGCGACCATGGGCGGCACGCGTCTCGATCGAGCACAAGGACAAGCTCCGGCCCTGGCCGCTGACGCCTGAGGAGCTGGCCGAGTTCGGCAAGATCGAGCCTCCGGAGCGCGTCGAGAACTTCCGCGACGCCTGCCTGACGAAGATGCCGCGGGCTGCGTACGAGGCCTTCGTCGAGCCCTACAACCTGAAGCAGTGGGGTGTGTCGCCGCTGCAGCTGAAGCCCACGCTGGCCGGCCGGATCGACACCGCGGGGGACGATCCTTTGCGCCGCCTCAAGCCACAGAGGTACCAGGCGCAGCCGATGGGCGGCTACCAAGCCCTGATCAAGAACATGCTGCGCGACATCCCGGTCGAGGTGGGTCACCACTTCGAGCTGGACGAGTGGAGCGGTGATGGCCACCTGGTCTTCACCGGCTCGAGCGACGAGCTGTTCGACAAGCGCTTCGGGCCGCTGCCGTACCGGTCTCAGGAGAGGGCAGTCGTCTACTACCCGTTCCAGAGTCAGCGCGAGTGGCCGACACCGCAGGTCAACTTCCCTTCTCTGCTCGACATCCCGATCCGCGGCATCGAGTGGAGGCATCTCGGCCCGCCGACCACCAAGTGGGGCGCGCTGATCACCTGGGAGATGCCGAGAGCTGGTGGCCTGGAGTATCCTATCCCGACGTTCGAGGCCGAGGCCCTGTACGAGCGGTACAGGGCGCTGCTGCCTGAGCTGGAGCGGGTCACGGTCGCTGGCAGACTAGGGCGGTTTCAGTACCTCGACATGGATCAAGCGATTGGCGCCGCTATGGTGTTGGCTGGGAGGCTGCTGAAAGGTGAAAAAGATCCAGCTTGATGAGGTGAGAGTGGTCGAGTTGTACCGGCAAGGGAGAAGCCTACCGCAAGTGGCGGTGGAGATGCACTGCTCTCCGGGTACAGTGAAGAAGTGTTTGACCGGTCTCGGTGTCAAGATCCGCAGAGCCAGGCCTCTCAGTGAGCAGATCGAGATCGGTAGGCGGTTCGGCAGGCTGACCGTGACCGACTTGATGATGACGGCACGCAGAGATGGGCCAGGGCTCACACTGACAGCTCTCTGCAGCTGTCAGTGCGGTCGCAGCGGTCTTGAGAAAAGAGCTAGCAACCTGTTGAGCGGCACGACTACATCCTGCGGGTGTAGGCCAAGAATCGGCGCTGACGGTCCGCGATGGAAAGGTTGTGGCCAGCTGAGCGGGTACGCCTGGGCTCAGATCACAGCATCTGCCAGAAGCCGTGCTGATAGGCAAAAGGCTCACTTCGAAGTTACTATCGAGGAGGCGTGGCAGTTGTTTGAAGCCCAAGGTGGTCGGTGTGCTCTGAGCGGGCTGCCGATCTGCTTTGCCGAGACAGCTGAGAAGAAGAGGCAAGGGCAGCAGACAGCCTCTCTAGACAGGATTGATTCCAGAGCGGGTTACACAGTCGGTAATCTGCAGTGGGTTCACAAGGACATCAACAAGCTCAAGAGTGACTTCCAAGAGGGGAGATTCGTTGAGCTGTGCAAGCTCGTGGCCGATTACCAAGCAGAGAGGCTGTTGCATGGGTGAGAAGATCTCGGTGATGGTGCCCTACTACAAGGAAGACGGGGCGCAGGTACGAACGCTGTTGCAGTCGCTGCCGATGAACATGCTGCACGAGGTGGCTGTGGTCGATGACGGCGGCAACGGTTCGATCAAGGACTTCCTGCCGCCAGGGGTCAAGTACTACAGGCATGACGAGAACGTCGGACCCACCGGCAACTACAACAGGTGTATCGAGCATGCGACCGGTGACCTGGTGCACATCATGCACGCCGACGACGTCGTGCAGGTGGCTTTCTACATCGGGATCACCGGCCTGGCGCAAAAGTGGCCCGACTGCGCCTTCTACGGCACGCAGCACTTCCACATGCAGGAGGGCAACAACCAGGTCTTCGTACCGGCGTACCAGTTCTTCCTGTTCACGCCGACCGACGATCCGACCACCCTGTACTACGGCAACGCGTTCGCAGCCTCGGCCTGTGTGATCCGGCGCTCCTTCTTCGCGAAGCACGGTTACTACAACGAGAAGCTGGTCCATGTGGCAGACTGGGAGATGTGGGTACGAGCGATCAGGTTTGGCGGCGGGGTCTACCTGCCGGCGCCACTGGTCACGTACTTGACGTCCAGCAGGAATCACACGACACACCTCGCGATGACCGGCGACAACTTCCGCGACACGCTGCAGCTGGCACCGATCTTCGAGGAGTACGGCGGAGACAAGTTCGACAAGAGGAAGTTCTACGAGACGGTGCTCGCATCGACCGAGGCTCAGGCCAAGGGTCTGGAGGCCGCCGGGTTGAAGGATGCCGCCAAGCACAACCGTAAGCTGGCGCACGAGATCAAGGGGAGACTCAATGGGTAAGGTTGAAGCGCTCAGCAAGGCGTCCCAGGTCGCCGGATTCATGTACGAGCATGAGCTGGAGTGGCTCTACGACCAGGCCTGTGACCGCGACATCATCATCGAGATTGGTGTCTGGAAAGGGCTCAGCACGACCGTGCTCTGTGAGGCTTGTCCGGGCGTCGTGATCGCTGTCGACCACTTTTCCGGTGGCTCGGACGAGGGGGATGCGAGCCCGGCCGCGGCCAAGAACCAGAATGTCAGGGCGGTCGCCATCGAGAACCTCAAGCCATACCTGGATTCAGGCAAGCTGATCCTGGTGCAGACCCCGTCCGACAAGGCGTTTGAGACCCTGCGCAAGCTGTTCCCCGGTCGCTTCGCCGACATGGTCTACATCGACGGAGACCACCGGACCGAGGCCGTGAAGCTGGACTTGAGGTACAAGGACCTGATCAAGGACGGCGGACTACTCTCAGGGCACGACTGGGATTGGAGCAGTGTGCGCGAAGCAGTGGCGCCGCTGAAGCCTGTGACCCTGGGTCGCATGTGGTGGACGCTGATCGGCGGTTGACAAGCCGCCAGGTCGTGTGCTAAAAAGATCGGATGTCGTACCTCGGCTACAAGCTGCACCCTGAGAGCAGGGACAGACTGCTGCACCGCTTCCCCGCGGTGCACCCGGAGGTGGTCGCACACCACGTGACGACCGACCTGCTGGGGAAGCGGTACACGGCCTTCAGGCCCGAGGATGCGCACGTCGAGGTCATCGGCCACGCAGCCAACAGCCTGGTCCAGGCTGCCGTGCTGCGCGTCAACGGCAAGACGCACCGTGACGACGGGGAGCCGTTTCATGTCACACTGTCCGTGAACAGGAAGCTCGGAGGGTCGCCCAAGGACTCGAAGGAGCTGATCCGCCAGGGTTACGAGAAGGTGGACCCGTTCACGATCCAGGCCGAGCCCGAGTATTTCCAGGAGGAAGTCACGCCAGTTTTGTCCAAATACGATCACGTCATCCGTGCGGTGCAGGACTTCACAGGGTTGAAGCCGTACCTCGTCGGCGGAGCTGTGCGTGACGCGATGCTGGGCAAGCCGTCCAAGGACACGGACCTGGTGGTCGTGGGCGGCCACGACAAGCTGCACAAGCTCGGCTTCAAGCCGATCAAGAAGGACTTCCCGGTCTTCACGCACCCGAAGTTCCCCGGCGTCGAGGTTGCTCTGGCCCGCGGCGAGAAGAAGACCGGCACCGGCCACAGCGGCTTCGACTGGCACGAGGCGGCCGACCTGACCACGGACTTGAATCGCAGGGATTTCACGGTCAACGCGATGGCCTATCACCCGGACGACGGCGTGATCGACCACCACGGCGGCATGAGCGACCTGCAGAACAAGAAGCTGCGCCACGTGTCGGATGCCTTCTCTGAGGACCCGCTGCGCACGTTCAGGGCGGCCCGCTTCGCGGCCAAGCTGGGCTTCGATGTCCACCCGGACACGATCCCAGTGCTGCGAGCGACCAATCCGGAGCTGCCGGCGCTGTCCAAGGAGCGCGTGCGCGACGAGTTCAGCCGGGCCATGATGACCAAGAACCCGAGCCGGTTCTTCAAGACGCTCAAGCTGTCCGGCTCGCACGAGCACTGGTTCCCGGAGGCTGCGCACCTGAAGGACTCGACGATGCGGGCGCTCGACTCGGCTGCGGCCGGCGGGGCGTCCGAGGAGGCCAGGCACCTGGTCCTGACCCACGCCATGTCACCGGAGACGATCAAGGCCTTCGACGCACGGCTGGGTGTGGGAGCGGCCGACACGGCACGCAAGCTGACGCACGCCAAGTACTCGCCCATGGGCACGGCCAGGCACCAGAGCCCGGACGCGGCCGCGGAGCACTGGAGGGCGGTCCGCTCGACGCTCATGGGGCCTCATCTGCAGGCGCTGGCCCACCAGGGCGGCAACCAGGTGGAGCACCTGAAGGGGCTCTTCAAGAGGCTGGGAGAGGTCAGGATCGAGCCCCAGAAGGGCAAGAGGGCCGACGTGGCGGCCATTCGCAGCACGTACGCAGCTGCGGCCGCGCAGTACCTCAAGGAGAGCGTGAACAAGGTCGACGAGCTGATCGCAGAGGCATTGAAAGGAATGAATGGGTATGGGGATCGGACCGAGCTGGGGTAGGAGTGCAAGGGTCAGCGCAGCCGCGACTCCGACATCGAAGACGGCGCCCAACCCGAATCCGCACAGGTTTCAGATCCGCTGGATCAAGGAGTACTCGAACTGCACTGCGGCGCTGGTGCACTACCCGGACTGCGACAACTTCGAGGGCGAGAAGCTGCTGGTCTTCTCTGGGATGTGCGCCGCGAAGATCAGGGCCATGAGAGTGCTCGACCCACACTTCAGGGAGGACATGAACTTGATCGCGCGTCTCCGACCTGACGAGCTAGGCATGAGGGTGTTGAAGAAGATCGCGATCGAGAAGAAGTGAGACGTGAGAAAACTGATCCTGGTTCGCCACGGTGAGTCCGCTGCCAACGTCAGCGAGATCATCAGCGGTGACCCGCAGACACCGTTGACCGACCTGGGCGTGCACCAGGCGACCAACACCGGCAAGCAGATCGCGATGAAGTACGACCCGCGAGAGCTGCAGATCGTGGCCAGCCCGTACAAGAGGGCGCACGACACAGCTCTGCACATCGCACGCGAGATCGGTCACGACCCGTCGTCGATTGTGCTTGACCCGGAGCTGCGCGAGCGCCACTTCGGTGAGTTCGAGGGTAGGCACGTCGACTTCCAGAAGGTGCCCGGGTATGTCGTCCAGGTACGCAAGGGCTACAACCGCGCCAACGAGCACTTCAGGCCTGATGGTGGTGAGTCGCTGGTCGACGTGAGCAACCGCGCCGTGCCGGCGATTCAGCGTCACCTGGCCGCGTTCCCCGGCAAGCACTTGTTGGTCGTGGCGCACGGGCACGTCATCAAGGCCTTCCACGGCTGGCACCAGGGGCACTGGGACAAGATCCCTCGCGTGCAGAACGCCGAGGCCCGTGAGTTCGATCTGAAGGAGTCTCACGTCGGTGTAGAGGCTCTGATCGCCGAGCTGCTCTCGCAGTAGCGACCCAGGTCCACGGCGGGGTATCATGCTCCTCGTGGACGACTTCGAGAGCGCTCCCGTCATGGGGTGGATCTCTCCGAAAGGGGAGGTCCACGAGCTTGGCGGTTACAACAACCACGACCGTTGGGCCTACGCCAAGCACGGCGTCTCTGCGGACTTCCTCATGTCCAAGGGGTGGGTGCGCAAGGCGCATCGAGACTCCTACGAGGCTGGCAGCGACAGCGCTCTGCCGCGCGTGCTGAAGCACGTTCGCCGGCACCACCCGGACGTCGGTGAGTTCTACTTCGACACGCCGTCGCAGAAGACGCTCGGAGGCGTGCGTACCTGGCTCGTGCCCGTGAGCCGTCCCGGTGCGAAGCAGCTCTTGGGGGAGGGCCACAACGAGGTCCCGGCCTACGGCTGGATCTCTCCCACCGGAGAGACTCATGACCTGGGGGGTTACAACGACCACGATCGCTGGGCAGAGCGTGTGCAAGGCATGACGAGCGATCAGCTCCTGAGCAAGGGTTGGATTCGCAAGGGGTCGCCGCACGCCTATCAAGCCGGCAGCGACAGCGCGCTACCACGCGTGCTGAAGCACATTCGCCTACACCACCCTATGGCTCAGAATTTCTACTTCGACACGCCGTCCGAGAAGCATCCGGGCGGTCTGCGCTCGTGGCATGTCCCTGTGCGCATGCCAGGCTCGAAGCGGCTGCTTGGCGACGTGCCAAAGGGTGTGTGGCTGACCAGGGATAGTTCCGTGGTGAAAGAAGTCGTCGAGGCCATCGTGCGTGGCCGCTATGCGGGTGGGCGCGGGGTCGACCCTGTTGCGCAGTGGAACGCGTACTTCAACAACCGCCCAGCGGGGTGGATCACACCCACGGGCGACTTCCACTCGCTCTCCGACCTACCTGAGGGTAGGCGCACGCACCCGCGTTGGATCGAGGCCAACCAGGACATCGTCAAGCAGTACGGTCACCTGGTGGTCAAGGGTCCGCACGCTGCAGAGAACACACACGACGCCATGATGCGCGGTGGCTGGGTCCAGAAAGAAAACAAGGATCGCTACCGTGTTTGGGGTCCTGAGGCATTGAAAACCGTTCAGGACCATGTGAAGAAGCACCACCCTGAAACCAGGGAGGTGACGGTCGAGATCGTGAACCCTGCAAAGGGTGGTACGAGCTTCAAGTCCCCGGTCTACGAGAGCGAGGATGCCATGCGAGCCTCGCTCGCAAGCTGGTTGATTCACATCGCGTTGGGTGGAGGGGCAGGTGGGCATCGTTCGCTCGATCGGTACGGACTTCAAGAACCCTGACGGGACCTACACATGCGCCCCTTGCGATGGAGGCGGGCGCGCACCATGTCGTTGCGATTGTGGCTGCCCTTGTATCCCGGACCAGGACGGGATCTGCAGCTGTTGCAGGGAGGCGTTGGAGATAGAGGCCTTCGCGTTCGACGCGGAGGATGAAGCGGTTGTGGTTCAGGCTCGCCGGCTACTCGGTCTCCCGCCGTGGATTCGCGAGGTGCCGGCCACGGGGGGTGGCGATGCAGCAGCTGTCGTTCGAGTGGAATCTGACGGAGCCGAAGATTGACCCAGGACTGCAAAGCTTTGTGCTGCGCGCCCAGCTCCTCGGCGGGTACATCGTCAGTTCCAAGGACTGCTCTGATGAGGAGCTGGAGCAGGCCAAGGCCGAAGGGCGCTTCTACAGCAGCTACGGCAACCGCGAGTACGTCTTCAGAGAGTAGAACTGTGCACAAGCATGACATCGACTTCATGAGGCTGGCCGGCCCGTACGAGTGTGACAACTGCGGACTGGAGCAGCCTGTGGTGAGCAGGTGCGTGACCTGCGTCGCGTTCATCTGCGAGAAGTGCTTGACGCAACCAGCTGCCCTCGAACGGCACTCGATGTGCCTGGGAGCCTAGTAGTGGACGAGTTCCGAGCATCAAGAATCATTGACGCCATCCTGTCCGGCGAGCCGCTCAGCAGAGCGCTGGTAGAGGCGTCTCCGCAGCCTGCGTTCCACAACGCGTACGAGTGGCATGACAGCCACACCAAGCACTACAAGCGGCTGAACGAAGAGGACGAGGTGCATGCGACCAACGCGCAGGCGGCCGCTGGCAGGATCTCGACCTACCAGCAGTTCGCTCGCGACTACGGGCGCATCGACCCTGGCACACGTACCAACCTGAAGATCTACAAGTACGGGCCGGAGCACTCGCGTGCGATCGACGCTCTGATCCAGCGCCACGGCTACCAGGTGTACTACGCTGGTGGGAAGTACGGGAAGCCGGACCTGGCCAACAAAAACTACGACACTGGGCATTTGATGGTGTACGACCCGTCTGAGGGGTCTGGAGGGGATTTCGGCGAGCAGGCGTATACAGAGCACTGGAGAAAAACGCACGAACTTGCGCACGCGCTTACCCACCAGACGTTGAACGCCAAGTACGGTGAAGCTCGCAGGATGGGGAAGCTGGGGCACCACCGTACTCCACATGAGGCTCTCCGAGCTGTTGAGTGGGAACACATGGCCGCCAACAAGCAACGGGAGTTGAGCGCTGCTATTGGTGTCCACTTGTCAGACAGTGACTTTGGGAGGGAGTACAACACTGTGCTTCACGATGCCGTGCACCGTGCTGTGACTGGGCTTTTTACCAACCCCAGTGTTGAAGGTTTCCACCCACATGATGTAGCTGTGCCTCTCTCCCATTCGCTGGCACTTGTCCAAGCGCATGCAGATAAGATGAAGCTGGGGCCGCATGACACCTTGAAGAGGAAAGCAGGTCAGTGAGGAAGACGCAGGCACAGCAGTGCGCTGAGACTGGCTGTGATGTTGTGCTGCCGAAAGCTCGGAGTGTTGAAGCCAGGTGCGCACGGCACGCGCTAATGCTTTGGAAGCGCAGCAACGCCGAGCAGGTCAAGAAGTACGAAACTGAGTACCGCAAAGCGCACAAAGAGCAGATCAACGCTACCAGGAGATTGAGGCTAGCTGAGCCAGAGGTGCGGGCCATTACCAGGGCTCGCGATCGTGCCCGCCTTGAGCAGAAGAGGTTGTATGTAGCTGCGAATCGCGAGCGGTACCAGGAGTTGCACCGCAGTTACTATCCGCGCTATCGAGAGCGGTACCAGAGGCGGTACCAGGAAAACCGTGAGAAGCTGCTAGCTCAGAATAAGTCCTGGCAAGCAAAAAACAAGGATAGAGTGAAAGCCAAGCGTGAGGAGTGGAAGGCGGCAAACCCTGGAAAGGTCAGAGCTGAGTGGGCGAGGCGTCGCGCTGCGAAGATGCAGGCGATGCCGCGGTGTTTGACCGCGGAGCAACTGCTTCAGCTCGAACGAATCTACGAGAGTTGCCCGCCTGGGTACCACGTCGACCACATCGTACCGCTTCGCGGCAAAGACGTCTCCGGGTTACACGTACCGTGGAACCTGCAGTACTTGCCGGCAGCAGAGAATCTTCGCAAGAGCAACAAGTACAGTAGTTCGCGCAGCATTGTCGCTGTGTGAGGAGGCGCCAGTAGTGGGCTAGCGAGGAGGAACCTATGGGTCGACTGGGAATGTGTCTGCTCATGTTTTGTTTGACGGCAACCAGTGTGGCCGGGGCGATAACCTTCAAGATGAACCACGAAGGCAACTCTGTTGCATGTAGGGAAGAGAGGAAGTTCTTGATGGACTGGGATGCGGAGCTGCACACAGCGGCACAGCTGGCTGCGTACGAGCCCTTCGCGGGCCTGACACAGCCGACGACGACACCAACACCGGCGATGACGGCCGGCGGCCGCGACTACCAGGGCTGATGGGTAAGCGGTCGTTCAAGGCCTGGCTCACCGGCCAGCGCCTGCGCAAGGACAGTGTCGGCACGATCGCGCGCTTCGTGTGCGACGACAGCAGGATCTTGATGGGTGCACCGAACGCACACACGGTGCACGTGCGACTCGATCAGTACGGGCTGCTCACCGCGACGAGAGCCAAGGCTCTCCAGAAGGCGGAGGCCGAGTGGCGAGAGACCTGGTAATCGAGCACGGCGTCGTCGCCTATCAGTGGGACGACGAGAGTCCGACGCCGTGCACGGTGCTCCACTTCGTCGGCTACCCAATCTTCCCGGACGATGCGGAGATGGATCGCCTGCTGCAGGACCTGGCCACCGACCCGTGCTTCGGTCTGATCGGCATCCCGTTTGCCCTCAAGAGGGCGACCCCTGAGCAGGTCAGGTTCTACATGGAGGACATCCCGGAAGATGTTCTTGTCATCGAAGACGAGGACGATTTCTGTTGACAGCTACTTGGAGGGGGTGCTAGAGGCGCCTCAAATTTGTGGGGGTGGTGTGGAGCATTACTATCAGAGTGTTCAAGGTTGGTTCGTCGAGGGCGATATAGCTTTCTACAAGACCCTGCTTTCAATGATTCCGGACGGCGGGGTTTTTGTTGAGGTTGGCTCGTGGAGAGGGAGATCCTTCTCATACATGCTCGTCGAGGCCTTGAACACCAACAGGCAGATCAAGATGGTCTCCGTCGACCACTTCGGCGGGTCACCAGAGGAGCACATCTTTTTCGGTGCCGACAGCGGTGAGGTAAGGAACTGTTTCCTTAGCAACGCTTCCAGGTCGGGCTACCCGTACGAATTGATCGAGGCCCCCTCACTGGTAGCCGCCGAGCGGTTCCAGGATGAGTCTGTCGATGCGGTTTTCATCGACGCTGCCCACAACGAGCAGGATGCAACTGCGGACTTCGCCGCTTGGTTGCCGAAGGTCAAAGTAGGGGGAGTACTCTCCGGGCACGACTCCCATTTCCCTGGCGTTCAAGCGGCGTGGGCGAACAACGGGCTGCAGCCCATCATCGTTGGTGACACGGAGGCAGGCGGGTCCTGCTGGTATCTCATCAAGTAAGTGTTGACAACCACTTGGAGAGGGTGCTAGAGGCGCCCTCGAAACGTCGGGCAGCGACGTGAGCATGGTGCTCGAAGCCGAGAGGCACTGCACTAGACAGTCAGAGAACAGGAGGAGACCATGTCCTACGAGGACAAGCTGGCGCAGATCCGCGCCCTCATCGCCCAGTTCAACGAGGCCGCTGAGGAGGGCGAGAAGATCGACGCCGCCGAGTTCGAGCGCAAGCTCAGGAAGACCGGCGCAGTCAACGAAGAGACCCTGCGTGCAGCCACGTGGGAGGACTTCGAGAAGGCAGGCCTGCCGCGCATCATGGCTCGCCGTGTGGCAGAGCTGGCGCGCGTCACCAAGCCGGGCGAGAAGGAGTTCGTCAGCTCCAAGAAGGCCGAGCGCATGTCGGTCAGGGAGCTGGTCGAGGCCTACAACCCGAACGAGACGATCGAGAGCCCGGTCACGAGCCGCCTGAAGGCCGTGTCGCAGGGCAAGCGGTGCCTCGTGCTCAAGAACGACGGGACGGTGCACGTCGAGCCCACGGTCAAGCTGCTCGGCGAGGTGCAACAGGGCTACGCGGAGCGCCCGCTCTTCTACGACCCGGACGATCTCTCGCCACTGCGAGTGGTCCGCGTCGGCGAGAAGGCCAGCTCCGTGGTCGACGAGAACCCGGTCTTCCGCGGCGAGGCACTGCGGCCGGACGGCACGTGCCAGCGCACGGACCTGAACTGGGGCGAAATCCCGTTCGAGACCAGGCAGCTGGTCTACCTGATCGCCCTCGATCCGTCCTCCAGCTCAGTGGCCACGCCCGACCTGGCCATGAAGCTGTACGATCTCGCCTCCGAGACCGGCAAGCTGCAGCGGCGCTACAAGGCACACGTGGCGAAGCTGATGGATCTGCAGCAGCTGGGCAAGGCTCCGGCCCTCAAGGTCAACCTGAAGCCTGAGACGGGCAAGAACAACCCGTTCGGCGGAGCGACCGTCACCAGGAAGTAGAACTGGGCGCAGCTGCATCTGCACCCGGGCCGCGGGATAGCCGTGCAGGGCGACAAGGCACCACCCTTCGGGAGTCGTGCTTTCCCGCGGTTTGATTGACGCAAGGACGATATGAAAGACGTGCTGCATGTGGTGTGGGTCCAGCGCATGAAGGCCTACCCTGACAAGGTGCCGTGGCGCGACTGGGCGCCATCTGGCGAGCCCTACACCTCGCGCACCAAGGCCAGGGAGACGGTGAAGACCCTGCGCCTGATCTACCCGTGCCACAAGTACAAGCTGGTGGCGTACGACAGGCGGGGTAGGTGAGCGTCACGCAGGCGGCAACCCTGCGGTCGCAGCGGTTCTATACACGCCGTGTCGACAGCGGAGTCTGTCTTCGTTGTCGATCTGTGCGGGACCGAAAAGGCGCCTACTGCACAGGTTGTACTGCGAGATTGCGCGACGAGAAGAGGGCTGAGCGAGACCGGTGGCGACAGGGGGGGCTGTGCACCACCTGCGGTGCGGGCCGAGATCTTGAAGGTGTTACCTGTGACTCGTGCAGGACGCGCCGCCGCGCTCGTCACTCCAGGTTGAAGCAGAAAGTGATGGACGGGTACGGAGGTTGTTGTGCATGTTGCGGAGACACCTTTCTAGCCCGCCTGACGATCGACCACGTGAACAACGACGGCGCTGAGCATCGGCGCTCGTTGTCAAATGAGGCGGCGTTGTATCAGCAGCTGTTGAACAGAGGCTTTCCGGAGGGGTTCCAGGTGCTCTGCGCTAGCTGCAACTTGGCGAAACACGTGGCGGGCTACTGCCCGCACTGACAGCGAGGTTAGCGATGAGAAGTACCATGCAGCTGGACGGGCTCTCCTGCGTTTTGAACATGCCACCTGCGCTGCGCAGTGTGCACCGCGGGGGTGTCGAGGTGGCGCAAAGCCTTCCCCCGCACGCCCCGCAACCAGTTTACTTGGTGGATGAGTATCCTGGGTGCCCAGACGTTTGGGAGCGAAGCGGTCCCAGGGTGGTGAGCTATTTCGTCGGGGTCAGAGAGAATTCTGGCATGTGGCTCGACTTCAACGGCTGCTGGGCGCACCTGCACGACGTTGCCGTGTTGCCCTCGGTGCAGGGTGTGAACCCGATCACGGGCCAGGCGCAGGAGGGCACGGCGCTGGAGCAGTACCGCGAGTGCTGCCCTGTGCACACCGAGGTCTTCCAGGACCAACGCTTCTGCCCAGAGTGCAAGTTCCACTGGCCGGCGCAGAACTACCTGGCCACCACCGGCACTCCGGCAGGCCACCTTTGGATTGACGGCTTCCGAGCCAAGGACGGCGTGGTCCGCCAGTACATCTTCACCGAGAACGAGGTGCGCTCGGTGGCCGCGGTCAAGCTGGGCGACAAGCGCGTGCACTCGATCGGCATCGCCTACTACACCAGCAAGGTGAAGAAGCCGGAGCCTCCGCATCGCGGAGTCACGCGTGGCATCGGCGGCAGCTCACACAACTACAGTGGCGGTATCACCGGCGCCCCGATGTACAAGGGCGGCAAGGGTAGCAGCCTGTACACCTCCAGCGTCAAGCACGTTGCCACGCCGAGCGCGACGTACAACGTGAACCACTCGGACGAGGAAAGCGGCGTGCTCGGCTTCTGCTCGGCGTCCACGTACACGTCTGCTCCCGGCGCCCTGCATGAGCCAGACCCGGGGCTGTTCGTGCCCGAGAACCAGAACCTGAAGGCCCTCCACGGCGCGAGCATCGACGGCGCCCTGCGTGGTGTCGTCGAAGAGCCGCTCGTCATCAAGAAGCTGGAGGTCGGGGCTGGGGCGAAAATCGACCAGGAGGTCCATCCTGACCCACAAGGGTTGGACTTCTGGAACCCGGAGCCGGCGGCGATCATCTACATCAACTACACCACCGTCGAGCACGTCCGGGAAATCCTGAGTGCTGGCAAGAGGTTGGAGCAGGAGGAGGGTGCCCTGGCCGGCGTCCAAGTGGGGAACTAGCGTAGAAATACGGTAGCTGACGGCCCACGTCTTGCAGTTGTGTCCCCCTGCAGCCTGCATCAAATCGGTTATTGAACACCGGTTGAAAAAACGGCAGGTTGGTATGGGGGACAGGATGAACCTCAACGGCAACAGAAGCCAGCTCAGAGCTGAGAGGTGGACGATGCTCGACGTGGGAAACCAGGCCGAGCGGCAGGAGGAGCTTCCAGCGCTCGTGACCCAGGTGAAATCGGGCTTCGAGGCCATGGTGCTCGCGTTGGCAGACTACCGCGAACGCTTGAAGGTCTTGGAAGCGGAGATCGTGAACCTCCGTCAGCACTGTGAAGGACACTGCAGGCTCAGGCATAATGGGTGACGGTGAACGCCGCCCAGTATAAGCCGATCGGTCCGCAGCTCGCGAAGGCAGCGGACAAGGCGCACGAGTTCGGTCGGCTGGTGCACGACTTTGTTGTGCGCTACGGGCCGAACCGCCCCAGCTCGGAGATGCTCGCAGCTCTGATGGACTACCTGCGCATTCGCAACATCGCACTTGAAAGTGTCGGCGCAGATCTACTCGTAAAAGCTGCGCTCCTTGAAAGAGATGACCTGGTAAACCCTCCAAGCAGGTGATACCTCGGCCGGCATGGCGAGAGTGTTCATCGGCGTCCCCTCCTACAACGGCATGATCTGCGCAGGCATCGTGCCGGGTCTTTTCCAGGTCACCTCCAAGCACACGATCCACTTCACCTCTGTCGGCACATCCCTGCTGGCGAACGGCTTCAACAAGCTCTGGTGCACTGCCAGGCAGATGAACCGCTTCGACTACTTCGTGATGATCCACGCCGACATCCAGCCCGATCAGGACTCGCTGATCAAGCTGCTGGAGATCGCCAAGAAGACCGATGCGGACGTGGTCTCGGCCATCTCGCCGATCAAGAACGTGCACGGGCTCACGTCGACCGCGATCGGCAACCCTGACGATCCGTGGGACCCGCCGCGGCGCCTCACCATGAACGAGGTGCACCAGATGCCGGCCACGTTCGGCATCAAGGACACCGACACGCCGGACAAGATCCTGATGATCAACACCGGCTTCATGGTGGTCGACCTGCGCAAGCCGTGGGTCAAGGAGTTCCCCGGCTTCACGATCCAGGACCGGATCTCGGTCCACGGCGGGCAGTTCGTGACCCAGGTGATCCCTGAGGACTGGGCCTTCTCCAGGTTCCTGTGGGAGAAGGGTGCCAAGGTGCTGGCGACCAGGGAGCCGGTGCTGCACCACTTCGGCATGTACCCGTTCACGAACGCGGCCCCGTGGGGCTCGGACGGACGCGACGAGGAGTGGTACAAGAACCACCCGACAGATGGGGGCGGGGGAGCTGGCGACGGTGATCTGGGGGAGGTCACCGTCGCCAGCGGGTCGGCTGGCTGAGGGGGTGGTACTCAGCTAGCCGCACTTCACTCCGGGGCGTACAGCTCCGGTCGGATCGAGCCGCCGCAGAAGACGGCGACGATCTCTGCCCTGTGCACACCCTTCACGCTGACCAGGGCGAACGACCCGTTGCAGCCCGGTAGCCGAGGCTTCGCGCTGAACGATACCAGCAGCGCCGCGTTCCAGCGAGCTTCGCAGCGCAGTTCGACCTCGGCCGTGCCGGGGAACTGCTCCCTGATGGCCTGCTCGATGGCCGGTGAGGCTGCCTGGAAATGGGCTTTCCCGCACCGGCGAGCGTGCGCCTGAGTCGACAGCGTGAGCAGCGCGAGTAGTGTGATGGCCAGCGTCTTCATCACGCGTACCACGTCGCGTCCGCCTCCAGGCGGTAGCGGAGCTGGTTCTGCGCCTCCTGCGTCGGCGCGTAGCCGAAGCAGAACGGGGTGCGCTTGCCGAGCCGGACGGCGACGGCGAAGAGCTTGTGGCCACGGATCACCTGTACGCGAATGATGTTGTTCAGCATGCAAAGATCTTAGCACACGACTCGGCACCTTGTCAACACCTCAGGAGACCAAAGTCAGCAGCCAGGCCCCGAAGAGTGCGAACAGGGGTCGCAGGAAGGAGCCAACCATGCCCATGATGGCGTCTTTCATGCCCTCGTCGTCGTTGCCAGAGGGGATGTACTGGTGTGCGCCGAGGCCGATGATCATGGAGATGCCGGCTGCAGCTGTGACCCAGATCTGAGGCAGGCCGAAGTTGGGCACCACGAACCAGGACCAGATCCTGGCGATGACCCAGCCCTCCCACAGGTTGCCGAGGATGCCGAACAGCGAGCAGGCGACGAGCACGAGGAAAACGGGCATGGTCTTCTTTCTCCGGCACAGCCGGGGTTGATGGCGACCAATTAGCACCCGAGACGTGTTTGTGTCAACAAGGGCTTCACAAGTCGTTCAGGGTGTGGTACACCGAGAGGCTGGACGAAAGGGGATTGGATGAAATTGAACGTGATCGAGGCGCCCAACTTCTTCCTGCCTGGGAGTAGTGAGCCGACCATCTTCTTGGCCGGCGGCATCACCAACTGTTACGACTGGCAGAGCAGCTTCATCAATCTGCTGCAGGAGTCGCACGAGAGTTGGCGTCTGCACAGTCAGACGCTGCGCGTGCTCAACCCGCGCAGACCAGTGTTCCCGGACAACAGGGACAAGGTCGAAGTCGAGAAGCAGATCGCCTGGGAGTTCGCCGGCCTGATCGAGGCGGACGTGATCGTGTTCTTCTTCCCCGAAGGTCCGTCCGTGTGCCCGATCGCGCTCTTCGAGCTGGGCCGGTGGTCTGTCAGCGACAAGCCTGTGCTGGTCTGCGCCGAGCAGGGCTACGAGCGGGAGCAGGACATCGAGCTGCAGATGTGGCTGGTCAAGCAGACTGGCGCTGGCCAGGTCCAGCTGGTGGACTCGATCCAGTACCTGGTGCACTCAACCATGCTGACTCTGAGGGACTTGAGATCATGAAGACGTTGATTCTCTATCACGGCAACTGTCCCGACGGCCTCGCAGCCGCATGGGTGGCTCGCCGCTACTTCGGCAAGGAGAACGTGGACTGCATCCCGGTCTTCCACGGCAAGGAGCCGCCCGACGTCACCGGCCGCACGGTCTACCTGCTCGACTTCGCCTACAAGCCGGACGTGCTGGAGGAGATGCGAGCCAAGGCCTTCGCCCTGGTCGTGATCGACCACCACGTGACGGCGCGTGACGACCTGGCCGGGCAGCCCAACTGCTACTTCGACATGAACCACTCCGGTTGCGTGCTGGCCTGGAAGTTCTTCTTCCAGGGTGAGGACGTCGCCGAGGAAGAGCCGGTGCCGCTCTTCCTGCAGTACGTGGAGGATAGGGACCTTTTCCGCAACGTGCTCCCGGACACGGAGGAGATCGCGGCCGCACGGTGGTCCTACCCGCAGACCTTCGAGACGCTGGACGAGCTGATCCCCGAGACCAGCTACGAGCAGTCGAGAGTCATGAGGCAGCTGGCCGTGGACGGTGTCGCTCTGCTCCGCGGGCAGCGCGTGAAGATCGAAGAGATGGCCGACAACGCGCAGTTCTTCGACATCGGCGGCTACGTGGTGCCGGTGGTCAACGCGTCAATCTACTTCTCGGACGTGGCGGCCGAACTGTACAAGCGGTACCCGAGCTACCCGTTCGCGGCCTACTACTTCGACCGCGGTGACGGCATCAGGCAGTGGGGCCTGTTCAACCCGAACGACAGCGAGTTCGACGTGTCGACCATCGCACGCCTGTTCGGCGGTGGGGGCCACAGGCACGCTGCCGGTTTCCAGCAGAACATCGAGGGTAACAACCCTCTTCTGCTGGGCAAGGTGTGCGACCTGTGCGCCGTGCGCATCGCAGAGGCGGAGCAGCCGGAGTGAACGTCTTTGGATTGACGGTGGACCCGTGGGTCGTGTTCCTGATTAGCTTCGCCTGGGCCTGGCTCTCTGCCGCGCTGTCCGCGAAGGGTGAGCCTGGAGAGGGTCTCGCCTATACGATCTTCGCGGCCGTCATCCTCGTCGTGCTCCTGTGCGTTGGTCTTGGAGCCGCTACAATCGTCACCACCATCAGAGGAGGTTGAACTTGGACTCGGACAACTTGATCAAGAAGCATCTCGTCGAGAGCAATCCGGGCGCATCGCGTTCGTGGATCGCACCCGACGACACCGTGTACCCGCTGGACGTGGCCAACGGGCAGTTCCACGTTCACTGGGCCGAGGACAACGGCGACAAGATCCATCCGAGCCTCCACGTGCACGACCAGAACGGCAAGCTCTGGGGTGAGCGCATGATGGACAAGATGATCCTGGCCGGCTGGATCAGGAAGAACAACAAGGAGCTGCAGTGCGGTGAGGGTCACGAGCACCGTGTGCAGGCGCACATCGACCGGTACGGCATGGGCAAGTGGCACCAGGTCAAGATCAATCTGAAGGCCGGCGGCAGGAAGGAGATGTCCTTCAAGGAGGGTGAGGTCCCGAGGGAGTGGTGAGACGGACGAAGAAAGTACTTGCACACGAAAGCTGAAGTCTGCTACGGTCCACGACATGAAGGTTCTGGACCACATGGCTTGTGCAAGCTACCGATCGTCGAGTCCGCTCGCGTCGAGCGCCGCCGCGTCCAGCTCCTATACGTCAAGCTATCGAAGCTGACGTCTAGGAGTTCCTTCTTTCGGAGAGGTGGCTGAGTCAGGCTGAAAGCGCCGGCTTTGAACACCGGTGAAGGGTGATGCCTTCCGTGAGTTCGAATCTCACCCTCTCCGCTCTGGGGTTGTAGCTCACCTGGGAGAGCGTCGCACTTGCAATGCGAAGGTAAGGGGTTCGAGTCCCCTCAACTCCACTTATGAAGAGAGTGTTCACGTTCTGCCCGGTGTGCGGGAAGAAGGGGGGGGCACAAGCTGCACCCGACACGCTGGGATACAGGGCACGGCTGGCAGTGCCGGTACTGCTACGTGTGGAGCAACAACAGGCCAGACGAGCCTGACAAGGAGACGCTGAAGAAGCTTGGTCGAGTTACTTGACGGGTAGGAGGTCCCAATGGCGCGGGGCGCAGGTCTGTAAAACCTGTTTCTTCGGAAGTTGATGGTTCGAGTCCATCCCTACCCACTCGCGGAGAGGTTGGGGCAACTCATCGAAGCCGGAGCGTCGTGGGTTGACATCGGGCGCAGGTTTGGGGTCTCCGATGTAGCTGCAAAAAAGTGGGCGAAGAAGCACCAGCTTGTCTGATGAACGGTGGCCGAGTCAGGCTGAAGGCAACGTCTTGGAAAGGCGTCAGACCTCAGGGTCTCGTGGGTTCGAATCCCACCCGTTCAACGTCGGCCGATACAGCTGTTGGGTCGTGGGTGAGCCAGGCTGAAACCAACGCTTTGCTAAAGCGTCGCACCGCAAGGTGCCGTGGGTTCGAATCCCACCGTCCCAGTTCCGCTCTCTTCCCGGGTCCACGACGAAGCAGGTAGGATGGCAAGCATGGACAAGATCGACGACATCCTGAAGACCGTGCTCGAAGGCTGCGCCCCCGAGGCGGCCGAGTACTACGCAACGCTGGAGAAGCCGGGCTGCACGATCCGCGACATCGCCGTGGCCATGGTCAAGGGCGACAAGCGGGGCCTCAGCGAGGCCTCCGTCGGCAGGGTGTACCAGCGCTGGCAGGCGGCCAAGAAGGGCCAGGGCAGCTTCGCCATGCTCACCGGCTGGCGCAGTGAGAACGGCCCGGTCAGGAACACGGCCAACAACCTGGAGATCGAGAGCCACCTGCGCGCCCGCAACCTGGGCTTCAACAGGATGCACGGTGCTGGCCAGGAGCGCGACGAGAAGACCGGCGAGCCCAAGATCTCACACGAGAAGTCGTTCTTCGTCCACAACATCGACCTGAAGACGGCGCACGCCCTGGCCACCAAGTACAGGCAGACCAGCTACATCTACTCCGGCCCCGAGACCGGCGGCAAGGTGCACCTGATCTACCCGGGCAGCCCGGCCGACAACGAGGTCTGGGACACGTTCCACCCGAAGCTGGCGGCCAAGTACTTCTCTCTGCTCAGGGGCAAGAGGGCGGGCCAGCCGTTCCACTTCGACTCGCCCGAGTTCCCGGCCGTGCACGAGGACTGGGACGAGCTGTGGATCGAGTACGTGCCCGCGGACCTGCAGGAGGCACGCTGGCTCGACAGCTGGGTCAGGAAGCTGAGCGCCTGATCTGAACGAAAGGGGAACGGATGGGGCTGTACAAGGAAGTCTACCTGCAGGCGCTGAACGCGCTGCTAGCCAGAAACACGTTGAGCAGTCAGCAGGCCGTGGAAGAGGCTGACAGCATCGCCAGGGACGTCTACGACCGCTACGGCGAGGCCTTCGAGAAGACCGTCGTGGCCGTGATCCCACTCGACGAGAGCTGCAACTGGTGCGCGTACTTCGTCGACCCGGACGACCCGAACGGGGAGCTGCTCGAAGCCGACATGCGTGGCGGGGTGCAGAAGTTCTACAGCGACGGCACGAGCGAGGTCTTCTACCTTCACGAGGATGGCCGGCAGAGGTCCATCCACCAGGACCTGAGCTTCGCCTTCCTGACCAACGACCAGTGTGAGGAGGGGGACGAGACCGATGACAGGGTCGAAGCCGTCCGAGCGAGGTTCCGCGCCAAGCCGGGTGCTGACGATGAGCCTGGCGTGGTCACTGCCAGAGAGATCATCGCCCGGCCAGGGGCCGAAATTCTAGCCCGTCTGCGTCAGCGGACCTGATGTCCGGCGGGCCTCCCGTGGTACCCTGTGCCACGGATGCTCGCGTCGAGAACTACAAGCTGTTGGGGGTCTACGCACTCAGTGCGTCTGGCCCCCGTGCGGCTTGCCCAGGAGGCTGACCAGCTCGGAGACGAAGGTCTCCCTGGACGCCTCCCAGACGTCGGCCTCGGCCGATGCGCTCGCGCCGGCAGTCTGCCACGCGTGCAGGACAGCGACCTGGAACTCGTGGGTCAGGCCAGGGGTGTGCAGCAGCACGCCGGTCAGCTGCTCCGAGGTTTCGAGCCGCTTCTCGGTCAGCATCTGCTGGTCGGGGACCTGTTCGAGCCTGATCGAGCCTTCCATGAGCCGGTTGTACAGCTCGTTGGCGATGGCTCGCAGCTCATCTTCACTCATGCTCATGCGGAATGTTTTAGCACACGTCCGCAGCTCTTGACAACGAGGTAGTGATGTCGGTTGACCTGAAGGACGTGTTGATCGAGCTGACCCTGCTGGAGGGTGCGGAGCAGGCTCTGGAGATCTTCCGGGCTGTCTTCGGCCCGCTGACCGAGGCTCGTGTGGGCAGGGCGAGGCAGGCCTTCGATCAGGGCGGCACGGCTGCCATCAGGAGCGGCATGGCTGCCCACCTGTGGCAGAAGGACCCTGGCTCGGCCATCTTCTACCCGAGGGCCGAGGTCAAGGACGCCGAGTCTCTGTCGCCCGAGATGCAGGGCAAGGTCTTCCTGAGCGATCTGAAGGCCGACCACCGGGCCATGTTCAGCAACCCGGACGAGGGTGGCTTCAAGGCGCCGAGCTACGCACCGCTCTCGTCCTACCTCAGGAAGCAGGTCGACCCGTCACGCAACGCGCCCACGGCCAGCGGCAGGGAGACCGACAGGCCGATGCCGCACGTGCACCCGGAGCACCAGGAGCTGATGCGCCAGGCGGCGATCCTGCACGGCGACTCGGCCAAGTGGTACCAGAAGCAGCACAGCATCGTGGGCTCGATCTTCAAGTCCGACGCCTACGACGACACGCACATGATGCTAGGCTTCCTGGCCGCCACGTCACCGCGGACGCACCCACACCTGAACGCGGTCAAGGCGTTCCGTGCGTACAGGGACACGATCATGGGCAGGCCGCTGCCGCACACCGGTGCCGAGGTGCACAACATCGTGCGCGCTGCGCACGGCATTCCTCTCTCAGGCCCCAAGGTTCACAACTACGACAAGAACCTGAAGGGTGACCTGAGCGTCACGACGCACGACGTGCACGCCAAGGCGCTGGTCACGAACGACTTCAGCAGCTCGTTCCACCCCGAGTACCACCCGATGATCGGCCAGGCCATCAAGCAGACGGCCAAGCAGACCAACTACGAGCCCGGCGAGGCACAGGCAGCGCTCTGGGCGCACGACATCGCTCGCGTGCAGAACCACCCAGCCTTCCACGAGCGCGGCTCGATCTTCCGCGACATCTACAGCAAGGAGAAGGGTGGCCACCTGGACCCGACGGACGAGTTTCCGCACATCCAGGACTACGAGCAGTACATCAGGCACAACGAGCCCGCTCTGCGCCGCATGAAGAAGGAGATGGACGACTACCGCCTGAACCACCCGGTCTACAGCAAGATGGCCGGCTCAGGGAAGCCGTTCCTCTTCGGCAAGGACATCTTCGGCGGCACCAGCCAGCAGGACTCGCACCCGGTCATGCGCTACGGGCAGGGCGCCAACGAGCCCACTCGCTTCGACGCGATCGGAGCCGAGCACGTGGCCAAGGCTCTGCACAAGAGCGACGGCAGGGACCACCCGCTGGTCGACGTCAAGAGCCGCGACATCGCGCACCTGGACCCGGAGACGGGCTGGAACATGACGCCCAACGTCGGCGCCTTCTCGGACAAGCCGACCAGGCCGCGCAAGCTGGTCAAGCACGACTTCCTGGGCAAGACGTCGTCTGGTCGCAGGCCTGGCAAGCGCCAGGTCGTGGCCGGCTCGACGGAGACTCCATTTTGAGGGCTAGGCTGAGCTTGAGTTGAGAGACGGGGGCAACTTGTGCCCGTGTGTCCTGTGGTGCTCCTGACAGAGCCAGTGAACATCGAGAGGCCTTGAGTAATCTTCATGGTGAGCTTCAACAGTAGTAGAGCCGCAGATCTCGCAAGGCTGCTTCACGAGCTTCCCGCGGCGCAGAGCGTTGCTCACCGCTCCCCAAGCTCTATATTTATCAGGCTCAAGGCGGCGCCGCTCAGCTTGGCGGCGCATCTCGTAGGCTCGCCACTCAGGGGTGCGGCGGCGTTGTTTGTTAGCTGCTCTGCGTTCTGGGTTCTGCCAGCGTGCGCGGTCGTAGGCTCGAACCTCCTCAAGCTTCGCGTTGCGGTGCTCAGTGACATCCTTCTTCGTACAGCTCTTGCACTTCCCGAGGTGGCCGTCAGCCATCTTGGGGTGCTTGTAGAACTCTGTCAGAGGTTTGACCGTCTGACACTTGAAACAGGGCTTGCCCTCACTCATGGGGCACACCCGTACACTCCTTTCTAATGGAACACCAGGTCACAGTGAGCAGGGCAGATCAGCTGATCAAGCAGGCCCTGACAGAGAAGGCGCTGGTCAGCACGAACAACCACTCTGCGCGCAGCTCCGTCAAGTCGCTCCGCGGCCGTCCGTCCAGAGGCAGGAGCAAGCCGAGCGACCTGCAGCTGTTCCACAGGTTCCAGAAGCCCAAGCCGCAGGCCCGCAAGCCGGACGAGGACATCGAGGCGGCCGACGTGCACGGCAAGATCAAGTTCCGTGTGCTGACCAGGGCGCACCAGAAGGAGTTGTTCTCCAAGTGAGCAAGCGGCTGCAGAAGAAGATCCAGGCGCAGCTGACGCCGGATCTCTTGCATCGCAAGTACAGGCACCTGGCAGCGGAGCACCCGCACGCCGGGCACTGCTACGCCGCGACCGAGGCCTTGTACCACGCGCTCGGAGCCGAGGGCTCAGGGTGGCGCCCGGTCAACATTCAGTGGGAAGGTTCGCAGCACTGGTTTCTGCAGCACAAGAAGACCGGCAAGGTGCTCGACCCGACAGCCGGCCAGTTCTCCAAGCCCGTACCCTACGAGCACGGCAGAGCACGAGGTTTCTTGACCAAGCATCCCTCGAAGAGAGCGCAGGAGATCATGAAGCGAGCCAAGCTCAACGAGTCGAACTGGTTCGCACCCGACTTTGAGAAGGAGAAGGGTGAGTTCGAGCGCGTCTCCCGGGAAACAGGCATCCACATCGACAAGCTCAAAGGCGCCTTCGCCAAGGGCAAGCTGGCTCCACTCTCGCCAGACCACTTCGCCAGCCTGGAGAACACGGACGCCAACACCGGCGAGTACAAGACCGTCGACTCGGTGCACCACATGGCGCAGAGCTACGGTGGCAAGGATTCGCACGGCATCCACCGCGGCTTGACGCAGGGTGAGCACCTGCCAGCGCCGATCGTACTGCACAGGAAGGGCAAGAGCCCGACCCTGGTCGCAGGTAACACGAGGCTGACCATGGCCACGGTCATGAACCAGCCTGTGCACGCGGTGCACATCAACGTCGACGAGTCCCGCGCAGACCAGCTGATCAAGCTGGTGCTGCACGAGGGTGTCGTGCTCTCCGGCGAGCCTGGCAGCAAGCGTCTGATGACCGTGGCCATGCAGTACGGCTACCAGGAGACCGGCGAGCCAGAGGTCACGAAGACGGCCGTCGTGCACAAGCTGATCGACCCGAAGACCGGCTACCAGCTGCAGGTGCGCCGACTGCTGCAGCGCGATCGCGGCCTCGATCTGGACCAGAACATCTGGCAGCACTCTCCGACCAACGATCTGGGCACAGACCCGGAACATCTCACACAGGTTCTGCGTCTGGCGACGCGCAACGCGAGGGCGATCGCATGAGTACTAGACCGAGAAAGAGAGGCAAGGCTCTCACGGTGATTGGCGCGGTCGTCGACCACCTTCGCCAGCGATTTATGAAGAACGTCGTTGTTCAGACAGACGGCTGCTGGCGGTGGACTGGTCAGCTGCGGGACAACGGGTACGGCAAGTTCTCGGTTGTGAATCGCACGCAGTCTGCGCACCGTGTGTCGTACGCCCTGTTTAAAGAGGACATCCCGGCAGACTTGCTAGTAAGACATACTTGTCATCAGAAATTCTGCGTCAATCCAGATCACTTGATCCTGGGCACGCACTTGGACAACGCGCAGGATAGCTTGCTAGCGGGGCTGTATCTGCGAGGTGACGATCACCCGTGCAGGAAGAACCCTTCCGTCATGCCGCGTGGTGAGAGGCACCCACACTCAGTTTTGACTGAGAACTCGGTGCTGAGCATCAGAGAGCGCTACGCGGCCGGTGGGTGTACCATGCAAACCCTAGCTTCTGAGTACAGATGTAGCATTACAGCGATCTCGTGCATCACTTCCGGTAGAACCTGGCTACATGTAGGCGGCCCCATCACAAAGCCTGGCCTTGGTGGTAACGGCAAAGGTCGCAAGATTAGGAGGGCAGCATGAGCAAGCATCCGGTGATTGTCATTCCGGGGCTTCAAGGGTCCACGCTGCAAAATTCCTATCAGCTCCGACCAGCTCCTCTCTGGAACGCGTGGGACGCGCTGCAGAAGCAGTTCTTCGGCCTCGACTTCGAGTCCCTGGCCCTGGCCAAGGGTGACACGGACTACGCCGACCATGTGGTCTCGACACCGCACCAGACCGTAGCCCTGCCGTACGAGGCGCTGGTCGACTCGCTGCGCAGCAGGCTCAAGGTGCCGGTCTACGCCTTCCGCTACGACTGGCGGTACAGCTGCGCCACGTCAGCCGAACAGCTGGCAGAGTTCATCGAGCACCTGCAGCGCAAGCCGATGCGCTCGATCCCTGACTGGGACGGCAGGTTCGACATCGTCTGCCACAGCTTCGGCGGCCTGGTCCTCAGAGCCTACCTGCAGCGCGTGCGCGGCTTGACGCAGGACGACGTGAACCGTGTCGTCTTCCTGGCTGTGCCGCACTACGGCGCCATGGATGCGCTTGACGCTCTGGTCCGAGGCCAGGCGCCGATCTTCGGCGGCCGCAAGGAGCTGCGTAAGCTGACCAGGACCTTCCCCTCTGCCTACGAGCTGCTGCCACGCTTCCCTGGCGCGGTGACCGACGAAGAGGGCAAGGAGATCGACATCTTCGACGTCGACGACTGGCAGCGCAACGTGGTGTACGTGCCCGACCCTGACGGTGCGCAGCAGTGGAAGGTGGACCAGGCCATGCTCGACAAGGCCGAGGTCACGATGGAGGGCATGGCCGACGTGCTGAGCCAGGGCATGCTGACACCTGACCAGTGCCTGACCGTGGTCGGTCTCGACCCTGGCTCGACACCGGTCTCGATCAAGGTCAAGCGCAGCGGCGGCCCGGTCGAGAACTGGTTCGACTTCAGCAAGGTCATGTACGGCGTCGGTGACGGCGTTGTGCCGCTGATCTCGTCGCACATCCCTGGCGTGGACTACGTGTGGATCTCGAACAGCGACGCCTCTGCGATCAGCTTCGCACGCCTGATCTCGCTGCACGCCTTCCTGCCCTGCATCGACGAGGTGCACGCCATCTGCGAGCGCTTCTTCAGCGGCATCTCCGGTCCTGGCCTGCTGCCGCTCGGCATGCAGCCTGGTCAGTTCATCAGCGGGAAGCTTCCGTGAGCGACGAAGCACCCTCACTGCGCATGAGCTGGCGCGGCCGCAAGCCAGCGGGCCGCAACTGGGGCGGCAGTCTGAAGCCGTTCAAGACCGAGACCGGTGTGACCGTGCGTACGGTGCAGGCAGGCGACGGCATCGCGCACAAGATCTACGACGGCAAGACCTACGTCGGTCACATCTCCGGCTTCCCGGACATCCGAGACAGCCTGCGAGTCTACAAGACCCAGGTCGAGGATGAGCACCGCGGTAAAGGGCACTGGCAGAGCGCGATTCGCAAGCTGGCCGACATCTACCCGGGCGGCGTTCACCTGAACAAGTACGAGCTGAGCCATGCGGGCCACTCCGCTGCGCGCAAGGTCCCTGGTGTCGAGGAGACCGACGAGAAGTTCTTGATCAAGCCGAGGCCGAGGGAGAGCGCCGACCAGCTGATCCGGCAGAAGCTCGAAGAGGGTCGCAAACGCCAGTACTTCTTCCACGGCACGAAAGCCCGACTACGCCGTGGCGACCTTGTCATGCCAGCCTCCAAGGTCGAGGGCGGCAAGACGAACTACGACGCGACGGACAAGGACTACGCCTACGCGATGACGCGCGCTGACCATGCGCTGGACTACGCCGAGGTGAGCCACCAAGAAGGCAAGCCGGTAGTTTACCGGGTTCGTTCCCTGGGGGACCACGAGCCGGACCCGAGTGACGATAGCAGGGGTGAGTACGTCCGCTCGCGCACAGGGTTCCGAGTCATGGGCAAGGTGCGGAAGCCATGACGCGCGCCGACCAGCTGATCCGTGCAGTGCTTGATGAGGCTTTTGCACACAGCACCAGTACCCCAAAGCGTTTGGACATGATCCTGACGTCCGGGGTGCTCAAGGGTCAGTTCAGCCACCATCACTGGGCGAAGCCAAGCGCATCAAGAGGTTCCAAGAAGATCGTCAGCTTCTCGGACAATCCGTACTACTCGCATCACGACAACGGTCCTGCGCTGCTGTTTCACAGACACGCTGTTGGCGACCAGGTGTACACCCCGATCAAGATCGACGACCACGACCACTACGACTGGGTCAAGAACAACCTGGACAAGATCGACCCGTCACTGCACAGCGAGTACGGTGACCACGCCGACACCATGACCGCGATGCTGCACGCCGGCTGGATCAGGAAGGCCAACAGCGACAGCTACACGGTGGGCGAGGGGCACGAGCATCGTGTCCGGGCCTACCACCTGCGCACGCACCCGGAGGAGCGCGAGATCTACATCGACGTCAGGCACCGCAACAAGAAGCGGTCGAGCTACAGGTACAACCTGGACACGAGGACCAAGGTGAAGCTCGGTGAGTCCGCCGACAGCCTGATCCAGCTCATGCTCCTGTTCGAAGACTTCAACGTCAAGATCAAGGACCCGCACAAGCTCTACCTGAAGCACGACTACACGGAGCCGGACAGGTACGCGACGCCGGGCAACCCAGGCTTCCCGGAGCACGGCTACAACATCACCCACCCTGAGCACGGCCACATCGGCCTCATCGTGGGCGACGAGGAGCCGAACGGGAGGTTCAACATCCGGCGCGTCGTGTTGAGTGGGAAGTACGGTGGTCTCACTGATGCGAAGGGTGCGCTCGGTGTTCAGGGTGTCATGCAGGTGGGCCGTGAGCTGCGGAAGTTCGGCCACACGCACGTCTACTCGAACTCCAGGGTCAGCGGTGTGCGCTCGGAGCGTGGCAACCACGTCGTCCCTGACGTCAAGCTGCCCGAGAGCATCGACGAGATCACGAAACCTGCCAAGGTCAGCTTCAGCAAGATGGGTCCGTCACCGGAGATCCCCGACGAGATCCGCAACATGACCTTCTTCCACGGCGTGCACGACGGCGACCGCGGTGAGCAGATCCTGCGCAGCGGTAGGTTGGTGCCCAGTACCTACGGTGTCGGCAGCAGGTGGGACAAATCGCTGACACCGCGCGATGACAAGGTGTACTTGGCTCAGGACCGTGTCGGGGCAATCTCGTACATGCAGCACCAGTGGAACGAGCACACGCCGTGGTATCAAGGGGAACCCAAGTCGAAGTACAGTTATCTGTTTCAGGTGTCCGGCCACGACCTCAACCATGCCGAAGCTGACGAGGACGTCGTGCGTCAAGTCTACAAGCAGACGCATGCGTGGGACGCGGAGCCGGAGTACCGTCACCTGATACACCCAAGCTCCGTCAACCACGAAGTTGCACATCAAGGTAGGGCTCTGATTTCTCCGGATGAGCACCAGGTGATGGTCACGCGTCTCAGGTTGAAGAGACTCGACCACATTGCAAAGAAGCTGGCCAACAAGCTTCCTGTCCATCTGCACCACGACCTGATCATCAAGAACGGCTCTTCGGTAGCGCACGGTGGCCCCGTCAAGATCACTGGCGCATGGCGCGTGCACAAGGACAAGCTCGACCAGCTGAACCGCTACGACGACTCGAACTTCGACGACATCGCCGAGCCGGTGCACCACCTGATCGGCAAGCAGGAGTCGATCGACGAGAACACGATCCCGAAGGGTGAGTGCTTCAGCTGGGCCTTCAAGCGCATGCTCGACCACCACGTCAAGGGTGAGCACGACGCGGTCCTCGTGCACGGCAGCGTCAAGCACCCGTGGACAGGCAAGAGGTACGAGCACGCCTGGGTCGAGCACAAGGGCAAGGTGTACGACTGGCAGAGCACGGCCATGGGTCTCGGCAAGCAGCACACCGTGGCCTCGTTCAAGGCCGGCTACGAGCCGAAGCAGATCAAGAGGTACAACGGCAAGCAGGCCGTGCGCGCCTCGGCCCGCGCCAAGCACTACGGTCCTTGGTAGAACCTTCTTGACAAACTGCCAGGTCTGGTGCTAACCATACCGGATGATCATCTCCGCTAGGGCGCTCTCGTACCAGAACCTGAAGGCGGTCAGGGATCTGGTGCAGCATGACCCGCACGTCGTGGTCATCTCGATCCTCGACACCAGACCGACGTCCGCCTGCTACGACGCCCTCTTCGCGGAGGCCGACGGCCCGAAGGTGTACCGGTTCCGCTTCGACGACTACTCCGACCTGCCCGAGGACGACGAGCTGCGTCTCAACGCCTTCGACTTCAAGCAGGCTGAGCGCATGTACCGGGCCATCGAGCGGGCACACCGTTCGCCGGACAGGATTCAGCTGATCGCCCAGTGCGGCGCAGGTGTCTCCCGCTCCGGAGCTGTAGTGGACTTCACGCAGCAGTATGCGAACTTGCCCTGGGCCGATTTCTCTGAGATGAACCGGCAGATCAGACCAAACAAGCTGGTGCTGCGCACGTTGAAGGAAGTGTCCGGATTGATCCGGCAGCAGGAGGGTGCATGGAAGTGACGAGGGACGAGAGGCTGGTCGAGCGCGTGATGCAGGAGGTACGAGCAGAGGTCCGGCGGCACGCGGAACACCAGAAGTGGGCCGCGGGCGCCTTGCAGCGACTCCTGGTCGTCTTGGCCGAGATCGACACCAAGGAGCTGGTCGCCGAGCACAGGGAGAAGCACACTCCGCCGCCGGAGTTCGACCTCACGCTCTCCGACTACAAGCGCTGCGAGGAGACCATCGACCACAAGCGCTGCCGCCTGCCCTACGGCCACGACAGCCACCGCGGCGACGGAATCCTGTGGATGCCCTCTGCCGATCGCTCCGAGGTCGAGCAGGCCCGCGAGGATGCCTTCCTGCACGGGCTCAGGCAGGGCTACGACAAGGGCTTCCTGGCTGCTCTCAGCCGGTTCCGCACCGCAACGGTGCAGGCCGCGAACCATCTGCGCGACGCAGAGGATGCCAGGGAGCGCGAGACCAACGCCTTCATCAACCAGGAGAAGAGATGATCCAGCTCGACTTGAACGACGAGGACGAATCCGAATCGGCGGCCGCAGCGCTCGTGGCCGGCTTGCTGTTCGGCTTCATGTCCGACCCGACCACGCCGCCCAGCCTGAAGATGATCTGCCACAGGCAGGGCCACACCGAGGAGCATGCCGAGCGCATCCTGGCCACGCTGCGCAGGGTCGAGGCCTACTTCAACCGCGTGGCCGATCTCGATCTGCAGGTCGAGCCGGTTCCGGAGACGGACACTCTCCAGTGACGGCGGGCAACGGGGTGGTGGTCGGGGCGCTGATCGTGGGTGTGTTCTGGACCCTGTTCGGACTGGTCATGGAGACCGGAGTCCGGCGCTCCGACCGGTTCGAGGCGCTGGAGAAGTTGGACGCCGTGATCCGCTCACAGGCGGTGGTGTCGGCAGGCCTTCTGACGATCGCCGGCTCGACGCTGGTCGGCGTGGTCGTGAACCTGATCGAGGTGTTTCGCTGATGATCGACTTGAAGAAGATCCAAGAGCTGGACCAGCCAGGCAGCTACCCGGCCATGCTGGACGAGATGTACAAGCAGTTCGACCCGCTCTCGACCCCAATGCCGGAGATCGACGACGCTTTGCAGTGGCTGCAGACGCACGAGTACAGCGACACGGCCCTGATCGGGCTCCTGATCTTCACGGCAGCCATCAAGGCTGAGCTTCCCAGCCGCCCAGGGCTCTTCGAGAGCATCAAGGCATACCTGGCCATGTCCGAGCCGGACAACGTCGTCCAGGAGCTTCTGAGAGGGCTCGAATGATGATCACCGGCAGGGACATCGGGATCGCGGCCAGCACAGCCCTGTTCACGGCCGTGCTCTGGCTCCTGTGCGCGTGCGTGGCCTCGCTGGCCGAGTCGGCTGACCGCAGGGTCAAGATGTCCGAGACGCTGGGCGTGGTGGCCGTGGCGCAGCTGCTGATCGCCCTGGCCCTCGCAATGCTGTCCACGGCTCCGGGGCTGACACGATGACCGACGACGAGCTGATCAACTACTGCGATGCGCACTCGAAGACCCAGCTGGCGCTGTTCCATACGGAGCAGATCCACCGCATGCTGTTCCTGGCAGGCGAGCCGCTGGACAAGTACGGCCCGCTGCGTGAGAACGACTTCTACCACTTGCACGACAGCATGAAGGTTCTCGTCAGGCAGGCCAGGGCGATCAGGGCTCAGAAGCAGGCCATCAAGAAGGGCACCGAGCACCTGATCACGGGCGGCTACAGGGCCTGGGCCACGTACAAGCACCACCACATCGAGGTCACAGGACCCGACGAGGAGGTGGTCGAGTCCATGGTCTCGGCAGCCCTTGAGGTGATCCTCGATGGCTGACTGGCAGCGGACCCTGAACCTGCAACCGGAGTGGGAGCAGGCCCTGGCCAAGGAGATCTCGGTCCAGGCCCTGGCCAAGGTCGTGGCCGACAGGCTGGCCAAGCTGGAGCCGTTCGGAGACGAGTTCATCGACACCCAGCGGTCCAACCTGGTCGAAGAGTTCACCTGGCTGGCAGAGGACCCGGAGAGCGAGGTCGAGGAGTTCGACGAGCTGATGAGCAGGCTCTACGACTGGGCCGACTTCCCGATCGACGAGGCGTGGCCCACGAAGCGCGTCTGCTGGGTGAAGACCGTTGGCTGACTTCCCAAACCCCCTGGCAAGGGCCGGCATGACCGCTGCCAGACTGGTCAGGGAGCACATCAGGGCCAGCTTCCACATCGACCAGGCCGTGCTCAAGCAGCTCGACAAGCTGGTAGACGTGCTGGAGAACCCGGGCTCTCTGGCCTACATGGTCTACGAGATCGAGCCCGCCGACCAGCCGCACAGCTACAGGGAGTGGGTGTCCGAGGCCAGGCCAGAGGACAAGCCGTGCTGCAGGATCTGCGGCCGCTACGAGCAGGGGCACGACAAGAAGCAGGCCGAGGTCAGAGAGATGCTCGGCATGCAGGGAGCACCATGACGACGAAACCCAACCCGATCAACAAGCTGGAGCAGGCCGTGTGGCCCAAGTACGCCGGCAAGCCGGTCAAGACCGTCGGCATCGACTACCCGGTCAACGAGGGCGACTCCACCGTGCTCGCGGTGTTCATGGTCGAGAAGGTGATCACGGTCTCCTGGTACGAGGCGGACAAGAGGTTCGTGCTGCAGCGCAGCTGGCGCAAGAGGTCCGAGAGCTTCGCCACGTACATGGCGGTGAAGAAGAGGCTGTTCGAGCTGCTTGACCAGGAACAGGCGTGAGGAAGAGGGACCTGGCTCGCAAGATAGCCAAGGAGCACGGTGTAAGCTTCCCGGTAGCCGAGAAGATCATCAACGCCTTCTGGCTGGAGGTTGTGGAGTGCTTGGGGGATAGGCAGCCTGTCTATCTGAACCCGCTTGGGGTGCTCCGAGTGAAGGAGCTGTCGAGCGGGCGTGTCCGTGTGTGGTTGTCCCCCAGCGAGGAGATGATGCGGCGTCTCGGTGTGAATCTGGTGGGCTCCGGAGGTGCTGCACGTGTGCGGTATGAGCTAGCCCTCGCGCGTGCCACACCACGGTGCCTCACTGCAGAACAGCGAGAGGAGATGGAAAGGTTCTACACAGCTTGCCCAGCGGGGTTGGTCGTGGACCACATCGTCCCGATTCAGGGGAAGTATGTGTCAGGTCTACACGTGCCTTGGAACCTGCAATACCTCTCCAACAAGGAGAACTTTACCAAGGCGAACAAGCACGACGGTGCCTGGACCGGGCGGCATACGGTGCCCGCCGCCTGATTGAACAGGAAAACCCGGCTACTGTGGCGGGGGTCTGCCAGATTTTCACACGGCGCGGCCCCGGGCACCAGGGAAGGAGGCCCGAGAAGGTGGGGATGCAGATGGACGAGCAGGGGAAGCGCAACCTGATCATCGAGAGGGTGCACGGGTTGCTGAACAACGGGGCCATCAGCGAGGCCAAGGCCGAGAAGCTGATCAAGTCGATCCCGACCACGCCGGTGGACCAGCTGGACGCGAGCCTGCAGGTGCTCGACCAGCTGTCGCAGGTGGACCCGAAGCAGGTGCGCGAGTTCTCCGAGTGGCTCGAACTGAACAGGTGCAAGGTGTACGCCGTGCTCGAACAGCTGGGCCTGTCCGAGAAGGCGCTGGCCCTGGCCAAGTACAACACCGAGATGCAGACCGACCCGGTCAAGCTGCAGGCCTTCGTCGAGATGATGGAGGACCCGGAGGAGCGCCGGCACTTCGCAGAGGACGTCGAGAGCATCGCCGCTCTGCCCTCCTGGGCTCAGCTGATCCACCCCGCCGGGCACCCGGCCATGGACGCGACCACGGCCGCTCTGGTGGGCTGGCTGGTGGGCCACAACTTCGTCGACCCCAAGGTGTGCGGCATCGCCCTGGTCGACGGTGACGACGGCGAGGAGAGGTTCCGCGTGCTCGACGAGGACGGTGAGCCCGTGTTCGAGGCCGCGGTCGAGGAGCTGAGGGACAACTTCGGCTACATGTTCGACACCGTCAGGTACACGCCCGAGGAGCGCATGCTGGCCGAGTTCGCCTTCCGCGAGAAGTTCGGCGTGCCGCTCGATCCCGACGAAGACGAAGCCCTGGTGCACTGATGGCCTGGGTCGAGTACGGCGAGGCGCCCCTGCCGGAGGTGGGCTTCTACGTGGTCACGGACGGGGCCGAGGTGTGGGTTCAGTATAGGGACGAGTTCGGCTGGGCCGCACCTGAGTGGCTACGTGGTGAGGACTACCAGCAGGTTTGTGAGCACCTGGAGGAGGAGATCCTGTGGGTGTGGCAGGGGCAGCCACTGGAGCTGCCGGAGGCACCGTGAGCGGGCGTGGAGATGACAGGATCGAAGGGGCTATCGAGGCTCCAACCTACTCGGATGGTTGGAGGGACGGCGAGCAGGCAAACATCAGGAAGACGCTGACCCTCATCCGTGAGATGAAGGGTGAGGCCATGAGCCCCGAGGCCTTCGAGACGCTGCTCAAGGTTGAACTGAAGGTGCGGAGCATGGGTTGAGCTGGAGGGGACCTGTTCGAGGTCCCCCTTTTTTTGTGTGTGGTGTTGACAGATCCACAGGTCGTGTGCTGAGATTCTTCACGTGACGAACAACACTTCGACGGGCGCCCTTGTGAACTCGACGGTCTGTGCCGAGACGATCGCTCAGCAGCTCAAGGAGCTGGGCCTCAACGCCGAGACGGGCTGCGACTACGTTACGGTCACCACCCCCAGCCACCCGGAGATCAAGGTCTACGTCCACTTCAGCCTGCGCCGCAAGGACGCCCACGTCGGCGTCCAGCGCAAGAAGGGCTTCGCCCTGACCGAGGCCGGGTTGAAGAACCCGAAGGCCGTGGCCGACCGGATCGTCGAGAAGGTCGAGAACGAGGCGTCGCACCGCCAGTACGCCAACGAGCGCCAGCTGCGCGAGCAGGCCCTGAAGGCCAAGCTGGTCGAGGCCGGCTTCGAGATCGACGACGACTACAGCTACGAGCTGCGCTGCAAGCGCCACAACGGTGTCATCATCAAGGGTGAGTTCGACGCCCGTGGCGTGGACCTGCACACGCGCATCCCGGCCGACAAGCTCCACCTGCTCAAGGAGTTCCTCGACAAGCTGGCCGAGTAAGGTGTTGACAAGTCCCCAGGTCACGTGCTAAGATTCCCTTCGTCAGCACAACCAAGGAGGAAAGCATGAGCAAGCAGACGCACACCAAGCCGGTCACGGTCAGCATCGAGAAGCTCAGCCCGACGCAGTGGCACTGGAGCCTTCAGGGTGGCTACTACGAGGACTTCCGCTGCCTCGACAACTACGACCAGGACACCGTGCTCGACGCGTACCTGAACACGCTTCTTCCCAGCCCGGAGGAGGTGTGACCATGGCCAAGACCTACGACGAGATCGCGCTCGGTCTCATCCTGGACGGTGACACCGCTGGCCTGGCCAAGCTCTCGAAGCTGGCCGAAGGCGAGGTCGACTGCCCGTTCTGCGGGTCGACCGGCGAGCACGAGACCAACGGCTCGGCGACGCTCTGCTGCGCTGGCTGCGGCCTCCACTTCGACGTGCTGGGTGGCTGACATGGCGAAGCTCACACCCACGCAGCAGAAGGCGGTCGACCTCGCGCGCGAGCACGGCGGCGAGCTGCACTACTACCTGGGCGGCTACTGGTCGTACCCGGGCTGGCGCGACTCCCGCAAGGAGCCCTGGGTCACCCGGCAGACGGTCAACGCGCTGCTCAAGCGTGGTGTCGTGACCGAGGTGGAGTGGGATCGCAGAGGCCAGTACCTGACCCGTGTGCGCCTAGTGACCAGGATCAACGAGGACGGGACGATTACAGGGCCGAGCCCAACCAGGGAGGAGTTCAAAAGGCTCGAAAAATTCCTGAAGTGGTGTTGACAGATCCATCGGTCGTGTGCTAATCTCTATTCATGACGAACGAGCTGCTGACCGACGAAGAGATCCGCATCAACGACATCATCCGCGCCAACGCCTCTTGCGCCTGGGACCAGCGCCGTGAGTACTCGTCGCCGTACGAGGCCTTCGGCTCGTACTACGACAACGTCAACGACGCGCTCCGGGAGGAGGGGCTCGACAACCCGAGCGACTCCTACACCCGCTACCGCGACGCGTTCGCGCGCGAGGTCGGTGTCGATGCCGAGAAGCTGCGCAAGGCCGACAATGCCGGCGAGGCAGCGTTCAACCGCCTGGTGGCGAGAAAGGCCTGATCATGACGAAGGAACGTGGCAGCAAGGGCGCTCGCAGCTACACCTCGTGGCACAAGCACAAGCGCCCCACCGGCAAGCGCATGATCGCGAAGTCGAACCGCAAGGCTGCGAAGCTCTCGCTTCGCGAGGAGGCATGATGGCGTCACAGGAGATCGAGGATCTGTTCGAGGCCCTGGGCGGCAACGTGATCTACACGTACAGCCGCAAGCAGGCCATCGAGGACGGCGTGCTCGTCGACCTCACCGAGTGGGCCAGTGCTGACAAGGGCTTCATGGGCGGCTACACCGTGCCCGTGGCCGTGACCGCGTCCGTGTGGGCCGACATCAACGCGATCCCCAAGGGCAACCTGGGCGACGTCCGCGGCCGTGCCCACGACCTGCTCTGGATGAGCAGGCTGGCCTTGAGTGCCGCAGGCCGCCGCAACCGCAGCCAGGTGCACTTCAAGGTCATTCTGCCGATCAAGGGCAAGCGCGTGCGCACGCAGGTCTACAACGTGGCCGTCAGCGGTGGCGACAACGGCGAGCCGGTGGTCACGATCATGCAGCCGGGGGAGGACTGACCATGGAGTACAGCGCACACAGGGCTCGCAACGTGGCAACCACGGCCGCTTTCATCGCGATGGGGTACGCGTCCATCGAGAGGCGCTTCATGCGCGATGTGTATGAGGACGTCGGTTGCGGTCAGATCGAGTTGGTCTGCGGCTTCGCCGATCTGGCCGAGGAGATCCAGACGATCCTCGAAGCCGAGTACGCCGACCACGACTACCCGGGAGTGTTCGACTACGAGGTCAGCGAGGAGATCGGCATCTGGTACGCGTGTGAGGTTGAGCGGACACACGCGCTGCCGGACCCGGGCGACGTGAGGCGTGAGACGCGCCGTCGCATCGCGGAGTTCTTCGCTCAGGGGGAGAGCTGATGGAACAGTGGTCGGTGTACCTCACCAAGGGCAAGGACAACCGCGTGTACCTGGCTCGCGCCAGGAAGCCACACTGCACGAGCGTGACCGGGCCTCGCATCCCACAGCGAGTGCGGGACGTGCTCGGCGTCACGGTCGAGGAGGGCTACCTCAACGTCACCAGCCTGACCCCGGAGCAGTGGGAGCAGGCCGGCGAGAGGATCAACCCGCAGACGGTGCGCGGCCTGGTCGTGCTGCCGAAGGAGGATTGAAGGCATGTCACGATTCAGGATCTCGAAGGCCAACGCTCTGGGTGACCTGTTCCTGTACGACAACATCGGCCAGACGCGCCTGGTGCTGTCGCAGGATGCGAACGAGTTGCGGCAGCTGCTCAACGAGCACTTCGGGGTGACCGAGTGCGCCCCGTGCAAGGCGATCCACCACCTGCACACGGAGCCCCCTCTGGACCCGTGCTTCATGTGCGGCGGGCTGCCGTGCCGGTGCGACGAGCCCGCTTCGGAGCTGGACCAAGACGGGGTGCGGCGGATAGCCAACTACGTGCTCGACCCAGCCTCAGTACACCGGTTCGACGAGTACATCGTGGTGCTCGCCAAGACAGCCCGCGCGTGGCTACGAATCCAGGAGGCGGCAGAGCAGGAGGAGCGCGGCCGGCAGAAGTTCTACGACGACATGCGGGCCTTCGGCGAGGTGCGCAGGGCTCGACGCGAGCGCATCACCGAGCTGGCGGCCAAGGTGGCCGACGAGCTGATCAGAGCACTGGAAGAGGAGGACTGAGGCATGGCGAGATTCACGATCAAGCACCCCAAGCACAGCCACGACAAGCTGTACGGCATCCAGGACAGCCACTACGACCCGGCCACCCGCCTGTACCGGCGAGAGGCCCTGATCGAGCTGCGGGACCTGCTCAACAAGGAGTTCCCGGTGGAGCCCTTCGAAGAGTGCGGCGCAGACTTCAGAGGCGCCGAGGGTAGCTGGTGGAACTGTGAGCTGCCGACGAGGCACGCCGGCCCCCATGCAGCCCCAGGAGTGGACGAGGTGGAGTACCGCCCCCAGCCCGCGCCAGACCCGGCCGACCCCGACCCGGACGAGGTGCGGTCGGCAGCTGACCACGTGCTCGACCCGGCCTCTGTCCACCGGTTCGACCAGTACATCGTGGTGCTCGCCACCGCCGCCCGCGCATGGCTCCACAGCCGTGGGGAGGCTGCGGCCACTCAGCTCAACCGTGAGGCGCTGAGCAAGCTCACAGCTTTCATCAGCAGCCGGCCTGACGTGTTTCGCGGTGCGGTTGGGCGCAGCTCGGTGGACGTGGCGATCGAGTACCTGCAGGAGTCGATCCGTATCCAGGAGCGGCAACCTACCAATCAGCTACCAATTGATACCAAATTGGTAGATGGCCTGGGCTCGATCGAGGACCGCATCCTGGCCGTCGAGCACAAGGAGCGCCGGGAGCGCATCGCCACGGCCGTCTACTCTGCGCTGTACATCGAGCGGGACTGCACGCAGAAGCTCGCTGCCACGGCGGTCCTACTGGCCGACGAGCTGATCAAGAAGCTCGACGAGCAGCCGTCCAGCGGCCCGTTCGACAAGGGCTGAGACATGGGCGACATCACGCTTCTGAAGGTGGGCAGCAAGCTCAAGGACAACGACCCCAGGTGCGCGGGCAGGGTGCTGACCGTTACAGAGGTTCTACCCAACGGCGTGGCAGCCAAGGACCTGACCGGAAGGTCCAGGCTGTACTTGCTGCAGCGCATCCACACGGACGGCAAGCCCAGGCGAAGCGGGCTCAGCCTGATCGAATAGCTGTTGACAAAGAACCAGGTCGCGTGCTAAGGTCTCTGAGTCGGCACGAAGACCCGACAAGGAGGCAAGGATGAACGAGCAGAGCCAGGACGTCACCGTCGAGCAGTCGGTCGACTCGCTCAAGTTCCAGATCGTCGAGACTCTTCTGGAGTTCCTCCTGCTCTTCTCGTCCGGCCCCGTGTACGACAGCTGCCTCACCAAGCGCGCCGTGCTGCGCACCTGGGACCGTGCCGAGGAGTACTACGTCGAGGGCCGCGATGCGGCCGGCAAGAGCTGGGGCGTGTTCATCAAGCCCCTGAGCCATGACCAGGTGCAGATCCGGTTCCGCGGCACCCCGCGCGAGGATGGCACCTGCGTCGTGGTCGACAACGCGGCCGACGGCCTGCGCCAGCTCAAGTCGTACCTGCGCGACTACCTGGTGGTGCGGTAGGTGAAGAGGGCGCTGCTCCGCCTCGCAGCCTGGCTCAACGGCGAGCCCTGCGACAAGTGGTTCAACATCAAGCTGTGCAGCGGGTACAGCTTCGGCAAGCGGTGCGTGCTCCCCAGGTACCACCGTGGTGATCACCAGCTGGTGTTCACGGACGACGAGCACGAGGAGACGAGGAAGGGTTGGGATGCATGCTGATCGCGCGAGCTGACATCGCCAAGCTGGGCATCAAGGTGCCCAGGGACGTCATGGCCAAGAGCCGCAGCCGGAACGTGGAGACCTTCCACCAGGACACGGTGTACGAGGCTGACTGCTGGATCGGCTGCGTCTCGTGCTGGCCGCACACCGACAGCCCCGGCTTCGAGGGCGAGTACTTCCTCACCATGTCCGTGCACGGCGAGGAGCAGCACATGGTCGGTGACGATCAGATGCTGCCCGAGGTCGAGTGCGTGCTGACGCCTGGCGACATCTTCATCGTCGACCCGCGTCGCCGGCACTGGTTGGCCCCTGTACGCTGGCACCGGCCGTACAGGCCCTGGGTGGGCCTGCAGTGGGAGCTTCCGCGTGACGAGGCCCCCAGGATGACGCGCGAGATCCTGAAGCGACTGGACGCGCACTGGCTCACGGACGCGGACCCGAGGTACACAGATTGGAGGAAGGCGTGATGAAGCTCATCCCGCTCGCACTCCTGCTGCTCGCTCTGCCGGCCCAGGCCAACGAGCTGTGCCAGCGTCTGATCGCTCGCCAGTGGGGTGCGGTCAACGTGGCCGACAACCGCCTGGCCAACATGCGCATGGCCGACTGGAACGACTGCCTGCAGGGAGACTCGGACTGCTCGGACATGGTCGAGCTGGTCACCGTGGCCGGCAACGCACTGGTCTCGATCTGCGTCGAGCGCAGCCAGTTCATGGAGAGCTGCACCAACGAGACCATGGACGTCCCTGAACAAGCCGAGGCCAGCCTGCTCAGACAGCGCTGGACCAGATCGTACCTTCGCATCGAGCAGATGCGCACCGCCATCACTGCAGTGGCGGGAACCAAGTTCGACAGGAGCCTGGACTACTGCAGCATCAGGCACGAGGACTAACTATGAAACTGAAACTGGTATTGACGCTTGCACTTCTCATCGCACTCGCATCACCTGCACGCGCGCTGACCGTCCTCTGCAACGGGGACTCGAACACAGCCGCAGGTACGCTCCCGGCCGACGTTCGCTGGTGCGAGCGGCTGGGCACGCTGGCCAACGTGGACATCATCAACCGTGGTGTCGGCGGCAGCGCCATCGTCAGCAAGCAGCACGCGTACTGGTACGGCAACCCGATGTGGGGCGACTTCTACATCGACCTCGAAGTCGTCGACATCGACCCCTTCTGGTACTGGAGTCACGGCGCAGAGACGTTCCTGAACAGGCCGACCTACTACCCGCTGCCCAAGTTCGACACCGTGATCCTGGCCTGGGGGACGAACGACCTCAACGCGTACGGGTACACGCCGGCCGAGGTGCTCAAGGCCATCAAGAAGGCGAGGCGGAAGTTCACCGCCTACGGGGCCAAGGTGTACGTGGCCACGGTGCCGCCGATCTACGAGTTGGACGGCACCAAGTCACCGACGCTGGACCCGCTCATCCAGAGGCTCAACAAGAGGATTCGCGGCAACTTCCCCAAGACCTACATCGAGTTCTACGAGGGCTTCACCTGGGAGGACTACAACGACCGGCTGCACCTGAACGCTCAGGGGCACGAGAAGCGCGCTCTGGCCGCGCTGGAGGCACTGTCAAGATGAGCAACACTGTCGAGTACCCGGACCTGCTGGGCCACACCATGACCAAGGTCACCAACGACGGTGACGAGATGGTGTTCACCAGGGAGGACGGCAAGCGGTTCAAGTTCTACCACGAGCAGGACTGCTGCGAGAGCGTGATCATCGAGGATGTCATTGGCGACCTGCAGGACCTCGTCGGCTCACCGATCGTGCAAGCTGAGGAGATCTCGGACGACACGTTCGTGGACAACATCACCGACAGCTACGATTCCCACACGTGGACCTTCTACAAGTTCACCACGAACAAGGGCTCGGTCACGGTGCGCTGGCTGGGTCAGTCCAACGGCTACTACAGCGAAAGCGTGTACTTTTGTGAGTGCTGACCGCCTGATCCTTCTGGCAGCGCTCCTGCTGCTGGCTGCGTGCGGCTCGGACGAGACCTGCTCCACGTACAGCTTCGAGGAGTGCCGCGTCGTGGACGGCATGGAGCGCCAGTGCCGGACGGTCGAGGAGCAGCAGTGCGTGGACGGTGACCCGTACTACTACGGGCCGTGGGTCACGGTCTGCTTCTTCCCTTACTGCTACTGAGGTGAACGTGGACGGAGGGATGCTGTACAGGTGCCCGCACGAGGACTGGCCGAAGGAGCTGCTCGCGAGCGGAGAGAGCGTGCTCTTCTCCGGCGGGTTCATCCACAGCGACTACTACCTGCACAGGTGCAAGCCTGAGCCGTTCTGCACGCTGGCCGAGTACTTGGGAGTAGAGTCTGATGGCTCGCGCGAGGTTTGATGGGATGTCGTGGCCTGTACCAGACAAGGACATGGCTGATCTCGGATGGAAGCTGCGCTACGGCAGCCCGACACGCACAGACCTGTACGCCGCAGCAGAGGCGCTGTCCGCGTACAGGCAGATGGTCAACGACCCGGAGAAGAAGCGGCGCATCGTGATCAGGAACCTGCGCCAGGCTGCAAAGGGGGTGACATGAGCGACTCACAGGTGTTGAGAGCCGAGCTGGAGGCGGCCCGCAACTTCGCCAAGAGGTATGCAGCCCTCTGTGCGCGAGAGCTGCTGGAGCGCAGCGAGACTGGCATCCTACCCAACGGCCGTGTGCGTGAGCTGGCTCGTCTCTGCTCGTACGCTGGTCCACACGCGTTGCAGGTGGCCGAGAAGCTGGTCACCGACGTCGCGATCGAGATGGTGGCTCACCAGAAGGTGCAGGACGTGTGCCCCGTCTGCCACCTGAACGACAGGAGCAAGCGGTGCACCTGCTTCAACGCACTGAGGGATCTCTGAGTGATCATCTCGCACGTGAACCTTGATCGCACGCTGCGCGCCATCCTCGATACCAGGCGTGAGCTTGACGCAGCGGTCACCAGGCTCGGCGAGCTTGGTATTGACGCTGACCTGAAGACGCTGCTCTTCGAGCGCGACGGTGTGACCGATGCAGACAGGGCTGCCGAGCTGCTGCGACTGGAGAAGCTGCGCGTGGCCATCACGCGCGTGACCAGCGCGACCCAGTTCCTGCGCTCGTACAGGAAGGCGTTCGGCGAGGGGCTCAGCAGGCACCCGTTTGCACCAGACCCGGGTTCTGTGCAATAACACCATGATGAGTTTCTGGGAGGTACGGATGAGCAAGGAGGGACGGCCGGTCACACCTCAGCAGGTGCTGGCCAGCGTGAAGCCGCTAGCGCCGGCAGAGGCCAAGGAGGCCTTCGCCAGCACGCAGAAGACGGTGCAGGCGATCGGAAGCAGGGCGCCTCTGTACAAGCTCCTGGCGCGCGAGATGTGGCGCTACCAGAACGCAGGCGGCAGCGGCATCGTGCGCGAGGACGCGAGGGACACGATCGAGCGGCTGGTCAAGGAGCACATGCCCAGCGGCTCCGGCTTCGACTCTGGCACCGTGCTCGTCCTGGACGAGTCGACGGACTACAAGCTGGTCTTCGGCACCAGCTTCCACCACATGAACGAGCACGGCTCGTACACCAAGTGGACCGAGCACCGCGTGATCGTGAGTCCGAGCCTGGCCTTCGACTTCGACCTGACGGTCACCGGGCGCGACCACAACGGCATCAAGGACTACATCCACGAGGTGTTCCACCACGCTCTGACCAAGGCGGTGTCGTACCCGGACCGCGAGGCCAAGGCGTCATGAACCTGCGTGAGTACGCGCGGGCCGTGGCCGAGGCGGTGAACAGGGAGTGGGAGGGCCGCGACCCTAGTGACGAAACCAGGGACTGGTTGGATGGCATCGTCGCGTCGGTGCCCGCACCTACTAATTCTGTCTCAACTGGTAGCAAATTGGTAGGTACGCCCGACATCGACCCGGAGGAGGTGCGGCGGGCGCTGGACGCTTTCGAACGCGAGTGGGGATCACCGGGCGGCGTCGCTGCGCAGGACGGGCTGACGCTCATGGCCGCCGCCCGCGAGTACCTGCGCCTCCGCGAGCAGCCCGCGCCCGACGAGGAGCTTCCCCGACGAGGGGGCGGCACCATTGGTGTCGGGACCTTGGCGTACTTCCAAGCGAACAATGAGAACCAACTACAGCAAGCGATGTTGCGTCGCGTGATCGCACTCGAAAAGGCGTTAGGGCGCGAGCGAGCGCGGGCGCTGCTGTGCGAGCGGTTGGGCGTGGAGGCCGAGAGCCTCGGCGACTTGCTCTGCGCCCGGTCTGATCTGGGCGCAATTAGTGATGTGATGCTCGCCGCTGGGGCAATGTTCGATGTCGGCGTGGAGGTACTTCCCGACCTGAGTCAGCAACTACCCATACATGGGCCTGTTCGGCTGCCATCAATGCCGATAGTTCCGCAGCCCGCGCCCGACGTGCAGGCGGTCAAGCTATGCAACTGCGGCAAGTGCTGCCCCGGCCCGCTCTACTCGCAGCACGAACGCGACGCGGCGGTCGCGCGCGAGCGGGATCGTGTCATCGGGATCTTCGTTGGCGAGTTGCAGAAGCTGCACGAGAACACGGTTCTCGACTGCGGTGATAACTCGTGCCTGTTCGCGACTCGACGCGGCGGTATGCGCACAAACGGAGGCTGCCGTTGCATCGAGCGCCTACTCGACGCGGCGGTCGCGCGCGAGCGGGAGGCTGCGGTGTACGACTTCGCCGCGTGGCTGACCACGCGCAAGGAGAGGCTGGTACTGTCGTCGTCCGACGACGCGGCTCCGGCAGCCAAGGCCGTGCAAGCGTATCTCCGCGCCCGCAGCGCGAAGGGGTCAGAATGAGCGGCGACATCGAAGCGGCAGTCGAGATGCTCGCAAGACTGGCTGACGTGCCACCGGAGGAGCGCATGGGCACGCTGGCGCTGGTGGTCAAGGTCTACATCGAATCCGGGAACCACTGGTCGTCGCTTGCTCACGTCTGGGGAAAGATCGAACAGGCCCGCAGCGCGAAGGGGGTGTGACGGTGCGACTCGACGCTTATTACTTCGGGTTCGACTCGACCGGGAACGAGGACATCGACCGGGTCTTGTCAGCCGTGGCGTGTGCAGGGAAAGCATATCACCACACCAGTGATTGGACCGAGCCAATCGCCAAACCCTACGAGCCCACGCATCGCGGAGGCACTTGCGCTGAGTGGATTCAGAACGCGGCGAATGATGCTGCAACGAAGCTCGCCGCCGCCTACCGCGAGGGCGTGGTCGAGGGGCTGGTTATCGCGTTACAGATCCTCGACGCCGACCATCCCGGCGAGTCGCAGCGTATCGCCGCCGAGATCGAGCGCCTGCGAGGTGAGGCGTGACGGTAGGCGACGAGGAGTGGAAGGAGCGCGTGCGCGCGTACAACCGAAGACAGCGCATGCTTCGCGGCGTGTGCGAATGCGGGGCGTACTATCCCGAGGAACACACCGCCCGCCGCGAGGGCGTGATCGAGGGGCTGCAACAGGCGTGGGAGATCGCGGATGAGATTTACGCCGGGCACGTTGAGCATCCGCACGACCTGACTCTCGTGCTGGGTACCATCCGCGCCGAGATCGAGCGCCTGCGGAGGGGCGAATGAGGACACGCATCGCGGATCTGGAGCGGGCTCAGGGGCAGGTTGAGCCACTGACCTACGCCGCGCCGGAGATTGTGGCTGCAATCCCGGCCCTCCTGCGCCTTGCGCGGGCGGCGAAGAAACACGCGAGCGGCCTGTGCGAGGAGATGGAAGAGGCTCTTGACGCTTTCGACTGGAGTGAGTCGTGACCGCCAGCAGACTGATCATCGACCTGTTGATGATCCTGTGCGTTCTGTTTGTGCTGCTGATTGTGTCAGGGCTCGTGTGGCAGCTGGCCTACTCGCTGATGCTCACGCTGTTGCACCCGATCGAGAGCTACAAGCTGTGGAGGGAGGGAAGACGTGTCCAAGGACGACCACTACGATCTGATCGGTGACCCGGTAGTCAAGCTCTCGATGCAGGGCGCCAGAGAGGCGCGCAACCAGATCGAGGAGTTGAGGACGGAGCTGAACGAGGCCCTGGCCTGCGCCCGCACTTTGCGTAGACAGTACGAGGCTGTGGTCCGGGTGCTCAAGGGGTACACGCAGTGCAGCCACACAGGTGGCGTTGGTTGCCACTGCACCAAGGTGGCCACGGATGCGCTCGACCTGCTGGGGGAGGACTACTGAGTTGGACCCATATTCACCGAGCCCGAAGTCCATCAAGTTCTGGGTCGGAGAGGATGGCCAGCTGCACACGTGTCACAGGATGCAATGGGACATCTCCGACCGAGGCCCGCCACCGAAACGTGTGCACCGAGGCAGGCCGTCATTCGGTTCTACCAGCGAGCTTCAAGCCGACTATGGTGGCGCCGAGTACGACTACGAGATCCAGCACGTTGATGAGGACAGGCCCGTGTACACCGGGGCGACACACAGAAAGCATGGTGGTGAAGTGGTTGAAGAGGTTGTCGACGTCAACTTGGACAAGGAGATCCACCTGAACGGGTTCAGCTGCTACAACAGCTGTCGCGGTGGCTGGTACGACGGTTACGACGTCAATTCCAAGAACAAGGATGGTATCTGCACCAAAACCATGCCGTGCAAGGTCTGCGGCCATCAGATGCCGGCCTCGATGACGATCAGGGAGTTCCGCAAGATGATTGCCGAGCGCGACGCTGAGCGTGAGCGCACCGGCTTCAAGTTCTGGTTCCAGAAGGAAGAGGGGAAGTAAGATGGCTGTTGAGACGATCACGATGGTGAAGCGCACGGTCTACGTGGCGCAGTGTGAGTGTGGCGAGCGTGACGTGCGTACTGAGAACCCTCCCCGCGAGATCAGGTTCACCTGCTGCGACAAGTGGGTTCCGTTCGTCGAAGAGTCGTACACCGGGCAGGACAAGTTCGTTTAGGAGGAAAGCATGACCAAGACCGAGGAAGATCTCGTGTACTACAGGCGGCGCTGCGCAGAGCTGGAGAAGCAAGTCGAGAAGCTCCAGGCGCAGGTACGTGAGATGCCTGCAAGCATCGAACGCAGCATCCGACGCCGGGACGAAGCCGAACGCAAGGGGTGGGACGTCGGATGAAATTCACCGTGACGATGAAAGATCCTGACGGCCTGGACACGTCCATCGACGACGCGATCCAGGACGACGAGTCGCTGCTGGAGATGGCCAAGGACGAGCAGAAGGCCGTGATCGGTGCCCGCAAGCAGCGCATGCGTGACGTGTGCAAGCGCTGGTTCGAGTACGGCGAGTACATCCGCATCGAGATCGACGTGGAGGCTGGCACCGCGACTGTGCTTGACAGGGTGTAGCGTGCCGTACCAGCTGACGCCGGCAGGCAACGCAGCCGTCGAGGAGGCCAACGAGGACTGGCAGCGGATGGAGCACGATGAGCGAGCCATGGTGCTCTGCCAGTACAGCACTGGTCGAGACCTGCTCTGGATGGTGTTCGTGGAGATGACGCCTGAAGTGCTGGAGGAGGTCCGTGCCGGTGTAGTGCGGGCTGTGCGTGCCGGCGGTGAGCCGTCCGACTACTTCGACAGCCTCAACACCAGGACTCTGAACTGATGAAGAAGATCAAGACGTTGTTCGTGCGCGACCACACCACCAAGCTGGTCACGCCTGAGCCTACACCGGGCACGGAGGCCGTGTTCGAGGGCCGGTGCAGACCGACCTTCAAGTGGGACGGCACCTCGTGCATGGTGCGCGATGGGAAGTTCTACAAGCGCTACATGGTCAACAAGAAGCGCACGCCGCCAGACTTCGAGCCGGCCCAGGACCCGGACCCGGTCACCGGCAAGCAGCCGGGTTGGGTGCCTGTGGGTGAGGGTCCCGAGGATCGCTGGCACCGTGAGGCCTGGGCATCGCATCTGGAGGTCAGCGGTGGTCCGCCTGCAGATGGCACCTACGAGCTGGTCGGCCCCAAGGTGCAGGGCAACCCGCACGGCTTCACAGGCGTGCACGCTCTGCTGCTACACGGCGGGGTCGGCTTCATCGAGACCGTGCCGCTGACCTTCGACGAGCTGCGCGAGTTCATGGAGAAGTCCGTCATCGAGGGTGTCATCTGGTGGGATGACAACGGCCCCGTCGCCAAGCTGAAGAGGCGTGACTTCGGCTTCCCGTGGCCATGATCCTGATCGCCTGCGTCTTCCTGGTCGCACTGTGGGCTCTCCGTGTCTGGGCCTTCGGTCTGTCCAACGACATGGGTGAGATCTGGGCTCACAACACGCACTGTGCGAGAGGGTTTCCGATGTGCAAGGCGTGCACAGAGAGCAGAGTGCTCTGCAACCGGTGCCAGCACTGGTACCCGACCGACGAGATCGCCCGGGTGCTCATGAGCGGTGGAGTGTGCAAGAAGTGTGAGGGGAGGTAGACGTGGCGATCGTGTTCCCAGACTACATCATGATGATGCGCCTCAAGGCGCGCGGGCACCTGAAGCCTGGCTTCACCATGATGGAGATCGGCAAGCAGAACTGGGCCGGTGATGTGCCGATCGACAAGCTGATCGCTGACACCGCGGACAAGCGAACTACGACCAAGCTTAGACAGACCCTGAAGAGGGACCCGAACTCGTTCAAGATCACCGATCACTACTACCGCAACGTGCTCGGCTGCAGCGACTACGAGTCCATCGACCCCGGTGTTGCTGACAGTGACTACAAGTTCGACCTGAACTACTCGCTGCCTGAGATACTGAGCTACGACGTCGTCACCGACAGTGGAACCGGGGAGCACATCTTCAACCAGGCGCAGCTGTTCCGCACGATGCACGATCTGACCAAGAAGGGCGGCATCATGACGCACGTCCTGCCATGGACAGGGTGGTACAACCACGGCTTCTACAACTTCCAGCCGACGATCGTGTACGATCTGGCGGCTGCGAACGGCTACAGTGTGCTTGACGTGGTGCTCGGAGGGGTGGGTATCCCAATCGTGTTCGACATGCTCGAACCGACTCGCTGGCGGCAGCTGATCGCAGCGATGATGGCCAGCGGCGGTGGCCCCTTTGTGTTCGACGAGATGGAGGTCGCTCTGCACCACTCCATGGTCGGCTTCGCCTTCATGAAGGACAGCAGCAGGCAGTTCAAGATCCCGAACCAAGGCGCCTACGCTGGTGACGTGGCCAAGCCGGTCAAGAAGCCTCGCATCCGGATAGAGGGTGCGGTGGAGGCGGTAAAGGGGAGACGCTGATGGATGAGAGCCTGAAGCAGTTGATCCTGGGCACGGTCGAGGACATGGTGGCCGACTTCCTCTACTACGACCGCAAGGAGGACGAGGACCTGCCCAGGGGCGCGATCGAGGAGGCGGTGGCCCAGGGTCAGATCACGATCGACGAGATCGTCAACCAGTTCCGTCAGAACCTGGAAGAGGCCCTAGCCAGCAGCTGACAGCCCCCCACGCGGTGCGGTAGAATCGGCGCCATGTCCGACCGCGCTGCCAGACTAATCGCCACGGCCCTTGCAGAGGGCCGCGCGCTCGATGCGAGCCAGCTGCGCCAGGTCTCCCAGATCGCACACCAGACCAGGCAGGAACGCATGGCCATCGACGGTGAGCCAGAGCTTCACTGCCACCTGTGGGCGCACCACCTGGTCAAGAACCTGCGTGCCGCCGGGTTTCCGGCGCAGCACGTGGCCGGGTACGTCCACCCTGTCCCGAACGGCGGCATGCCCGAGGATGGCGAGATCCATCACTGGGCTGAAGTGGGAGACCACGTCGTCGACATCGCTGCCGACCAGTTCAACTACGCTGGTAGCGACTTCCCGGAGGTGCTCGTAAAGCACCAGTCCAAGGTGAAGACACACGTCCCTGACGCTGTGGTCACGCCGTCGTCGTTCCGGATGGTACCGGCAGAACCAGGCGCGAGTGACCCGCGCGATTCGGTGGAGTACGACTCGTACGAGCACCCGCAGTGGCGCCACCGCCAGTGGAAGCCGGTGGTGTGATGCGTGCAGACTACCTAATCTCGCTAGCCCTCTCAGAGGACCGCCTGCCTGCGCTGCGCAAGAAGTGGTCCGGCATCAACACCTCCCACGACTACCGGTGGGAGATGGACGAGGTGCCCCAGAAGCACCGGAAGAGTGCCGCCTTCGACGTCGTCACCATGGACATGGACCCGACCGAGAACAAGCAGTACTCGGATCGGCTGCTCCACTTCTACCACCAGGGGCAGATCGCCGCGGACGATGCTGACGAGGTCAGGAAGACAGTCAGCCTGTTCCATGACCACAAGCACTTGATGCCCGAGAAGGACATCAACAAGTACGACACCTACGACAACCTGGCCACCGCGGCCAGGGGCGCCGCCAGCAAAGCCGGCACGAAGAAGCAGTTCCCCTGGGTCAAGACCACCGCAGCGCAGCGGGCTGAGGCCGAGGCTGGCTCCGAGGTGGTCTACGACAGCCCGTCCTACGCTGTGCGCGAGATCCACACGCACCCGGCCATGAAGGTGCTCGGATCGGGCACCAAGTGGTGCACGGTGGGTCGCCCTGACTTGTTCCAGAAGTACACCAGCAAGGGGCCGCTCTACCACATCCACGACAAGGTGGGCGGCGAGCGGTGGATGGCGCACTTCGAGTCCGGGCAGCTCCACAACGAGCATGGGCACCAGGTAGACGCCGAGACTTTGGTCAACGAGCATCCGGAGCTGGACAAGGCCTTCAAGGGCAGGCTCAGAAAGATCGACTCCGCAGCATGACGCGTGCAGACCACCTCATCTCGCTGGTTCTCGCCGAGGACCGCATGCCTGCGATGCAGGCCAAGTGGGCCGACAAGCTCAACACGAGCCACGACACCCGGCTCACTCTGTCCAACGACCAGCACGTCCGGGCTCACGCTGCGCTCAGGCACCTGCACGACATGGACCCGACGCCCAACAAGCAGTACATGGGCAAGCTGGTCGACTGGTACCACCGGGGCCAGTTCCGCGTCGAGGACAAGGACCGCATCAGCAACGCGGTCAAGGACTTCCACAGCCTGAAGAACCGGCTCAAGCCGGAGCACGCAGGCCCCGAGGTGGCCAACCCAAAGGACATCGGCAGCTACCCCTCGATCCACCACCTGGAGCGCGCTGTGAAGGCCGTGGGCACTCCGGTGGAGACTCCCTGGACCAAGACCACCGAGTCACAGCGCCAGGCCGTCAAGGCCGGCTCCAACATCGTCCACGACGACGCCGACCTGACCGTGCGAGCCGTGCACACGCACGACGCGATGAAGGTCCTGGGCTCGAACACCAGCTGGTGCGTCGTACCGGACAAGGCGACCTTCGACGACTACCGTGAACAGGGTCCGCTCTACCACATCCACGAGAAGAAGACCGGGGCCAGGAAGCTGATCCACTTCGGCTCCGACCAGTTCATGGACGAGGACGACGAGCCAGTCGACCACGAGGATTACGGGGACCAGCACCCTGTCCTGAAGAAGCTGTTCCACGGCAAGAGCTACGACAAGTTCAACTCTCCGGAGGAGATGGAGCACCGCATCAAGACCGACCAGAAGGTGGACCCTGGAGTGTTCTCCGCGGCCGCCCGGTCAGCAAGGGCGACTTCAACCTGTCCAGCGTCTACCTGACGCACCACCCGGACACGGGCGAGAAGCTGGCCGACGCGCCGGTGTCGGATGCCGACTACGGCAAGATCCACCCGCACGTGAAGAACCTGCTCGGCCCGGCCAGGCTGCGCGGCATCCTTGGCCAGCTCAAGCAGCACGGTGCCGAGAGGGTCTACAGCATCCAGCGCACGACCGGCACCAGGGCCAACTGGAAACCGTCGCCTGAGGACCTGAAGAAGTTCTTCATTCCTCCAAAGACGGTTGTGCCGCCGTTCAGGCTGCGTGAGGAGTTTGAAGTTCACCTGCTTTGGGAGTATGAACGTCCGACGGCGGACGGGCTGATCAGGGCCGCACTGGAGGGGTGAGTTGTCCGAGAAGACGTTGAGGCTGGTGGTCGTCATCCCGAGCGGCCGCAAGAGGTACATGGAGGTTCTGCTGCCGTACATCTTCAGGCAGCGGCCTCTGGTCGACGAGCTGCGACTGTGGGTCAACACCAGAGAGCCCAGCGACTTGGCCTACTGCAACGCGTTGCAGGCTGCATACCCGGAGTTCGTGACGCTCGAACACGTCCCGGCAGACGAGCCACGCATCGGCATGGGGTGGGCGATCCGCCACTTCTACAAGAACGCGATCGACGAGGGCACGGTCTACATTCGCGTCGACGACGATGTCGTGTGGGTGGAGCCCGACTTCTTCAAGAAGATCTACGACTTCAGAGTCGCCAACCCGCAGTACTTCCTGATCTACGGCAACATCATCAACAACGCAGTGTGTGATCACCTGCACCAGTGTCGCGGTGTCTACCCACCGGAGCCAGTGTTCGGCAGAGCGTGCTTGGACCCCAACGGGTGGGAGACTCCGCACCACGCCGAGACCAAGCACAGGACCTTGCTCAGCAACATTGCGAACAACAACCTAGACGCCTACAGGTTCGAACCCCTCGTGCTTGACCAGTACGAGCGGGTGTCAATCAACAGCATCTCGTGGCTTGGTGCCGAGTTCAAGAAGTTCAACGGCGACGTAGGAGTCGATGAGGAGAAGTGGCTTTCAGAGGAGAAGCCGAGGGAGATGCAGATGCCGAACTGCATCCTTGGGTCAGCTCTGTGTGCGCACTTTGCCTTCTACAAGCAGCGCGACTGGATGGACCAGACTGACGTCCTCAGACTCTACCATGAGCTGAGAGTGAGCACGATCAAGAAAGGGTAAGCATGAGAGACTGGCAAGTAAGCGAGGAAGAGGTCCTGGATTTCCTTGAGGGTGAAGAGGCTCTGCTGGCCGACGGCTTCGAGGACGCGCTCATCGGCTACGTCGAGATCTTCAGCAACGCTGTCGCCCTGTACGACCGCGACAAGTGCATCGAGATCCTCATGGAGGGCAGCAGCATGTCCGAGGAGGAAGCGATCGAGTACTTCGAGTTCAACGTGGTCGGAGCCTACGTCGGACCCAAGACGCCGGCCTTCGCCACGCTGATGAGCCGGTAGTGATCTGGCCTTCCAGCATCGACCTGGCGCTACACGAGAACGCGGACGCCTACCGGGTGTGCCTGCTGTCTGAGGGTCTCGACCTGGGCAGCAAGGTCTGGTCGCAGCAGTTCGGCATCGGCGAGGTGTTCGGTGGCAGGGTGATGGCTCGCAACACGCAGCTGTACTGCCGCTTCCACCCACCTGGAAACAGGCCAGAGCACACCGGCAGCGCCAAGCGCTACCTGTGCTGGTCCTGTGAAGAGGCGTTGATCGCCAAGGCCGGTACCACCGTCGCCCCGGCCTTCCTGCACCACTGCAAGCCGGACGTCGTGCACACGTTGAACGGCAACGACTGCCCCTGTCGACAGCCGGCCTGACGTCCGTCCGCATCCCGGTGTACAATCCCGGGCATGCGGAAGACCCTGTTGTCCGTGCTCGCGGCCGTGGCGCTCATGCGCTACGAGTGCGTCAACCCGCGGGTGATCGACGGCGACACGGTCGCCTGTGACATCCAGCTCGGCTTCGACCTGGCTCTGCTCAACGAGCCGGTGCGCATGCTCGGTGTGGACACGCCTGAACTGAGCAAGCAGCCGGTCGAGGCCAACAAGGCCAAGGATCGCACCAAGGGGCTCGTAGCAGGCGCTCCAGGCGACGTTGCCGTCCTGGTTGACCCGAAGCACTCCAGGGACAAGTACGGGCGCGTCTTGGGCATCATGATGGCCGGCGAGACCAACATCAACGCGACGCTGCTGGCCGAGGGTCTGGGCAAGCCGTACGACGGCGGCAAGCGGTGACGGAGAGTCCGATGAGCGCTGATGAGCTGGCCAAGGTCATGTGGCGCGACGGCGTCTTTCAAGGCGCTGTCGTCAAGTGCAACGGGTTGCAGGACGGTAAGGGTGTCTGGGTGTGCTCGACGGTGGAAGAGACCCTCGCCGCGATCGACGAGGCGTTCGCCCGCGAACACGAACGAGCTGACCGGTACCGTGAGCACGGCTGGGACGGGCCGCCAGCGATGATTCTGATCGAAGAGCGACTGGGTGTCGGCCGTCGCGAGGCGAGGTTGCGGAGTGACCACTAGAGCCGAGATGCTGGTCAATCTGGTCCTGGCCGAGGACCGACTGCCAGCGCTGCAGCAGAAGTGGGCCAACCTCGACTTCTCGCACGACCGCGCTGCGGTCAGCGCTGGGCACAAGCCTGAGGACATCGTGTCGCACATGGCCTCCATGGTCGACCCGTCGCCGAACAAGCAGTACACCGACCGTGCTCTGCACTGGTACAGCAAGAAGCAGTTCAGACTCGAAGACCATGGGCGGGTGCGCAGGGTGCTCGACACCTTCCATCGCGTGCGCCAGCGCATGCCGGTCGACGCTGCTGCGCACCACGGCGTCAAGAACGCGCGCGACATCAACAGCTACAAGTCGGTCCACGACCTGGAAGATGCGTTGATGCCGTTCGAGCACGAGAAGACCAAGTCGGAGGTCAAGGCCACCGACCGCGCCGTAGTCGACCTGGGCTCGAAGCTGCTGCACAAGGACGACAAGGTCGAGGTGCGGAGGCTGCACAACTCCAGCCGAGGTAAGGCAGCCATGATGGTCCTCGGCCGCAACACCAGGTGGTGCACTGCAGCCAAGGAGGACAATCAGTTCGACAACTATGCGTCCGAAGGTCCGCTCCACTTCGTGCACGACAAGGTGGAGAACAAGAAGTACCTGATGCACCACGAGAGTGGGCAGTACATGGACGAGCAGGACCGAGATGCTGAGAGCGAGCTGACCCAGCTGGGCAACAGGCACCCCGTGCTGCACAAGGTACTGCACCACGACTCGCTCGGCCCGTTTTTCAGCGACGCTGTGGCCAAGGAAAAGATGGAGAAGCATCAGAGTGGTGTCGGCCGCTCCCCAATGCCGAACATCTCCGGCTACGCTGAACGAAGCCGTGACCCTGAGATGCTTGACGAACTCTCGCAGCATCCGTACGCGCAGGGCTTGAAGGTCGCCCAGAATCCACATGCCGCGGAGCACACGCTGCAGCGATTGGCGTCGGTCGAGCCTCATGCAGTCGCGATGAACCCGAAGGCGAGCGCTCAGGTCTTGCACACCGCAGCGATGAAGCTGCACGGTGATGAGACGACCAGCGCGGTTGCGAGTCGCAGAAGGATCGTGACGCACCCGAACGCAGGCCCTGAGACGATCGACCACCTGATCAAGCACATGGACGCCTCTGAGTACCAGGCCAACTCTCACAAGGCGGCTGCGAACAAGAACACCTCAGCCACCACGTTGCACCACATCGTGGACAGAGCACCTGGCCCGCGTCCAAGCTCCGGCTTCATTCCGAAAGAGGCCAGTCTTGCCGTGAGGCACCCGAACGCCTCGGCTGAGGTGTTGGACCTGGCGGATCAGAAGTACGGCAAGCACTTCCTTGGACTCCGGGACGACATTGCCAGGCACCCGAACGCGGCGAGTCACACGCTGGACCGGATTGCGCGGGACGAGTACAGGCACAACGCGGTACGCAACACGCTGTTCAGGCATCCGAACCTGTCCAAGGAGACCGAGCACGGGCTCCACACCCACTTCGGTGAGCTGACCAAGAGCGGCTACGATCCGAACCCGAACTACCAAGGAGTACGACGGTGATGACCGCGGATGCACTGATCAACCTCGTGCTCGAAGCTGAGGTCACCGACCTGAAGGGTCGTCGCGACCTGAAGAACTTCGCCACACAGCTGCGCTCCCAGCTCAAGGCCAAGGCTGAAGCCAAGCGTGCCGACTACGAAGCTCGCGGCTGGCCTGCTAAGGGCGATCAGTACCACGACGTGCTCACCCGTCACGGCTTCACGGACAACGGCACCAGGTACGGCTCGTTGACCAAGGAGTACAGCCGCGGTGACGAGCGGGTGACCTTCGGGCCTGATCTGCGCGACGGGATCGAGTGGTCGCACACCCCGCGGTACAACAACCGCATGTTCAACCGCAGCACCGGTGTGCACCACGACGAGCTGGATCGGGTGCTCTCGAAGCCGAAGATGTCGAGGGTGAAGTGATCGCTGACGACCTGATCAAGGCTGCGCTCAACGAGGCCCCACTCAAGATCGACAACGAGCACGGGCTCGGCGCGGTGCCGGACAACCGGAACGTCAACTACATGGGCTACACCGTGCACATGAAGCCGGCCGAGTTCCTGAAGCTGAACCCAGCGCGCCCCGATCACCCGCAGCACGCCATCGACCACGTACGAGCCGGGGGTGCTGTCGGCACGCCGTTCATCTCAGCGAAGTGGAACGAGACCGGCAAGCACTGGGAGGTCTACCAGCACGAGGGTCGCGGCCGCATGCAGGCTGCGCACGAGCTGTTCCCTGATGAGGACGTGCCGGTGCACGTGTTCCCCAGCGGTGAAGGCTACGAGATCCGCTCCAGGCACCTGACGGACGAGCACCTGTTCGCCCCGATCAAGTCGGACGAGAGGCGTGGCGCGATCAAGTTTACCTTCCAGCCGCAGCGCGTGATCCACGACGGCAAGGAGAAGACGCGGTGAGAGCCGACGAGCTGATCTGCGCGCAGCTCACCGAATCCGAGTATTCGGTGTTCAAGGTGCCGCATACCAACATGCTGGTTGGTGACCCGTACTACAACACCAACATCAGGCACCAGGAGCGCGGCCTCATGAGCCTGCGCGACTTCGTCAGGAACGATGGCAGCGAGGTGTTGCACAAGCTGTACGCGGACAGGAAGCTCAGCCAGAACGACTGGAGCCCGGTCTCGTTCCACGGACTCAAGATCTATAAGGGTGATCAGCACATCGCCGACGTCGAGTACAACGTGCTGCAATCGAAGAAGGGCCAGCACGCGCACATCGGATGGGCTTACAACACGAGTTCTTCGACCAACCTTGGATCTCGTGCCGACGAGCCGCACCCAGGTGCGTTCAGGGCCGTCGTCAAACACATCCAGCGTGAGCACCCGAAGGTGGGTTCGATCTCGGCGGACAGGATGAGCGGAGCTGGTCAGGGTGCGCGTGTCTGGTCCCCGCCGAAGCCCAAGCCGCAGCAGCGGGAGTTCCCGTTTGCCAGCGCCCAGGCAGGTGCACGGTGAGCGATCAGGCTGACAGACGCAGCCTGCCGGCTGAGGTGCGCCGCATGTCTGCCGAGACGGCCAAGAAGCTCGCAGCTGCGCTCAAGCAGGGGCTCGTAGACCGCAAGAAGCCTGAGAAGGTCGACGAGGCTGTCTCCAAGAGAGCCGTCAAGCTCATCGCGCAGGAGCTGGACACAGGCCGCTCCAGGATGAGCGAGGTGCCCCGCAAGGTGCGTGATGCCTCCCGTGCCAGCCTGCCTGACAAGGTCACCGTCTGGCGCTCGGTCGCTCTGCACAGCGAGAACCCGGGCATCCGACCAGAGACCGGTGTCGTGTCCACCACGCGCAGCCCGCGCGTGGCCATGAACATGGCGACCAACTACCCGGTGCTCATGGGCAAGGACAAGTTCATCGCTCCCAAGCCGGCCATCCTGCGCTACGAGGTGCCTCGCGAGCGCGTGCACGCGTACGTGCCCGGGATGATCGACCAGGCCCGAGCCGACCACGGTGACGAGCTGAAGAAGATGAAGATCACCGGCCGGCGCAGCTACCAGCGCATGAGCGTGCACGACGTCTTCGACCAGACGCACCGCGAGGACGAGGTGCTGGCCGACGTGTCAGGGCTCACGCCCGAGGTGCTGCACTTCCACGGGGGCGAGCAGGTGGCCGACCAGGAGCACATGCACGCGATCCATGACCTGGTGCAGGGTAGGGCTCAGGGCTCCGGTGCTGAGTACATCGACTCGCGCAAGAAGTACGGCACCTACTTCCGCGACGAGCCCAAGGCGGCACAGGAGTACGACGACTTCTTCAAGAAGGCGCGGCACCACTTCCGCGAGAGCGTGAACGAGGCTGTGCTGAGACCGTTCCGCTGCTCCTGTGGCCACTCGTGGGTCGACGAGGACACCCCGTCCGGCAGGGCCTGCCACGCGTGCTCAGGTGGCAAGGGCAAGCCCTTCGTCGGCGAGTCGGTCGACCAGCTGATCAGAGCTGTGCTTGAGGGTGACGATGACTGGATGCTCGACAAGGGCATCTTCGATCTCAATTCGAAAGCCAAGCCGAAGTCGAAGCCTAAGGCTGTTGACCACAGGCCGCTGGCGAAGTGCAGCGAGTGCGGCAAGAGGCACCGGCTGCGACCTGCTTTCATGCCCGGCGATGACCGCCCTGACGCGGAGCGCGTCAAGGACACGCTGTGTTTCCGGTGTGAACGCACCCACCGTGCATCTATGAGCAACGACTGATGCGAGCCGACCAGCTCATCAAGGCCAAGCTCGACGAGATCGCCAAGCCGGCCAAGGTCAAGTTCTCCAGCATGGGGCCGTCACCGGCAGTGCCCGAGGCGATGCGCTCGATGGACTTCTACCACGGTGTCGACAACGATGCGGCTGCGCACGGGATTCTTGCCGCAGGCAGGCTGGAGCCGGCCACCTATGGGCACAGCACCTTCCACCGTGGGTACTCCGCTCCGCGGCCGGACAAGGTGTACTTGACGAAGGACGCGTCGCACGCCGCGGAGCGTGCTCTGAGTGGTACTCGACTGGGCAGTGACACGGAGGAGCCCTACCTCAAGACTGGTAGGTACGGGTACATCTTCAAGGTCGCTGGCGGCGATCTGAACAGCGTCGAAGCCGACGAGGACAACATCGAGCGCGCGTACTGGAACACGCATGGTGGGGGGCCTGCCGGACTCGGCGTGCACCACGGCGTGGCTGATCTTGGCAAGCGGGTGCTCAGCCAGAAGGACCACGACACCCTGATGGGTGGAGGCTCGTTCAACAGACGCGTGCGCGTCGCCAAGAAGCTCGCCGGCCACATGACGCCGGACATGCACCACGACCTGGTCTTGACGCAGAACGCACACATCGCGCACGGCGGCCCGGTCAGGATCGTCGGAGCGTGGCGCATCGACAAGACGCGCAACGGTGAGTTCCACTGGAACGGCTCGGATCTGTTTCAGAAGGCCGAGCCGCTGCACCACCTGATCGGCAAGGGCCTCAAGTGAAGAAGTGGCTTAAACCCGAAGAGCACAGCCCGCCAGGTGAAGCCGGCAACTACGGCTGGGTGCACCCGAAGACTGGGCTCTACTACAACGGGGTCTGGGGCGGGCACGCCAAGGCTGCGCACGAGCTGGGCTTCAGGGGCGACACTGACACCGAGATCAACGACAACGCCGTCGATGCCGGCTACACGCGCTGGTACGTGGCACCGGACGAGATCGGTGTGCACTTCAACAAGGACTGCCCGGATGCACCGAAGCGGGCCAAGGAGACGCTGGCCTACCATGCACAGAGCCAGCGTGGCCGCATGCTGCTCGCCGACACGGGCACCGACTACTACCACGGCACCTCTCTGAAGGACGCGCACGCCTTCATCGACCGCGTGTCGACCAAGATGAGGGGCCGCAAGGAGACCGACTACATGCGCATGAAGCGTGAGCTGGGGGAGTCGCGCATCGACCAGCTGATCCGCGACACGCTGTCCGAGTCAGTCCAGCTCGTGCGGGACCAGAGCATCACCGGTGCGGATCGCGCCCGCTACAACGTGCACCACAACGGCGAGAACATCGGCATGCTGGCGGTCAGCAAGGTGCGCAGCGCTCCTGGTCTGCCGGCCGGCGCCGTCGGCGGCAAGCTCGGCGTCAAGATCTCACCACAGCACCGCGGCAACCCGAAGCTGGTCATGAGCGCCATGCGGCAGCTCAAGCAGCTGCACCCTGACTTGACGCACGTGGGAGGCTTCCGGCTCACTGGCACGCGCTCCGACGCTGATGCCGGCGACAGCTACACGTGGGTGAAGCTGCGTGAAGATGCCAACGCCAACGCCCTGATCTCGGCCAAGATCAAGGTGCTGCGGGACGAGGGTTGTAAGTGAGAGCAAACGGCACCACTAAGCTTTGCGTCACCTGTGGTGCTCAGTTCTACGTGCCAGGGCACAGAGTTCTAACAGCAAAGTACTGCTCCACTGAATGCCATAACCACTTGAGCTGGGCTACCGCTAGGCACAAACGGATTTGCTTGACGTGTGAGGCAGAGTTCACGGTCAGTAGTAGCAGAGAGCGATCCAAGTACTGCTCATTGGAGTGTAGGAGTAACTCACCGGCACGGCTGACTCTGCGCGAGCGCCGCAAGCGCATAAAAGCTGCACAGATCAAGCTTCGAGGCAGGAACGCAAGTCGGGACTTAAAGCGCTTCCTGTCCGCCCTTGTGCCAGCGGTTTGTGGTATCTGCGGGTACGATGAGTACGATTTCTGCCTGGATGTTCACCATCTTGATGGCAATGCAGACAATAACGAATCTGAAAACCTAGCCTTCATTTGCTGCATGTGTCACCGGAAGCTCCACAAAGGTGTTGTATCTTGGCCTCAGCAGCAGGCTGTGGCGATGGCGATCAACATGCAGAAGGAAGGCCGGCTCCGCCCAGGTGGCGTCTACGTGAGAGCGAAGAAGTAGGGTTACAAGCGCGGCCGCGCGTGAGCGATCCTGACGAGGTGAGACTCACCGACTTGGAACCGCAGTTCGTCAGGTCCTGGGTCGCCTCAGCCTCGCCAGGCTGGAAGCGCGGATGGACCGAGGTCGACTCCATCTGGAAGGCAGACGGGGTCCACTTCCTCTGCCCCACCTGCTTCGCGCAGAACGGTGGCCCGGTCGGGACGCACCTGATCCTCTGCTGGACTCCGGAGGCCCCGAAGGATATGCCACCAGGGCCTGGTAGGTGGTCCATGTCGGGTACGGGCTACAACGACCTCACGCTGAGCGCCTCCAGCCCGTCGATCATGCTGCCAGACGGCTGCAAGGCCCACTTCTACGTCAGAAACGGGCTGATTCTGCCCTGTTGACGCCCCGGCCCCTTGTTTTTCAGGGGGCAGGAGAACCTAACACCTTATGCACAGCCCCGGGCTGTGTGATCTTGAGCGCTGTTAGCGGTTCCAACAAGGACAACCTGTGTCCTTCAACGTGGGGGTTGAGTGGGGCATTCACATCGTAGTGGAATCCGTACTTACACCGCCGCACACACCCTGGTCATCATCTCCGACGTACACATCGGAGCAGTCGAACACGCCGAGCGTGAGTTCGACGAGACGTTGCGGTGGGCGCTGGATAGCAAGGCGCTGGTGCTGGCGAACGGCGATCTCTGTGACTTCTGTGTGCCGTCTGGCAAGGCGGCCGGTGAGAAGCTGCTCGGCCAAGACAAGTGGCCCACTGAGCAAGTAAAAATTGCCTGCGACAAATTGAAGCCCTTCGCCAAGAAGGGCAAGCTCGTTGGTCTGACCCGCGGCAACCACGATGCGGGCCGCCCTCGCAACGTGGCTCTCTTCGACGCCTGCGAGATGATCGCGCACGCCATCGAAGCGCCGTACCTCGGAGTCGGCGGCTACCTGCGATTCAACATCGGCTCCCAGTCGTACGTGATCGCGGTCCAGCACGGCCGCAGCGGCGCCATGAACCCGTTCATGGAGAACGACAAGATGGCCAGGCTGTACCCGCTGGCAGAGTTGGTCGCCCTCGGACACAACCACCACCTGGGTGCGCGCACCGTGACCTCGATCGGCGTCAGCAAGGAGGGCAACGAGTGCCTGCGCGAGACCTGGCAGGTGCGCACCGGCTCCTACTTGCAGTACGCCGACTACGCCCGGGAGATGGTGCTGGCTCCGACCAGGATCGGCTCTCCGATCATCCGGTTCAACGACCGGAAGCATGAGATTGACGTCGACTGCAAGACGTTGAGCTGGGGTATGTAGTTGACGTGGAGCTACTGTGGCGGCTGAGGTTGGACGCTGGGCGCTGGCTCCTGCTCAAGTTGGATGAGAGAGGGGAGTGGCACGTACTTCGTACGCTGACTGAGAGAGAAGCGCGGAGACTTGTACATGTCGTCGAAGGCCAAGAAGAGAGCACCTGAAAAAGATGTAGTGCGCAAGATGCCGCTGCTCGGCAGGAAGCGCGCACCCGTGGTGCAGGGTGACATCGTCAGCAAACGCAAGACACAGGTCGACGTGCTCGACCACGTGGCTCGCGGCGAGAAGTCTCTCAAGAGGAAGGACTACCCTGGGTCGGTCGTGGTGCACGTCTCCTTCACGCTCACGCCGGCCATGGATCAGCGCATTCACAGCATCGCCGTGAAGCGGAACATCAGCCGCAGCGCCGTCGTGCGGCAGGCTCTGCTCAACTACTTCCTTCAGGTGGACGACGAGGTGGCATGATGCAGCCTCGCAAGCGTCTGCGCGTGATCACTCTGGGGAGGACGAAGTTCAAGATCCGCAGAGTGAAGTCGGCTCAGAAGCATGCTGAGAAGCACTGCCCGAAACAGGCTCAGTACAAGCACGGCATCCACGGCTACGTAGACTTCATCAAGAAGGAGATCGTGATCGAGATCAGCGACCCGATCACCGAGGCCAGCGTGCTGATTGGCGAGATCTTCCACGTCCTCTTCCCGTACATCGACGACTTCTACATCCACCGGGCCGAGGAGCAGGTGATCAAGGTCCTGTGGAGATCCGGCTTCAGGCCATTCTGACCTCTCGACTCTACCAAGAGGTTCAGGTATCGGTGGCCGATGAGCCATCTACGCCTGGTCCACAGCGGTGAGCCTGCCCCGGCCCCGGTCGACACGCTCTCGCCCGAGAGGCGCAGGCACCTCAACCTGATCGTGCTCAAGCTGCCCAGGGACGAGCGCCTGGTCACCATGGCCCACTTCTTCGAGAACAAGCCGATGGGGCAGGTGGCCAACGAGTTGGGGATCTCCGAGGTCGAGGCCCGCGACCTGCGGGAGCGTGCCCTGAGAATGCTCAAGACGGCCACCGCGTTCGGCTAGACAAGCAAGTCAGTTTGGTGCTAAACCGATCGCATGCAGAATCGCATGCAAGCGGTTTGGATCTCGATCCTGCTCCTCGTGATGGCGCTGGTGGCCATCCTGGGCACGAGCGGGGTGCCGCGATGAGCCTTGATCAGGTCTCCGACGAGGAGCTGCTGGCCGAGGTACGCCGTCGCTGGCCGGTGCACGTGTTCCCCGAGGTTCTGGAGCCGAAAGTGATCACGCTCTCAGAGCTGGCGGACATGACTTCGGAGGGGATGGACGAGGCGCTGGACAGAGCCCATAGCGGCCCTCTGCACGTGGTCGACGAGGCCGGCAAGATCGTGCTCCACGTGCAGGGGCAGTATCGACCAATCCCGTGCGACTGCGAGTGCGAACTGTGCCAGCTCTGCCGCAACAGGTACGAAGAGGAGGACTAGATGCCGACGTGGGATCAGAAGCTCACGGACAGTGAGCCGGCTACCAAGACCAAGTACAAGGTGTGCAGCATCGCCGTGCCGCTCGAAGAGCACGAGGACTTCAAGAGGCTGCTCAACAGGGCGGTCGACAAGCACCGCAAGAGGCGTCCGGGCGAGTTCACGCACCATGCTGTGCGCCAGGCGCTGGAGAAGTACGTCAGGTGAGCCTCACCACCAAGCCGGGTACAGGGGAAGCACGGGTACTTGCCTGCTTGGCGAAGTGCTCAGGCGAAGGGCTCACCCTAGCTCAGCTGTGCGAGAGGCTGTCGCGCACTCCGAGCACTGTGCGCACCTCGCTCCGAAAGCTGCTGCAGGAGGGCGCTGTCGTGCGCGAGGTGGGTCAGTCGGAACATGACATCACGTGGAAGGCCAAGTGAGCCGCTGGCTGGAAGCCTTCCTGTGCGACGTGCTCGGATGGCAGGAGACGGCCGAGAGGTGGAAGAGTCGTGGCCGTTGATCTGAACGTGTTGCCCGCAGAGCCACCGATGTCATTCGAGGACTTCTGCGCCAAGTTTCCGTCCAGCTCGATCGCGCTCGACGGCTTCGTGACCGGTGGGCCAGCCTTCAGGCCGGCCGGCCCGTACGCCAACTTCAACCACCACGAGGAGGTTGACCGACTGGCCACCAGGGCCACCTGCGCTCAGGTGCTGATGGCGATCCGCCAGGGTCTGTTCAACACCTTCCAGAACGGCTCTCGGATGCCGTACGCGCACCTGTACGTGAACGACTGCGACGAGGACGTGTGCGTGGCCACGTTCGCTCTGACCAAGCCGCACCTGGTCCTGGGCACCATGAATCCGATCTTCAACAGGCTGGTCGCCATGGAGGAGATCATGGACGCGACGGCCGGGGCCTACCCGTACCCGCCCGACCTGCCGGTGCTGGCCGGCAACAAGTACTACCACCTGCGTGCTGCGGTCGAGGAGCTGCTGGAGGTGGCCTTCTTCGACGACGACATGATCGGTGAGGACACGCAGGCCGTGCTCCACGCCATCGGCCGGCTGTTGCACGGACAGACGGAACAGGTCGATGATCCTTCGTGACGCGATCCAGGCCGCTCTGGACGAGGCCACGGATGGGGGCGATCGCTGCTACTGCAACGCGTGCAAGGAGATCGTCAAGAACGCTGGCGACCTGACCTGCGAGACCTGCGGCTACGTAGGCCCGTTCATGCCGTACTCGTGCGCCTGCTACGAGCACCGCTGCCACCCGAAGGTTCGCGGCATGGGTTGTGGGCACGGCAGTATGGGTTGCCCGGTGTGTCAGGAAGGTGAGGCCTCGCCCTGGGACATCATCAAGCGTGTCCGGGAGGTGCTGGCCAAGGCGGCCGTCGATGAGGTGGTACAAGAGGCCCAGGAGCTGGGCGACTACTGATGAAGCGCTGCATCGTCATCGAGACTGACGGCGGTCACACCTCGCTGGAGCTGGAGCGCGTCACCATGGTGCGCACCGCCAAGCAGATGATCAACCTGGACAAGATGGACAACGGCAAGTGGCGCCTGGTGTACAGCGAGGGCACGATCCCTGACATCAGCAAGGTGCAGGCGCTGCGGATCGTACGAGAAGATTGACGCGAGAGATGAGAGGAGAAGTTTGATGAGACACGATTTTGAGGTGGAAGAGTACAGCACCGACCCGGTGGCCAACGCTATCTACAACGTGGCCGCTCAGCTCGCTTCCTGTTCGCAGTCGATCAACGGGTTGCTGTACGGCCTGAAGTACGGCCAGGAGGAGGGGCTGAGCATCGCAGAGGCCATCGAGGTGGTCGGCAAGGCTGTTGGTGCGGCAGTGTTTGACGCTGCCACCACGGTGTCCGACTCGTTGAACGAGAAGCCTTGATGTCGCACGACTGGGGTTTGGGCAGGGAAGGGGATCACGAGCAGGCCGCCGACACGCCAGAGGGTCGCGCCAAGCAGGCCGAGAGTTGGGCCGCGAAGAAGATCGCCGAACTTGACCTGCGCCTGCAGCAGCAGATCGACGCCAAGTTCAACACGGGCTCCGTCCTGAAGGACATCGGCCGCATCGTGCTGCTGGCCTGCATCTGCTTCGGCATCGCTGCTCTGGTGTGGGAGGTGCTGCGGTAATGATGGTTCCAGTTTTGATTGACGGCAAGCAGATCGGTGTCGTCGCCAAGACGGACAAGATCTTGGAGGGCACGTACACCATGCGCGGAAGCGATGCCTTTGCCGGCGGGCTCGCTATGGAGGGCTGCTTCCGCCGGTACCACCCAGAGGGTATGCCGGCCCCGGAGCGCCTGCTGCGCGTGCTACGCGCGATCGGCGAAGCGCTCAACGACGGCCAGCGCGACAGCTACATGGAGCAGGACGTGCTCGAAGCCTACATGAAGTTCTCCGGCGGTCTCACAGGCGTGGAATGTCTGCTCCGGATGCCCGACATCTTGGAGCCGCAAGGCAGTTGACCAACGACCGGGACGTGTGCTAACCCAAACCGGATGGAGATCCTGAAGGGGAAGAACGTACCGATCAAGCTGTGGGCCAACGTACACGAGGTCGAGTCGCAGGCCCTGACGCAGCTGAAGAACATCGCCGCCCTGCCGTGGTGCTTCAACCACATCGCCGTGATGCCCGACGTGCATCTGGGCAAGGGTGCGACGGTGGGCTCCGTGATCGCGATGAAGGATGCGGTCTCGCCGTCGGCCGTCGGCGTCGACATCGGCTGCGTCGACGCGGAGACCGAGTTTCTGACCCCAATCGGCTGGAAGCGGATCAGTGAGTACGTCGAGGGCGACGAGGTACTGCAGTACGACCCGGAGACCGAACAGGCCTCGTTCGTCCGACCGCAGCGTTACATCGCGGAGCCGTACGACGGCATCTTCTACCACCTGAAGACGAAGTACGGCATCGACCAGATGCTGACGCCTGAGCACCGTGTGCTCTACTACAAGCCGGGTCGAGATCGGTCCTTCAGGCAGTTCGACGTCCTGACTGCTGAGGAGGTCGTCAAGCAGCACAGGAAGAACGTGCTAGGCTTCAAGGGTGGCTTCAAGGGGTGGTTCACGAAGCTGCAGGCGCATGGCACCGCCTTGAAGCTGACCAACCCGGAGATCCGGGTGATGGTCATGGTCATGGCAGACGGCTCCTTCGATGCCCGTCGTGGGGATCGGACTTGCACGCTCCACTTGAAGAAGGAGAGGAAGATCGAGCGCGCGGAGTACCTACTCCAGCACGCCGGCATCGACTACAAGAAGTCGCGCCGCGAGGACTCCACGGTCAACATCACGTTCGACGCGCCGTGGCGCGAGAAGTCGATGTACGCCTTCTGGCCTGCGTGTCCGCTGCAGCTTCGTGTCATCGCCGAGGAGGTCTTCAACTGGGACGGCAACTACGCCGAGAAGTGCTTCTACACGCGCGACAAGGCGTCCGCAGATTTCATGCACTACGCGTTCGCTGCTCTGGGCAAGCGCTCTGTCATGCGGCAAGATGCCCACTCTCGTGACGGTGAGCTGGACTATCGTGTTTACTCCCACGGTGAGGGGCTAGGTCTACCGGCACTGGCAGGTACACCGAAGTGCGAGATCGAAGAGGTCATCGCAGCGGACGGTAAGAAGTACTGCTTCACCGTGCCGACCGGGTTCTGGTTGATGCGTCGCGGCGGCAACATCGTGATCACCGGCAACTGCGGCATGCTAGCGGCCAAGACCTCGCTGACGGCGTCGCGCCTGCCGGACAACCTGGGCGAGATCAGGTCCCGCATCGAGCAGGAGATCCCGTCAGGCTTCCACGCTCGCGCCAAGGCTCACCCGGAGCTGAAGCGTTCGCACACCCAGCTGTTCGACCGCTTCAACGGTCTGCACGAGAAGGTGAAGGACCTGGAGGGTCGTGCTCTGCTGCAGTGCGGCACGCTGGGCGGCGGCAACCACTTCATCGAGATCTGCCTCGACACCGAGGACAACGTCTGGGTGATGCTGCACTCAGGGTCCAGGAACATCGGCAAGACGCTGGCCGAGATCCACATCAGCATCGCCAAGAGGCTGACGCACAACAACGAGCTGCCCGACCGCGAGCTGTCGGTGTTCCTCGCCGGCACGCCCGAGATGCAGGCCTACAGGAACGACTTGATGTGGGCTCAGGAGTACGCCTGGGTCAACAGGCAGATCATGTTTGCCGCCCTGGTCGACGTGCTGCGTGAGTTCTGGCCCGGCATGAAGCACGAGGACCCGGTGGCCTGCCACCACAACTACGTGGCCGAGGAGATCCACTTCGGCGAGAAGGTCTTCGTCACCAGGAAGGGTGCGATCAACGCCGAGGCCGGCCGCATGGGCATCATCCCGGGCTCGATGGGCACGTGCTCGTACATCGTCCGCGGCAAGGGCAACCCGGAGGCCTTCAACTCGGCCTCGCACGGGGCTGGGCGCAGGATGTCGCGCAGCGAGGCCAAGCGCAGGTTCACGTTGGAGGATCTGGTCGAGCAGACCAACGGTGTGGAGTGCGCCAAGGCTCAGGGCTTGATCGACGAGATCCCGAAGGCCTACAAGGATATAGACCGAGTAATGGAGCAGCAGAAGGACCTGGTCGAGGTCGTGGCCCAGCTGAAGCAAGTTCTCTGCGTTAAGGGTGTGGACGACCCGCCGAAGTGGAAGAAGAGTCGGCGGGACCACACCCGTGGCCAGGAGGCTCAGACCAACAACTGAGGTGTGGAGGGGCGGATGGGTGCGGAGACTCGTTGGAGTTTTTACGAGTGCGAAGCAGACGGCTGCTCACGCAGAATCAAATGGGAGCTGGTGTACTGCGCCGTGTGCGCCGCCAAGCTCGGCAAGAACCACTCGCGCAACGAGAAGAGGTCGGCGTTCTACGGGGTAAGGAAGCTCGGACAGCGCGGCTGGTAGGGAGGGACGGAGCGTGACCAAGGAAGGTCTGCAGCTGCTCGCCCAGGAGTGCATGGGTCCGGCAGCCAAGGTCGAGATCGTCGACGAGGGTTACGGCTGGGTGCGAGCGGCCGCCTCGATCGGCGGCTGCTTTGGCGCCGTGACGGCCAAGATCGAGATCTCGATGAGAGAATCGTACGGCGACGTGCGCGAGATCCTGGCCGGCGCGATGAGGGCCTACAAGGTCGAGGCCGACAAGCAGTACGAGCGCAACGCAGTGCAACGCGCGGCCGTGCTGGAGTCGTCCCGCAAGGCCAGGGAACGCAGGAGGAAGGCAGAGGATGCAGTACGACGAGCCACAGCTGAAACCTGACAAGCCCGGCTACTACTGGGCGCGCAACAGGTTCGGCAGCTCCTACGAGATGGTACGCGTCGACGACACGCTGCAACGCCTGTGGGCTGAGTCCCTGCCTTACCGGCAGAAGCGGTTGGACAACGGCCCGTACACGCAGCTGATCCACTGCCCCGTGAGCGAGTACTACGACTTCATCCCTCTGCCGGTACCGGTGTCGAAGTGAGCTTCAACGGGGTCTGGTTCACCTGCGACGAGTGCAAGATGAACCGTCGCTGCGGGCCGCACGGTGCCAAGCCGAGAGGCTGGAAGACGTACGAGCACGAACCGGGCAGGTGGTGGCACATCTGCACCCGCTGCAAGGAGGTCGTGAAGTGGAGAGACGCGGTGTGGGTCGATGAGTAGCTGTCAGGACGAACTGTTTAAGCGGGATGAACCGCCCGACTACGAGGTCAAGTGCGTCTACTGCGACCTCACAGCGATGCGCAGCACCATGCGCGGGGTCCGCTACAATAAGTACAGCTGCCGCGACATCGAAGCCTGCAAGGGTCGCCTGGTGCCGAAGATGGTGGCCGAGGCCGGCCCTGGCGCGAAGTTTGGAGCCGTCGTCATGACCGACTCCAGGTCGGACTACGACCTGGTGAAGCCCAAGATCAAGATCGACATCAGTGACCCGGAGACGAAGAAGATCTGGGACGCCGCCGTTGCCGCCAAGGAAGAGGTCGACAGCTGGCCTGAGTGGAAGAAGGGGCACCTCGTGCCAGAAGAGCGCGAGTCCGACTTCAAGGTCGACCGCTGCGACGCCTGCGGTGCGGGCAACATGCAGGAGATGAGCGGCTGCAAGCGGCTCTGCAGGAAGTGCGGGTACATGCGTACGTGCAACGACACCGTATGAGCAACTGGAAGAAGATCGAGCTGAATTGCTGCGAGGCTGTGAAGACGGGTGAGCGTCGAGATAGACTAGGGCTCGTGCCGCGCAGGTACATGAACACTAACCGGTGGCAGATCGGCTTCTGGAGCAACACCACCGGCGATGCGGAGTACGAGACCGTCAAGTACTGCCCCTACTGCGGCACCGAGCTGCCCATCCAAGAGGACTTTGAGAGATGAACACTCACAACAAGGCTTGAGCCGTTGTGAGACACTGTGCGGCGGAGGTGGTTGATGAGGATCTTCGCCGCAATCGTACTGCTGGTCATGGCCAGCTCAGCACAAGCTCTCGACGTCACGCAGCCGCCCTACAACGTGGTCTGCGACGGCGTCACCGACAACACGAGCGGCCTACAAGCCGCGCTCGACTCGTTCTGCCCTTCAGGCAAGGGTGAGATCGAGCTTCCCAAGACAGGTGCGTGCAAGATCAGCGGTACGATCAAGGCACGCTGCACGTTCGGGCTCACGATCATCGGCAACGAGAACGCGCCCGACGCCAGCAAGCCGGTGATCCGTTACACGGGCTCCGGTCCGCGCGCCATCGACCTACGTGGCGTGATCAACTTCAGGTCGGTCGGCGTGGCCTACGAGGCCACCAACTCCTATGCGGGGAGCCTGGTTGACCTGACGGCCACCTACACGTGCGCGAACAGCAGCCTGCGAGCGTGCGACACGGACACCGACTGCCCAGGCAGCACGTGCACGACGAACCCGCAGTGGGCGAGCAACGTGTACTTCGACCTGAGCAGGTTCCAGGCCCCGTGCTCGGACACGACCGACACGAGGCTGCTCTGGATCAGGCACATCGTCAATCTCAACCTGGACCGCAACGTGCTCCGCGGCGGCATGTACCACCTCTACGGCGTGGACAACGACAACGAGTGGACCAGCGTGGTCAACCTGTCGAGGAACTACTTCTACACGGCCGGCAGGGCGTCGGTCTTCAACATGCGCTGGGCCACCAACTCGACGGGCAACTTCTGGGAGCCGCAGGGTTGCGACTGGAACAAGGCACGAGCCTTCGACCACTCTGCCGGTGTCACGGTGGAAGGCTTCTACTCGCACGGCGACTCGTTCTGGGACCTGGCGCCGGCCAACGGGTTCACCGAAACCGCGGCCTGGATCGCCCTGTCCGGGCGTGACATCAAGATCTCGTCCCGCTTCGAGAGCGCGTACCCGTCGCAGATGGCGCAGGCGGTCAAGATCGACAGCGCCCAGACCTCGAACGGGGTCAACATCACCGGCAGCTACTGCAAGAACCTGCTCACGTGCTGGAACCTCAACTCGAAGGCACACAAGAACGTGAACATCTCTGGCAATGGCTACAACAACGTGGGAAGTACGATCGCCAACAACTCGATCACCGGCTGCGCCGTGAACACGGCCAACACGCTGATCTGCGACTGACGATCGTAGAGATCCTGGCGGTCGACAAACCCACACGACTTGTGTAAAACGTCAGGTACCCGGTTAGCTCAGCGGCCAGAGCAGCTGCCTTACAAGCAGTTGGTCGAGGGTTCGAGTCCCTCACTGGGTACTTTGAGCAGGCCAAGAACATCAAGCCGAGAGCGGCCTTTGTAGGACGGCCTGCGATTTCATCAGGAGCGACGTGAAGTACCCTGAGACTCCGCCCACCGGCGACAACTGGAAGTTCAGGCTGTGGCTTCAGCTGCTGGTTGTCGCCGGCATCATCTTCATGGGCTGGACCAGTGTGCGTCGGGAGAGGCACCTGGTTGAGGTCTGCAAGCAGGCCATGCAGGAAGACCAGCGGCACTGCATCGAAACCTTGCATGAGCTGGGCGACACCTGCATCGAGCACATGAAGCGGTGCGGGTGTACCAACCAGAGACACACCGTGAGGTTCTTGCCGTGAAGGTCAGCATTACCCCGAGGACCAGACGCGTTGTGGTGCTCATGCGTCGTCTGGTTGCCCAGACCAACTTCGATCAGCTGCGCGAGATCAGGTCGACGGCGCGCACTGGCCCGGGGAGGCAGTGGTGGTCGGTACTCTTGGAGGTCGAGCGCGAGACCGGGAAACGTGACGAGAACGGCTGGCCGCTGTTCGAGGGCGATGCACGCTTCCTGGCAAGCGGAGAACCTGTCGACGAGTTCTACAGGGCAGGGGAGTTCACAATCGCCGACGGCTCGTACGAGATCGCCCGGTGCACTGTGATCAAGGACCCAGCTTGAACCTGGAAGAACTCAAGGCTGAGGTGCGGCGCAGACTGGCCGAGAGGCGCCCTCTCCAGCCGCCCGACCCGCCACCCAGGTACGATGATGTGTTCTGGGAAGGCCTGGCCCAGCTGAACACCACCTCAGGTTAAGTCCTCGCAAGCGATCCAGAAGCTGTGCTACTCCAATAACTGGGGTGGCAAATGCGTGAGTTCCTGTGGCGATGCTTGTACGTCGCCTGCTTCTTCGCCGGCTTCTACGCGATCCAGCTCTGGCTCGCTGCGAACGCTGGGGCGACGTCGATCGTCCTGCCCACCGAGGAGCAGCTGGTCAGCTCCTCAGATGTCATCGCGCTCGCACGCGTGGACGACATCAGCTCTCGTCGAGATGAGGGTGCCGACGGCATCAGGATCGTCTCCGAGATCAAGCTCAAGGTCCTGAAGGGCTTCACCGGTGCCCGCAAGGGTGACGAGCTGCTCGTCTACCAGCTGGGCGGCCGCGTCGACCAGAACGTGCTCTGGCTCGAAGGTTCGCCCGAGTACACCAAGGGTGCCCAGGTCCTGGTCTTCCTCAAGCTCGATCAGGACCGGGTGCTGCGCACCAACACCATGGCCGTCGGCCTGGTGCCCGTGTCCAACGGCAAGCTGGGCGCGAGCCTCGTGCACGGACTCGGAGACGAGCCGGTCGACACCTTCCAGCAGCGCCTGCTGAGCCGCTTCAAGCTGCGCGCGTCGGCCGGCACGGTGGAGTTCACCAGGCCGGCCCTGTTCGCCTCCAGGAGCCTGCGAGCCGACATCAACGGCTTCCGCTTCATGGACCCCGCCTCGCGCTGGCGGATCTCTCCTGTGCCCGTCTACGGCTCGACCGTGGGCGACGTCCTGCTCGGCCTGACCGCGTCGCAGCTGTCGATCAAGGAGTCGCTGCTGGCCTGGAGCAGCCCCACGCTGCAGCTGAACTACGTGGCCGACCAGGCGCCTCAGGGCATGGTCTGCATCCCGGGCCGGATCTCGGTCACCTTCAACGACCCGAAGAACGAGATCGGCGAGCCGAACAACTGCAGCGGTGTCCTGGCCGTGGGCGGCTTCTGCGGCTCCGGCTTCTCGCAGAGCGACGGCCTGCAGACGATCAACGGCGGTGCGCTGACCTTCTCCAACGGGTGGGAGGGCTGCGGCTTCTGGAGCCAGACCGACTACCGCAACTTCAAGGAGGTCATGGTGCACGAGCTGGGCCACACTCTGGGCCTGGCGCACTCGTGCGAGAACGGCATGACCTGCCCGGTGGACCGGCAGGACGCCACCATGTTCTGGATGGCGCACTTCGACGGCCGCGGGGCCAGCATCAAGCAGTACGACCGTGACGCCTTCGCCACGCTGTACGGCTCTGCAGCGCCGAGCCCGGTGCCGACGGTGCAGCCGACTGCGACACCTGTCGTGACCAGGAGCCCGAGACCGACGCCGAGACCTACACCTACGTGGCGCCCGACCAACACTCCGCGCCCGACCAGGACGCCGAGGCCGACACCGACTGCGAGCGCGTCGCCGACTCCGAGTCCGACACCGAGCCCGAGTCCGGTGACGACCGTCAAGCCCAAGCCACCCTTCAGCGGGTGCAACTGATGGCCAGGAACGAGACCACCATCGTCATCGCCGACCCGATCGGCGACTACCAGGATCAGACTCCTGAGAAGCTGCTGCGCCCGAACAAGCCCGGCATCCTGCAGCTCGAAGTCCGCGGCGACCAGGACTACGCGCACTACATGTTCAACGAGTTCGACCCTGAGAACGGCGCGACCAAGGAGTTCGAGAACTACGAGGCGTTCCGCAACTCGGTGATCAGGATCGTGCGCCAAGAGCTTCTGGCACAAGGGGAACGGCTCACCGTCGAGGACATGACCTTCGAGGTCAACAACCTGGTCGACCGCGCCCTGTCGATCGCGCACAACTTCAAGCTGTGCAACGTCGATCTCAAAAACAGGTCTGCCGTGTCCCTGATCGACGAGCTTCGCAGGGCCAGAGCCTTCCTTGAGGGCAGGGAAAAGAAGTTCGTCAGCACTTGAAAAAAGTCTTACACGCGTTCTACGCGGTCCTGTAGACTTTGAATACAAACCGCTGAGCTGGGGCTCAGGGTAATGGGTGGGGTTGAGGATGTCAGATTTCGAGCGGATGATCGAAGAAGTCGCAGCGGGTGGACACCCGTTGCTGGTCGTCGAGGCGATGATCACCGGCGACCGCGTCGACGACATCACCTCAGACGCAGCGAAGGCAGCCGCCTTCCAGCAGATCGCTGGCCAGATCCAGGACTACAAGGGCTACGTCGGCCCGGACTGGATCACTGCCATTGCGGACCAGATCCGCGGCGGCAACCCGACTGCGGTCGGTGAGCTGACGGTCATGGCTCAGCAGAACCGAGAGCAGTTCGCTGGGCAGGCGCGTATCGAAGGTGAGAACGCCGACTGGAACCTGTGGGACAACGTGTACCGTGGGCTCCTCGCTCTCGCGACGGATCAGCTGCCGCCGCCCCCACCGCCTCTGAGCTGAAGGAATTTCTACTTACAAGGGCTTCACAGTCACTTGTAGGTTGAAGGTGTTGTGTTGGGGATGAGGTGGTTCAACTACCGGACTGGGTCGAGTGCACGCATCGCGATCTCCTCGCGGAGGACATCGTGGAAGTGAAAGCTGCGCTCTCCAACGCCCTCACGTTTCTCGACAGGGCAGCTACCATCATCTCTTCGTCAAACAAGACAAGCTTGAGGGCCTTCGAGAAGAAGGCTCTTACCGTACGTGACCTGGCAGCCGGACTACGGCGTGACCTGGACCACGTCTTTGAAGCGTAAGGAGTCAACGTCATGCAGATGACTGGACGTCATCAGGTCAGCGTTCCGAAGGCAGCGTCTGTCACGATCACCGTCGGAACGGCAAACAACGCGCTCACGATCTTCGCCACCGGCGACGGCGTGCTCGCGGGCGACATCACGGCCAACACCTCAACCGCGGACATCAGTCTGGGCGCCAACGTCAGCGAGCTGGCCGGCTTCGCCAACGGCCAGACCGTGATCGTCGGTTACGGTACGGACAACGAGGAGCAGCTCACCGTCAGTGGTCACTCGGCTGTGACCGGTGCGGGCGCGCTCAGCGTGAAGGGTCCGATCCTCAAGGCGCACAAGAAGAACGAGCGCGTTGTGGTCAAGCCGACCTACGCGATTGTTCCGGGCACCATCGTGGTCAGTGACAACGGTGTGGCCGACGGCGTCGTGGACAGTCCGACCGCGCCGGGCACGCTCACTGGCGGCAACATCAACACGTCGCTCTCGTTCGTCGACTACTCGACGGGCTCGATCCGACTGAAGTACAACACTGCACCGGCCACCGCCGGCCCCATGACGATCAAGTTCGACACGATCAGCGAGGTCGCCGACGTGAACGATCTGACGGGCAACGCTTTCCAGAAGAACTGGCAGGCGCACAACCTGAACCGTCAGTCGGTGCCTGATCTCCTGCAGTGCTCGAACCTGGGCACCAAGAAGATCGGCTGCTTCGTCGAGGTCTCGAAGAACGGCGGCAAGTCCTTCACGATGAAGGGCCTGACCAACGTCTCTGCGCAGCTCGGCCAGTACGGCCGCGCACGCCTTGTCGTGCCGACCGGACAGGCCAGCATCCTGGACGTGGTCCGCTTCCGCGGCGGTATCCTGTCGGCCGAGGGCCTGGGTCTGGACGAGACCGACCCGCAGGAGCGGCAGCAGCGCACTGGCTGCGTCGAGATCGACACCAGCGCGTTCATCAACGACAACGGTCAGTGATCTGACTGAGGTCTTGATGTGAGTCAGAAGCTCACCTGTGGACGGTGCAACACAACCGACTTTCCAGCATTCGATGGGAACTGCCGGTTCTGTGCTGCACCGTTCTCAAAGAAGGACGGTGCCGTGACGAACAACGAAAATGAAATCCGGGAGTGCAGCAACTGCTCCACGGAGATCAGCGAAGGTGAGCAGTTCTGCACTGGGTGCGGCGAACAGATCGCTGAGGCGGCTCCGACCGTCCCGGAACCTGTGCAGCCCCACTGCTCGTTCTGCGGCCTGAACGTCACCGAGTCGACCGAGGTCTGCCCGCGTTGTGACTCGACGATCGCCCTGGGCGAAGCCGAGGACGACGACGAGGATGACGACAAGGACGACAAGGACGACGATGAGGACGGCGAAGACGGGGACGGCGAGCGCAAGATCCTGAAGGACAAGGCCGGTGCCGCGAAGGAAGAGTCAGCCCCTGAGGTTGTGCTCTCCCCGACCGACGAGGCCAGGCTCTACGTCGAACTCGCTTCGAGGCTGGACAAGAGTCAGATCGACGAGCTGGCAGCCCACATCGTGTGGGGCACTCAGCAGGAGAGCATCGAGACACCTCGCTGGCTCCCGGCTGAGTACATCGGCGACTGGGACAAGGCGGTCAACGCCGGACGCCCGAAGACGATGCTCGGTGCGATCAGCTACCTCGGTGGCGTGATCGGTTCTCGGACTGGAGCCTGACCTTGAAGATGGCGGGCAAGGACTACGGCTGGGGAAAGGCGACCATCATCGGCGCCACGAACCAGGCCTGCGCACGGTGTGGCGAGACGATGCCGCCGAACAACGGCATCGTCGCCGCCGTGTGCCCTTCCTGTCACGAGGTCGGTGCGACAGAGCAGTTGATCCGCAAGGTGCTCTCAGGGGAGAGCGCCTTTGATGTGGTGGAAGCGGTGTGCGGAGGGCGGAATGGCCAAGAGGGACCGACAGACTGAGTCGCCCACGGTCGCTGACCGTGAAGAGCAGGCTCCTACGCTGACCGCCGAGTCCGAGGACCCGGTAGTCGACGAGACGAATGCGAGCGGCGACGAGCCGCCGGCACCTCCTGTGGAGGAGCCTCCCGCTGAGGAGCCTCCTGTTGTGGAGGAGCAGCAGGACGAGTTCTTCGAGGCTCCTCCTGTTCTGGAGGACTCTGCACCTGCGTCTCCGTACGCAATCGGCGACATCATCCACACCAGTGTGGGCCGTGCCAAGGTGCTCTCCATCTCTGGAGACCACATGGATGTCCGCATCCTGCGCACCGGCACCTGCAAGTCGATTCGGGTGAGCTGATGTCGACCGCTCAGGCTCCACTTCTTGAGTCCGACTCGTTCTCGTACAAGATCGTCGAGGACACCGGCGGCACCATGCGTCTGCAGGGTGTCTACCAGCTCGCGGACGTCAAGAACCGGAACAACAGGGTCTACTCCCGCTCTCTGTGGGAAAAGATCCTGAACGAAGGCAGCGACTTCAACCGTCGCCTGCAGAGCAAGCTTGTCCTTGGCATGCTCGGCCACCCGGCCGATGGCAAGACCGATCTGGCTCACGTCTCGCACGTCGTGACCAAGGTCTGGCTGGAGGACAAGTTCCTGCCCGAGTGCGTGGTCTGCCGCAGCAACGGCGGACCGCATGCGCACATCATGGCCGAGGAGGAGGTGCTCGACACCCCCGAAGGTCGTGTGCTGGCCGAGCTGTATCGCAAGGGTGTGCAGCTCGGTGTGTCGTCGCGTGGGTCGGGATCGGTCCGCGGCGGCCCCAACGAGCAGCTGGTCTCCGACGACTTCCGTCTGGAGTGCTGGGACCATGTGCTTGACCCCTCGACGCCAGGAGCGTTCCCCAAGGTCATCGCGGAGAGCGTCGTCGAGGCGGTGGAGAAGCTGATCTCGCCTGAGTGCAACGCAACTGAGCTTCGCGGCTACCGGAAGATCCTGGCTGAAATGTCTGACACTGACGATCCGACCGTGCGTGCGAACGCCGCTCGCCTCGTCGAGGCCGTCGACGTGCGCCTCGCATCAGGAGCGTGTCAGTGCTCCGTGCCGGTGGCCATCAAGAACGAGAATCTCGCCCCAGCAGCCCCAACGGTTGTGAGGGTTTCGGAGGATACGATGAGCATTTCGCCAACCAACCCGGAGGTCCAGGAGATGGTCAGCCGGGAGGTGAGCAAGTTCCGCGATGGCCTGGAGCACAAGGTTGCCGAGGCTCTCGCGGACGCTGACCGCTACCGGACTTCGTCCAAGAAGCTGGAGGCCGACCTCGCCGCTTCGAAGAAGCTCGGTGAGGAGCTGGTCCTTCAGCTCAAGAACGCTCGTTTCCAGCTGGAGACGTACAAGGCGCAGCCGCCGGCCGAGATCGTGCGCTCTGCGATGTACGACGACGAGCACACTGTCGAGGAGGCTCTCGGCGCAGCCAAGCAGGTCATCGAGGCTCTGCTGGTCAAGGTCGACACCATCGAGGAGGCGGTAGCCCGCGCCGAGGGTGCCGAGCGTCTCGTGGAGGCTGTCCTGCTCCGCGAGCGCCGCAAGAGCGTTCTCGACCACATCGACAAGGTACTCGCGACCGAGTCGACGGAGCGTGCGAAGGGCATGCGCAAGCTGCTCTCCGAGGCGCAGACCGTCGAGGAGGTCAACCGCAAGTACGGATCGCTTCGGAAGATCATGTCCGAGGAGGCCCCGTCGTCTGCACCAGCAGCGGCCGAGCCCAAGGCGAGCCGTGACCCTCTGCCGCCGGCCACCGGCCTGTCGGAGGAGAAGTCGTCCCTGGTCGGGCAGCTCGCTGAGAGCACCCAGCTCGACGAGGCGACCATCACACCGAACCAGTCTCTGTCGCGGGCCATCCTGCGTCGGAGTTTCGCTTCGACGCGCGCCTGAACGGGCGACGTCAAGCAGTCCTGAGGAGATGCAATGAGCATTCACGCACTCGTGGAGCAGCTGAACTCGGCTGGCGTTCACGACAACTTCCTGAGCGTCGGCAATCACCTGGCGACGACCAAGTGGCGTGACATCTGCGAGGATCGGGAGGCGCCGGTCGAGGACCCACTGCGCCGCTACGCTCTCGCTGTCATGCTGGAGAACTGCGACCGGTACATCCAGTCGCTCGACGAGACCACGCGCGCTGTCGCGATCGGTGACTTCCAGAAGTACGCGCTGCCCATGGTTCGCGCGATCTTCCCGGAGCTGATCGCGAACGACCTCGTATCGGTTCAGCCGATGCTGGGTCCGGTCAGCCTCGTGTTCTACATGGACATGATCTACGGCAGCTCGAAGGGCAAGGTCCGCAAGGGCGACACGGCCTTCAGCTCCGTTGGACGTGGTCCGCGCAACCCGACCTACTCGTCGAGCCAGATCGACGAGGAGTACGTCAGCACTGGTGACAACACCAACTTCGGTCAGGGCGGCACCGTTCTGGGCGGCACGCTGAGCTACAGCCCAATCGTCCCGGGCTCCATCGTCATCACTGACGGTGTGCAGACCGCGACGGACGACGGCAACGGCGGTTTCACCGGTGACGTGACCGGCGGCACCATCGACTACTACTCCGGCACGATCGCGAACTTCCGGTTCGCGAACACGCCGGGTTCGAACGTCGGCATCACGGCCACCTACTCGTACGACATGGAGGCCAACGCGGACATCCCGCAGATCGACATGGTGATCAACCATTCGCCGATCTCGGCTCGTCCGCGCAAGCTGCGTGCGAACTGGTCGCTGGAGGCCAGCTACAACCTCCGCTCGCTCCATGGTCTGGAGGCAGAGGTCGAGCTGACGTCCGCGCTGGGTGCGGAGATCCGCTTCGAGATCGACCAGGAGATCATCGACGACCTGCGCCGCATGGCAGGTTCGGGATCGGTCTACTGGACGCGTTCCATCTCGCCGGCCAACGTGTCGTTCACCGAGCACAAGCTGTCGATCATCGACGCCTTCGTCGCCGGTTCGAACCTCATCCACAAGCAGACCGGTCGTGGCCGTGCGACCTGGATCGTGTGCGGTGAGAACGTCGCCTCGGTCATCGAGACGCTCCCGGGCTTCGTGCCGAACCCTGGCATGCCGAACGGCATGACCAAGGGCGCGTACCGCGCAGGCACGCTGAACGGTCAGTGGGTCGTCATCAAGGACCCGTTCTACGATGACAACTCCTTCCTCATGGGCCACAAGGGCATGTCGTTCCTGGAGGCGGGCTACGTGTACGCTCCGTACATCCCGCTCTACACGACGCCGACTGTGGTGCTTGACGACTTCGTCGCTCGCAAGGGCCTCGCGACGCAGTACGGAAAAAAGGCGATCAACCCGTTGTTCTACGTGACGGGTCAGATCGGTACCACTGCCGAGCTGCAGCAGAAGTACGGTGCGGCGCTGCCTGATCCGATCTTCGGCAAGGCTGGTCGCGGAGTGTTCGGCGCGTACTGAGCGACGCTGAGCAACTGAGGTTAAGGGGTCGGGCTGGAGACCCCCACAAAGGGGGAGCGAGGCCAGAACTTCGCTCCCCCTTAGTGTTTTACACTTCAAGGGCATCTGATTGGGCAAGCACGTATTCAAGAAGCTTGAGCCGGTAGGTGTCCAAGGGGTGTGCCTGGCATGCGGCACGAACAAGCAGACGCAGAAGGCCAAGGGGGTTTACAGGCCCTTGTGCCGAACGTGTCACGACAAGCGTCACGGGATGACCCCGTCGTGGAAGTACAAGAGGTCAACGCCAGGTAAAAGAGGTACTAGGTACAAGGCGCACAAGAAAGATCACTGTGAGAGGTGCGGGTTTGTTGCGGAGCATCTGTGTCAGTTGGATGTAGACCACGTCGACAATGACAGAGCCAACGACGACCCATCAAACCTTGTGACCTTGTGTGCCAACTGCCACAGGTTGAAAACCTACACGTGTAGGAGCTTAGTTTGAGCCACGTCAGCGAACTTGGAACCGGCTTCGAGCCTCAGCGCTCGCACTGCTGGTCACTCGACTAGGATGCACCGGACCTCGTGTCACTCAGCCTCGTATCTCTGGTGATGGAGCCCGGCACCTGCACCCTGAACCTCAGGGTGTGGCTCGACAAGGAAAACCCGGTGGTTCTATTCGCAGACCACCTGTTCACGATGGGCAACTTCACGGTCGTCCTGTTCGGCTACAACGGCGAGCAGGATCGCCAGAAGAAGCTGCGGGTCAAGTTCGAAAACGTAGCCGCCATCCCGGTAGCTGCACTCAACATGGAGACGCCTGGCCAGGTTCTCGGCAAGCTCGTCTTCACCGATGTCAAGTACGAGGTCCTCGAATGGGACGTGTCGACGACTACATCACAGGCGTACTCACCGGCGGCACCATCGAGGAGATGGCGCTCAGCTCCAAGCACATGCGCATCGTGGCCGGGGAGATCTCCAAGATCGAAGACCCTGATGTTCGACAGCAGGTGACGTCGCACTTCAGTGACATCTTCTCCAAGGCCAACCCGCGCTTCGACGCGGACCGCTTCACCGCCGCAGCTTCGGGCTCTCCGTTGGCAGCAGGTGACGCGCGACGTTCTCGCGACAACGTCAGCGGTGGCATGACCCGGAAGCACTTCCAGCAGTCGGCCGACATGCTGTCCGGCGGTGCGACCGACATGGGTGCTTCGGACCACATCGAGCGCATCCACGGGATGATGAACCCGAACTTCAAGCCGGAGCGCTTCCGCAGCCGCGCCGGCATGCGGGAGGGCGTCACCGAAGGCTTCACGACGTGCAACCTGTGCAATCAGTGGAAGGACAGCAACGAGGTGCAGCCGTTCGCTGACTACAAGGGTGTCAGGAAGGGCGATCGCCCCAAGGTGCGGATGGCGTGCGACGACTGCCTCAAGTCCACCTCGACCAAGAAGGTCGACGAAGCTGAGATCCCGATGAACTACAGCTTCAAGCGCAAGGAGCGCGGCCCAGGCATGGTCGCCACTTCGAGCCGTGTGGAGCTGGACGCGCGTGGCAACAAGCAGAACGTGACGCGCAGCGAGATCGTCAAGCCAGAGCGCTCGACGGGCAAGAGCTACGGCCTGTGGAAGAGTCAGCCGGCCGGTTCGCCTGAGAGGCCAGCCGGTGTGCGCCCGGTGCAGCCGACGCAGCGCCTGACTCCTCCTGGCGGCCCGAACGCCCAGACCAACGCACCCAAGAGGCCGAGCACGCCGTCGTGGCACAGCGAGGCTCCGAAGCCGTACCGCCCAACCGAGTCGCTGGCAGACAAGGCTCGCAGGGTGGTCGACGAGTACATCGAGGACGTGCGCGCTGAGGTGCGCGAGGCGCTGTCGATGCCGTCTTCTGGCACGACCAGCACTTCGACCGGCTCGACCACCAAGAGCAGCAGCTCGCCGGGCAAGGTGAGCACGACCGTGCCGGCAGCGTCAGCTGTCAGCACCGGCTCGACGAAGACCAAGTCCATCTGAGGCGCTGAGTGTCAGAGCTTTACCCGCCAGCTGAGATCGAGGAGTTCGACGAGACTTCTGTCTTCTCGTACGTCAAGTCATGTCTCGGCTTCCCGATCATCGAAGTTGAGGCCGACGACACTCAGCTCAGGGACTTCCTGCGCCAGGGCCTCGAACTGTACTCCAGGATGATCCCTGACATCCGGTGGTTCTCGCTGCCAGCCTACGCCGGTGTTCAGGAGTACAAGCCGCCTCGCGACACGATCGGCTACGGCATCGTGGACGTGATGATCCCGCGCATCGACCCGATCGCACCCCTGATGCTCTCTTCTGGCCCGAGGCTCGACATCTTCGGGTACAGGTACAGCTATCCGTACCGAGACATCTCGGAGCTGTACACGGACTACATGTACTTCCAGGAGGCGACTCGCATCCTATCGGCCCGCTTCGAGTGGGAGTACTTCAACGGTGCGATCTACGTCACGCCCAAGCCTGACGAGCCGTTCCCGCTGACCTATGCGTCGGCCTTCCCGCGCAACCTGGACACGATGCCCAAGACAGACATCGACTGGATCAGGGACTACGTGCTGGGCAAGGCCGAGATCGCTGTCGGCCGGGTGCGTGGCAAGTTCGTGCTGCCTGGCTCGCACAGCATGCAGCAGATGGATGGCGCGCAGCTGCGCCAGGAGGGTCAGGTTCGCCTCGACAAGCTCGAAGCCGAACTCAGGTCCCGCACGGTGCCGCTGCCGATCTTCAGGAACTGATCATGACCGCGGACGATCTCATCAAGGTGGTGCTGGAGATGCGGCAGAAAGAGCCGCGCTACATCTACCCCAAGAAGCCGCACAAGGCCGCGAGCGCCAGGAACGACAGGCAGCACTTCATCAACTCGCTGCTGCAGACCTCCAGGCCGGTGCACCACCACGGCAAGCTGGGCAACCCTGTGAGCAGGGCCAAGCGACTGGCCACTCTGTACGCGCACGACGACTACCCGAAGCACACCGGTCACTCGGACGACCACTTCCACTACCATCACGGGAGGTGAGCAGTGGCGCGTCAAGTAAATCAGGCAGGGCTCGACCTGGTGAAGAGCTTCGAAGGTTTCTCGGACAGGGCCTACCTGTGCCCGGCCGGCGTGTGGACCATCGGCTACGGTCACACCAAGGACGTCAAGAAGGGCATGCGCATCACGCGTGACGAGGCCGAGCAGCTGCTGGCAGACGATCTGAAGGGTGCGGCCGCGGACGTCGAGAAGCTGATCAAGGTCAAGCTGGGCGACAACCAGTTTGCGGCCCTGGTCAGCTTCACCTTCAACGTCGGCAGCGGCAACCTGGCCGGCAGCACTCTGCGCAAGCTGCTCAACGTGGGTGACTACGACGCGGTGCCGGCGCAGATGATGCGCTGGAACAAGGCCAAGCAGGGCGGCAAGCTGGTCGAGATGGCCGGCCTCACCAGGAGGCGGGTGGCAGAGGGTGCGCTGTGGTTGCAGGACGCAGCGCCGCTGCCCAAGCGCAGCATGCCGCAGATGGTGGGGATGTCGGTCGACGACTTCACCGACCATCTCAATCAGGGGGCGTGAGCTGTGGTGGTGGCGGTACCACTTCGACCGCTACTCGGTTGTCAACGAGTGGCCACCACCACAGCCTGGTAGAGAGATAGCACAATGACAGCAGACAGGCTCATCGAGCTGGTTCTCTCAGGGGTGCCAGCCAACCTTGCCGAGGCGGTGGACTCGATTCCGCACGCGGAGGCTGTGTTGCAGCGCTACCACTACGACCAGGACCCACGGCAAGACTCACAAAAGAAGAGTCGGTTCGACCGCTGGTACGTCAACGAAGACCAGGGGCACTCGGTGTTCCTCTTCTTCGACCCGGCGGCTGGCATCAACTGGCACCACTACACGGTCGAGGGCCGCAACGCGCCCTACACCTTCTACAAGGGTCATGGCATCAAGTCGCTCGTGACCTACCTGGATACGCTGCACGCGCGTCGGTGAACTGTGGCCTCACCTCTCGTCGAAGATACTCCGCAAACCAACTTTGCGGTCACCCCGATCGGATCGTCGCAGCGCGACGTCGAGGTGATGCTGCGCATGAACGCGGAGTCCTTCAGACTGCTCTACCCTGCCCTGCTCTACAAGCAGCTGGACCGCGTCGAGACCAAGGTCGACCCTCTGTACAAGGAGGCCATCGGCGACCCGGTGCACAAGGCCCCCAAGTCGGTGCCGATACTGGTGGTCCCAGATCCGCCGATGAAGCTGCTCAAGAAGTACGGGCTGGAGACCGAGCAGGAAGCCATCGCGATCATGAACTGCCGCCTCAACGACGCGGCTGGTATCTACCCGGTCACTGGCGACCTGATCCAGTACTACGACAAGTGGTTCGAGATCCTGACCGTCAAGTTCGAGGGCTACGCCAACAACACCCAGGTCCCTCTCAACATCATCCTGACCCTCAAGAACTCTAACTTGCGGTAGTAGCTGTAATTTCTGCATGTCTGCTGTTGTATGTGGTACAATTCAGCAGTGCTGACGGTTCGTGGTGAAGGCTCAACGCCTCCTGCGCGATGCTCTCCGAAGGCTAGGGGTCACGTGGCGGAGGAGGTGGTGAGTGGCTGGGCTGTCGAACACGTTGGAGCAGAACATTCTCAAGTGGCTGTTCAAGACTACGAACATGCCAAACGCGCCGACGACGCTCTGGTTCTCTCTCCACTCGGCCGACCCGGCTGACACTGGCGGCAATGAGCTGACTGGCAACGGCTACGGTCGCGGTCAGCTCGACCCGGACCCGAACGCGAGCACCAACGCTGCGTACACCGCGATCACGACGTCCGGCACCAACAGCCGCATCCAGAACGTCGGCACGATCAACTTCCCGCAGGCGCAGACTGGCAACTGGAACGGCGGCAGCGCGATCCTCTACTGGGGCCTCTGGGACGCATCGTCGAACGGCACGTTCCTGATCGGTGGCTCGATCTCACCCTCTGGTGTCGTCGTCCTGCAGGGCAACACGCTCAGCATCGCCGCCAACCAGCTCACCTTCGACATCGACTGAGGTCTCACGATGAGCAAGGGCAACACGACCGAGAACGACATCCTCAAGTACATCTTCAACGCGACCGCGATGCCGAACTACGGCACGGGCACGTTGTACATCGCGCTGCACACGGCCGACCCCGGCGAGGGGGGCGATCAGACGACCAGTGAGACCGCGTACACCAGCTACGCGCGGGTCGCGATGACGCGCGACAACACGAAGTGGACGGTCACCAACAACACGACGACGAACGCGGTGTTGATCCAGTTCCCGCAGTGCACTGGTTCACCGGGCTCGGACATCACCCACGTCTCGATCGGCACGTTGTCGTCCGGTGCTGGGCAGATCATCTACTCCGGCGCGCTCAACGCGAATCTGGCCCTCGCCAACCTGATCCAGCCGCAGTTCGGCATCGGCGCTCTCACGATCACGGAGGACTGATGTTCAAGTGTTCCAAGTGCGGTGGTGAGGCCAAGCCGGACGAGAAGGGCACGTCGCCCTGCTGCGGTGCAACGGTGGTCGCTGAGATGGCGTCCACGCTGCACGGAGTGGGCGGCCTGAAGCGCTGATGCCCGGCTTCGCCAACATCCAGCAGCTGGTCGATGCCTACGAGCGTGGTCAGTGCCGGTACTCGACGTGGAGGAAGGCCCCGACGCAGACCACGTTGCAGGGGATCTGGTTCGACCTGTCGATGAGCCCCGGCAACCCGGTGCCCAACTACTACGCCTCGTCGCCGAACATCGCGGCCCAGCTGTCAGCTGCCGATGGGGGCATCTACCACGGGCAGCCCGTGGCCCCGGGCAAGAAGTACGTGCAGCGCATCACCACGATGACCAGCACGGCGACGTCCTCACCGCTCTTCATGACCATGTGCGACTACCTGCTCTACTACCCGTTCGTCGACATGGGTGTCACCGACTACCAGACGCTGGACAACACGGTCACGATCAACAGGTACACCAGCGGTGCCGGGGTCAAGATCATGGCCGTGGTCGTCGCCGGTCAGACTGGCGGCACGCAGTTCAACGTGACCTACACCAATCAGGACGGCGTTGCCGGGCGCGTGACGCCGAACGTCACGTGCAACACGCAGACCGCGATCGGCACCCTCATCACGACGGCACCTGCCACGAACGGTGTCGCCGGGCCGTTCCTGCCACTGCAGGGTACCGACACTGGCGTGCGGAAGATCGAGGGCGTGACCTTTCTCACACCGGATGTGGGCCTGATCACGTTCGTGCTCGTGGTGCCGCTGTTCAACACGGTGATCCGAGAGTCGACCGCTGCCTCGTACACGAACGTCGCGCCCGGTGTGGCTCCGGTAGAGCGCAGCTTCCCGGTCGATTTCCTGTCCGTGGCTCAGGTCATGGACAACGCGTACCTGAACTTCATCTGTCTGCCGGTGGGCACGCTCGCGGCGGCTCAGATCCACGGAGACGCAACCTTCGTGTGGAGTAACTGATGGCTGGCTTCTCTTCGATCGACGACCTGATCAATCAGGTGACCGTCAACTCCAAGTTCTGGCGCACGGACTGGAACAAGGCCACCTTCGGCACCACCGCCCACACGGCTGGTCTCTGGTACCTGTTGAGCGGTACCGGTGGTAACCCGGCCGCCTCCACACACCTCGGTACTGGTACCGGTGCGACCAACCTCGTCTACCAGCCCTGCTACGACTTCGATCCGACCACGAGCGGCATCCAGCACGGCGGACCGGTTGCAGCCGACTACACCGGCTTCAAGACGATCCTGAACGCGAGCGCGTTCTCGGCCTCGGCGACGACCATGCCGTGCGTCTTCATGCTGGCCGACATGGTCGGCTATCACCCGATCACCACGGTCACACTGAACACTCTGCAGACACTGATCACGACCAACACGTTCACCGCCTCGTTGTCAGGGTCCGATCTGCTGCTCACCTACACCGCCGACTTCGGCCGCTCCGGACAGGCGTCCTACACACCTGTCCGCGTCACTAACTCCGGTGGCGCTCTGCCCGCCAACCTCGCCATCAACACCGACTACTGGCTCGTCAGGCAGTCGGCGACCACAGCCAAGGTGGCCACGTCCTTGTCCAATGCGATTGCTGGCACCTTCGTCGCCCACGGCGGCAACGGGACCGGCACGCACACTCTGACCGTGCGTCATCCGCGCTACGGTGACGGCGCAGGCGTGCAGACGATCCTCGTACCTTCGACCGTCATGGGTGCCGGTACACCGACCGTCACGCTCACCTACACCAACTCCGCTGGTACGCTGTCACGCACGACGCCGACGAGTCCGATCCTGCCGACGATCAACGCGACCTCTCCGGTCACGCAGGTTTCCTACTCAGGAACAGGTTCAGGCAAGTACGGACCGTTCCTGCCGCTCGCACAGGCCGATGCTGGTGTTCAGGTTGCGACCGGCATCACCTTCAGCGCCACCATGACCTCCGGCGTGCAGAATCTGGTCTACGTCAAGCCGCTGCTCACGCTGCCGATGACCACGATCGGTGTCGCAGCCGAGCGCGACCTCGTGAACCAGCTGCCCTCGATGCCGCGTGTGTACGACGGCGCGTGCCTCGTGTGGCTCATGTACGCTGGTGCCGCGACGCCTGTCGCTTCGACCTTCTACGGGCACCTCGATCTCGGTTGGAGCTAATGGCTCTGATCGGCAACTACTCGACCCTCCTGAAGACGCCGGGCCGTTGGGTTGGTGGCCCGACTCTGTCCGGAGAGCGCTCGAACTGGAACGGTACCGGAGAGTCGAACAACCGCTTCTTCGGCCCAACCGGGTTCGACCGGCGCGAGTCCACGCCACGCGGGTACCGGCCCCCGTACACGTACCAGCTGCCGCTCTACGCTGGCGGGCTCGCGAGCGTGAACCAAATCAGCGGCTCGGCCACGGTCTCGGACGCGAACCTCGCTGGCGGCAAGAACGCCGAGGCTGACCTCACTGGCACGGGCACGGTCACCAACGCTGCCCTCGCCCTGATCGCGTCCTTGGTATCGACGATCGCCGGGGCAGGTGGGTTCCAGTCCAACCCAGAACTGATCGGCCTGATCCAAGCCGTGGCCACGCTCACCGGCACCGGGTCCATCACCGCAGCGCAGATGGGTGCCAAGGCGAGCATCGTCGCAACCCTTGCCGGGGCAGGCGTTGCAAGCAACGTGAACCTGAGCGCCAAGGGCAACATCTCGGCCGACGTGACGCCGTTCACCGAGCTGTCACCAGAGTCGCTCGCAGTTGCTATTCTGGACAAGTCGAGCGTCGAGTCTAACCTGACTGTGAGGGAGGCGTTGAGGCTTCTCTCGGCCGTGTTGGCTGGCGAA